CACAGGGATACACTGGTTCGATTAGTACCGTAGCTGGACCACAGGGCCCACAAGGTTACACTGGTTCGATTAGTACCGTAGCTGGACCACAGGGCCCACAAGGTTACACTGGTTCGATTAGTACTGTAGCTGGACCACAGGGTCCACAGGGATACACTGGTTCGATTAGTACCGTAGCTGGACCACAGGGTCCACAAGGTTACACTGGTTCGATTAGTACCGTAGCTGGACCACAGGGTCCACAAGGTTACACCGGTTCGATTAGTACCGTAGCTGGACCACAGGGTCCACAAGGTTACACCGGAAGTGTTGGTGCACAGGGTCCACAAGGTTACACCGGATCACGTGGAGTACAAAATGTTCCAGCATCATCCAATACCACGCTAACTACTGCTGATGTTGGTAAGACGGTAGTAGCAACTAGTACTATTACAGTACCAAACAGTACATTTGCTTCTGGCGACATCGTTAGTATATTCAATAATACTGCAGGAAACATTACTATTACTTGTAATACGACTACAACTTATCTAGCAGGAACATCAACAACAGGTGCAACAAGAACACTAGCACAACGTGGTATTTGCACCATATGGTTTAACTCAGGCACAGAAGCTGTTATATCCGGAGCAGGATTGACCTAATATGTCGGCGCATCAGATGCTGTTTGCAAAGATTTCATTTAGTGGTTTTTCCGAAACATTCACTAGTGGTACTACCACAGTGAGCATTCCGCCTGGTGCTGCGCAAGTGCAAGTGCAAGCATGGGGTGGTGGTGGTGGTGGAGGATTGACAAGATTTAGTAAAGGATGTCAGGTAAACACCGGCGGTGGAGGTGGCAGTGGCGCATATGTAAGAAAAACGCTAACTATTCCTTCTGCAAATTGGGGGAATAATATTAGTTACTCTGTGGGTACTGCAGGAAACGGAGGTAGTCTTCCAAGTCCATCTACTCCTGGAGGAAATACTTCAGTTAGTAGTGGCACATTTACTATACCTACTACAATTGCGGCACCGGGCGGATTGCTCGGAACTGACGGGCTCCCTGGAACAGGAGGATCGGGAGGTAGTCCTGCTTCAGGTGGTGATTGCGGATTTAACATTAATGGTAATGCTGGTACTACCGGTGGACTATGTGCCCCAACATCTCCTGGTGGAGCTGCACGAACTAGTCCACCAGGAACAACACCATCGTCTAGCGGAGGAGCTGGCGGAAATGGTGGTACCGCCCCAACTGCTGGTGTTAACAACGGGCAACCTGGTGGGACAGGACTAGTCATATTCACTTGGAGTTAATCATGCCTATATTTGAATTTAATGAACAATACTATAGTAAAACTTATAAAATTTTTGGATCATATACTAGAGAAAACAGATTTACAATATTCAATCAGACCGAGCATATCCTATTTAAAAATGTTCTTCAGCCACAACCGGGTGATACTATATTAATAATAGGTGCAGGTTTTGGTTGGTTAGCCGAAGAATGGACTAATATGGGACTAGGACCAATTTGTGCTGTAGATACTTCGCCCTGGATTCAAGCAAATAAAATAACACAATCAGCAATACCTATATATGATCTAGACATCACTACTTCGCAGGGCAAAGATCAAGCTAAATCAATACTAGGAGTTGGAACCAACGACAAAATCAAATGGGCTATAACAGAAGATGTTACTCCTTGTCTGGCAGATTCTGAATGTTTAGAATTGGCAACACATCTAAGAACCATAGCAGAAACCGTAGTACACTATATTACTATCCCGGGCAACTATGAAAAATTTGCACCACACAACGGTAAAACTGCTCAAGAATGGAAAAATCTATTAACACCTGATCTGATAGCACCGCTCGATGGTAAATGCAATATAATATAACTTAATATTTTTGAGTTGTATTACGTTCTTACATAACTAAAAGTATGTACAACTGGAAAATATACAGAGTAGGGTCGATGCTAGGCATACAGTATCATTTTCCTAATCCTGGTGACGGTATTCCCATGCACACACATGGCGAAGAAGATAAACATAATGTTATTGTACTAAGAGGAACATGTGAAATATATGGGCCAAACAAAGCTTGGTCTTATGTTGTGCATGCTGGTGCAATTTTTCATTTTGCAGAACATGAACATGCTCACGAAATTGTTGCATTAGAAAAAGATACTCTTATAATCAATCAATACATTTATGGTGACAAATTTATTCATCTCAGGCCTGATATTGGAATGCACGATGATGCTGGACAAGATCCAAGATCAATTACTATTCCATTAGTATTACCAAAAAAGCAAAAGGCAAAAAAATGATCAGCTATGCATTACCGCCGTGCCCCGACCTAGCATGCAGAGAAGCTACATACGTATTTCGTTCTGGTTCTTTCAACGAAGAAGAAATTAAACAGATTGTTGATCTAGGCGAACGGTATTTAAGATTACAACCTGCTAGTACACTAGGCGATAATGGTGCGCCAAATCATTCCGTTAGAAACTCTGATGTTTCCTGGATTACACTTGGTCCAGATACGCAATGGATATACGATAGAATTGGCTGGATTGTACGGGAACTAAATGGACAGTTTTTTCAATTTGATCTATTTGGGTTTACAGAAGAATTGCAATACACAACATATGAAGGTAGCACAGATATCAACGAATGTGGTCACTATACCTGGCATGTGGATAAGGGGAATGCCGTTCAAGCACCTAGAAAGTTATCTGTTGTGATACAGTTATCTGATCCTAGCGAATACGAAGGAGGTAACTTAGAATTATTACTAGGTAATCAGCCGTTAGTATTAAAGAAACAACAAGGTTTACTGTACGCATTTCCTAGCTATACTTTACATCGAGTTACACCAGTGACTGCAGGCAAGAGAAGAACACTAGTTGTATGGCTTACAGGTCCAAAATTTAAATGACAACACTACACGTATTGCCAAACTTTGCTACACCTACAAATCTTGATCACAGGACAGACCCATTCTCGGTATCGGTATATAGATTTATCGAGTATATGGGACGTTGCGGTTGGCGCATGATACACTACGGACAACCTGGTTCAACTCCACAATGTGAACATGTGGATATTCCTTTTGAAAACTACGATCAGGCAAATGCTCTTGCAGGCCAAGAAATTGCTCAACGTAAACAACCCAACGACATTATAATATGCTGTTATGGCATTGGTAATATTGGTGCTACGCAACTTAACAGCGAACTTAAGGTTGTAGAACCTGCAATTGGTTACGCCGTTGATACCGTGTTTGCCCCGTATCGTGTGTTTACTTCCTATTCTCATATGCACATGTACTACGGGCATAAGAACATGCTGATGAACCCGTCTTGGTTTGATGCTGTAATACCAAATGGTTTTGAAGTTGACGAATTTGAATATTCTGCAGAGAAAGAAGACTACTTGCTAATCTTTGGAAGATTAATTGGTTCCAAAGGAATTGCATTAGCTGTACAGTTAGCAGAATATACTGGACATAGATTAGTAATCGCCGGACCGGGCAATCTTGCAGATTGTGGGATAGATCAAGCCCCACCCTTTGTTAGTGTTGTGGGGTCGTGTAATGCAGACCAACGTCGCGCACTAATGAGTAGAGCCAAAGCATTACTTGCGCCCACTATGTATGTGGAACCTTTTGGTAATATGGTTGTTGAAGCGTTATTTAGCGGAACACCTGTTATCACCAGTGACTGGGGTGGTTTCACTGATACCAATCTACATGGTGTTACAGGATATCGTTGCAGAGATTGGAGTGACTTTATTACTGCTGTTAATAATATTGGACAGATTAAACCCTCTGCATGTCGCGCTTGGGCAGAGTCTAAATTTACCAATACTATTGTTCACGAACAACTAGATCGATACCTTAGAAAAGTTATACGATCAGATTTTTATGCGGAAAACTACTGAAGGGTCTGATACACTCTTCAAACATATAATTATACAAGGAATAGAGGAAAAAGCATGCAAGTAACTTCGATCACCGTAGATAATTTTTATAGTAACGCTGATGCTGTTCGAGCGTTCGCGCTAAGTCAACCATTTGATGTTAAGGGAAACTATCCCGGAGCGCGTACTAAAACGTTCATTAACGATGGTGTTAAAAGCACTATACAGCAACTTGTACAACATGCGGGAGGCAAAATTACAAATTGGTTTGACATTGACGGACTAACGGGATCATTTCAAATTGCAACTGCAATGGATCGTACTTGGATTCATTCTGATAATTTTAATACGTGGGCTGCTGTGTGCTATCTGACCCCAGATGCACCGTTGAGCAGTGGTACGGGATTATATCGACATAAAGTAACAGGCAGAACTCGCCCGTTATCCCGCCAAGATGATACCAACTACAACTGCTACGATTATACAAAATGGGAAATGACCGATCGTATAGGTAACATATACAATCGATTGATCATGTACCGTGGTGATCTATTCCATGCTAGTTTGGATTACTTTGGGGACAATTTAGAAAACGGACGATTATTTCAGGTATTCTTCTTTGACACAGAGTACTAACGTATACAGTAAAATAAATAAAAGCAACCCCGGTGGTTGCTTTTTTTTTGACTAAATACTGCATAGTTGGAGCATATCAATGACGTCTAGTATTATTACATCAACAATTGACACAAGTTATCCCGTCGAAGGTGAAGATAACAGCAGCGTTGGCTTTTATGACAACTGGGCTGCTATTAAGCTAGGTCTTGATACTGCTGCTGTTGAAATTACATATTTGCAAGATAATCCAGGCTTTACTGGATCTCGCGGAGATACCGGATTTGTTGGTTCAGCTGGTACCAATGGTTCCAATGGGTTCAACGGATCACAAGGAGATTTGGGATTTGTTGGGTCGCAGGGTGCGCCCGGTGGACCACAGGGCCCATCGGGACCACAAGGTCCACTTGGTTATACAGGAAGTGAAGGTGTTGGAAGTGGCACTCCTGGTTACACAGGAAGCGCAGGTTCCGGCTATACAGGTTCAGCGAGTACCGCTGTTGGCTATACAGGTTCGGCAGCAGCTAGTAGCGGGGATGTCGTTGGACCTGCATCTAGTACAGCAAATTGTATTGCGATATTTGATGATACAACAGGCAAGCTATTACGCGAGACAACTGCAAGCATAACCGATGCAGGTGCTGCTGCATTCGCACCAGGCGTAGGTGTTGCAGTTACGCTAACTGCAGCAGCCGCTACTTCGGCATTAGTATCAAACGGTGCTGCACGTACTCCTGCTGTGCTTGCCGCATCGGGCACAACAGTCAATATAGATTGTTCGTTATCTAATGTATTCTATACAAACGTAGGGCACAACATTGCCACTATTAATCTAAACAATCCAACAGACGGACAAACAATCAACTGGTTCATTATCAGACCATCCAGCACTAACTACACAGTGGCATTACCCACTAGTTTGTTATGGGCAGATGGTATAGATGGAACTATAACAACTGGCACTACGGGATCAGTTGACCTGTTGGTAGCAACATACTTGTCAACTACCAGCAAGTGGTATGTAACCTTGCTAACGAATTTCAGCTAACATGACATTTGCTGTTAGACAAAACATCAATGCTGGCAACGTATTACGTGCTAGTTTACCTGCTGACGGCATTACCGATCAAATTGAAGGAAGACGTTCAGCTACATTATACCTGTATGTAACTAATAGCGGTACATGGTACACAAACGGATTCAGCAGTGCAAGCGGTACATGGAAAACGGGCGGCGGAACTACAGCTAATTACTGGGCACAGTTAGCGTTATCGTCTGGTTATTTGGATCCAATCAACTCTGCCGCCGCCGACACATGGTATCAGCTATCGACTACGCGCCAATGGGGTAGTACCATTTATGCTATCAGCGATAACTTTATAGTTGGAACACTTAGCATCAGTTCATCCTCTACTGGATCGCCCATTATTGCTAGTTGTTTTGTGGCGCTATCTTCGTCTGCAATTGGTAATGACTTTAGCGGATCTGGTCCAGGCAAATAATAATTAAAGGATAAGTTTTATGACTTCAGAAATCAATACATCAGGAATCGACGTTGCTTTCCCGGTTGCGGGAGTAAGTAATGATACTAAGGGATTCAGAGATAACTTTTTATCTATTAAAGCTAATCTGGATAAAGCAGCAACAGAAATTACTGCACTGCAAACTGATGTAGTAGGTAATGGATATACTGGTTCGGCAGGACCGAGCGGTCCATCTGGTGGATACACTGGTTCAGCTAGTACTGTTCGTGGATATACTGGATCTGTTGCGGTAGGATTTACTGGTTCAGTTGGTGCAGGGTATACTGGGTCAGCTAGTACGGCTGCGGGATATGCCGGATCAACGGGTGCAGGGTATACTGGGTCGGCTAGTACGGCTGCGGGATATGCCGGATCAGCTGGTGTTTTGTCAGGTACAAGAACAACTGCGTCTGTTACTACTACAAGTATAGCGAACGGGGCAACTAACAATCCTAATATTACCGGGTATAAGACGTATCTATTGTATAAAATTACTACTTCGGCTGCATGCTGGGTGCGATTATACACTACTACAGCTACTCGAACTGCTGATGCTTCGCGTTTACAAACTGTTGACCCTTCGCCAAATTCAGGAGTCATAGCGGAAGTGATTACTACAGGTGCAGAAACTATAGTCGTATCACCTGCAGCAATTGGATTTAATAATGAAACATCGCCAACTACAAGTATCCCGATTGCTGTAACTAATCTTAGTGGAGCAACTAGAACTATCACCGTGACATTAACATTAATGCAGATGGAGTAATCATCGTGTCTGAATTAAAAGAATGTGTTCAGATAATTTGATGTGCTCCTTGCTAATGCAGTAACTATTACTGTGTTAGACATTACAAAGGAGACAACACATGCGTTCATTTACTACACTAACCATGCCTCAGGCTGAGTTCCTCGTTGATTACCTACGTGGTACTGGTCGTGAGCTAACTGCTGCCCAGGCTGCTGCAACATATGGCATCCAAAATCTACGTGCTCGCATGAGCGAGATTCGTCAGGAGGGATTCCGTGTTCGCACTCGCCCAAACACAGTTGGCACGACCAATTATGCCATCAGCCGTCGTAAGGTTGGTCAGGTCTAATCCCTACCTCTGCGCAAGCAGACGTTGACTTCTCACCGCAAGAACGTTATACTTGCTGCCGGATCATGGTAACCGGCATTTTTTATCACAAGAGGTTCACAAATGAGTGACAAGACATTTAACGCAGAAGAGAAGGCCAAACTCGTACAACTAATTAACGAGGGTATGCGTGTACTACAGGAAGTAACCGACCTGCAGGAAGGACTTCGCGATACTGTTAAGGCTATTGCAGAAGAGCTAAATGTAAAGCCCAGCCTACTAAGCAAGGCAATCAAGACTGCGCACAAGAGCAGCTTTACTGAGCAGCAAAGCGAAATGGAAGATCTCGAAACCATTCTAATTACTGTAGGACGTAAGATCTAAACAATGTCTTACGTAGATGCATTACATGATCGTGACACAGATACCATCAAGGTGGTAGAGCGTGTGGGCGGTCAGCGCACGTTCGTTAACTATCCAGCCAAGTACGTGTTCTACTACGATGACCCCAAGGGCAAGCATAGAACACTATTTGGTACTCCTTGCACTCGTTTTGCGACTAAAAGTCTCAAAGAGTTCAACAAGGAGCGGCGTGTGTATAGCGGCAAGAAGCTGTATGAATCAGACTTCAAAGCTGTTAATCGCTGTCTAGAAGAATACTATTTGGGCAAGGATCAACCTGACCTACATATAGCATTCTTCGACATCGAAGTTGACTTTGACCCAGATCGTGGATTCAGTCCCACAGACGATGCGTTTGCTCCAGTTACTGCTATCACTGTGTATCTTAGTTGGTTAGATCAAGCAGTTACACTTGCACTGCCACCGCCCACCATCTCAATGGAGCAGGCAATCGAGTTTACCAAGACGTTTGATAACTGCATGCTGTTCGCCAGTGAAGCAGAACTGTTGAGCACCTTCTTAGACTTGATTGATAATGCAGACATCATGTCAGGTTGGAACAGTGAGGGATACGACATTCCCTACATTGTTAATCGCATCGCTCAAGTGTTAAGCAAGAATGACACACGCAGACTATGTCTGTGGGACCAACTACCCAAGGGTCGTGAGTACGAAAAGTTTGGCAATGTCCAAAATACTTACGACCTCATTGGGCGTGTACACCTGGACTACTTGCAGTTATACCGCAAGTTTACATATGAAGAACGTCACAGTTACAGCCTGGACTCAATTGGTGAATACGAAGTAAACGAACGTAAGACACCATACGAAGGCACACTGGATCAACTGTACAAGCAGGACTTTAAGAAGTTTATCGAGTACAATCGACAAGACGTTATGTTGTTGGTTAAGATCAATCGCAAGCTAAAGTTGATTGACTTAGTTAATGCCATTGCACATCAAAACACTGTGCTGTTGCCCACAACGCTGGGTGCAGTTGCTACAACTGAGCAGGCTATCATTAACGAAGCTCATGCACAGGGTTTGGTAATTCCCGACCGCAAGCGAGATCTTGTGGAAAAGGATGGCGAGGAAGAAGATGGTGCCGCTGGTGCATATGTTGCATATCCTAAGAAAGGTTTACATAAATGGATTGGTGCAGTAGACGTTAACAGTCTGTATCCGTCAGTGATCCGTGCATTCAACATGGGTCCCGAAACTATTGTTGGGCAGATACGACAAGACACTACCGAAGCATATCTTGCTAACAAGATGAAGACCGAAAAGGCATCACGTGCCAAAGCATGGGAAGGTATCTTTGCCACGCTTGAGTTTGATGCAGTACATGCTAAGGATCCGGGCGTTGAGATCGTTGTTGATTGGGAAACCGGCATCACTGAAACATACAGTGCTGCACAGTTGTACAAGTTAATCTATGATAGCAACAAGCCTTGGGCACTGAGTGCTAACGGTACTATCTTTACCTATGAGAAGGCAGGCATCATTCCTGGCTTGCTGGAACGTTGGTATGAGGAACGTAAGGCCATGCAGAAGAAGGCTAAGGAAGCAACAGATCCCAAAGATGCAGAGCATTGGGATCGTATCCAAAACGTGCGTAAGATTCAGTTGAATAGTTTGTATGGTGCAATCCTTAATCCAGGCTGCAGGTTTGAAGACCGCAGACTGGGACAAAGCGTTACATTAAATGGACGCCAAGTGGTTAAACACATGGCGGGTACCATTAACGAGCTATTCCATGGCACGTATGACCACGTAGGTGATGCAATCATTTACGGTGACACTGACTCTTGCTTCTTCTCTGCATATCCTGCACTAAAGAAGGATGTTGCCGAGGGTAAGATTCCCTGGACAAAGGACACTGTGGTACAGTTGTATGACCAAGTAGCCGAAGAAATCAATGCTAGCTTTCCAGACTTTATGTATCGTACATTTCATGTGCCACACAGCAAGGGCGAGATTATACGTAACGGTCGTGAACTGGTTGCGGAAACTGGCTTGTTCATTACCAAGAAGCGTTATGCTGTACTAACTTATGACAAGGAAGGCAAGCGCAAGGATGTGAATGGTAGTCCAGGCGAAACTAAGGTTAAGGGATTGGACCTTAGACGTGCAGACACTCCCGAGTTCATGCAGCAGTTCTTGCAACGTGTACTCATGATGGTGCTAACAGATAGCACTGAGAAGGATGTTATTGGTGCAGTAGACAAGTTTCGTGCAGACTTCCGCAGTAAGAACGCATGGCAAATTGGCACACCAAAGCGTGTTAACAATCTAACCAAGTTCCGCAAGCAGGAAGAAAGCAAAGGCAAGACCAACATGCCCGGACACGTTCGTGCTGCACTAAACTGGAATAGACTGAAGAAGATCAACAGCGATCGTTACAGTCTAGATATTACCGATGGACAGAAAGTTATTGTATGCAAGCTCAAAGATAACTTGTTGGGCATGACATCGGTTGCATATCCTATTGACCAATCCAGTTTACCAGACTGGTTCAAAGAATTGCCATTTGATACTACTGCAATGGAAGAGGCTATTATTGATGCCAAACTAGAAAACCTATTGGGTGTACTAGGGTGGAACGTTCGCAGTCGCGAACAAGAAGATTTGTTTAGTTCGTTCTTTGCCTAAATAATTGATGCTGACCAGCATCAACATCTAATTACTATACACAACGAGGTTATATATGATTCAGGATATTTTTCGAGATGTTATCAAGTACGTACATGGCGTGGGTGTATTCCCCGCTGTTAGAGTAGACCAAGATGCAAACGGTATTACACTAAGCAGCACCAATCCAGAAAAGACTGTGGTGCTAACAGCAACAAGTAAGCTAAAGTTTAATAACGAAGAGACCACATTTGGTCTTGGGCAGTTAGATCTGCTACAGCGATTGCTTGACTGTCCAGAGTATGAAGAAAACGTATCTATTGGCCTAGGCCACGAAGGCAACAAGCTAGATCGAGTTGAATTTGCTAATGCGTCAGGGGACTTTACCAATAACTATCGACTAATGAGCAAAGCACTAATTGAAACATTAGTACCACCAACTAAGTTTGTTGGTGCCAAGTGGAGTGTGGATTTTGCTCCGCCGCTTGCCAGCGTACAGAGATTTAATCTACAAGCAGCAATGAATCCAGGCGAAACTAATTTTGTTATCAAGACTGTGAAAACTAATCTTGAAGTAAGCTTTGGTACACCTGCAACACACAGTGGACGCTTTGTATTTGCAAATAATATTACTGGTAAAACTGTAGGCGACCTTCCATTCTCTGTACCAGTGTTTCAAAAGGTACTAAATCTCAGTTCACATGCACAAAGCGCAAGCCTCAAGATAGCCGAGCGTGGACTAATGTGCATGACACTAGACAGTGGACTAGTCGAGTACAACTACTATATCATGGGACTATCCAAGTAATCTATGGAAATCGTTGACCTAACTAGCAAGCAGAACGATTACGCAATCTTTTTGCCTGCTATCTCAAATGCCTTTACCGGTACAATTGGAAAGACACGTAGCGATCCAAACTACTATCCACCGTCTCGCGTCCCACAAGGATTTGAATACGGTATAGATGGGTTGGATTGGCTTAAACCCAAAGATTGTTATTTCAACTATAAGTGGAATCTATATTCTGCAGGTCATGCTAATCTAGATGTCAACAAAATTGACATGGGCGAAAGCATGGTACGGGATCGAGATCGTGCTAGTACTTGGTTAATAGGCGACTCGGGTGGATTCCAAATTGGTAAAGGTGTTTGGGAAGGCGACTGGGCTAATCCTGCTTGTCCAAAAGCTCAAAAGAAACGCGAGCAAGTGCTCAAGTGGATGGACACTTATATGGACTATGGGATGAGCCTAGACGTTCCAGTATGGGTAGGTAGAAATGCCATAGCAAAAGAAAAAACTGGTATCAAAGACTATCAAGATGCTGTTGATGCCACCAATATTAATAACAATTACTTCTTGCAAAATCGTACAGGTGAGTGTAAATTCTTAAATGTACTGCAGGGTGAAACACACAGGCAAGCCGACAAGTGGTATGAGACCATGAAGCACTACTGTGATCCTGCTATACACGAAAATCACTTTAACGGATGGGCAATGGGTGGACAGAACATGTGCGATATCCATTTGGCTCTTCGACGTATTGTTATTATCATGCACGACGGGTTATTGGAAAAAGGCAAGCAAGATTGGATGCACTTTCTCGGAACCAGTAAATTAGAATGGGCTACTTTGCTAACGGACGTCCAACGTGCAGTTAGAAAGTATCACAATTCTAATTTTACTATTAGCTTTGACTGTGCTAGTCCCTTCCTTGCTGCTGCTAACGGACAGGTGTACAGAGAAATTGTTATCGAAGACAAAAAGAAATGGACATATCGAATGGAAGGTGGACTTGATAATAAAAAGTATTCGAGTGATACTCGCCCATTAAAGCAAGCAGTCGATGCCGATAGGATTTATGCACACTTCGAAGACAGTCCGGTAACTGCACGTTGCATGATCAAGGATATTTGTACATATGCACCTGGCGATTTGAATAAGATTGGCAAGGAAGGCAAGACATCGTGGGATACGTTAACATACAACATCCTTATGGCGCATAATACATACATGCACATCGAATCAGTACAACGCGCCAATCGAATGTACGATCAGGGTATTGTGCCCGACATGTTAGTTAATCATGATTTTGATCTAGTATCGTTTAGACAGCTAGTAGATGACATCTTTTCATTAGGTTCACGCGACAAAAGTCTGCAACTAATCGATGATCATACTCGCTACTGGATGGACATTATTGGAACAAGAGGTATGACCGGTACAAAGGCACAAAACGGTCAAACTATGTTTGAAGACTTTTTTAATTAAGGTGATGCATGAACAAGTTTAGAAATTGGCTAGCGTATCAATTAGCTACTGTAGCCAAGCGTTTGAAGGTATACGACGATGATAGTATGGATTGTCTTGGCGATGATATGACTATCGGCCAGTCTGGCCATCACGGTGTAGATTTTGATAGTTGTAGTAGACTGCATCTAACTATACATTATCTACACGGAGGACAAGTTGTAGAAGTTAGTTCACGCAAGCCTGATGTTAAAAACAAGCGCAATTCAGAAGATCATACCAGTGTTCATCTAATTGGCGAAGGCACGGATTTGTCCGAACGTGTTCGAGAGATTGTGTTTAACGAAACCTTGAGGATTAGTTAATGAATTACATTTGGGTTAGTTTTCAAAAGGAAGGCATTCACTGTTATCCGGCAGCAGCAACAGATCCAAAGCTACTTGACGTAAGCTTTTTGGCAAATCCACATCGCCATATCTTTCACTTTAAGGTATGGATTGAAGTGTTTCATAACGACAGGGATATCGAGTTTATTCAGTTTAAGCGTTGGTTAGAAGACCTATATGGTAATGGCACACTTACACTCAGTTATCTGAGTTGCGAGATGTTAGCAGACACGCTATACTTGACTATTAATCAACGTTATCCCAAGCGAGCAGTGCGTATCTCTGTATCCGAAGATAACGAAAACGGCTGCGAAAAGGAATGGAAGTGAAACATACTAGTCAATCAGAATTCTTCACTGGGGTTGAAATTGAACATACCCCACTTTTTGGTAAAGAGCTATTGTTTGTAGTTGGTATACACCCAGTAGATACCATTATTAAACTAGCAGATCAAAATTGGATTAAGGGTGTGTATCTAGGTGCAGACTGTTCGTTTAATCCCGCATCACTAGAAAGCTGGAAGAAGTGGGATCAAATGGTTACCGGTCTCATCGATGCAAACTTTTGGGTTACACTTGACTTCACAGTAGAAAAGGCACAGTTTGTGCAAGACAAGATTACATATGCTACACATAGAAAGTTTATTCCTATGATCAGTGTTAAGCTTGCACATGTTGAAAAATTCAACTATAATACAACTGTAAAGATTGATGACATAGGATTTGATTCAACCAACCCAGGCGTCTGGTGTTGGCCACTACGCGATCTCATGGATCGAGATCGTTTTACTAACTGGGACGACTATGCAAATGACCAAATCATTAAGGATGGAGAATAATGAAGAAGCGTAAGACAGATTACGAAACCGGCTTTACCCCTATTGTTATACAGATCTTTGAAGATCTAGAAGACTATAAGAATTGGTGCAGATTTGAGGGCAAGCCATTTAACGAAGCAGACTTGTATAAGCCACAGACCACATGGGGCAAGTATGAAGCATTCCTACGTCGTAGAGATCGTTCATATCGGCGCCGTAACAACAATGAGCAACAGCCAAACAATGAAGCCTAAGATTTGGATCTTCTCGCTTGAGCCAATTGATACCAGGTATACTGGAGAATGGTTCACGCACGTTCCAAATATCCTAGAAGAAAAGCTAGGTGATCGATTTGATGTATGTCAAGTAAATGGCATACAGGTAAACAGCGAGCTTACTCCGGGTGCTTTTCTAAACTTTAGTGATACAAACTATTGGAAGAGTTCACAACTGTGCCAGTTTTTGTCACAGTTGAATGAGGGTAATGTTGGATCAAACGATCACATACTGCTAACTGATGCTTGGAATCCTGTAGTAGTGCAGCTCAAGTATATGAAGGAACTGCTAGGTTATAATTGGACCTTACACGGACTTTGGCATGCGGGCAGTTATGATCCACAAGACTTTCTAGGTAGACTAATTGGTAACAAGCCTTGGGTACGTAATGCAGAGCGTAGTATGTATGATTGTTATGATCATAACTACTTTGCTACGCATTTTCATGCCGTTATCTTCTGTGAACAATTGCTGCGATTCACTCCAGCAGTTACACGATATGATAGCAAGATTGTAACTACAGGGTGGCCAATGGAATACCTGCGTGAAAAGCTAGCACCACTAGCAAGCACACCCAAGAAGAACCGTGTGATATTCCCGCATCGTATTGCACCCGAGAAGCAGGTGGAAATCTTCCGTGACCTTGCTACTCAATTGCCACAGTACGAGTTTGTAGTATGTCAGGATACCAAACTAACCAAAGCAGAGTATCATCAGCTACTTGCAGAGTCAAAGGTAGTGTTCTCTGCTAACTTGCAGGAAACACTGGGTATAGGTGTGTATGAAGGTGCGCTGGTGGGTGCAATACCAATGGTACCAGACCGACTAAGTTATACAGAAATGTATGAGCTAAACTTTAAGTATCCAAGCGAGTGGACTGAGTCATGGGATAGCTATCAACTGAATCGTAAGAGTTTGGTTGATAAAATTGATTACGCTATCAAATTTTATGACTACCATACCCCAAGCCTAAATAAATTAGTAGACAAGTTACACAACGACTTCTTTAGTTGTGATTCATTAATCAATCAAATAGGAAAATAAAATGTCAGATCTAATTAGCCAGCGCATTCGTCAGCGTTTAGTGACAAGCGGCGATCGTTTCTTTGCAAACGATAACATTAGTCAACATATTGAAGAGGGCGAGCTAGACTTGCTTATAGACGAAGTTACCACGCAAATGACCGGAGTACTTAACTCTCTGGTTATTGATATCGAACACGATCACAACACTCAGGATACTGCACGTCGTGTTGCTAAGATGTTCCTCAAGGAAACATTTGGTGGACGTTATGCTCCGGCTCCACGTATTACCAGCTTCCCAAACATGGGATACAAGAGCTTGTACTCTAGTGGCCCAATCAGTATTCGAAGCACTTGCGCACATCACTTTCAAAACATTGTAGGTCGTGCATGGGTTGGTATTGTACCCGAAGGGGAAGTTATTGGTCTAAGCAAGTTCAATCGTATTGTGCATCATATTGCGGAACGTCCACAGATTCAGGAAGAGATGACTACACAGATTGCTAATGCACTTAGCGAGTATGCAAAGACTCCAAACGTTGCAGTAGTAGTCAAAGCAGAACATCACTGCATGACACATCGTGGTGTTCGTGAACACGAAAACGACATGGTAACTGCAATCATGCTAGGCGCGTTTAATACTGATGCAGCACTTAAGAAGGAATTTTATGACATCCTCAAACTCAATTCCAACCGTTGATTCTGTATGGTCAGGTGGGACCATTGGCGCCACTCCAAATGGTGGATATTATATTACTAATGCAGGTACTACTGGTGTTGCTAGCGCCAGTAGCTACTTTACAAAAACGGGGGAATTGTGTAGCACCATCGGTACTGACAAATACACCATTGATCTAAATGAAGTGTACGAGCACATCCAGCTACTCAAACATTTCATGAAAGAACAGCAGAGTCCGGTACCTATCCCAAATTGGGAAGCAATGGAAAAATATGAAATTCTTCGCAAGCAATGGGAAGATGTAGTAGAAGCGTGTAATGTATATCGTATTACCGAAGCACTATTAACCGGACAATCCAAGTGAAACATCAACAAGTTACCTGGCAGGACGTTAGTAATCTAACAAGCGAGATCATCCGAAAGATGACGCTGAACAATTGGAAGCCAGACTATGTGGTTGGCATTACTCGTGGTGGTTTGATTCCTGCTGTAATGATCAGTCAGTATTATCAAGTACCATGTCACACATTGCGAGTAAGTCTGCGAGACGCTAGTGAAGTTGAAGTTCATAAGTGGATGATTGATGATGCACTAGGCGACTCCAACGAAGAAATTGATTTCTTCAATGACGATCCTACTGAGCTATTAGCTAATGCTATTCCTAAAAATATTCTCATCGTAGATGATATCAACGATACCGGTGCAACCATCAATGCTATTATGAACAGCTGGATGACCGCTGGCATTTCAATGGACGAACATTGGAAGAACGTATGGAACAACAATGTTTGCTTTGCTGTACTACTAGATAATTTGGCCAGTCAGAGCAAGATTAAAGTAGACTTTATTGGACAAGAAATCAACAAGGCAGAAGAAGATGTGTGGGTAGATTACCCATGGGAGAATTGGTGGATCAGCAATTAACATGCGGTCAATGCGGTTTACTGTTGTCAGCATGGAATGAACATTATGTTGATAGCGGTTACCCAAAGTACTGGATTGCAGGTCCTACTCCCAAAGATATTGTAACTATAGTGTTCTGTAGTCCCAACTGCAGTTTAAATTGGCACACTGCTCGTAAGTCAAATAAATCCTAGTATGAAAACAATTTTTATCACAGGCGGTTGCGGCTTTATTGGCAGCAACTTCCTACTGCATTGGGCGCAGAATTATCCAGACTGGCGTTTGGTCAATTTGGACATAATGAGCTATGCTGCTAATATAGATAATGTTGCAGAGCTCGAACATCATCCCAATTATATATTCCTCAAAGACGATATCAATCATGTAACTATGAACAAGAAGGTTCTATGCTACTTTGAACCAGATTATATCGTACATTTTGCTGCTGAAAGTCACGTAGACCGATCCATTGAAAGTAGTGGACCATTTGTTAAACATAATGTAATGGGCACTGTTAACTTTCTAGATAGTGTACGTTTTTACATGAGAAAGGTAAGCAAAGAATTTCGATTCCTGCATGTAAGTACAGACGAAGTTTTTGGGTCTTTACGTGAACATGATGAACCATTTAATGAACTAAGTCAGTATGCTCCTAATAGTCCATACAGTGCTAGCAAAGCAGCTAGTGATCACTTTGTGCGTTCGTACTATCAAACACACAATGTTCCTGCAATGATTAGTAACTGTAGTAATAACTATGGACCAAGACAGAACAAGGAAAAGTTTATTCCTACTGTTATACGCCATGCGCTAGCAGACAAACCAATTCCTGTATACGGCAATGGTATGAACATACGCGACTGGCTATGGGTAGATGATCATTGCACTGCACTAGAAACACTACTACTGCATGGTAATCTAGGCGAACAATACTGCATTGGCGGCGATAATGAAGTTAATAATATTGACCTTGCCACGCGCATACTTGAGATCATGGGCAAGTCCAAAAGCCTAATCAGTTATGTTACTGATCGAGCAGGGCACGACTTTAGGTATGCGATAGATAGTAGCAAGCTACAATCATTAGGTTGGCAAGCTAACATGAGTTTTACACAGGGACTCGAGCGTACCGTTGATTGGTACTTACAACGACCAGAAAGGTTTCAATAATGGATAGAAAAACACTGGGCATTATTCTTGCCGCGGGCAAGAGTTCACGTCTTTTCCCTGCAACACTAGCATGTACTAAACAGGTAGTACCTGTATACGACAAGCCACTGATCTACTATGCACTAACTACACTAATTACTGCAGGTATTAGGGACGTTGTACTAATCACAAACCCAGACGAGCAAACAGTATTTAAAAAATTGTTCGAGGGTGCAGGGCAACAGTTTGGCATTAACTTGCATTTTGCAGTACAGCCAAAGCCACGTGGTATTGCACAAGCATTTACTATTGTAGCAGACCAAATCGATGGATATGATCAATTTGAACGTATTGCATTGATACTTGGAGACAATCTATTCCATGGGTCAAAGTTTGATATAGCATTGCAGTTAGCACGAGCTGCAAAGAATGCAGTATGCTTCGCCATGCATGTACAGGATCCAGAACGATTTGGCGTAGTAGAATTAGATGATCATGGTCGTGTGCTTTCTTTGGAAGAAAAGCCAAAGGAACCAAAGAGCGACCTCGCAGTAACTGGATTGTATTTCTATCCAACGTCCATATTTGAAATTGCTGCTAACTTAAAACCATCCGATCGAGGCGAGTTTGAAATTACCGATGTTAACAAAGAGTATGCCAATCGCGAAGAACTGTTTGTAACAATTCTAGACGAAGGTACTGTTTGGTTTGACACGGGTAATGCACCATCGCTCTTGCAAGCTGCTGAATATGTACATATAATGCAGACTACGCAGAATGTACTAATAGGCTCTCCACATTTGGCTGCATTCAAAAATGAATGGATATTACACGAAGACCTAGCAGTTACTGCTAAACTATGCGACAAGACCCCTTACGGACAATACCTATGGAAACTAATTCGATGAATGAAAAAACTTACGAAATGTTTGAAAATCTCAACGACCTACGCCTGTATCAGTTTAAGAACTTTGCAGACAATCGTGGATCATTTCAAGAAACATATAATCATTCGTGGTTTGGTTGGGAAAAAGAGTTTGAAGTACTGCAGCAAAACACTTCATATAACAAGAAGTATGTGCTACGTGGATTGCATTACCAGCTAAAGAATCCACAGGGTAAGCTAGTAAGTGTGATTCAAGGTAGTGCAGTTGACTTTGTTATTGACCTGCGTAAGGATTCACCAACCTATCTAAACACTGGTATCTTTGAACTTAGTACGGAGAATCTCAATTATCTCTATGTGCCGCCCGGATACGCGCATGGCTTCCTTGCGCTAGAAGACAACACTATTTTTAACTATGGTGTCACTAAGAGCTTATGGCAGAAGGACGACGAGTATTGCATCAACTTTTGGAGTGTTGACGAGTTTACAAGTTATCTACTTCCAATGCGTAATCAGATAATTCAAGCTGATAAGGACCGCACGGGCATTGATGTTACGCAGGCAGTACATTATGGGTGACCGTGTACTAATCTTTGGTGCAACTGGTCAAGTAGGCACTAGTCTACAAAAGTTTGCACCTAGTGATTATGAAATCATTGCGCATGATAGATCCAAATTTGATCTTGTGGACTCGCCTGCAGTTGAACGTTTTGTTCGTGCAGTTGCCCCTAAATACGTAATCAATGCTGCTGCATATACTGACGTAGACGGCTCCGAAGATGTGATGAATAGGCATCTTTGCTGGCATGCTAATGTTCAATTTCCTGCACAGCTTGCACGGCTCAGTAATAACATGGGCTTTCATCTAGTACATTATTCTACTGATTATGTGTTTGACGGTTTTACTGATTTAACCGGAAAGTATGTTGAACAGTCGGATAAGAATCCCGTAAACTTTTATGGGAGCAGCAAGTCTGATGGCGAAGAAGAAGTGATGTCATATACCACCTCCTATACCATCTATCGAGTATCTGCAGTATATTCTACAAGTAATAAGAACTTTCATACTGCAATACTATGTGCGGCTGCAACTAAGGATAGAATAGAAGTAGTTAATGATCAATTCACCGTTCCAACTAGTAGTGATTGGATTGCAAGGAAGACATGGGAACGTTTGAAGTTGGACCGCGGGCTCAATCATCTTGTACCGCGAGCAAATTACGGCGATAGCTTTTATGAATTTGCAAAGTGCATTAAACTAGCGTATAATCTGTCTACAGAAATTGTACCTAGCAAACTAGCTAACCTAAATAAACCAGCAAAGCGTCCACTCAATACACAAATGACCAGTACCAATATATTGCAATCCGAGTCCTGGCAGGAAGTATATGAAAAATTCCTAATAGAGAACAACTTACCATGAGCAAGATTAAAACAGCAGAAATCTTTTACAGCATACAAGGTGAAGGACGTTGGGCAGGTGTGCCCAGTGTGTTCTTCCGTACATTTGGATGTAACTTCCAGTGTAGAGGATTTGGCTTACCGCTTGGTGAACGCAGCGATGAGCCCGAACGTATTGCTAATCAACTTAGCAAGTACGATAGTTATGATTCTTTGCCGCTTGCACCAACTGGATGTGATAGTTATGCAAGTTGGCATCCTAAATTTAAGAAGTTTAGCCCCACACTAACTATTGACGAAATTGCAAAACGTTTTGTGGACATTATTCCTAATGGCAAGTGGACACAGGATAACGGACGAGACATTCATTTGGTTATCACTGGCGGAGAACCACTGCTAGGATGGCAAAAGAGCTATATACAATTATTGCAACACCCATTGCTTGCAGACCTAAAGAATGTCACGTTTGAAACAAACACTACGCAAAAGATCACCAAGGAGTTGGCTACGTTTTTTGAGACGCAAAGTAACATCCACGTTACGTGGAGTTGCAGTCCCAAACTATCAATCAGTGGTGAAGCTTGGGAAGAGGCTATACAACCTGACATTGCTAGAAGTTATTATAATATGGTGTCTGGCGGTGGGAGCAGTTTTTATCTCAAGTTTGTGGTTAGTAATATGCATGATCTTGATGATGTTCGTCGTGCTGTTAGCCTTTATCAAGCTGCTGGTGTACATTGTCCGGTCTATCTAATGCCGGTTGGTGGCACTGTGGATTCATACTTCCTTAATGCACGTCAGGTAGCAGAACTTGCCATGCAGGAAGGTTGGTGGTATAGCCCACGACTACAATGTGACTTGTTTAAGAATGCATGGGGTACTTGATGACGCATACGGTAATAGCGTTATTTCAAATTGATGATATTTCATACGATAGTATGGACCCAGGCAGTTATGTAGATCATTGTTGTAAGCAAGAACCACAGAGGAGTAAAATTGAATATGTTAGATCGCTTGACATCCCGGTGGAAATCTCTGTGGCAGCAGAACACGACACCCAAACCTACCAAGTTAGAATCTGGGCACAGTTGGATGATGAAGCAACGCTTTGGTACAGAATTAGATACGGTGAGTGAAGAGTCGTTCGCTAAATATCTCAAGAGGATAAAAGAAAATGGCACGAAAGAAGACTAGTGTAGCGCAAGGGGAAGAGAACACTCCCGCACCAAAAAAGAAGCGTGTACTATCACCTAAGGATCAAGCCACAAAGAAAGGCGAGCCCTGGGTTGATGTTAAGATGCATGTTGATCCAGATCAGCCACACAACGGTTACTTTGAACTAGATTGGAATGCTGCTTTCATTGACAAACTAAAAGTAGAAGGATATACCGGTGAAACAGACGGTGATATCATGGACCAATATGTTAAAGCATTATGTACGTTTGTTGCAGGCGAAAACGACGAATACGTTGATGCACTAGCTAAACCTAAGATTAACAAGCGAGCAAACGACGACGGAACAGCAGAATACTTTTAAAGTTCCGGAAACATTAGGTGTTCGAAAAACTCTGTGACTTGGTCCGGCGTAAGACCCAATATATTCATAGTCCGTGGAGTATGTGGATTCCGCTTTTGGTTTATACAGTAATTATTTTGTTCGTGATAACTGTCCTTGTGATCGTTTCTCTGACGGCCTACATGCTCTAAATAGTACTCCAAACATTCAACACCAAGTCCTGTTAACTGATCAACTTCCTGTTCGTCAGTTATTGCACCTGCGGCTACCATTGCAGGACTAAAGATAGCAGCAGCCCAGTCTGGCAGTTGACGCTCTTTCTTCCAATTTAAGTTTGTCACACGTTGGTCAAACCATTTCATCATTGAATGGTCATTAACGCCTGCAAAAGAGAAGTCTAGAAATGCTCCACTAATGCGACTAGGACCGCTAATAATGTCAAAACCAAAAATAGGACTATTATCATTTACGTGGGGAAATATGCAACAGTGCATGATCCATAATTTGTGTGTCTCTCTTGCATCGATGATGTCAACGTGGGCACGGCGTACACGGTCAGACGAGTGTATATAACTGTGCCAACCAAAAGTAGTAGGAGGATTACTAGGATGATCAACTGCTGGGCCAATGCCCTGCAATAATTGCACGACTCTATCGCCACAAGCTTCAGCCTTTTGCCATATGTCCACTAGTCAATGCCTCATTGTACTCGTTCATAATACGTATTGCCCAATCAAATGCGCAGTTAGCTTCATTGGCCATGCCATCATGCAACTTAACTCGGATGTTTGCTTTGAGCAAGTCAGGATTATCAAAATCTAAATTACGATGCGACACATGATCCATAATCTGCTTAATCATCTGCCCGCCATATAAGTCGCCCATGTGCCATACATACAAGTGGGCCATGATGGCATCAACATCAACTAAATCCATAATGTATGTGTAGTAGCGCATGGTGCTAACAGTGTAGAAGTGATTGGGAACTTTACACATAGCTCTGTAATCCTGATACAGTAGATATGTACGTTCGAGCCCCGGAAGGTCTTCCAATAGACCTGCAGCTCTTGCTCGCATTTCGATAGCATTGTACCAATGCATCTTGTTTAGGGTATAGTCTGCCCAAATTTCAACGGGCATTGTGCGTTTGAACACTGACTGCATAAATGGCGTATGTTCCGCAGCAGTATGTTTGTCTTTGGTAAGTTCTTTTAGGCTCATAGTAGTACTTATGTAAATACTGCCTAGAGGATTAAATTATGGACAAGATCAAGAAGGCATTGTTTTTCGTTGCAGGCATGATATGCTTGGGTATTGCGTATATTGGTATGGTTACTCCCGGTATTCCCTGGAGTACACCAACAATCATAGCAGCATATTGCTTTGCTAAGAGCAGCGATAAATGGCACAATTGGATGATGAATCACAAGCTGTTTGGCCCGTTTCTTACAAACTGGAAAGACAAAAAAGTTTATCCAAGCAAGGCCAAATGGATCATGTTCATTTGCATGGATGCAAGTTTGGTTATACTTTGGCTTACTACCCACAACTGGAAATTGGTTATGGGCGTAAGTGCATTCATGGCGTTCTGGATGATTTGGGCAATACGCTATCCAGGCAGTCTCGCAGAATGGCAACGTCGTGTCGCTGCTGGTGAGAAGATTGGATGGTTTAAGTAACGTCCAAAATAAGTTTGACTTTGCGATAGTACTAGTTTAATATGTCTATACACTAATTATGTTTGGACATTATGAAATATCTACTAGTCGATACCGCTAATACTTTTAGTCGTGCTCGGTTCGTAGCTCAAGGTGATGATCTTGAGATGCGTACCAGCATGGCACTACATATCTTACTCAGTTCCGTAAAGCGAGCGCAGGAACTATTCTCAGCAGATCGTGTGGTATACTGCCTCGAGGGGCGCAGTTGGCGCAAGGATGTATACGCCAAGTACAAGAAGAATCGCACAGACGCACGAGGCGCACAAACTCCTCGCGAACAAGAAGAGGACAAGGCTTTCTGGGACAAGCTAGATGAATTCAGTAAGTTCCTACAAGAGCGTAGTGGTGCACTAGTACTACGTCATTCGCAGTGTGAAGCTGACGATTTTATTGCGCGATGGACGCAACTGCATCCCGAAGACGAACACATTATTTGTAGCAGCGACCGCGACTTCTATCAGTTAGTTACGGATAATGTAAAGATTTTCAACGGCATTAGTAAAGAAATTATCTCAAAGGACGGTATCACAGATGACAAGTTTAAGCCAGTCATTGACAAGAAAACTAGCGAGCCTAAAGTGTTGGGTGATCCTGAATGGCTACTTTTTGAGAAGTGTATGCGAGGGGATTCTAGCGATAATGTGTTTAGTGCTTTTCCTCGCGTTCGCAAGACTCAACTTCTAGAAGCTTTTACTGACCGTAAGGATCGTGGCTTCAAGTGGAACAATCTTATGCTACAGCGTTGGGTTGATCACGAGGAAGTTGAGCATCGTGTGATTGAAGATTACGAGCGTAATCGGCACCTAATTGATCTTACTGCACAACCAGACTGGATCAAAACAGAACTAGATAATACAATCACAGTTGCAAAAGCTGCTATAATGCCACGAGCACAAGCAGGCGCATACTTTATGAAGTTTTGTGGATTGCACGGGCTCGATAATATTAGTCAAAGCGCACACGCATATATGGAGATTTTCAAATGAATGTAACAATTAAAACTACTGCACCTGGACGCAGTTGGCTGGTCTATGATGAAGACATTAAAGTTGCGTCTGTTCATAAGACGGACGAAGGATTCATTGTTGCATGTAAGGGCAGTGTAATTCCTGCTAAGACTGTAAAAGCAGTACGCAAGCAGTTGGGTGTAGAAGAGTGGGAGCCTGAATCCAATGAGATTGACTCGCAAAGTGTAAATGATCTTGCGGGTTATGCAACAGACTGCGATACATATTACGATCCCATGATCGAAGCCAAGCGACGTTTGCCTTTGTTTACTAAGGTACCAAACAGCAAGTGTTTCTTTGCAGCAGGTTGGTATCGTATTCAATATGGTAACAAGTTTAAGCAGGAGTTTTGTCCCAAGTTGCTAACACTTAACCGTAATCGCTTTTGGGGACCTTTCTACACCGAAGAAGAAGCAGAGTCGCTTAATAACTGACTAAGTATACTAATGTTTAATCCTGCTAATTTACGAGAATTTGTAGCCACTGTAAGTGCCGCGGAACGAAGTAATAAAAAAGAAGTTCGGTTTAGCACCGATGTTGCCCGTCGCATGGCAGACGATCTTACATATCTTATGCTTCAGCTAACGCAGAGTCAAGAGCAGAATATTAAACTGCAAGAACAAGTGACCACTAGCTTGGTCACTGAAGTAGAATTACAAGGTGGAAAATTTACATGAACATTAAGGTATATTCAAAGACCAATTGCCCATATTGCGTTAGTGCTAAGAACTGGCTCAAGCAAAGGGGTTATGCATACGAAGAAATCGTAATAGATAACGACAGCGAACGTCAGAAGTTTTACGAAAGCGTAGGTAATGGTGTGCGCACCGTTCCGCAGATCTATGTAGATGGTGAACGTATTGGTGGATTCCAAGACCTAATCAAAAGCCATCTGGCGACCAACTTGAATGCAGATTTTTGAAGATTGGCGAACAACTAAGCAGCAACTTGAAGTTGAAATTGGGTTGCTGCTCAGTGAATCACCCGAGAGTGTAGCTGTACACTCTCAATCTACTCGCAATCGAAACATTTGGTATCACCGGGACAATCCTAATCTGAGATTAACCGAATATGGATTTAAATGTCTTCAATCTCTTTATACCCCTTACACCATTACAGTCAAAGAGATCATGACCGGTAGCAAGATGTTTCACTTGCTGACCTATATCAAAGGCAAGCCCTGGTTCCTTACCCAGCGGCACAATAAGTTTGAAGTCTCCCATTGGGACGAGCAGATGCAGGTCAGTTGGATTATGAGTGGTGGAAATTGGGATGTTTTTGTGTCCCTAAACGCATGATTGCGTAAGTCATTGATTCTATTAGACTTTTAAATTCCCAACAAAATCAACAACTTACACGCAGATCACGTAAGTCATTGATTCTATTAGGATTATATTTCTTGTGGTTTCGCTTGCAGTTCGCTATTATACGAACATGGAAAGCAAGAAGCGTAAAAAGCGTACCGATCGGACTCATGTAATTTACATGCTGAGTTTGGGCAAGAAGCAGTACATTGGTATTACTGCTAAGACTTGCTCTACGGTGCTTTCCAGTGTAAAGTCTCGTTTTATGAAACACGTTTATCGTGCTCGCAGTGAGCACCGCCCCTGGCCCCTCTACGAAGCGATGCGCGAGTATGGGCCAGAGGCTTTTGAACTCACCATCCTGGAAACGGGGCGTGGTAAGGCTTGGGCTCACCAACGTGAGCGCGAGCTGATTGCAAAACGCAAACCCAAATTGAATTTGGCTTGACACGGAATTAAATTGGACTTATACTAGTCCTACAGTTAGAACAAGGAGTTGAATATGTCCCACGAAATTCGCACTGTGACGTTGACCGAAGCCCGCAAGGCTGTTGACGTGGCCATGCGCACGAAGCGTCCAGTTTTCATCTGGGGTCCGCCGGGCTTGGGCAAGAGCGACATGGCTGCGCAGATTGCTCGCGCAGGTGGCGGTCTGCTGATTGACCTGCGTTTGGCGTTGCTGGACCCAACCGACCTCAAGGGTATGCCGTACTTCGACGGCACTAGCGGTCGTATGCGTTGGGCTCCCCCGGCTGAACTGCCCAGCAAGGAGCAGGCTGCGAAGTACCCCTACGTGGTGCTGTTCTTGGACGAGCTCAACTCTGCTGCTCCTGCGGTGCAGGCCAGCGCATACCAGCTGGTGCTGAATCGCCGCATTGGCGAGTACGAACTGCCCGACAACGTGGTGATCATTGCCGCAGGTAACCGCGAAGGTGACCGTGGCGTCACGTATCGCATGCCGGCTCCGTTGGCTAATCGCTTCGTTCACTTGGAGGTCCGTGCAGACTTTGATACGTGGATGTTGTGGGCTGTGGATAACAACATCCACCCGGACGTGGTTGGTTACCTTAACTACGCTAAGGGCGACCTCTACGACTTCAGCCCCAACAGCGCCAGTCGTGCGTTCGCTACGCCCCGTAGCTGGCATTTCGTTAGCGACATGCTGCAGGACAAGGCTGCTAGCGACAGCACGGTGATGGACTTGGTCAGTGGCGCAGTTGGTGAAGGCTTGGCTGTAAAGTTCATGGCGCACCGCAAGACCAACGGTCAGTTGCCTAATCCTGGCGATGTGTTGTCGGGTAAGGTCAAGGACCTCAAGATCAAGGAGATCAGTGCGCAGTACAGTCTCATGACTTCGCTCTGCTACGAGCTGCGCGACTACTACACCAAGAACAAGGGTAAGCTTAACGACAAGGAGTGGCACGGCATGGTCGACTGCTTCTTCCGTTACATGATGGATAACTTCAACACCGAGATCTGCATCCTTGCTGTCAAGGTTGCGATGCAGCAGTACGGTTTGGTGTTCCAGGGTAGCAAGATGACGACCTACCCTGAGTTTGCTAAGAAGTACGGTGCGTACATCACTGCTGCGGTCAGCGCCAAGTAAGGAGTAAGGACATGGGACTTGACATGTGGATGTTTGGTAAGGAGCATCGCGTTTGGACTACGGATCCGGACGCGACTGACTTGGTAGAATCGGGCGATGACCTCGAACTGGCCTACTGGCGTAAGCATCCTAACCTGCACGGTTACATCGTGCAGCAGTTTGCGGGAGGTGTAGACGAGTGCCAGAATATTCCGCTAACGGCTACGGACTTGCTGGACATTGTTGAAGCAGTAAAAGGTTTATCGTTACCGCATACCGAAGGAGCCTTCTTTGGCAAGAGCTACATGGACGAGGACGAAATTGCGCTCGACGTAGAGCAGTTGGGTAAGGTGCTTGATTGGCTCAAAGAAGACACTAAGTTGCTACGCACCATTCACTATCAGGCCAGTTGGTAAGGGGAAACATATGAGCTATCGTAACACTATTCTCAAGTGCCTTGAACAGAATCTAATTCTGGCAAGGTGGGACGGCGACACTCTTCTCATTGATGAAGAGCTAGGTGCAGACACGGTATTCAAGGTGCTGCGCAGCAATCAAAACATTGCCAGTATTCCTGCTGTACTGGAAGTGCCGGCTAGCGAGTTGATTCACTAATGACCAAGCAGGCAAACAAGCGTAAGCTGACTAAGTTGTTGGAGACTCTCCAACCAAAGATTATTCCAATTCAGGATGTCTTTACGGTACTGGTCAAGAAGCAGCACCTGTTTGCCCCTAACGTTCCTTTCATGTATATGAGTCGCATTCAATTTGATGAGAGACTACAGTATAGTAGTCTCAACGAAGATGACGAGGATTCTACTCTTTTTTTTATGGAAGAGGGATATGTTACTGCTATAATGAGCGCATATGTTTATGGGTCTGCTGAAGATAGTTTAGTACACGAAATGGACTCTTTTGTGCAGGGCTTCTTTAACGCTATCCCTGGTGTAAAGATGGGTACTTGGCGGCGGGGGGCTGGCAAGTACTTTGGTAACACCAGTCCGTGGGAATCTACCATTCGTGAATATACAGTGTACGTTACTATCTACTCGTCGCAGTGGTCTGGCTTGCGAGATTACTATGCTATGAAATTGTTAGGCTTTGCTGCCTGATGCTGTATAAGTACAATATCTAAACATCAGGAATTTTTATGTATACTAGTACCAAGTTCTTTAAGGAGATTGGCCCATGTGCCTATCGCAATTGGAAGAGTGATACCGATTGCTACATGCTGCATGGTTACGACCGCAGCTTCAAGTTTGTATTTGGTTGCGACAATCTAGACAAGCAGGGCTTTGTTGTGGATTTTGGTGGCCTTAAGGCTATCAAGCGTCAACTGGAAGATTGGTTTGACCATACGGTAATCCTCCAAGCAGACGATCCACTGGTAACCACGTTCCGCGAGCTTACTGTTAAGGGTCATTGCAAGTTGCAGACCTTCCCCTTAATCAGTTGCGAAGGGCTTGCTCAGTATGTTGGCGAGTATGTAGACGACATGCTGCAGAAACAAAACGGTGGTCGTAATTGGGTTGTGAGCTGCGAGATGATCGAAGCTGAAAAGAATAGTGCTATTTACAGTCCGCGTTTGGACCCAAACAGGTTGACATTTGACGATTTGGTTGAGCTCAAACAGGAAATGGAATCAGCTAACACTATCCCGTACGCTGCACTCTAGCGTAAGTCATTGATTTTACTAGCTTTTCTAGGCTGCGTAAGTCATTGATTCTATTGAGAATTTAGTTGTTGCATTTCTTTGAGCGTTTTCGTATAATACGAACATAAGGTAAGGAGATTGCAATGACAGTGAGCTACGCAGAAATTGAAAAGAAGATTATCACAGCCCGCGTTGGCTTGCTGATGAATCAACCCTTTTGGGGCAACCTTGCAACGCGACTCAAGATTTGCGATGTGACCGATGAGGGCTGGTGCCCCACTGCTGCCACCGACGGCAAGAGCTTGTTCATCAACCGTGACTTTGTGAACAAACTCAGCATCAAAGAAACACAGTTCTTGGTAGGTCACGAGATTGGCCACTGCGTTCTTGACCACTTTGGTCGTTTAGGCGACCGCGACAAAGTGTTGTGGAACGTGGCTGGCGACTACGTGATTAACCAAGAGTTGGTTGACGGTGGTGTTGGCGAACTGATCAAGGTGGTCACCCCCTTGTATGACCGCAAGTTCCGCGGCATGTTCACCGAAGAGGTCTATGACCTCGTCAAGAAGGACGAAGAGAAGTACAAGGGTAAGAGTACCTTGGACATCCATCTTGAGATTGGCGACGGCGAAGGCGACGAGGAAGGCAAGGGCAAGAGCGACAGCGAATCCGGCGATGGTGGCGGCAACGGTAAGGCTCCTACTATTAGCAAGGAGTTGGCTAAGGAACTGCGTGACGAGTTCCGCGAGGCAGTGCTTGCTGCTGCTAAGAGTGCTGGTGCTGGTAACATTCCCGGCTTCGTTAAGAAGCTGATCAAGGACTTTACGGAGCCGCAGATCTCCTGGCGTGAACTACTGCGTCAGCAGATCCAGAGCTTGATCCGTGCAGACTACACTTGGCAGCGTCCCAACCGTAAGACTTGGAGCAGCGGCATTTACTTGCCCGGCTCGCTTCCCGAAGAGACGGTAGACATCTGTGTTGCGATTGACGTCAGCGGTAGCATCTCGGAACAGATGGTGCGTGACTTCCTCGGCGAAATCCAGGGCATCATGGATCAGTTCCGTGACTTCAAATTGAAGATATGGTGCTTTGATACTCAGGTGTACAATCCGCAGGAATATGACGAGTGCAATCGTTACGATCTCAACTCGTATGAGATTCACGGCGGTGGTGGTACTGAGTTCATGGCTAACTGGAACTGGATGGAAGAGAATGACATCCGTCCTAAGAAGTTCATCATGTTCACTGACGGTTATCCGTGGGGTGCATGGGGCAAGCCGGACTACTGTGATACCGTGTTCATCATCCATGGCACCGAGAGCATTGTTCCGCCCTTTGGTAACCATGCTTACTATCCCATTGAGAAGAAGCACTAAGGAGTTCCTGTGACTAGCTGGGAAGAGCTCACTGTTAATCAAAAGAATGAGTTAGTTGATAGCTCATTAAGCTTCATTGCTACCGTTACTGAAATCTACGGTAGCGAAGAGGGTATGGTTATTTGGGATAGCGTATCGGCTACACTGGGAGAAGATGTGCGGTCATCTATATTCTTCTCAATGATAACTGGTGCTAGCGAATTTAAACGTGTCTGTCATATCAAATACTATCCTGCTAATCACAAGGTAGCACTAATCAAATTGATTCGTGTCTGCACTAACATTGGGCTCAAGGAAGCCAAAGACCTTAGCGAGAGTAATAAGATTACCTTTAAGGTACCACACGCAATGATTACGGAAACACGTCAACAGTTAGCTAATATGGGAGTAGATTACACACTATGAAACCAGAACAGGTTGTATTGGATCTGCAGGCTACGTCAGGACGCAAGGACAAAATTGCTATTGTCTCTCGCGCACTGACAGAAGGTTGCGAAGAGTTTTTCCACGGCGTGCGTTTGACCTACGATGCACTGACTACCTTTGGTGTTAAGCAAGTGCCAGAGCGTAGCGGTGTTAATGGTCGGGGGCTTGCTTGGGAAGAATTCCGTGACCTCGCTTTCCAACTTAGTCAGCGCGAACTGACTGGTCATGCTGCTCGTGATGCTATCAAGGCAGCAATGGACTGTGCTACTAACAACGAATGGAACCATTGGTACCGTCGTATCCTTATTAAAGATTTGCGTTGTGGTACGTCTGAAAAGACTATCAACGACGTGCTGGCAGATGCCGGCAGGGGGGATCTTCGGGTACCGGTATTCACTTGCCAGTTGGCGCACGATGGGACTGACCATCCCAAGCGGATGACAGGCGAAAAGTTTATCGAAGTCAAGTTGGATGGGGTGCGTGTTCTCACTATTGTGTACCCCAATGGTCGAGTAGATCAGTACAGCCGCAGCGGCAAGGAACTGGTAAACTTCGAACGGATCAAGCGTCAGCTTGCTAAGGTTGCAGGGCAGTTTACAGAGCCAATGGTACTAGATGGTGAGGTAATGAGCAATAGCTTCCAAGACCTCATGAAGCAGATACATCGTAAGACTGATGTTGCTGCTAGCGATGCAGTGCTATACTTGTTTGACATCATTCCATTGAACGAGTTCGTTGAGGATGCTGGTATTCAAGTACAGAGCAATCGCAGCGAACAGTTGATGACTTGGTACAGTTTAGTATCATCTGCACTGCCAAACGTGCGGGTAGTGGAACAGGAGTTGGTTGATCTCAGTAGCAATGCAGGGCAGCAGCGTTTCCGTGAGATCAACGCAAGTGCCATTACAGGTGGTTATGAAGGCATTATGGTCAAGGACCCCGGCGCGCTCTATGAACTTAAGCGATCGCATGCATGGCTAAAGGTCAAACCTGTAATTACTGTGGATCTTGCAGTTACGGGATTAGAAGAAGGAACGGGTAAGAATGAAGGACGTTTGGGTGCTTTGGTATGTGAAGGCGTGGATAACGGACGCACTATCCAGGTTAACGTAGGCAGTGGCTTTAGCGATGAACAGCGTGACGATTTTTGGCTTAATGCTAGTTCCGTTACTGGCGAACTGGTTGAAGTGATGGCCGATGCCGTAACACAGAATCAGGACGGCAGTTACAGTCTACGCTTCCCTCGCTTTGTGCGCTTCCGTAACCTACGAGGCGAAAAGATTTAACGATTTACCTTAGCCCCGGCAACGGGGCTTTTTTTTGACTGGCCACTGTTGCATGCTTAAATATTCAGCATGCAACTTTAAGGAGTTTATTATGACAGAAAATGCAACAGCACCAGAGCCAACACTAAGTATCGCCGATATCAGGAATCTTCTTGCTATCGTTGACGTTGCCTCTAAAAGGGGAGCATTCCAAACTAAGGAATTTGTTGCCGTTGGCGAGATTTACGCAAAGGTAGAAGCATTCTTAGATTCAAAAGAACCTAAACCTGCTCCAACCGAAGAAACTAAGGGAGCCTAATTATGGCTAATGTTAAACACGTAGGGAAGATGAATTCAGGACAGAAAGTAGTAGTACTGTTTAAGACTGTACCAAACGAGACACACAACTGTCTAGTTACTGAAACTGCAAACCTTCCGAGAGCATACCATGATCGAATCATGGAACTAGTTGAAAGCGACGAAGGACAGCAATCGGCTGATCTAGCAGACCTATTAGGTCGTAGATTCTTTAGTGATGGTAATAACATCCTAAACGTATTGCATTCTAAAGGATTCATTAAGAAAGTTAACACTAAAAATGTGTTGCTAACCCCTAATGTTTCTACATCTGTTCCACTAAACGAAGTTAATCAGATTCTTCTAAACAAGACTGATGTGAAAAAAGTGGACGCAGACATGCTATCAAAGCCTTTCTACGGAAATCTAGTTTCAGACGAACTAGCAGCAATAGTATCAACACCAGTAGTACCAGCTGCTGCCAACGATAATGTATTGCTAATGCAAGCAGAGTTCCATGAAAGGGAAGCAGCTAGACTGCGTCAACTTGCAGCAAGTACTGCAACTACAACTACTGTAACTGATGTCAAAGACCAAAAAAAGCGGGGCAGGCCGCCCAAGACTGCAACGGTGGGTTAAGTTTGTAGGCTCAACAGCAGAGCAGTGGAAGCGAACACTCAGTCAAATTAGTATTGAAAAAGTTCCTTTAGAATATGTAAATGATATTCGCTTCCACGCTAAGAATGGTAAGATACATTTATACGAACTTAAGAATCATAATGACGAACATGTTGAATCATTGATTGAGAGAGTTTGTGAAGAGATAGGTGATATATCTGCTGTTGAGTTTGTTATTGATCTAGACGAACTTCATTCCGACATATCCGAACACGTTAGAATTTTGCTTAAAGGATCAAAGGATGATTGAAGAGATTAAGGTTCACGAGCATGGGCGTGTTGTACTAATGGACTTTATGGGCAGTGATCACGATATTGCAGATGCTGCCCGTATTAGTTACGGCAAAGGTACTAAAAGTATTAGCGACGATCGAGGATTGATTCGCTATCTAATGCGCCATTGGCATACCACCCCGTTTGAGATGGTTGAACTTAAATTTGCACTCAAGATGCCAATCTTCATAGCACGCCAGCACCTACGTCATCGTACCGCTAGCGTGAACGAGTACAGTGGCAGATACAGTGTAATGAGCGATGATTTTTACTTACCCCCGTTAGATAAAATCAAACCTCAAAGTTTAGTCAACAAGCAAGGGCGAGATGGCACTTATACTGTAGCTGAAGCGGAAAGTGTACAACACGCCATGTCCTCAACGTTTGAAAAGGCACACAGAGAATATCGACACATGATTGATCCCAATGTAGACACTACACGGGAACTGGCACGTATTGTGTTACCTGTTGCTAACTATACCGAAATGTATTGGAAGATTGACCTACACAATTTCTTTCACTACATTCGCTTGCGTATGGATAATCATGCGCAGGAAGAGATTTGCGACTATGCTACTGCTATGTACAATATGGTCAAGTCCCGCTTGCCGATTGCATGCGAAGCTTTTGAAGATTACAGATTTAATGCTGTAACACTCAGTGCAGGTGAAGTACGAGCTGTAGATGATCTGATCAGTGGTATATTCCGCAATGATGCAACATACTACAGTATGGGTGCAAGAGAATGGCGAGAGTTTAACGAAAAATGGGGTGCTGCGATAGCACGTAATAAGCGATAAAGTAAAGCCCCAATTAAGGGGCTTTATTTTATTTGCAGCTACAGTTGCAGCCTTTGTTTTCTATCTTAGCGTCAAGTTCCTTTATAGCTTCAATTAACAGTGCAATCAACTTATCGTACACTACATGTAGTCTACCATCGTGCTCGTGTACCGCTTCTGGTAGTATCTTTTGCACTTCTTGTGCTAAAACACCAACTTGCAACTTCTTGTCAAGTATACCTTGATTCTTAGCTGCTTCGTTCCAGTAGTAGTTTACACCACTAATACTCTTAACACGATCTAGTGAACTACCTAGGTATCCAACTACATCCTTAAGTCTTGCATCCGATGTAGAAGCAAAGTCTGTAGCATATAGTGTACCACTTTGAATGCTAAAGTTTGTAGTGTCTACACGAGCAAATGTATTTGATCCACTAGTGCTTACTACTACAGGATAATATGTACTACCTGTAATTGTTGTATTAGTTGCATTTACGTGAGACAGAACATGTGAGCCTTGGTAACTATCTAATAAGTCTGCGTTTAGGCCCGAACCCGCACCATCGTTACCAGAATCCCATACAGTATCGTCGAGTAAACCGCCATTTCTCTTAACTACCCAGTCTGAACTATTATATGCTAGATATGTTTGCTGGGTCTCGGTAAAATATATTCTACCATTATTAACGTTTGTACCAATGTACACTCTTAGGTCGCCTGAGAATTTGTTTTCTACTCTTGCAAGTAAAGCAAATTCTGAGCTGTCATACCCATCTAATAAATCAGCATTTGGATTTGTTGATCCAACACTACCAGCATAGCCAAGGCTACCAGTGTAGCCCTGTGGACCTTGTGCTCCAACTACACCACTTCCACTGAATCCAATGCTCGCTGATCCGGTAAAGCCAGTTGGACCTTGTGGACCTTGTGCGCCAGTTGCGCCCCTAGAGCCGGTGTAGCCCTGTGGACCTTGTGGACCTTGTGCGCCAATGCTGCCAACATATCCTTGTGGACCTTGTGCGCCCGTGCTACCTGTATAGCCTTGTGGACCTTGTGCACCATCAACACCTTGTGAGCCTGTATTACCAGCTGAGCCAACATAGCCCTGTGGTCCTTGTGCCCCAACTGAGCCGGTAAAGCCAATGCTGCCAGTGTATCCTTGCGGACCTTGTGCACCAACTGAACCAACAAAACCACGCGATCCTGTATAGCCAATTGGTCCTTGTGGACCTTGTGGTCCTTGTGGTCCTTGTGGACCAACACTGCCAACAAAACCTTGTGAGCCATTGAATCCTTGCGGGCCCTGCGCCCCTGCGCCGCGTGAACCGGTGTAGCCTTGTGGACCTTGTACACCGATGCTGCCGGTATATCCAATACTACCAGTGTAGCCTTGTGGACCTGATACTGTACTTGCACTGCCCGTGTATCCTGAACCACCTGTGCCGCCCACCGATCCAGCAAAACCTTGTGGTCCTGTTGGACCAATTGATCCAGTAAAACCCAACGGACCTTGCGGGCCTTGCGCGCCTGCGCCTCTAGATCCAGTAAAACCAGTTCCCAAGCTTCCAACAAAACCAACTGGGCCTTGTGGGCCTGTTGAGCCAGTGTAACCAAGTGTAGTTGACTGCGAGCCAGTAAAGCCTGCACCAATCGAACCAGTAAAGCCTTGTGGGCCAATTGATCCAGTGAAACCTGATCCAGTACTACCAACAAATCCAACTGAACCAGTGAAGCCTTGTGGACCACGTGATCCAACAAATCCTATTGATCCAGTGTATCCTTCTACCGTAGAGCGAGATCCGGTGTATCCTATTGATCCAGTAAATCCTTCTACAGTAGAGCGAGATCCAGTGAATCCTACACCCTGTGGTCCAATACTACCAGTGAATCCTTGTGGACCTTTACTACCAGTGAATCCTTGTGGACCTTGTGGTCCACGTGATCCGGTAAACCCTATTGATCCAGTAAAGCCTTGTGGGCCCTGTGGGCCAACATCGCCTATCGCTGGAGTCCAAAATCTTGTTCCAGTTATATCACTGGACAAAACATAACTTACGCCCGGAGGTACGCCTAAATTTGGTTCAGCTTCTCTTAGACTGATCCATGTTGGGTCCGCTGCTAGAGGATAGCCAGCAGTCGTTGCAGCTACCTTTTTAACTCTACCGCTAAGTGTTGTAAGTAATTTGGCCATATTATTCGTTTGATGTTTCTAGTATGCTTAACACAACTTCTAGATAGTCGTTATCCTCTGCCGACATAGTGATACTTTGTCCTGATTCCAATACTAATTTACCAGTTAATACACTTACACTGTCGTTTGGTGGGACTCCAAATTCGCGTACCAAATATCTCATTGTGGAGCCATCATTGTGAGCAGCACTTACCCATTTATCAAGCGGGGTTCCTACGTTCATATTAGAGACTTGCGCCATCAATATAATAGTAGTAATGCCTACAGGTGCAGTATAGATGTCTACGTCTGCCGTAGTTATTGCAGAAGCAACAGTTTTAAACGTATTTAAAGGTATAGTGGAAGCCATGTATTATCCCTCGAGTGCCAATATGTATGGCGTTAGTACTGCGAACAAGCTCTTGTTAAATGTTCTACCAGAGATTGTACCAGTATCGCGATTAATTACCAGTTCAGTACCGATTTTAAAGTCGCCTTGTTCGTTAGTTCCAGTAAAGTATGCTTTACCTCCACGCAGCTCAACTACTTCGTTGGCTGCAATTGGATAAGCACCCGCTTCTGGTGTTGCTGTACTTAGTATATTTCCCGAACCAATGTACTCAAATGTATGGCCCGAGGACGATACAATACTACGTTGGCGGAACTCAACTGCAGATTCATCTACAATTGGACGCTTAACAGCAATTTCTAGTCCAATCTGACTTTGACGTAATCCTTCGTATGTGCCTGCAGTTGCAACTGGTCCTTCTGTTGCTGTTACTACGGTATAGTAGTCGTGTAGTGTAGCGGTGCCACCACCATCATATGATGCAGTATACAGTGATGTATCAACTCCCAGTGCTAGAGCAGAGTCTATGTGTAGATCTGCTTTGTACGCATTGTTAGTTAATTTGATAAAATACGTATTACCGTTTAGCAACGATTGATTATTACTACCCGTAAACCCACTAGCTACAATCTGCTCGTCGCCCCTAAAGTAGTGCGGATCGTCAAAAGTCAAGCGTACCGAATAAATTACGTCTAGCAGTGCATCTACGCCAATACCAGTAGATGTTATAGTAACAGATGGGTTTGATGGAGTTTCTATTAGTTCGCCATAAAATGGTGCTGCAACTCCGACCGATTCAATTCCGTACACCAGATCCACTGTTATTACAGCAGCCGATGACGAGATATCGGGACTAATATTTGTTAGAGCTGTTACTCCCGTGTTCTTAACGCCAGCTTCGATAATAGTAAATGTAACCGATGGCGTAACTGTTGCTACTTCAAGCACAGCAGATGTACTATATCCCTTAGAGAACGTAAATCTATCACCTATTGCAAGTGACCCCGATACTAAGGTATTAACGGATGCGCTAACAATCTTAACTGTTGATACGCGGAACTTTGGCGAAGTGCCTACTATGCCGTCGAGTTCCATCAAATCGCCCGGCTTATAACCTGTGCCAGGATCGTTAATAGTTGCACTAGCTGCTACGATATATGCGTCTGCGACAATTAATTCACTAGTGACGTCCATCGCATCGCCATAGTTTGGACGGTGCGTTAGCCCCTTAAGGTTGATAGCCTTGCCTGTTTGCAAGTCGCCGTCTGTTACACCCGAATACAATACTTCACTTAATCCATCCGCAACTAGTGCGTATGTACCAAAGCTGCTGTCACTGTTAGCAACGGAACAGAAGCCGCCGCCCTTACACAAAATACCAATGTCAGTACAAATGGTGTAAATGGATACGAGCTGTGCGTAACCGCGGTTGATGATTTCAATCCCGTTACCACCTTCGTTAATTTGGGTAAACGAGTCGAGGACCATAGACTTCAATCCAGTACTCAAGTTACCGTCAACACGCATACCTGTGCCAGTTGTAGTGATACTGGAGCAGTTGTGTACGTATGGGCTTACTGGTAATGCGCCAGTTCCAGCAATACCACCGGTAATATACGAACCCCAGTTAGTTGCATCAACTGGTTGTGTTAGCGCACGATCAAGATACAGATCAATGCTGTCGCCATCTATCTTTCGTACATAATAGAAGCTGTCTGTTTCTGCCTGGCCGCCGCTGGTGTATGAACCAAACAGTGTTCCATCAACAGGATCTGTTAGTTTAACGTCATTGAACAGTTCAACTTCTGTAGTATTAAAGAAACGTGCATAGTAACGATTGCCATTAACTTCGTTCATTCCGCCTACAGCAGATAGTCTCATCGAAGTAGTATCTCCAAAGGCATGACCCTTATTAAATGTTAGTCTAACTGGGTTGGTGTTGGTTGCATTGGTGATCTGATGTATATAACCGTTATTGACTTCTGTCATACCAACAACCTGACGAATAGAAATAGTATCTCCGCTCGAGTATGGGTGCTGTATTGCGTAGTTTTCGTCCGTAAATCCAATTAGCTCTGATACAATGAACGCACGGTTAGCGTTTAGTAGATATGCAGCGTTAGCTGTTGTTTGATACTTCTGCTGTAGTACATAGTCAATATACGCAATGATTTCTGCACGTAAGAAACTACGATTTGCTACCAACTTGTTATAGGCATTCAGTATAGTTGCGTTTGTTTCTGCTACTAGTCCAATTGGTGTTCTTGTACCTGGAGTAATATAAGCGTTTGGTCCGTTGATAATGATATCCAATATCAAATCAACATTTGCCTGTACGGATGCTGCTGCACCTGCACCACTGCTACCTGAGATTACCTGTGCAACTTCTGTTTGATATAGTGTTGCAACCGGTGTACCTGTAACAATAGATGGGATAATTGACTTCAAGTATTCATACGCAGCAGTTACCTGCGGTACTTCGTTTGGAATTGCAGTCACTGTACTTGAGAAGTTTAGATAGTAGATACCGCTTTGTATTGCCTGACGATTACCGCCATACAGTACGTCATATGAAATACTGTCTAATATGTAACCAACGTCGCGCTCGCACAATCCTGTATCAAATACTAGACCCGAGTACGCAGGTAGTCCTTGTATGTATGCAACTGTAGCAGCAGGTAGTGTTGCTTTTGCTGTTTGAATTGCAGCATATGCATCAGTTACTGCAGTAACAACACTTGCTGTTGTTCCGTTTGGTACAATCAGATCAGTTACGCTAGCCGGAGGTGTTGTACCATCTAGTATATCGATGATAGTGTCAAATAGTGCATTTGTAGTTGAATCAATTGTTACACCAGCCAATCCTGCAACCTGCGACTTGAGATATGCTAGTGCATCAAGTGTAGCGGCCTTCTCGCTAGGAGATCCATCAGGAACACTATAACCATCTGCTTGAGTCCAGTACTGCAAGCCAGCAAACATGCTTTGGCTGTTGCCGTCTAGTCCTGGGAACTTCAAGTCTTGTGCTAGTGCGTCAACGATCAACCCAAGGTCGCGTGAGCACTTGAGATGATCGTACGTTACAACTGTAGTATCAATGTAAGCAATTACTTCTGCACGGATAAAGTCTCTATTAGCTTGCAACCGTGTATAAGTGTTATTAGCATTACCGCCAGCGGCAACTAGACCAATTGGAGTACGTGTGCCAGCGTCAAGGTATGTACCAGGACCATTATTAATAATGTCTAGTATGATATCTACTGCGTCGGCTGCAAGTGTAGACTGTGTTGGTGTACCGCTGCTACCCGATGTAACTTGTGCTACGTCTGTTTGATATGTTGTAGCCAATGGTGTCCCTTCAATGATAGAAGGCAGTATGCTCTTTAGATAGGTGTAAGCGGCAGTTACCTGTGGTATTTCACCTGCCACTGCACTATCAGTTGACGAGAAGCCTAGATAGTAGATACCGCTTTGAATTGCCTGACGGTTGCCGTTATACAACAAGTCATAGCATACGCTGTCAATTATAAAACCAACGTCTCGACTACAAGTTGTAGAGTTATATACTAATGCTGGATAGTTAGTGTTAACCCAAGTAACTATGTTGGCGCGAATTGTTGTCTTGGCCGATTGTATTGCTGCGTAGGCTGTAGCTATTGCTCCGGTGTTAGCGATCGCATCGTTTGGTATAATCAAATCGGTAACATCAGCTGGATCGATAATTCTATTGATAATGTTTATGATAAGATCAATTAGTTCATCTGTTGTAGCAGATGTAGCTGCAGCAACTGCAGTGATTTGCGCTTTCAACTGCACTAGTGCACCAACTGTTGCTGCAACTTCTGCACTTGGTGCAATGTTTGAGATACTATACCCGTCGTTCTGTGTCCAGTATTGCAGGCCAGCAAACACTGTTTGACTGTCGCCGCTGGTGCCTGGGAATTTAATGTCCTGTGCAATGGCGTCTACGATCAGTCCTAAGTCACGTGAGCACTTGGTGCGGTTGTAATTAAATGAACCGATACGTGCTAGGCTAATTGGTTCTGGATTTGGTGCAACACTTGGGCCTGCATTGATAATGTTAATCATCAGGTCAAGCTTGTCAGTAATCTTGTTAACGTCTTGTGTTGTACCAATTGCCATTGGCCCCTCTGGCATCACTTGTGGCACTGTACCGTATACTGTTGGAACCTCGCGTCCTTCAACAATGTACGACGACAATGTCTTGATGTAATCGTATGCTGCTGTTACAATTGGTTTTTCGCCAGGTACTATGCTTACAGTAGTTGAGTGATTCCAATAGTAAACGCCTGATTGTACTGCTTGTCTGTTAGACTGAACAGTGTTAGTTGGGTCAGCGTTATACAACAAATCAAAGCTAACACTGTCAATCATGTAGCCCAAATCTCTGCGGCATTTCGCTGCAGTCTGTGTATCTGCATAACCGCCTGTCTCGTACGCTGTAAATCCTGTACCGTCTAGAGCAGTTAGCAATGTAGCATCTAAGTATAGCTCTACGGTATTTGCGCCAGTGTTCTTAGTGTAGTAACGATTGCCGTTTAGCTCAACCATGCCTTCAATGTTGTTGATTCTAATGGAGTCACCATCTGCAAAGGCGTGACCTGTAATAGTTAGTACAACAGGACTTGCTGCAGTTGCGCCCGTAATTGGTTGATCAAATGACGGGAACGTACCTGCAATGTCTGCAATCGTATCGTCAATGATTGTTGCTTTGGCTGCTTGTAGCGCATCATACGCAGCTTGCGCATCGCGATCAGGTTCAATACTGTTAGGAACTATGCCGCTGGTGATTGTTGCTACGTTAACAGTTTCATCCAATAGATTTCTTATTAAGTCAAAACCATTTTCAATATTAGTCTTGTCTGCTGTTCTAATAGACAATGCATTAGTCTGAGTGATAACAAAGTCAATTGCCGCTACTGTTGCTGCAATCTCTCCTGCTGGGATTGAACGTTCTGCTGTCTGACTCCAGTACTGGATTGCTGCAAATGTTGATTGGCTATCGCCATCAAACAATAAGTCTTGTACCAGCGCATCCACAATGAGTCCGGTGTCACGTGAACATGTTGTACGGTTATACGTGTATCCTTCTAGGTACGCAACAACTTCTGCCTTAATGAATTCTTTGTTGGCTAGTAATTGCTCGCCCGCACGACGATACGTTGTACTAAATTCTGAGATGCCGGCGTATCCAGGTGCATCTGCTGTTGTTTTATCATTGATGATGCCCAACATATAATCTACTAGGTTCTGTGCCACTGTGACTTGCGTCAATGTACCAACACCGGAAGCAGTTACAAAGTCTTGTAATTCTCCAGTTTGATATACATAAGGCATTGGTAGCCCACGTATAATGTAGCTAGCTAATATCTTGATATACTTGTAAGCTTTTTCAATTTGCTGTATTTCTGTTGGTACTGTACTAGCTGCTAGATAGCTATAATAGTATACTGCTGCTTGCACAGTCTGGCGATTGCCACCAAATAGATTGTCTCTGCTTATGCAACTAGTAACATATTGTACGTCTCGCTCGCAAGTAGCGGTATTGTATACTAACAACGGGAATTGGTTAGCAATTCTTAATGTTACTTGTTCCTTAAAGAAATCTGTGTTAGCATTTAAGAGTAATGCCGCATGATATTGCTGCGTTGTATTGCCTGCAATAATCAAACCACTTGAAATAATACGCTCTGTTACGTTATTGGTATTGCCATCGGTCAATATATCAAGTAACAGATCAAAATTGTCACTAATAGCAGAAATAACTGTAGGGTCGGTTACTGCAGATGTAGGTATAGATGCTGCTGTCACTCGAGGATACGACACCGGTGTATATAGAACATGTGTTGATATGTCTTGAATAATATCTAGTGCAATTGCTTTAAGATATGTATATGCGTTAATTGTAGCTGCAATCTCACCCGGATTTATTTCGCTAGACGATGCTAGTGCAGCCTGACTCCAATACTGGATACCTGCAAAAGTTGTTTGTGTTCTATCGGTGAATGTCACGTCAGTTGCAATAGAATCCACAATGAGTCCAAGGTCACGATAGCACTTGGCACGATCAAACGAAATTGTCTCCTGATCAATGTAAGCAATTACTTCTGCACGTAGGAAATCTCTATTAGCTATTAACTTGTTATATGCATTGGTAGCATTGCCGCTTGCTGCAACTAGACCAATTGGTGTACGTGTTCCAGCAGTTACGTATGCAGCTGGTCCGGTATTAATAATATCTAATATCATGTCAATATTGCTAGTTGCTAGATTAGACTGTGTTACGGTGCCATTACTACCTGTTGTAACTTGTACAACCTTAGTCTGACGAGGTGATGCAATTGCTGTTCCTTCAATGACCAAAGGAACAATACTCTTTAGATAGTTATATGCAGCAGTTACCTGAGGAATCTCACCTGGAATTGCTGTGTCCGTTTCCGAGAACCCCAAGTAGTAGATACCATTTTGAATTACTTGACGGTTGCCGCCGTACAACAAGTCGTAGCACACACTGTCAATGATATAACCAAGGTCTCTGCGACAAAGGGCTTCGTCGTAAGTTATGCCCGGAGCACCAACAGTGTTAATCCAGTTAATAATATTATCTATAATTGTAGTCTTTGCTGCTTGTATGTCAGCGTATGCGTTAACAACGTCCGTTGCTGTAATTGCTGTTGTACCGTTTGGTACTATCAGATCCGTGACTGTAGCAGGATTTGTTGTACCATTTAATATGTTAATAATTACGTCAACTAGTGAGTCCGTAGTTATAGTCATCACCGGTCCAAGCAACGCAGCAATTTCTAGTTTAAGTTGAGCAAGTGCGCCCAGTGTTGCTGTTACTTCTGATGTTGGGTACACATTTGGAATACTGTATCCACTTTGTGTCCAGTACTGCAAGCCAGCAAACATGCTTTGGCTTGTGCCATCTAGACCAGGAAATTTAATGTCTTGTGCAAGAGCATCTACAATAAGTCCAACGTCACGTGAACATTTAACTCTGTCATATATGAATACTCCCGAGAACGTTACACGGGCAGGATTGGTATTTTCAATGCCAGTAATGTCAACTGAGGGGAATGCGATAATTGCAGCCGGAGCCTTATGATCTCTGAAAGTCATTTCAGTAAAGTAGCTCTTGTTATTAACCCAAAACAAGTCCAGCGTTGTGTTTTGCGGACGAATTGTCACCGAACGCAAACTGTCGCCAACAATGCTTACTCCGGCTGGGATGTAAATTGGATTATCTTCTGTATAGTCGCCGCTCTTGACAAATATGGTTGAGCCTGCACCAGTGCGTCCTGCGCCAGCCGGTGTTATGTATACATCGGCGTAAGTGTAGTCAATACCTCTATCTAGTATTGTAAAACCTATAACTGATCCGCTACTGATAATAGGTACTGCTCTTGCTCCGGTACCGTCGCCAAAGATTGTGACGGTTGGGATTAAGGGTAATTCATACCCGGCGCCTGGATTTGTTACATATAATGCAGTAATTGACCCATTGGCTACGGTCGCAGTTGCAGTTGCAACTAATGCGCGAGTTGCTGCTACAGCAGACTTAATTGTAAGTTTGGACTTATCTAGGCTCTTTCCGTCGTTTGCATCATTACCACTTTTACTTACATAAAATACATTTTGAACTGCAGTGGCGCCTCTGACGCCAACTTCAACGATACTAGGCGTACCGTCGTCCTTTTTGATAAAAACCTTACCATCGTAAGTGTTTATACCAAATTCTCCCAGCGATAAGTCCTGTGTTGTGGGGACTTTTCCCGGAGTTGCACTGCGCTTCATCTGAATTAAGTTAAAAGTAGCCATAGCGTTCCCTACGAAATTTTTCTCTGTACGGAGATGAAAAATAAGTATTAGTATCGTATTTAGCTCTAAATTTTAAAAGGACTATATGTTATCTGTAGCAATAATTGACGTGCTTGGACTTACCTATGATGGTAATACGTTAAGCAAACGCGGGTTAGGCGGTAGTGAAAGTGCTGTAATTTTGATATCCAAAGAGCTTGCAAAGCTAGGATTTAAAGTCACGGTATTCAACAACTGCATAGATTCTCATGCGCAGGAAGGTGTGTTTGACGGTGTGACATATGTAGATCATACTCGACTTGATGTACCAAATGATTATACTGCGGACATTGTGATTGGGTCGCGTACTGTTGTTCCTTTCTCATTAGAACATCATTGGGCACACTGGGCGCAGTTTGGATATCATTGCAAAAGATATCAGCAGCTGGTTAAAAATGCCAAACATAAAGTGTTGTGGATGCACGACACGTTCTGCGGCGGGGACGAGATACTAGAAGATCTGCTGTTGAATAGGCAAATCGATGAGATCTTTACTCTGAGCGACTTCCACACAGCGTATGTCACTAACTGCCACCACGGCGGTAAGCGTCGTAACTTTGAAGTACTCAAGAACAAGGTATTTGTTACACGTAATGGTATGACAAAATATATTGATCAAGTAGATGTTGCTGCCAAAGACCGCAATCTTTTTGTGTACAATGCTAGCGTAACCAAGGGACTTGTCCCATTACTAGATCGTATTTGGCCACAAGTTAAAGCTAACATTCCCGATGCACAGCTCAAAGTAGTAGGGGGATACTATCGTTTCAGAGATAATGCAGAACCCGATGCACAGGAAAAGAAGCTACGCGAGTATGCAGCTAATCCATTGTATGCGCAGTTAGCGGTAGAGTTTACTGGTATTATCAAGCAAAGCGAAATTGCAGAGTTGCTCAGTCGTGCAAGCTTTATGATCATGCCTGGTGCGTTTCCCGAAACGTTTGGCATTTCCACTTTAGAATCCTTATACTACAATACTCCAGTACTTTGCAGTCGTTTTGGTGCACTGGAAGAAACTGCTGTTAACCTAGCTTGCTATCAGCTAGACTATGCCGTAGAGCCAAACGGACTATTCCCCGAGATCAATCCGGAAACACAGTCTCAGAAGTTTGCGGAAATGACTATAAATGCATACCGCAACACATACCTACATCAGCAAAAGATGTATGCATGTAATCAGATACGCGATATCTGTACATGGGATACTGTTGCAGTACAGTGGAAGCAGCATTTTTATAAGAAGCTAAATCAATTCTTACCAGTAACAGACTACCGCAGAGCTGCAGATATTAATGCTAAAGTACATCAAGTGTTTGGACGTAGATTTAGTAACAACGAAGAGTGGGGCACTCCAACACGTGGCGTACAACAACGCATTGCAGTTATTAGCACATTTTATAATGCAGCAAATTATCTGCGCAAGTGTATTGAAAGTGTTGCCCAGCAGAACTACGATAACTATCATCTGTACTTGATCAATGATGCATCAACCGACAATAGTGTCGATGTTATCATGGATGTAATGAAGGACTTACCAGACGAATTAGACGGTAGGTTTACTCTAATAGAAAGTGAAACAAATGTTGGTGCTGTATGCAATCAGGTATCAGCTATTAGAGAACATCTTGGAGATGACGATATAGTTATGATCCTAGATGGCGACGACTGGTTAGTTAACGATCCCGACATATTCCACTACTATAATAATATCTATCACGAAGGCACAGAATTTAGTTATGGGTCGTGCTGGAGTATAGTTGATAACATTCCGTTGATATCGCAACCATATCCAAAACATGTGCGTGATACCAAAAACTATCGCAATCATCATTTCAATTGGATCATGCCCTACACCCATTTACGTACTTTCAGAAAGCGTCTACTCAATGCTGTGGACGACAAGATGTTTAAAGATGCAGATGGTAATTGGTTTAAGGCTGGCGGTGACGGCTCTATTTTCTACTCTGTACTAGAACAAGCCGATCCAGACAAAATTACGGTTGTGTCTAGAGTTGTTTATAATTATAATGATGCTAGTCCACTTAACGACTACAAGATCAACGGCGACGAGCAAACAAGAAATGCAAGGAACATTATTAAAATGAAAGACGGACCAATGTTTACGATACCAGAATTGCCGCCGGCAAACCCGCCGCCACGAACTGAGGCGAGGAAACCAGCATTAGAAATTCTCAGAGAACTAGGTGTATCGCTCACTAACCCAACCGCAACACCTTCTCTTGCTATTACGCCTCCAGTAGTTCCTACTACTACTATAACTATGCCAACGGCTAGCAATACTGTATTACCTACTTCAAAAAAGAAGAAGATTCTGATTGCTATTCCAACAGCACGTAATATTGAAGTAGATACGTTCAAGAGCATTTACGATCTTGAAATACCAGATGGATATGAAACAGAATTTAGATATACGTTTGGATACCGTGTGGATCAGGTAAGAAATCTAATCGCAAGTTGGGCCGCAAACTACGACTATCTGTTCTCAGTTGATAGCGATATCGTATTCCCGCCCGACACACTAAAGAAAATGCTATCCCACAATGTGGATATAGTAAGCGGGTTGTATATACAGCGTATTCCGGGCACACATGCATTGGAAATCTACCTACCTAATCAATGGGGCGGTATGAATCGTGCAGAACTACAAAATTTACCCGATAATGCGCTTGTTGAAATTGGTGGATGTGGATTTGGTTGTGTGTTGGCAAAGGGAGAGATATTTAGTGCTGTAGGATATCCGCAATTTGAATATCATGTTGCACTAGATCACAAGGATACAATAAGCGAAGATACCGACTTCTGTGCTAAAGCACGTAACAAGGGATTCAGGATATACGTAGACACTAGTATTAAGTGCGACCATCTAGGAGCATTTACGTTTAAGGTTGGGCTAATGACCGGTTACGCTCCTGTGGATACTAAAAAAAAGAGTATGACTTGAAAGATCATCTAAGACAATTGGGACAACGATTAGAACTTTTTCCAAAATCACATGTTGATTACTTGAAAAAGTTACGTGATGATCTAAATTTTGAACCAAAAGTAATATACGACATTGGTGCGTGTGTTATGCATTGGACTAACTCAATGAAGCCTGTCTGGCCTAATGCAGAATATATCTTGTTTGACGGTATGGAAGCTGCAGAATTTTTATATCAAGAAAGTGGATACAAATATAACATTGGTGTGTTATCCGATCAAGACAACAAGGAAGTTAAGTTCTACGAAAATGTAGAACAGCCAGGTGGCAATTCATACTATCAAGAAAATGTAGCACATACATTTGGCAACTGTGTATTCCCCGATAGCACTGCTGTTGCAAAGATAGCAATGACTCTAGATACTATAGTTGCTAACAAAGGATATCCCTTGCCTGATCTTATTAAGATGGATGTGCAAGGTGCAGAACTAGATATTATCAAAGGTGCAACTAAGATGTTAGAACACTGCAAACATCTAGTTTTAGAATTACAACATGTAGATTTTAATATTGGTGCACCTAGTGTAAACGAAGTACGGGAATATTTAAAAACTATTGGATTTACTGACGTATCGGGTATGTTCTCGTCCGGTGGTCTAGGTGTTGACGGCGACTATCACTTTGTAAGATTTTAATACGTTCCGCCGTCCACTGCAACTCCCTGTCCCAATGCGGTAGCACTTAGCACAGTTACACCTTCAATTTGATAAGTGCTGCCGTTAGTTGTTAAGTCAAAGTTAACATTACTAGACCATGCATCGGTAGTGTCGTACCAAAGTAATTCTTTATCTGTATCGCCTCTTAATACCAATCCACCAATGGTATCTGTTGGTGTATCTACGTCATTTATGTAAAGTATAGGACTATCAAAGTTAGGTAACGGATCAACAGTAGCATTTAATGTGCCTAATACTGTTAAATCGCCGGTTACAATGACCTCTCCGCCAACTAGATTGATTGTACCATTTGCATTACCAGCATTAGTACCCGTGCCTAATGCAATCTGCGTAATATTACCTTGTGTTTTATTTGTTAGCGACATTGTTTAACCCTCTATCATTATTTATTACTTAGACATAAAAAGACAGGGGCATTTCTGCCCCTGTCATATCAACTAACGTTGAACTTCTTATTACTGGAAGCTTACGTTCTGAACTACAACTTCACCGAGGTAGTCTGCTGCATTGCCAAGTGACGATGCTGTGTTGGTTAGTTCAACATAGCCGTAACGTGTCATGAAGCCAACTGTTGGCTCGAATGTTGCTGGGTCTAGGATTACACCTGAGCTCATTAGAGGGATGTATGGGCAGTAGAATGCTGCTGCATCTGTCTCTGTTGAACCCTTATAACCAACTAGTACTGACTGTGTGTCAGCTGCATATGCGTCAACATATACACGCATGCTGCTGTTCAATGTACCGACAAACTTGGTGTTTGTTGGTGCTTCGAATGTACCTTCTGTGGTACGTGCAAATGCGCTTGTTGTTGCTGACTGTAGGATAGTCAATGCATATGGGCTTACAACTGCCCAGTTACCTGCACCGCGACGTGTGCGTGAAGCAATCTTGTTAGCGGTTCTGTTGATTAGAATAGCTAGAGCAGCATGCTCGTCGCCAACGAATGTTGCAGTACCACTTACTGTTGACTGGTCGAAGGTTTCTTCTGTTGGTGCCAGTGAACGGAGGCTTGCTAGGATTTCCTGGTCAATTTCAGCAGTAATTTCTTGAGCTAGTGCAGCCATAATTTCTGCTTCTAGATCCAGACCGTGCTGTGATTGTGCATCCTGTGCAGCTTCAAAGGTCCAGCGAGCTGACAATTTACGTGTACGTGCCTCTACTGGTTGCTTCAAAATCTGTACCGATACCTTATTACCACCGGTACCTTCTAGGCCTGCTGTTGCACCTGCTCTTTGATCACTTGCTGTTGCTGACGGTGCTGTACCGGAGTAGCTTAGGCTGATCTTGAATGGGCTTAGTGCTTCTTCGCCTGCTGTAGTATTGTCGCCGGCAACTGAACCAGTGTGTGTCTGGGCATAACGCACACGCAATGTGTGGATCTGTCCGACAGGACCTGTCATTGGCTGTACGCCAACTAGTTCGTTTGCAATGACTGTTGGCATTACGCGACGAATTACTGGTAGAATTACGCGGTTGAGGCTTGCGATGTTACCGGCTGATGTAGCACCTGACGATGCCGATTCTGCGATGTACTTGCGGGTGTTTTCCAGCATTACACTCATAGAATTTCTCTTTGAGCCAGTGAGACCTTCCAGCAACGCCTCCTTGGTCTCGTTCCAACGATGTTCAAGAAGTGTGTTAGACATTTTAAATTTCCTCTTTTAATGTGTTACTTCAAGCCAGCTAGCTTACGGAGATCAAAGATTTCCGCTGCTGGTCTGTCAATTTGCACTGGCTTGTCACCAGTAACTTCCTTTCTCGATTCAACCAATTGCTTCTTTACTGGGGCACTTTGTGTACCGTCGTTTAAAACACTCGGCAAATACTTGTCAAAAGACTCTCTGAGTTTTGCAGTTGGTACTGTTCTCAGTAAATCTTCCATTATAGCGCGTGGCTTTTTGCCTAGTGGCGTAAACAACTCGCTCATAACTTCCAAACGCACAGAACTGTCGCGCATTTCGTTGATCGTTTTTTGTTTTGATTCAACTAGATGTGCTGCAGCATCTGACTGCTTCTTAAGATTTTCCATCACACGTACAGCTTGCGTCAGCTTACCACGCAATGCGCGGATTTCTGTTGTTTCGCTGTAATGGCTGCTTGCAAATTCTTTTGAGAACGCTTCAAACAAGCGTTGTCCAAAGTTATTCTTGCGAGCAACTTCGATATCTTCCTTAAGTTGCACTAATTCTTTCTTCAAACCTTCAGTGACTGCTGTTTCTACAGCAGCGGCAGCGCGTGAAACGAACTGCTTCTTAACGGCGTTCAGCTGATTCTTAGCTTCTGCAACAAGACGTACCTTGGCGTTAACCAATTCCTTCTTGTCTTCTGAGAATTCCATGATTTCCTTTGATAGGTTCTTAACCACAAAACTCTCTAGCTTGGCTACATCCTTTCTGAATGCATCACGTTCGGCCTTAAATTCCTTTAATTCTTTTGCCAAATTTTCCAACACGAACTGTTGGAGCTTGGCAGCATGCTCCTTAGTCTGCTTCTTGTACTGGATGCGCTCGCTGATAAGAGCCTTACGGTCTTCAGCAAATTCACCTAGTTCTTTCTGCAGATTTTCAGATACCATACGATCGAGTCCTTCAATAATCTGACTCTTATCGTGCTCATAACGTTGAGCAAATTCGCCACGTAGTTCTGTTTCAACTGATTCACGAATTTCGCGAACTTTGCTTTCCCAGGCTTCATTGATGGCTAGTTTGGTATCTTCGGAAAGCATGCCATTGTCGACGATATTTTTCAAGGCGTCTAGCATTGCATGTTCCTCTATAGTTTCAGATCACGAATCAAATTCGTGATCTCTTTCTCAAGGTATTTCTGTACCTTGGGGTTATACGTGGCTTCCGCCGCCATCTCTAATGTTATCTTTCCCCGCTTAGAGTTCATTAGTCCCTCATATATAGGAGTAGGATAAGCATTTGGAGCTGATGGCTGAGCCACAATATCTACGGTCAAGATCTCAAAATTTGAAACCTTGCCATTTGAATCGTTTACGTCGCCCGAACCACGAGAACTTACACCCAGTTTAACGCCGCTTTGCAGCATTGATTCTGCAATCTTGCCCATCGGTGTTGGAAGTATTTTCAACTTGCCAATACCGTTATTTCCGTCCATCCAAATATCTGTGATCATGTGACTTACACGATCAAGATTAATCTTTAAATCATCTGGGTGGTCAATTTCACCAAGAATGCTGTATCCGTTTTTCAGTTGTTCCTGCATGGATTCAACTGCTCGCTTGATTTCGTGAGACGGATACACTCTTTGGTTGGCATTCTTTACTTCACCCTCGATGAAGGTTCCCTTAAGATACAAGCTCTTAAGATTGCCTTCACCGGAGGTTTCCAGTATTGCCTGGGCACGCTCGTAGCTGAGATGTTCTCGCAGTAGAGCTGACATATCTTAGACCTTCTTCATGTCCTGGACTTTCTTCATCTTGGTGCCTTCGCCCCTGGTATCGTAGCTTGTTAGCTTACCTGGACTCTTAACACCATGATTTCCCTGACTGCCATCCTTAATAGATACTGGCTTGCCAGCACCTGTTGGGCTCTTAGCATTCTTTGCCAGAGGGCTCGTTGCATGAGTACCGGCTGGTTCCGACAGAACTGGCTTTGGAGCATGCTCCTTGTATTCGAAGATTGAAGCTTCGTCCATCTCTTCGTCGCCCATATCTGCGCTTGCAGCTTCGTCGCCCATGTCTTCATGGTCTGTTTCTTCGTGATCTTCGTCACTTCCTTCGCCTGCCATTAGGTCGTCAAATTCTGACTTCAGCTGGCTTAGTGCATCTTCTAGGTCAACGAGACGGTCTTCCATATCTTCCATACCACCCTCGTCGCCCATGTCGTGTTCTGAGCTATCTAGTTCGTCGCCCATATCGTCACCCATGTCGCCTTCGTCGTCGAGTGGCTCTTCGTCGCCCATCTCTTCGTCAGCTTCTGACATATCGTACTCTTCGGCTTCGATCTCATTTACTAGACCTTCAACTTCGTCACCGCCAAACTCTTCTTCGTCGAGTTCTGCTGTTTCGTCTGCGATTAGATTTTCGTAAATTTCACGGCTCTTTGCAACAACGATTTCGTGGAAAATGGCCTGAGCCTTTTCTGTTTCGTCATTGACAACATATTCAAGCAATTGCTCAAATTTCTTTGACATGTTTAAAATCTCCTTAGCTAAGTGTGTAATTAGTTATCAAAAGAATAGAAAAACCGGCTCAAACGGCCGGTTTTTTGGTATTTTTTTAACCCGCAGGTGCTGCAGGTGGTGCGCCGTAAATGGTCTTAAAGAAATCTTCTTGTTTTTTCTGTTCCATTTTACGAACTTCTTGCATTCGACGTAACTTGTTTATTTGTTCCAGTGTGAGACGTATCTTGCGTGTATCGTCTGGACGCTGTACACTTTCGTCATCCTTAGCATCATACCTCTGATCGGGTACTTTCTCGGTATTTTCCATTAAGTCACGTAAATGCATACAATTTCCTCACGCTGTATTTAATCAATTTGATTAAATTCCAGGTTCTCCTCCCGGGGGCATTTCGCCTCCTGGTGCAGTTGGTGCACCTTCTGGGGGGGCTTCGCCGCCCGGTGGGCCTGCCATAGCCTGATCCACTGCACCCATATCTGCTTCCATGCCACCTGGGGTAACACCTACGTTACGTAGATCTGAACCGCTAGTTTCTGCTTCAGCCTGCGCGTTTTCTTTCTTCCATTGTGTTTCGTTATCCACAATTTCTTGTTCGCTTAAGCCCAAGTACCGTCCCATTGCCCAACGTTTAGCAATAAAGGGCAACTGTGCCATCTGATTAAAGTTATTGATACGGTTGCTATCCACATCCACAGTCTTAAACTGACTAAAGTTCTGTGGCTCGGTAAACTTCAATTCAAACATACTGGTATCAATATTAATACCACGCTTCTTAAGGTAAATCTTAAAGTCTAGGTCCAGCTGCGGCACAATTAAGCTTTGCAAACGCATGCAATACTTGTTAAAACGCAGTTCTTGAATTAGTGATGTACCCACACGTCCGTCATTGTAAGTTGCAGCACTATCGTCTGGTCCCGTAGGCATGTAGCTGCTAGGAATACGCAATGCGCGGAACAGCTTGTTAGTAAAGAACTTGAGGTCATCAATTTGACCTAGATTCTCGCCGCCCGGCAATGTAGTAACGTCACTTCCCTTGCCATCACTATTAACAGCAAAGAAGAAGTCTTCATTCATGCTAATTGGGTTATAGGTAGCGTCACTTATGTTGCTACCGCCACCTGTCTGACTAGGAATACGACGCTGATAAATTTCGTTCTTAACACGCTCTAGGAACTGCATGGCTAAGTGGCTGGGCAGATTGCCTGTGTCAATCTTGAACACACGACGTTCTGGCGCACGTTGTACGCGATAGATAATGATAGCATCTTCGATTAGTTCTTTCTGTTTGAACGTCTTGAATACATTCTCTAGAATACTATAACCAAATGGCCATGCTGCGTCGAGACCTTCGTTTAAGCTCAGATGTACAACGTGCTCTGCGGCAACAGCCATCTGACTTTGTGTATTGCTGAATCTACCACCATTACTACCACCTGCGCTGAAATTATAGTTGTTGCCTCTTGGGGAGGTTGCGCCTAGTATTGCAGGTGTTTGTGTATAACTTGTATTGCTGGTGTTGTTGGGTAATAGTTGTGTTGTGGTCAATGACTGCAAGTTTAGGTTAATGTCACGAACAACATACTGCTCGGGCTTCTTACCTTCTGCTTCGTTGACAATTACCTTGTCAACATTACGTGCATCGCAGTGATACAGCTTGTTGTTCTCGGGGTCACGGATAAAGAACGCATCGCCGTACTTGATCACGTTTCTGAACAAGCGGAATATTCTGCGATCCAGTTCATTGAGTCTGTACCAACTTACCAGTGCTTGCTTGAGAATCTTAACTTCAACGTCTGTTGGCTGTTCTAGAAAGTGAAAGTTGAACTGTGTGCCGTTGTCTGGGTTTACTTCTGTGCAAAACTCTGCAATGATATCCAGTGCGCTGTTAACTTCAGGATCTTGGTCCATGATCTCGTATTGATAGTACCGATCAACACGATTACTTTGTCCACTGTATACTTCAGGTAGGAACGTGTTAAAGTTCTTGCGACTCATTACACTGGGAGTAGTGGTCTTTTTGCCCGAGATAGGACTGTTATTGCCCTTGTTTGGGTCTTGATATACGTTAAAATGTTTACGCCAACTACTCATTTATATACCCTTTAAGGAAGTCCGAGAGCCGCAGCTTTCTTTGTCAGCGAGGAAAATGCACCAGATACCATACCTGGTTTCTCCTCGCCTTGTTTTTCTATCGCCATTAACACCTGAGTCATCATATCAATTTGAGCAGATATCTTTTTTACTAAGTCATCTGTATTTACTACTTTCCCTACGCCAGCTGCTGGTTTCGCTAACGCTGTAGCGGCTGCAGGTGCGCCTGTTGCTGCAGGAGTTGTTGGTGCAGCTGGCAAAGGTTTGAGCATCGCCATTGGATTTTTTTGTACTTCTAGTATTCGGTTCTGAATAGGTGTGCGCTGCCCTTCAGGTATTGTATTAATTTCTGCCGGAATAGTAGATTTAGAAAGATCTTTTGGTGGCGGTGCTGCTGCTGCGCCCTTTTTATCTTTCTTAAACCAATTGAGAGGATTTAACTTGTCCTTGATGTAATTGCCAATACTGCTAAACAGTCCCTTGATCGCATCAGTAATGGAGTTCAACATATCCATGAATGAGAATTCTTTCCACCATTTGGCGATGCCGGCAAATACATTCTTGATAGAATCTGTTACCTTAGTCAATATTACCCCAATATCAAACCCGCCAAATACATTTTTAACAAAGTCGCCAACAGTGTTGAATATTCGTACCCAATGATTGTATATTGAAACAAACGGACTCATTAACATTTTGCCCCAATCTTTCAATCCGTTTATCAGATAATTTCCAATACTTGTCCATACAGCCATAAATTTGTCAAAGACTTCCGAGAACGATGCATCGCCCATAAAGAAATCAATGAGCGTTGTCCAGTAGTCTGCAAGACTTCCGAATATATCAATTACTCCAACAAGGGCGTTCACAATAGTTCCAATGATTGGTCCAAGTATGTCCATAATGGGTTGTAATACCCAATCATACAGAAGTTTAAATACTTTGACTACTACTTTAATGACCTTACCCAGTGCATTGACAATCTTACCAAGAGCTTCGCCCAATTTGGCAAGAGTTCCGCCCATACCGCCTTCTTGTTTTGAGAATATATCTTTAACTCTTCCCCATAAATTCTGAAGAACATCAGATACTGTTCCAAATACCTGTGTAAATATGTCTCCAATCATCTTAAAGTCAATAGCATTAACTACAGTGTTAGCGAACGTTAATATCTGATCAAAAATTTCACCAAGTATGCTTAATGCACTAGTGATATCAATTTTTCCTAAAATTTCAGATACTTTGCCAAATACGTCCGAGAAGAATTTTATCATCTTGTTTACAATAGGCATTACTACTGTATCAAACTTTGCAATATAAGGATCCACTTTCTTTATTGCGGAATAGATAAAATCTGCGAGAGTTTGAAATCCTGTTGTAATTTTATCAAACAACGTCAGAAAGACCTTGCTGCCAAATATCTTTAGTATCAAACTTTCAAACATGCCGCCAAACTTAGTCTTGATATCTTGTAATTGCTTTTGTGACTCTAGCTCTGCACTGCGCTGATCGTTCATTGCTTTTTCTGCTTCGGCAAATGTTTTATTTCTGCCCGCTGCTGTCTTCATAAACTCTATAACTTCGCCTTCTCTTGCAGCCTTGTTTGCTTTGGCCGCATTTGCTGCCATGAGTAAATCTTTTTGTGCCTGAGTACGTTGTGCTTGTGGAATAGCACCAAGTGTCTTAGATATTTGCTCGGCGTTGTCTCCCATAGCATTTGCCATTTCGTCGCGAGCTTGTTCTTCTGTTATTGCACCAGATTTCAATTTATCTGCAATTCCAGTGAATGTGTTTTGAAGTTGCGGACCTACTGTTGCAAATGCTGCAGCAGTATCGCCTGTCATAGTACCAAACTGTAATAAATCACCAAAAGCACTTACTAATGTTTCGCCTCCTGGTAAACCTTGTAACATTGTGGCAAATTTCATTACACTATTTTTTTCTTCGCCTGCTAAACCAAGCATATCAAGGGTAGCAGTAAAATCTGGATTCTTTGCAAAATCTGCCATCATCTTATTCATTTCTTCTCTGGTCTTACCTGTGGATCTTGCAAGGGAGTCTAAGTCCGAAACATAATCGGCAGTACTTGCTGTTACTCTCTTTTGAACATCTGCTGCAGTTTCTCCGGCACGTGCTCGAGTAATATCTTGGTGTGTTAAGTTCTGTTGGATATCAGCATAGTCGGCAAGATATTGCGCTGCTTCGCTAACTCCAATGCCCAATCCTGCTAACTTAGCTTTGCCAAATACCAATTCTCGACTAAATGCTGTTAATCTTTTAGCTCCTTCATTCATATTGCCGCCGCCAAAACGAGCAACCGCAGCATGATTCTGCGTCATTAATCGTCCAAGTTCTTCTACACTTAAACCTGCAGATCCTGCAGCGGCTGCTAGTTCGGCAAATCCACCTTGAAATCTGATACCAGACGCATTCATCTCTTTAACAGTATCTGCCATCTTGTCAACTGCACCAAATGCTGCACTAACGATAGCAACGCCAATCATGAATGCGCCTTGGACTAGCTTAAACGCGCCGCCTAATGCCTTAGCTGCACCGCCTAATATATTAAATCCCTTAGCAGTTCCGCCCTGTAATCGTATAATCTCATTATTTTGAGTATTCATTCGAATCACAGATCCGCTCATATCATCTAGGTTACCTGCAACTTCATCGAGTCCTTGATTTAGTGCGGCGCCGGCATCTGCAGCTCCGCCACCGGCATTGCTACTACCTCCCCCGCTGCGGGCACTTGCACTAGCCAGACGATTCATTGCAGCAACTAAACTTCGTAGGGTTGCCTCAGTAGCGAGGTCGTCGCCTTCTATCCTGTATTCTGTGCCGTTAATGTTTATTGAGTTAGCCATAGTGTGGTAGATATATAGTTGTGTATTTATAACGGTTATGAAACCGGTTTTTTAAACGGAAGCAATTCAATGTCAGAAATTAAAAATAACCCGCTGAGTTCATATTTTAGACAGGCTAAGTACTATACTCCCTTGCCTAGTGGAGGCAGATGGTACGAACCCGGCAGCATTGATTGGCCCGCAACGGGCGAAGTTGGCATCATGCCCATGACAGCAAAAGATGAGATTTCGCTTAAAACGCCAGACGCACTGCTAAACGGACAGGGCACTGTGGATATTATCCAAAGCTGTGTTCCTGCCATCAAAAATGCATGGAATATTCCCAGTGTAGACCTCGACACCTTGTTAATTGCCATACGAATTGCAACATACGGTAGCATGATGGACGTTAGCCCTGATTGCCCGCAGTGTAAAGCTGTTAACAATTATCAGCTGGACCTTAAGGAAGCACAAGCACAAACGCTGCACAGAGTGTGGAACGATTACATTCACGCAAACGAGCTAACCATTGTGCTCAAACCCATGACATACCGTCAGCTGAATAACAAACAGTACAGAACATTTGAAGAACAGCGTCTACTACAGGAAATTCAGCAAAGTAGTCTAGACGAAGCAACCAAAATTAAAAAGTTTAGCGAAGGATTTAAGAAGCTAACTTCACTAACGTTGGAAATTGTACTGGACAGCATTGCATGTATCCAAACACCCGATGGTACACAAGTTACCGATCGATCAATGATTGAAGACTTCATACAAAATACCAGCAGCGATGTGTTTGACAGCATTAACAAGTGTATCACAAACAACAAGGAAAGCTTTAGTCTGGCTCCAATCCAAGTTGAATGTCAGGAATGCCAACACAAGTGGAAGCAGGAACTGGAGTTCGACGCTACCAATTTTTTCGCTCGAGGCTCCAGCAACTAACAGTTGAGGAAATTGAGGAGCTTTGCGATGCATATCAAAAAGACTGTCTCAAGATTAGGGAAGATTGTTATAAGTTAGCTTGGAGCATGCGCGGCGCGATCTCACTAGATCAAGCACTAATGCTAAGTTACGACGATCGTAATATTATTGCGGAGATTTACAAAGAAAACTTGGAAACTACCAAGAAGTCCGGACTACCGTTCTTCTAAGATTTACGTATGTGTTTCTTATGCACACGTACTTGTATATGCCCGTTATAGAACTGATCACTTTCTAACACACGTCGCTGGATCTGTTCGCGGGCTTCTACATAAGAGCATTCAGCTTTACTGTGGCAATAGAACAGTATCTCACGGGCAAACTTGTCCTTGCCCAGTGCTTCAACATCGCGAGTTAGTTCATTACTGGACCCGTAGTAGTCACGCCAATCGCTTTCTACTTTGCCCCGTATCTTCTTGCGTTTCTTCTTTCCGTTCTTAAGTTTAACTGTTTTGTAGGTAGTTTTAGCAAACTTAGCTAGCTTTTTGCCAATGTACATTCGCTCGTTAGCTAGGTTAGTAATACAGTATACAAACCCCACAATATCGTCGGGAAGATCCGTTACTTCCTGTCCTTGAAATGTCCACATCAAGTATATAGCTGAAACGAGTATACCGTAAAATTTAACGTTAAACGCAAGGTCTTATAAGTATTACTGTATTTTATAGCCCCAGTTGCGGAACGATCCGTATCCCGAGGTGATCCTGCTCGCGTGGTGGCCGCAGGTGGAACGCATCTAGCAAATGCACGGGATGGCATGACGAGTTGAGCTTTGAATGATGCGGCTCTGATTGAACGAGATATTCACCCGCAGCTTGTGTGTATAATTCTGTGTCTCAGTACATACAAGTCCCGTTGCGCTAATCGCCGAAGTATGGAAGAACGAGGTATCGGGCAACCGCCTCTGTCCTATAGGACTGTTCCTGAACACAGTGACGTACGAACTCAGGAAAAATTCGTTTAGTCATACCTTGTCCCGACCAGGGCGAAGTATGACTGAATCTAGGAAAAGTATCCCAGTAACAAAGTTTTTACTCTTACACAGTAACATTATCCTAGACGTACAAATTGCTCAAGTGAGCTTAAGTGAGCGAATGCGAACTTAAAGCGAATGCAGAGCTGATTGGCGCAAGCCAATCATGGTAACTGAGATAAGTAATGCATGCGGATCAACTAGCAGTTGGCCAAGCCCTGAGATAATATTCAAATGAGATCTAGAGAATTTATAACTGAATCATCTGACATACGTAGCAAGCTTGATAGTTTTGTGGAGTATGCGTGTAAGTGTATTGGATTAGATCATCCTCCTGAGATTGTGCTAATTGATAGTAAGAAGCATGCAGTGGCTCAGGGTAGCTTTGGCGGATACAGCCTAGATGATAAAAATATTCGCGTAAACATTGCTGGCCGTCATGCTGCTGATATCATGCGTACACTTGCACACGAATTAGTGCATGCACGTCAGGATCGCACAGTTGATGGTGGACTACAGCCCAACGATGGAGTCACTGGTAGTCAATACGAAAATGAAGCTAATAGTCTAGCAGGACAGATCATGCGCGACTATGCTAAGAAGAATCCTGCTATATTTGAGTCACGCCGTGCGAGTCGTTGAATTCATCACTGAAGCACCGTTTAACGATGATACTATAGACGAAATAGATGCATGGGCTGCGTTAAAAGGATTTCGTTTTCTCAACAGCGGCTCTGACGCAAGAGTCTACATTAATGCCGAACAGACTATGGTATTAAAAGTATTTGTAAACGAATACGGTCAGTCACCAACAAATGCCGCATTGGGTTTTCTAACCTTTTATAAGTTTTGCCAACGTAATCCCAGCAATCCGCATTTACCTAAATTTCTAAGTTCACCTCGGCGTGTGAAAATTAATGGCGAAAGCATCATCTACATAGAGATGGAATTACTCAAGCATCTTAACAAGCGTATGGAACGAATTGCTGACGATTTAGTTGATCATTTAGATTTGCCGTGGTTAGAGTTGGGCACAATACAACCAGGTCATCAATTCCTTGTAAGTGGCGAAACAAAGACCATGTTGCAAGGTCCGGAAGAAGTCAAGCGTATGTGGTATAACTTTTATCAAACTTTGATAGAGTTATTTAAATATTACGGTAAACGTAGTCCTGAAGGGGAAAAGAAAAAATCAACAGCAGTTATGTGGGACATAGGCGGCAGTAACATAATGTCCCGCAACTTAGTGCCTGTGATAACCGATCCCTTTATAGCCTATTAATAGTAGCGAACTAATCCACTTACATACAAACTGCAAATTACGATGCTGACCACCATTAGGCTCCATCGATGCCATCGAGCACCTATATAGATCCATGCAGCGTTAGCAATCAAGCCCAACCACAAGTTCCATGGTGTAACGTCCCAGCTAGTCAATGCTACACCTACTACTAGTAAGACTGTACTGATCCATTCAATCCAAAAGTCCGTAGTCTTGATTGCGCGGCGTAGATATTGATTCATGACCACCTCAATGTAAATATTAAGTAATTGTTTTCATCGGGAATAAGCCACAGGTCTAGATATCCATTAGAATCATGAAACTTTTTGCATCCTTGATACAGTATGTCTATACTAAACTCCAAATCCATTTCGCAAGCCCACCGAGCCATTTCTGTACGTTTGGCGGGAGATAAGCGGGCTATGTTAGTCATGACCATCTCAGTGCAAATAGTACCATGCGTTCGTCATCAGGTATATTAACAGTCATACCCTGCTTAGTGCAGTCGTGCGCTTGTAACCAGTCTTGTAGTTCATCAATGTTCTTGACCCAAAACTTTAAGTGAGACAGTAATACAGTATATTTGCAATCGCTTTCACTTAGATAGCTATCGTCGTACACGATGAACTTACTATTATTTTTCCTTTCAATTATATTGGTCATGTCCACCTCAGTCGAAAAGCAATGTTGTCCATCTCGTCTGTTATTTGCCAGATGGACACGGATACTGGTTTAAATGTTTCAGGTGTATCTCTGATATCAAATCCTAAGAAATCAAACTGAATGTTCATCGACTCACACCAATTCCAAATAGTTAGTACTGGGTTAGAGTCCTCTGTGCTATTAAATTTAACGTATATCTTAGGATTAAATGCCATAGCATATGTTACATGAACATGTACAGAACGTCAAGTCAAAAAAAGAGCACTGTTGCCAGTGCCCTAAAGTGTTAAGGTGTTTTAGCGGCGTTCTTTTCGTTTTGTATTTCTGTACGCCGGGCCTTACAGAGTTTAGCTAGATCGGCTAATGCTTTTCTTGCTCTGGTACCAGCAGCCTTTACGCCCTTAACGGAATACTTGTCATTCTCTACTAGATAAGCTTCGAATGCAGCCTTCAGTGCATCATTTGTGTTTTGTTGTGTAGGTTCAGTCATTGTGTTGTTCTCCATATTAATTTAGTCCACTGTACTCTGTGTAGCCGTTTAATTTAATTACCTTAAGCACACTGTTGACTCTACTTATTAGGTCATCGCGGTGTGAGATTAAGAACACGCTCTTGTGCCTGTCTCGTGTCATCTTCTTGAGTACACCTAGTGCGCTATCTACACCACTAGCATCCAATCCGTTGTCAATCAACTCGTCAACAAATAGAATGTTGATGCTTTGGTACAAGCTTTCCCATACATCACGGAATGCCCAACTCATACCTAAAATCAAGCGATTACGTTCTCCCCTCGAAAGATTGTCAAAATCTAAGTCACGTCCGAGTTCTGTAATCTCTACACTGAGATCGTTTAGGAACTTGACACTGTGTGGCAAGCCCAACTGCGCAAGGTAAAAGCCTAGTCGCTGATTAAGATAGTTTAGATTTTGGTCAATGATGCTCTTGCGAATGAAACTGTCCTTGCTGGTTAGTAACTTGAGCAGGAACTCCTGATGGTCACGCAACTTGGCTAGCTGCTGCAAGTAATCATAATCTACTTCCTGCAATGCTGTAGTCTTGAGTTGTTCAATTTGCTCAATATAAGGATTCTCGTTGTTGGTAGTAGTTTCAATTTGTTCTTGAATACTACGCATACTGCTTTGATGTTGATATGCTTCTGCAGAAGTATCATAAAAAGTTTCATCAGGTTGTTGTAGCACACCAATAGCATCAGTTTCCTTTTGATACTTGTCTACCTCAGCTTGTGCTCTTGCTTGTTCCTTTTCCTGTTTGGCGAGATCCTTACGCAGTTGATCTACCAGATGCTCGTGTTTATCTGCATCCACAGTTTGGCTACAAGTTGGACAAGTTTGTGCAGCAGCTTTAGAAATTTGAGCAGTAACTTGTTTAACTCGTTGCTTGGCTTGGCTAAGTGCAGAGTCTGAGACAGACTTAAGCTTTACCAGCTGCGAGCGTTGATTAGCATAAGCACGATAGAATTCCCATGCAGTATGCAGCGCAATCTCTCGATTGATGTCCAGTGTTTCAAGTTGAGTTAGTACTTCGTTAAGATCCGCTAGGTCGGAACGTTTCTTACTTTCCCATGCAGAGCTTTTGATTTCAAAGCTGCGAATAGTTTCGCCAATACGTGTGTTGCTATCTTTCACAGTCTTGATGCGAATCTCTTCGCCCTGTATCTGATCCTTAACTAGCTTACTCTGTTCCTTAAGCTGATCAGCTTTCATGCCTAACTGAGTAATACCCAGCAGTTCCTCAATTAGCTGCCGCTGCTCTGCACTCTTCATAGTAAGGAATGGTTCAGTATAAGTGTTCAGTGCCACTATATGCTTGAACATGGTATGACTTACACCAAACGCAGACTCGATTGCCTTTTGCGTTTCTCTGCTGTCACCTTGCGACTCATCCTGTACTTCAGTATCAGAACCCTTATACTCATTACTGTTAATATAGAAGCGTAGCACGTTTGGCTTACGTCCACGTTCCACACGATACAGCACACTATTGCTTTCCCATTCAACACTGGTAATCATGTTCTTTTGATTACTCTTGTTGATTAGATTGTCCTTCTTGATATTGCTGAGTGCTTGTCCGTATACAGCATAACTTAGTGCGTTGGCAATTGTAGTCTTGCCTACACCGTTACGTGAGCCAGCATCGTCGCCGCCTAGGTCCATGTTCTCGCCTAGCACTAGGATCAGTTGATCATGATCCAACTTGAGTGCCTGGGTAACATTACCTACACTTAGAAAGTTCTTAACAGTTAGATTGGTTATCTTAATCATAGGTTTCTGTAAATGTCCAATAGTAAAGCAGAGTCATATGCTTCACTTTGAATACGCAGCAGTTGCTCGCTTACAATTTGATCCACACTTTCGAACTTGATTTCTGCGCCTGCATCCACTTGTACCTGTTGAGTCTTGTCCTCAATAAGTCCAATCTCTCTACAGCCATATTGTGCATGGAATGTTTCTTTCACAAAGTTGGCCTCTTCGTAGCTGACATCTTTGTCTAGTGTAACACGCATATAAGTTCTTGCATCAAGATATTTGGCAGGGTTTTCTAATAGCTGACTCAGTGGCATGGTACGATACTTTGGTGCATCGGGCCATGCAATGAACTCAGGCTCTTGACCCCAATCTAATATCATCATACCACGCTCGTCGTCCCACGCATCACCGTAGTTGTGGGGGAAGGCGTTGCCGGTGTAAATCACATTGGCGCGCTTTTGGCGAATATGAAAGTGTCCGCTGAACACAGTTTCGATATGCTGCATGTCCTCTATACGCACATCACCGTGGTCGGGCATGGCTACCTTAGCGTTCATCATAAAGCTAGGAAGTTCAAAGTGACCAAACATGTATTTGGCTTTAATCTTCTTTAGTTTTTCATGGTCGCCGGGGATGAGCCAAGGTGCAATAGCAACATCGCCTTCCTGATAAAAATCTTCGTTAATAATATGAATGTTAGGCATGTGCCGAGCCCACGCAACTGATGTTACGTCACGACGGTCACGATAGTAAATGTCATGATTACCCGGAATGAAAAACACTCGATCAAAGTTCTTGCTGAGATGTTCAATCGCATCAAGACTGTAATTGAGTGTGGTAATACTAATGGATGCACGATGGTTGTGCCAATCGCCCATCATGATGGCTACATTACAACCACGCTTGTTAGCAGTAGCAGTAGCCCAACGGATGAACGCAGCACAGTCCTCATTATGGACTGTGCTGTTGCTCTTGGCTCCAAAGTGTATATCCGTGAAAACGGCTGCACGTTTGAATAAATTTGTCATAGTAATAGTTAGCTGATGCTATTACTCATCACCATGATCTCTGGCTTTACGCATGGCTTCTTCATTGTTAAGCTGGCGCGTATAGCTGGGGTTAAGATTATTCATTTCAAGAATGTCATCTCGAATGTTTTGATTACGCTTTTCGGTATTGAGAATACGTGTGAAGCTGTTGGTAATAGCAGCAGTGTAGTAAGCAAAAGGATTTGAGCTCTTGCTTTCGTCAAACTGTAGTCCAATCATGCTCAACTGTAGTAGTGCTTGCCCACGCATTTCATCTACGTAAGTGTATCCACGCCAGTTGCTGCGACTACTATAACGCTCGCAAAGCTTGAGGAACATGCGAGCTAGATTGTCTGTCATTTTGCCCTTGTCCCTGCAATAGTGACCACTTTCGATGTCACCACGCCAATGGCTCTTACCCACACAAAATGGTGCCTTTTCATCTGTGAGCTTGTAGTGTTGGAAGGGAGGGAAGTTTACCTTTACGTGGTGGTCACTAGTAATCTTTGGGGTCTTCTTACGTCCAGGACTTAGCGGGATATGATCCCAAGTCATGATACGGAACACAATATCCGTAACTGCAATATCTTTTGGATCTACTTCGATCGGTGTGCCTGTTGCCTTAGCTTCAACTTCCATACGAGTTGCGCGGGCTTTACGCGCTTGGCTAATGGTTAGCCTATTAATGCGCTCAACACTGGGCAGGATTAGGTCGTAAGTTGAGTCGGTCTTAGCAACGTAGGAACAGTAGCTGTTCTTACTCAAATGAATTTCGCGTAGCAGATCTTTGTTTGTTAGATACTTCATGTGGTTCCTTAGTTGTAAAAACGCCAATTATAGTAATTATCTGACTATTTTAGCGACTATAAATATAGATGTCAAGGAGTATTATGGTGGCGTCCCTAATTAACAATGTTGTTAAACAAACAGGTAAATCTCTGGGCAAAGAGATAGGCAAAAGCCTGATCAACAAGTTGCCCGGAAAAGTAAGAGAATTAGCTAGTGGGTTCCTTAAAGACCAACTGGAAGGACAAACACTGACTGGTCGAAAGAAGATTCGTCCTATACGAGCTAGTGCATCAGTTAGCCAAGATTGGCGTTGTCGCTTACGTTGGCCCGACGCCGAGACCATGTACTCCGACGGTGTGTTCCAATACTTGCCCGGAAGAAACACAATAATTTGGCCCTACACTCCGCAGTTTACAGTTAACTATCAAGCTAGTTACGAGATGATCAAAACTCTGCAGACTAACTTTAGTACACCAGCATATTCTAGCAGTGAAATGTCCACTATAACTATTAGCGGATTGTTTACGGCAACAAATATTGCCGAAGCAAATTATCTGTACGCTGTACTGCACTTCTTAAAGAGTTCCACAAAAGGACATAACTTTGAGGGAGATGCTACCCGTGTTGGACGCCCACCGCCCATTCTTAAATTAACATATTTGGGTGAAGGTGGAGTTAAAGAACTACCCGTAGTGGTTCAACAGTTGAACCTAGACTATCCAACAGAAGTAGACTATGTTCGCACAGACATGACGTCGGACAGTGCAGGACTACAGAATAGAGACACAGCGGGATTTGCTATACCACCAAGTATGGTTCCCACAGAGATGACCATTGGCGTGACGCTAGTTCCAGCATATGCAAGATCAGATTTGATCAGTGCAGATTATTCTACCACTAAATTTATTAATGGCGAACTGATAGGTAAAGGATTCTTCTAATGGCCAAGTATAGTAAGACCAGTCCTTGGTATAGCACTCAGCAAGTTCAGGGAACACTAGATCTAATAACACCTAGACCCATACCAGCATCTGTAGAAGATGTTCCGTATGAAATTGATCCGGTGTATAACTTTCGTCCAGACCTACTGAGTAACGACTTATACGAAACACCAAAACTATGGTGGGTATTTGCTATGCGTAATCCTAACGACCTACGTGATCCTATATCAGATTTTGTTAACGGTACAGTTATTATGGTACCGTCGCATGCTAATCTCAAAAGATATCTAGGAATCTAAAATGGATTATCTTCCTATACCGCGATTAGATGCTCGCCCTTATCGAAACATCTTACATGAGTTTGATAGCTACAACTACACGATAGTTTTGCGTGTGTTCAAACTTGAGGACCTTAAAAAGTTTACAGTAGAAGGCGGTCGCCCAAACAACTGGGATGTATTTGATAATACAACTGTGGTAATAGCAGCAACAGGCGGTACTGCTAGCTTTCCAAATCGCTGGGGTTCCAACGAACAGCATAGCGATACGTTTATTGAAAATACAACTATAACAATCCCATTGGGCGCACGTGGTATTGGTGGCGGTAATACCGGAGGCAACATTCAAATTAATATCAAAGAACCAAATGGTGTTAATTTCTTGCCAACGCTATTAACAGCGTTTAACGTACTAAATGATTACACGCAAGATCAGGTACTGTCGTCAACAGAAGAAGTACCAATCTTACTTTCTATATTTTTCAATGCCCCAAATAATGCAAATGCAGCGTCGTCTCCTACCGATATATATCAACAACTATCATCAACAGTGCGACACATACCAATCAGACTAATTAAAGTTGGTTTTAACATTTCTTCGTCGGGTACTGCGTATAACATCGAAGGATGTTCATATTCTACGTATGCACAATTTGCATCGGCGCAACGTGCTTTGTACGAAAAAATAACAGAGCTAAAAGGATACAAAATCAAAGATTACCTTGAAGATCTTGCGATACAAATGAATAGCACGCAAGAAGAGATGACCAAGGATCAAACCACCGGCACACCTAGAACAATCTATTCCTATTCCATTGTCCCTGTTGGTAAGAGAGCAGAGATATTTTTTGATAGAACATTAAGTTCTACCCTGACAGATGGCGGGTCTATAGCAGATAGCCCAATGAAAAGTCCGCAAGATATTGTTCAATTGTATGAAGCACCAACCGAAACGTCAGACGCACAAGTAGCAGGCGCACTAGTGAATGAAATTCAGGCGCCTGTACCAAAACCACTTAAACTAACGGACGCTGACAAAATACGTAGACGTCTTAAGTTTCTTGCGGCAATGGACAAGTACGGTATTGTGGATCCTGCTGAACGTGCGCAATTTTATGCACAGTGCTTGCACGAATCGGGTACCTTCAAATTTCTAGCAGAAACTGCTAATGGTCGCAATTATGATATTACAGTTAATCCAAAAAAAGCTGCAGCTTTGGGTAACACAGTAGCAGGCGACGGACCACGATACAAAGGTAGAGGTTATATACAGGTAACAGGCAAGAGTAACTATGCAAAGTGTGGCAAGTTTCTTGGTAAAGATCTAGTTGTCGAACCAGCACTGTTAGAACAAGAAGATCTTGCAGCAGAATCTGCATGTTGGTTTTGGGTTAGCACTGTTAGAACACAACTAACAAAGCGTCCAAATTCTAAATCATACATAAAATCAGGCAGACCCAGAACACCAGTTGACTTTACTAATACCTATCTGGTAACACATATTGTTAACGGCGGTTTCAATGGCCTTGAAGATCGCTTAACAAAATTTGGACAAGCTAAACTAGATAAAGATGTTACAAAAGGTAAGGAAGTTGTAAGTACAGGAAGAATTTCTGCACTACAAGCTGGCGCCGGAGCAAACGGTAATACCAATCCAACTGCGGGCGCACAACAGCAGTCATCCGGCGATCCTAGCAGCACAAGTCAAGAGCCAGAAGCTATTGACAAAGATGCAATTGAAGCAGCAAAAAAACGTAAAGAAACACAATTGGCAGTACTGCGAGCAGCAAACAGCGACGGTGTAACATCATCTGTGCGTTCAGTAAAACTTGGTCAGGAAATGACTGTCACGTCTGTGGTTGAACTGTTAGCACTAAACAGTACCTATTGCCTAGAAGCAATCAAGAATATTGAAACTGAAGGCATGCCTGCCTTCATTCCTTATATTAAGGTTTATCCTACTTACGAATTTCTAGGATACGATCCGCAATTTAACGTACTAAAGAAGAGAGTAACATTTAATGTTGTTGGTATCGAATGGGCATCACCTGCAGCAGGACCAGTGCCTGATCCTGAAAAACTCGCAGACGAAATAAAAAATAGCACTATTCGCGGATACAACTATTTGTTTACCGGCAAGAATATTGATATTCTAAGTTTAGACTTAAACTTTAATACAACATTTTATACAGCGAATGCACGTTATATAGAAGGTTCTTCTACTAACGCCGCAGCATCTAGCAGTTCGGTAGAATCTGGACAACCAACTACCCCTGTTGCATCGGGCGAGACTGGTACTACCGGAACTAGTGCATCAGGTTCTATGTCATCTACTGCAAACGTATTGCCCGATAGGGATACAGCATCTAAGGGCATGCCCAAAGATTTTAACGAAACTGAAATGAGATTTAAAAGTCTGTTGCCGAGCGTATTTGCTAACAGTCCAGACTTAATTACGTTGGATATGGAAATAGTAGGCGATCCGGCGCTCATAGCCAAAAGCGAAATGGCCCTTACAGCCGAAGAATTTAAATATCAATATCTAGATTGGGAAGCTAATAGAGAAAAACCTGTACTAGATCGAAGTGCTGATCCTACGGGATTCTCTACTTCTTTCTTCCTCTTTACTTTGGGTAATCCGGATCCTACCTTGCGATCAAATGCAATGGTAGCGGGATATTATCAGTATATGACTGTAACTGCAAACTTTAAAGAAAGCGGAGCATTTACTATGAACGTAAACGCAGTTAAAGACTCGCGTCTTACTGTGTCTACGCCCGAAGCAAAAGCAGCTGGTGCAAAAGCAGACCAAACAGTTAAAGAAAATGCCGAAGCAACTAAGGAGTTTAGCACTACATCTAAAGAACTTACTGCCGCACTCAAGACTGCAATTGATGTACCTGGTGGATCAAATCTGACTAGCACATTGAAATCACTTGTGCAAGTTGGTTTAACTAATTTTGAACAAACATTGTCTACCGGATTATCAACTGCTGCTGGAAGTTTTGCAAACAATCTTCTAAGTAGCTATTCTCCTAAGGTAACATTGCCAACGGCAGATATTAGTGCGGTGATTAAGGATGCAGGATCTATTCCAGGTATGCCGAGCGACTTTGAACTGGAAGAAACATTGCCTGCTAGTGTTAATCAAAACGTAACTAAAGATTTGGTAATGTTTGTTAACTTGGATCCAAACCCAACTAAGGATGTGACAAAACCAATAGTCAATTCATTGTTTGACCAATTTGCAACGCAGGATAAGGCAGCAGCAGCGTTAGAGAACTTTGTTGGGTCGCTAGTATCAGGTCCGGACATACAGAATCAATTACAGAACATGCTGTCAGGTTCAGTTAATGCAATAACAGACGCACTTGCAGGAGGACTCACAAGTGCAGCATCGGGCGTAGCATCGTCGTTCCTAGCTAAGACTCCCGCACTATTGTCGGGTAATGGTAAAGCGTTAGCGGCCACAGGAAATTTGTCTACTACATCTAATGCAGTTGGTGCGTTAATGGGGCAAGCAATACAGACTGCCGCAGCAGCAACACCTTCGGTAGCAAACAAACTGTCTGCACTACTACCAGGATTTAAAGTACCAGGTGCGCCGGGACTAACTACGGAAAACTCTGCAGCATTGCAACCCAGTTTAGCATCTGCTTTTGAAGAACTAGCAAGTAAGAGTCCTGATTTGAACTTGCCCGCAACCTCTTTCTCTGCACCAAATGCTACTACAGTTGCAGGTGATTCAATTGATGCAATACAAAGTCAATTGAACAGCGCATTGTCGCCAGATCAACTTAAACTAGAAGCTCGCGCATCGTTTAATCGAATTACTGATATCTCGAAAGGTATTAAAGTTGCGAGCCCGTCGCTATCTACTGCAGCAAATGCTACAGCTAAATCTTTGGTAAATGCAGTAGGCGGTCAGTCAGCTATGCCAGGTAGCGCATCTTCTCTAACTGCTGTGGCTAAATCTGCAGGCAGCGCAGCGGGCGCAACCGTAGCCAAAGCCGCAGAAAGCATAATTAACAAGGCTAGTAATAACCCTCTAATGTCAGCTGCTAGTTCTAAGAAGTTGCAAACATCGTTTACACAAGATGCAGTTGCTAATCTAGCAGGGTTAACTGTTGACACAGTTGCGGCCCTTGCTGCTGCACAACCGCAAACAGCTAATCTGATAAAGAACTTGCCACTTGATGTTAGCACTATGAGTGCATTGTCCTCCTCACAAATTGCATCTATTAAAGAAAAGTTTGCAGTAGCGAGTCTGGCAGGTAGTGGTGCTATCAAGAACTTATCTGCCGGTAGCATATCAACGGACATAAATGCTATAGCAGTGAGCGCAAAAGGACTAGCGCAAAAATCACTATCAGGTGTTAAGCAATCCGTAAGCGTATCTATTAAGGGAGTTATCTAGTGGCACAGGCTGGACCATTTTTAGTTAATAATACTAATAAATCTAATTCATTAACTAATTCGGGGCCGTATGTTGCCACCATAATGAATAACCTTGACCCTACGTGTATGGGTCGTATCCAAGTATGGATTCCAGAACTTAGCAGTGTCCCCGCAACAGACCAGTCTGGCTGGCTAACAGTCAGTTATGCTACGCCATTCTATGGTGTAACCAATTTAAAATCTAGTTCCAATGCTGATATAACGGGCACAAGTCAATCATATGGCATGTGGTTTGTACCTCCGGACATTGGCGTACAAGTATTGGTTATGTTTGCCAACTTGGACTTAGCTAGAGGCTTTTGGTTTGCATGTGTTCCTAACCAATTAATGAATCATATGATTCCGGGTATTGCACAACGCGGTGCAACTAACACAACATCACCGGACCGTGACCCTATTACAGAATATAACAAAGTTACTGTTGGTTCTTTTACCACACAGTCTGAAGTATATTCAGATCCGACAAAAGCACCACCGCACTTGGTGCAAGCTGCTATTCTTGAACAACAAGGACTAGCACAAGACGAAGCACGTGGACCTACTACCAGTACTGTGCGTAGAGAAGCACCATCTAGCGTGTTTGGTATCAGTACACCGGGTAAGATTATTTCTCGTGCAGGCCCATCACCAACATCGGGCTCACAAGAGTTCTTAACAGTTACAGGCCGAACTGGTGGACATCAATTTGTAATGGACGACGGTGATGCACTTGGGCAAAATCAAGTGGTTAGAATTCGCAGCTCTAGTGGCGGCATGGTATTAATCAATGATACTATTGGTTCAGTATATGTTATCAATCAAAACGGTAGTGCGTGGGTTGAACTAACAGCTAACGGTCGTATCGATGTGTATGGCAAGGGCAGTGTTAGTGTACATGCTGAGAAGGATCTAAACCTAACAGCTAACAATGACATCAACGTGCTAGCAACAAATAACTTTAATGTGGTCGCAAGTAATATTAATACCGAAGCAGTTGAGCAACGACATCTTGGTAAAGCTAAGTTCTACCAACGTAGCCCAGACATGATTCAAGAAAGCGATAGTCTAACACTTATTGCAAAGCCAGGTGCAGGTGGGGGCAACTCTGCTAGCTCATACGGTAGTGGGTTAACCATTCAGGCACAAAACGGAACCATGCAGTTTGTAAATGAGTACAAAACAACTGCAGGCAAAGAAATTACTTTTGAAACTGGTACTAGTTTCCAAGTCAATGCCTCAGGATTAATTACCCTGAAGTCAGGCGGAAAACTAGAACTAGATGCCGCAGGTGGGATATGGGAATCAGTTAAGGCAGGTTCAGGTACAATTGCTAGCTTTAGCCAAAAAGTTGATCTTGACTTTACCAATGGCGACAACGATGGCGATGTACATCCTGTTACAGGATGGACTAGTAGCAAGAACTGGTACGAAGGTGCTAGTACAACTATTACTGCCCTACAAAAGGATTCAAGAACTTCTGCAGTTATTGACATACCCAAGCCTTTCAACAGCGGCGTGCAACAAAGTCATGTGCCAATTACCCCGCAGCATGAACCTTGGACTGCGCATGAGATTAATGTAAACACTAGCGCAACAGATGCACCTACAGGAAAAGCCACAGGCGATAGTGTATTCTCCAATGGTTCGGGCGTTGCGTTCCCCGCTGATACTTCTAAATTAGTATCGGGCAGCAAATCATTTGCACTAACAGAAACACTGGCTAATTTCGTAAGCGAGATGGCCATTAACTTTGATACATTCCGTGAAGATATTGCTGCTGCAGCAAGTCGCGGACGTTATGATACGTTGCCGAACGGCGACCCAATGATAAATCCAAACGGATTCATTGGCAGATATCAGTTGGGAATGTCATTACTTAAGGGTTTGGGCATAACAACAGTGGACACGCAATCTAAAGCTGCTGCACTCAGCGAAGCAAGCTGGACTCCTGCAACACAGGAAATACTATGCCCACGATTTAACAATGCCGCAATCTTTAGCCCGCCAAACACACCTCAGTTAGGCACCGGTGGACCCAACGGATTCTTGTTAGACTACGCGCTACAGGACAAATGCATCATTGCTTCTACCTATTCAAACTACTTAAGCTTGAAGTCAATAGGGATTATTACTGGTGCCCGTGAAGAAAGCGGTGCAGATCGTGCAGGTTGGTTGAAATTAGTGATGTTCATGGGTCTAGGCAACAAGCAAGGGTTCTCTAAGTTTGCACCAAGCATGCAATTAACAGCAGAAGATGTGCGCAAGTTAACAACAGACGCAAATAACTTGGGTAACGGTGCAATTGGCCTGTATGTTCACTGGAAGATATTGAAGAAATCACCCGCAGCATATCCTTATAAGGATGCCAGCGGCACAACATCTTATGGCTACTTTACACAGGGTAGCAAAACTCAGGTAGATTAAGGATAACTATAGCAAATGGCATTTCTCAAAACATTTTCAGGTTATAGTTCTACATTAACTAACAAGCCCGATACAACTATCACGGATATAGACCTAATTAAGCGGGATTTAACTAATCATTTCTCGATCAAGCGGGGAGAAAAACTAGAAAATCCTAACTTTGGTACTATTATTCCCTACTTGCTGTTTGAACCCTATACAGACGAGATTGTGAGTGCTATTGAAGACGACGTTGTACGTATTGTGGGTTTTGATCCGCGCTGCAGACTAGATGTTGTTGCAGTTGATCAAGTACAAGACGGACTAGGTGTAAGAGTGGCATGCGAAATCACCTTTATACCATTCTCTGCGTCGGACACAGTGAGCTGGGAATTCTCAACTGAAGGGTACATAAGACCTACGTCGTAGCCATTAATTACCCTGGTTTTTGCTTAATATAAATAAAGACACAGGGTAAATTTATGAGTGACGTATCAAAAATATTTGCAGTTGAAGATTGGAAAAAGATATATCAAGCGTTTAGTCAGATTGATCTAAGCAGCTATGACTTCGATAATCTACGCAGAGTATTGCTAGATTACGTAAAGACCAACTTCCCCGAAGACTTTAACGACTTCATTGAAAGCAGTGAATTCGTTGCGCTAATCGACATGATGGCGTACATGGGACAAAGCATTGCGTTTCGAATAGACCTAAACAGTCGTGAAAACTTCATCGATACTGCAACACGTCGTGACAGCGTTATTAGAATGGCGCGTCTGGTGGGCTATACCCCAAAGCGTAATATTCCTGCTAGCGGCATGCTCAAGCTTACCACTATAAGCACGACACAAGACCTAGTGGACAGCAACGGTAACAACCTACGTAATTTACCCATTACTTGGAACGATGCAACTAACCCTGATTTTCAAGAACACTTTAACATTATTCTAGGTCAAGCAATGAGCACAAACCAGCGCGTGGGTAAGCCTGCTCGTCGTGCTGTGATTAATGGCGTTACTACAGACCTGTATGAGATCAACAGCCTAAATTCAAGTCCAGTACTACCGTTTGCACAGAAAGTGGGCGGCGTTAACATGAACTTTGAAATGGTAGGCGCATATATTGACACAGACGGTACACTAACAGAACGTGTACCTGTGCCAAACAGCGGTTTTAGCTTGCTGTATCGCAATGACGGCAAGGGCAACGGTAGTCCAAACACTGGCTGGTTCGTAATGTTCAAGCAGGGCACACTAGGTAGTGCAGACTTTGGAATTGCAGATGCGTTGCCTAACCAAGTATTAGGTATTAATACATCGGGCATCAATAATACAGACACATGGCTGTTTGAATTAAGTGCAGACGGTAACTTCACAGCATTGTGGAGAAACATTTCAGAAATTAGCGGCAACAACATCATTTATAATTCATTATCCCGCAATATTCGCAAGGTGTACAGCACGGTTGGTCGTGACAATGATGGCGTAGACTTAGTATTTGCCGACGGCACATTTGGCGACATCCCTAACGGAAACTTCCGTTACTACTATCGCACTAGCAACGGTCTAGCATATCAAATTAGAACATCTGACATGCCGCGTGTAACAAATTCAATAAATGTTCGAACTAAGAACGGACAAGTTGCCACAATGAATATGAATTTTGCGTTACGCACCAACGTAAGTAACAGTAGTCCCGCAGAAAGCTTTACGGATATCAAGACTCGCGCACCACAAGCATATTACACACAGAATAGAATGATCACGGGCGAAGACTATAACATCTATCCGGTGATCACAAGCCAGAACGTACTTAAAGCTAAGGCAGTAAATCGTACAAGCTCAGGTACAAACCGTTACTTAGACGTAGTTGACCCAACCGGACGTTACAGTTCAATTAAACTGTTTGCAGATGACGGTATCATCTATCAAAAGGACTACAACGAAACATTTACGTTTGCATGGTCGGACCTTGCTAACGAAATTAACAGTGTGATCCAAAACACAATCAGACCATATCTAGTTAACGAAGAGTTGACTAACTTCTACTATGTAAAATTTGATAGAATAAGTTTCTTGTCGTCGGGATTACTATGGAATGGTTTGCATAATTCAAACAACATATACGATGGTTACTTTGTAGATAGCTTTGGCGCAGCTAGAGCATTTGGCCCAGAAGCAGGTTCATATCCTACTAATACTGCTGCTAAAGGCACACTGCTAAAGTTTATTGCGCCTAATGGCTATTACTACGACAGTACTCGTACACTACAACGATCTACAAATACAGTTAATACTTGCGTATTATCAAATGCTAGTGTTACAGTGACTACTACAAATTCAGTGGCCAATGTGCTAGTTGGTATGAATGTATCGGGCTCGGGTATCCCATCAAACACAACAGTTGTTGCAGTTACAGCAGGCACTACAAACTCAATAACGCTAAGTCAAGCAGCCACAATAACTAATCCTAACATAACGCTAACATTTGTGCAGCCATCTTACGTTTGGGTTAAGATTATGAATTTGATAGGCGACGGCAGCAATAGCGGAGCAGGCGCATTGTCCGATGGGTCAGGCCCAATTGCATTCAACGACGTAGTACCAACAAATTCTATTTTGTCGGAAGCAATGCCTGCAATGAGTCGTGACTTAGGCTCGCTAGAATCAACTATCTTAGATGCTATACAAAATCAAGTAGACTTTGGTATAGGCTACGATAGACTAAATTCTATATGGTACTATATTGACGCAAGAGACCTAAGCACAAATGTAGATTTTAGCTTAGACTACGCACAAAACACATCTAAGACTAATGCAGATGCTAGCTGGCTAATGAAGTTTGAATATCGTAACGAACAATACAAGGGTACTGTTCGCTTGCTACAAACTATCTTTAGAAGTGAAGATCAAAATAAGTTCTACTTTGACAGTTCACAGTTGATTAAAGATCCATTGACAGGCAAGGTAGTAAGCGACCAAGTTGTAGTACTAAAGACTAACAGCGATTGGAGCAACGGTGATCGCGCATATAGCAAGGACATTAAATTTCATATCATTGACAATATACAAGACATTGACGGATATGCGAACCCACAAGAAGTTCGCGTAAGTTTTGCGGACGAAAATAATGATCAGGTACCAGACGACTTAGATAGTTTTAACAAGCTTGTTAACACAACTGCACCTAGTGCAACTAAACAATACGGATTTACCAGCGGTGACTTTGTGGTAGTGTTTGAACGCTACACAGACTCAACTGGTTTCTATCGTTGGAGACTACGTACAACTAGCGACATTGTTGTTGTTAACAGTTTGTCAAACATTGGTTCAACAGATCCTAATCTAGATCCTTATGTAGATGGACAACTAATCTATGTACGCGACACTGAAAAACTATATGTGTGGAAGGAAACTGACGCAACATACTATTCTACAAGTCTTTACAAGTCGTACTATGGTCGTGAAGCATTGCAATTTAAGTATGAACACAATGCAGCAGACACACGTAGAATTGATCCAGCACTAAGCAATCTGATTGACATATATGTAATGACCAAGACATATAACAACGATTTGCGTAACTGGTTAAAATTTGACCGCAATGATCTAACTAAGCCAACAGCGCCAACAAGTCAAGAACTGCGCGACTTGTTAAGCAGTATTGAAACAGTTAAGGGCATGAGCGATGATATCATCTATCATCCTGTAGACTTTAAGATACTGTTTGGTTCTAAGGCAGATCCTGGACAACGTGCTAAGTTTAAAGTGGTGCGTAATTCATCAAGCTTGGTAAGTGACAATGAAATTAAGAGCAGAATTGTAAGTGCAATTGACGTATTCTTTGCTAATGCAAACTATGACTTTGGCGATACATTCTACTTCACTGAACTAGCAGCATTTGTACACTTGCAGTTAACAGGATTAATAAGTAGTGTGGTCATTGTACCAGAAAACACATCAAGCGAGTTTGGCGACTTGTTCCAGATAACAAGTATGCCGGATGAAATATTGATACATGATGTCACAGTAGACGATATTGTGATTATCGAAAGCGTAACACCAGCAACAATAACTAATTAATATGGCTAAAGCATTTCAACGCAGTTACAAGTTTTTACCAGAAGTATTTCAAACAAGTCTAAACCGTAGATTCTTAGCATCTACGATGGACCATTTGGTAACCCCAAGTGACCCAAGACAATTGAATTACTATGTAGGACGTAGATATGCAAAAGGTGCAACGTCAACTGATAGATTCTTAACAGAGAATAATGAACTAAGAAACGCTTATCAACTTGAAGTTGGTGCAGCATCAGTGAACCCAGATGGTACATATGCCTTTGGTGCTACTGCAGAAGACTTTATCAATGCCCTAAACTATTATGGTGTTGATAAAAATAATCTACAAAACGCACTAGCTGACGATTTTAAACCAGCTGATTTTAAGATTAGTTTAGACAAGCTGATCAACTATGATCAGTACTACTGGATGCCCAACGGCCCGGACGCAATACCAATAAGTTTTGCAATTGCCAACTTACTGTTCATTAAATTGTCCGCATTTGACAATACAGTACTAGGTTATTACGACGATAAAAATATATACGTGTCAACTAGTAATCAATCTTCATTGGTTGATAGTTTTCCTACAGTAGATGTAACACGAGCAGTTGCAGACACAACAGTGGCATTTAAGCTACCACGTGATCCGCAGATTAGACAGAGTCAGAATCAAGTAGCTGTACCCGCAGGCAGTATGATTGGCGTTGCAACTAACGGGCACCCATTTTACACATACACAATGGGCAGCAAAGAAAAGCTTAATGATGTTACGTATACAATAAACACGCCTTTCTTAGAAAATCACACAATTACATTTGATAGTACTAGCAGCAATTTAGCAAATGAATTTAATCGCAGCGAGGATGTGCAGCACGTCAGTCCTACAGAATTTGCAGGACATCCAGACATTAACGGTGTGTTCCACTATCACGCATACAGTTCAGAACTAGGCGATTCAGTTAGCGGACATAGTAAGATACTAGGGTATGCGTTTGACGGCTTCCCAATCTACGGACCACGTGGTTATACTAACGCAGACGGCAGCGGCTCAATCATTAACATGACCAGCAGCTATCGCATCAAAGGTGCAACTGCTGTTCGCGGCACACCAGACGGTAGATATGTTGAAGACTACGAATACATTGCAAATCTAGGAACACTTGACGTTAACAATGGACGTTTTTGCGTAACACCAGATTTCCCTAACGGAACGTATGCATACTTCTTAACAGTTGACAACGCTAACGATCCGGTATTCCCATATGTAGTTGGTCCAAGTTGGACAGGTAGCCCAATCCAACAGTCTAGTACAATTCAAGTACCAACTACAGCATCGGCATTCACTGGCGTCCCGTCTATCGATATTGAACGAGACGTAATTGGACAGCAGAGATTTGCAATTGGCGATGTTACGTTCATGAATGGACTCAAAGTAACATTTGATGCAACAGTACTACCTGCTTCTTATCGTAACAAAACATATTACGTAGAAGGTGTTGGTAGCAGTATTCGTTTGCTTGACGTTGATTTATTAGTACCAAACGGACTAGAACAAGATATCAACTACGGCTTTCTAAACAAGCATTACATTACTATTGCACGTTCTAGTCTAGACGGGAATGCGTGGAGTCGCAGTAATCGTTGGTTCCATTATCGCGTACTAGAGCATACTGCTAAAGTACTGGAGCAAGATTTTGTAATCGATCAAGCAGAAAAAGCCAAACGTCCTGTTGTGGAATTTGACAACGATATCGCATTGTATAATCATGCACGTCGTAACGTTGCAGTAGTAGATGCATTTGATCAAGTAGAAATTGATGCTCTAAGCAACGTGATGGCAGCATCTGGATATTCTGCGGATGGTGTTGGCCTAGAGAACGGCATGAAAGTTGTGTTCTCTGCTGATACAGATTTGCAGGTACGAAACAAGATTTACGAAGTAACAATTGCCAGTCTAGACGAAGGACGTAAGTCTATATACAATCCGGGTGCAATTGGCACAGCGCCATACGAATGGCTAGCTACCAACACCGGTGATGTATTCAACATTCAAGGTGATTTTAGAAATAAAACAATTGAACTTAAAAATGGTGATGATATTATACCTTCTAATCTGTACTCAACAGATGTAGTATATAACATTCCTGCAATTACAGAAATTACAGTAACTAACGGAGGAAGTGGGTATGCTACAGCTCCTACTGTAAGTCTAATAGATACTGTTACTAGTTTACCTGTTGGTGGTTCTGCAGTTGCAACATTAGTTGGAGATGCAGTAGATTTTATTACTATTACCAACCCAACTACTTCTACAACCGCAGTGACTGTAGTAATTGCAGCACCGGGTGCTGGTGTAACAGCTACTGCTGGTGTAACCATTGGTACAGAAGAACGTATTGAAATTACGCTAGTAACAACACTATTATCACTAGACGATATTGAATTAACAGCATACGACTATCAGCCTAATATTGTGTTAACAGAAGTTGCAAGTGTTAGCGATTATGATGGTATCGTAGTTACTGACGGCAATAGTAATGCAGGTAAGAATTTTTATTATCTAAACAATGAGTGGGTTCAGTCGCAGAATAAAACAGCAATCAATCAAGAACCACTGTTTGATTTGTTTGATTCTAACAAAACAAGCATTGGCGATCGAGCAACATATGTAGGTAGCACATTCATTGGTAGCAAGTTGTTCTCGTTCAAACGAGGAACAGGTACTAACGATAGCGAAATTGGCTTCCCTCTGAGTTATAAGTCTGTTGGCTTAACTGGCGACATTCAGTTTGAATGGAATCATAGCCAGGACATATTCCAATTTACTCTGTCAGAAACTACTACAGAACTAGCTTGCGAAAGTTTCTACACACTTAACGTAAACGATGATTCGCTTCGTTCTGTTGTGCTTGATAGTCCAATCATTGGCAAACCTCCTGTAATTGATCTACGTTACGTGGACGTAGAAACTAACGAAGTTGAATTAAAAATCTCCGTCATTGAGAGTGATGTACAACAAACAGTTATAGTTGAGCTCAACGATCAATTGCTGTATCAGGGTCAAGACTACGATCTGGTTGATAGAGTAATTGACTATGCAACAGCAGTTGACGGAAAAGTAAAGCAAGTTAAAGCAAACAGTTTACTAGTATTCAGAAATACATTAAAAGTCAACGACAAGTTAATGATCACACATTGGACTAATGACGACATTACAGAAACAGACTTGGTGTTGAGGCTTCCTTTAAGTCTAACAACAAATCCTTCCAATCAACAAATTTCTGTAATGACGTTTGGTGAACTAGCATCTCATTTAACTAGCGGCGCACAGTTACTAACAACGTTAGATGGTCGTTCAGTTGGCAACAACAATCTATTCATACAACCAACACTAGATTCCTATTGCACTAAGTTTGGTTATCACAACGGTAACATCTTATTAGCAATGGCCTTGCTAAAGAATAGAACACTGGGCTTTGTTCAAAGCTTAGAATATGCACGTAACGAATTTACTAAATTTAAAAATTCTGTAATACAGAAGTATAATACAGTTGTATTTGACGAAGAAAATCCAGTGCCAACAATGCTGGACAGTATTCTATCGGAATACGTACTGGGTAAAACAGCAGACTTCCCATTCTATGACAGTGACATGGTTCCGGGATATACAAACTTTGTGGAAAATAGCTATAAGGTTCGCTATCAGGAAGACAAGACCTATCCTCTAACTACGGCATACGTAGATGAAGAGTCAAATAGAAAGGCTGTACTAGTTTATCACAACGGCATACTACTCGCACGTTACCAAGACTACGACTTTGATACTCCTTTGTCGTCGCTTACAATCTCAACCAATTATCCGCTAACACAGAATGATGTGATTGTTGTTCGTCAGTACGATACTACTACAGAGAACTGGGTTGCTGCTACTCCTGCAAAGCTGGGCATTGCACCAGCATATGTGCCAGCACTAACAACTATACAGCAGCCATCGGGACTAGTAACTGTTATTAGAGGACACGACGGAAGCCTGACGCCAGCATTTGGCGATCAGCGCGACGAACTGCTACTTGAACTAGAGAACAGAATCTATAACAACATCAAGAAACAAGGCAGTGATTCTTACAAGCAGGTACTAGATAAATTTGCATTACTGCCGGGCTACTATCGTTCTAGCGAAAGAGACTTTCAGAATTACATCGATGTATTTGACAGATTCTTTGGACAATGGATCCTTAAGTCCAAGCTAAACTACAGCAGTCATCCTGTTACTAGTGACCCGTGGCAATGGAATTATCGCGGTCAGGAAGATGTGTTTGGTAATAAGATTCTAATTGGCAGCTGGTTTGGAGTATATCGTCACTATTTTGACACACCATATCCAAACGTTACACCATGGGAAATGCTAGGCTTCCACGAAGAGCCAACATGGTGGGCAAGTGAATACGGCACTGCTCCATACACCAAGCAAAATACAAAACTGTGGGAAGACCTAGAACAGGGTCTAATTCGTCAGGGTTATCGTGCAGGTGTTGACACACGTTATGTGCGATACAATGCCGAACACAGACTACAGGATATCATCCCAGTAGACGATCACGGCGTACTATTGTCACCTGATGCATCACAGCTAGTTAAGATTACAGATCAAAGATTGTTAAATCGTGATTGGCAGTTTGGTGACTGCAGTCCGGTAGAACAAGCTTGGATTAGAAGCAGCGAATATCCATTTGCTGTGCAACTGTATCAGGCATTGACCAATTCTCGTCTATACTTTGGATCAGGATTTGATTTACTTGATACTGCATTTGATGCAGTAACTAATACTCTGCAAAAGATATACGACACAACTATTACCTCAGTAGGTAAAGTAGTACGTCAATCTGATGTCGAAGCAAGTGTTACTAATACTTACACTACTGGATATTTTGTTTGGATACAAGCAAGAGCCAAGTCACTTAATATTGACCTAAGCGAGTTTAACAATTTTGTATCGGGTATATGCCCTCGACTGATGTTTAGAATGACTGGCTTTACTGACAAGGATAAGTTGCAGGTATACATTAACGCAGTTGCACCTGGCAGTAAGAACTCATTAAGCTTGCTACCGGATAGCAACTATCAATTGCTACTAGATCAAAGCAGTCCAATTGATACATTAACCTATAGTGGCGTAATTATTACCCGTACTGATACCGGCTGGAGAGTAGAAGGATACGACACAGAGAAAGCATACTTCAGTATATTACCAAGCTTACATGACGAAGGTCAAAAAGACTCATTGCGTGTAGGCGAGCAGTCGTCGTCTTATCTAGATTGGAGAGACGGTTACTATTACATTAAAGGACAAGTAGTCAAGTATAACGGACTATTCTTCAGAGTAACAACAGATCACACAAGCAGCAGTGCGTTTGACTTTGAAAACTTTGCAGCACTACAAACATTGCCTGTACAAGGTGGTATTGTTGCAACATATTGGAAAACATTCAGTACAAATCCTGCTAAGGTTTATTACGGAACCGTCTTTTCAACTGCGCAAGAAGTATTTGACTTTATAATTGCATACGGACGTTATCTAGAAAATCAAGGATTTGTATTTGATCAGTTCGACAATGACCTAGGCTCAATTCGCAATTGGATACTATCTGGTAGAGAATTCCTATTTTGGAGTCTACAGAACTGGAACAACGGGTCGTCGTTAACACTAAGCCCTGCAAGTCAGTTTGTGCAGATGTATGTCCCGCAAGGTGACCTTGACCCACTGTACGGAGTATATTCGGATCCTAACGGCGTGTTGGATCAAAACGGTACACCACTACGTGCAAACAGCATTGCAGTAGACAGAAACTTTGACCTAATCACAGTATCGTCTGTTACAGCAGATCGCTCAATCTACTTGCTAAAAGCAGTTATAAGCGAGTTTGACCATTTGGTTGTGTTTGACGATAAGACTGATTTCAGTGATATCGTATTTGATTCAACAACTGGCGCAAGACAAGAACGTTTAAAGATTAAGGGAAGTAAGAGCAATAGTTGGAATGGTAAACTGTTTGCACCAGGCTTCACCCTAGATCAAGCTAACATCAACGATTGGCAGAGTTACACAGATTACAGAAATGGCGATCTTGTTAAGATTAGCACCACAGTATACATAACAACAACTGTGCATAACAGTGGTGATATATTTGATTATTCTAAGTGGAAGAAGCTGGCAAAGCAACCTAAGAAGTTCCTGCAGCCAAACTTAGAATCAATGGCTGCGCGTCTTGAACAGTTCTATGACCTCAGTGTTGATCAGATTACAAGCGACGTTAGTTCTTATGCTCGTCACTTGATTGGATTCCAGCCAAGAGATTATCTACAGTCATTATTAGTAGATGACGAATCTCAGTTTAAGTTCTATCAAGGCATGATTACGCAAAAGGGTACAGAGCAAGCAGTAACCAAGTTACTACGCGGCATTAATCCTAACAGTGAATTGTCAGTTGATATCAAAGACGAATGGGCATTCCGTATTGGCGAATTTGGTCTAGCAGATAACACAGACGAAGTTGAATTACTACTAGACTCAAACGATTTAGAATTTTCTAAGATAGCACTAGATCTAGATAACGCAACATCTTACGAACGTAATGTTGTAGGAATACCTGCAGACAAAATTCTTGATCAAGGCGAACGTGTTAGCGGAAGCATCTTCCCGCTGACTACAGCAAAATTCAAACAAAAATATGCAGGCTATGCAAGAATAGATCAGGTTGATGCAACAGTGCTATCGCACGATCAACTATCAAACATCAATGCAAGTCTGATGAACAAAAATGGCACAATTATTTGGGTTGCACAAACAGCACTAACTGATTCGGCCATCTACAAGACTAAGCGTTTTGGCCCATTTAATATAACAATACTAGCTAATGATGTAGTGTCATTGGACAGCAAGCTTGATCTTGCAGAAAATGAAGATATCTGGCTAGTCACTCTAGACGATTTGACATACTCCGAGGTATCTGCTCCAGGGCAACTACAACCTGTACCAGGTATAAACGGATATCAAGTTGTACAAACTGTTGAATCTACTACTAGCTTTACAATAGTTAACGGTACCGGATTGAACGAGGGTGATACCTTTAGTGCCTTCATTGTTAAGTTACTACCAGTCCAGTACAATAATTTTAATTCAGTAGAATTTAACGTTATTACTGCAGCAACTAACACTAACCCAGTGGTGCTAACATTTGCCAACGATCATTCATATATTGGCGGCGAACGTTTAATTATTGATCGTATTGCGGGAATGGCTGAACTTAACGGCAAAGTTTACTACGCAAAATATGTAAGCACAAATAAGATTTCGTTGTACGACGATCAAGCACTAACAATTCCCGTAAACTCACAGGCTTATAATACATATACTGCAGCAGGTGTAGCGTATTCAAGTCACATAGACTCTGCAGTTCGTGTGTACGAAAGTGAAGTAGGCGATCGTCTATGGATCGATGCATACGATGGCGGATGGGCAGTTCTAAAGAAACAAGATCCATGGCTAGTGGGCCCGCAACCAGCTGGGCTAACTGCCCCAACTTCTAACTATTCAGTTACTGGATCCAGGGTACACGCATGGACATATCGTTCAATTATTTGGACTGCAGCAAGAGCAGAAGCAACTGCTGCCGGCGGGCAAACCGATCAGGCAGTATTAATTTTTGAACGCTCAGAAGCAGGCGGCGATCTAGCATATGTTGATAGACTACGCGGTAGTACATCGGACGTAAGTGCAGCATGTGAATTTGGTTATTCAATATCACACTTGGACAGCGAAACTCTAATTATTGGGTGCCCTGCTAATAGTATAATTGGTACAGAGTACGGCTCTGTACAAGTTTGGAACAGAGGACCAACAGGCGACTGGACATTGGGATATACCATTGACGCTCCTGTGGGTATAACCAGTGCTAAGTTTGGCACAACACTTGCCCGTGTAAGCGATACGCTAATGCTAATTGGTTCACCCGGCGAAGCTACAATTTACAAATTGAAGTATGGTAACTTTACATTACCTGTTAAAAATATAACAGTTAATTCGTACCCTGACCCAATTGACATGACATTTGGTATTGCAGCATGCACTACTTCCGTATCAAGTGCATACGTGACAACAGCTAGTTCTGTTGCAGGCGTACAGATTGGTACACAAGTATCAGGTACCGGTGTTCAAAGTAACACAGTCATTATTAATATAGAAGAAGATTATACTCCGGGCGTAAACAGAATTACACTATCTAAGACTGCAACAGCAGCTGGAACAATTGCACTAAATCTCTATCACGGACTTAGTGACAAACAAGCAATTACTATCACAGGTGTAACAGGAGTTGTACAGTCAAACAGCAATGCTATTAACGGCGGTACATTCTATGTAGAAAAGATTGATAACTTTGCTGTAAGTTTATATATTGACGAAGATCTTACTACTCCTGTAGTAGGTTTGGGCACACACACTGCATACACAGGCTCTGCTGCAGCAACTGATACATACAGCATACAACTAGCGCCTGTTACACAAACAGCAACAGGTACTGGTATTGTAATGGCCGCAGACTCTAACAAGGTAGCAATACTAGATACTGCAGGTAATGGCCACATTTATGTGTATACTATTGACGAGAACGGTATTCTAACACAAGACATAAATGCGATCGTAACAGGGACTACAAGTATCCCCATTAAGTCGCAGCACCCAATTGACATTACTACAGTTGGTGAAAATGTACGTGTGGCAGTGGGATCAAGATTCACTACTTACGATACGTTTGGCACAATCATTGATACAGGCGACACTACATTTGATACACTAGTGTCTGACGGTATTGTTAGAATCTACGACTTTAGTGCAACATCAGGAACTGCGTCGTTAACACAGGTACTAACTGGACCAAACACTAACGGATTAAACTTGTTTGGTAAAACTGTTAAGTTTACAACCAGCGGCAAGCTACTAGTAGGCAACCCAACTGCACCATATGTATGGAAGTTAATACTGGATAGCAGTACAACAACTTTTGATGCCAACGACACTACATTTACAGATGTAATCATTGGATACGGTGCAGTAGAAAGCTTTGGATTGCACAGTCGTTACGGCGCAGCACCGGGTTCGAGTTTATATAGTACACAGTATGTGTGGGAAGGATCTGTATTCAATCCTATTAGTGCAGTAGATGATTCTACTACAGGATTTGGTTCAGCACTATCGGAAGTAAACGATACAGTTATCATTGCAAGTCCTTGGTCAGTTCGCGGCAAGATATACGAATACGATAATACGCAAGACGGATGGGCTGCAGAAACACAACAAGAGCAAGTGGTTGATACTAAACTAATTAATCGCGCACTCAGCTACGATCCAGTACAAGATCAGGTTATTGAGTTCTTATCTTTATGGGATCCGCTAAAGGATCTACACGACAGTGAAGCTATGATCAATGTTGATTATACATTATCAATTGACCCATCTATCTATCAAGAGAATTCGCCCGGAAATACTTTCTGGGCAGAAGAAAAAGTTGGAACTACATGGTGGGATAATTCAACTGCAGTATGGTTATGGTATGAACAAGGCGACTTATCGTACAAGATAAAGAACTGGGGTCAATTATTCCCAGGCAGTACTATTACTGTATGTGAATGGATTGAAAGCACCACAGTGCCGTCAGCGTACAATGTCAATGGTATGACTCCGTCAATGGGTACACCTCCACTGGGCGGACTGCAGCCGTATAATACCAAAGTTACAACAGACAGCAACGGCGCTACGGTGTTCCGATACTACTTCTGGGTTGCGGGCAAGCAGTCTATCTCGCAGTCAAGTAAGAAAACACTGAGTGTAGCAAGCATCGCAACAGCATTAACTAATGGCCCATACCAATGGGTAGCTGCTGCGGGCAGTGCCGGAGTTGTTACTCAAAACTTGCGTGATAATTTAGTAGACGGCGAACAAATTCTACAAATTGAAGTTCTGCGAGTTGAGCAAAATAGCCCACGTCACGTAGAATGGACATTGTTAAGCGAAGGCGATAACGTTGCACCGCCAACTTCACTTGTTAACAAGATGGTCGACAGCCTGACGGGGCGTGACCTAGCAGGAAATAATGTACCAGATGTTGAACTAGCTGCGCACAAGCGACTGGGCGTTAAGATTCGTCCACGTCAGACAATGTTTAACGACCGTGTAGGGGCAATTGAAGTTTGCGCAGAATATCTAAATGAATATCTAGCATCTATCATTGTTGAAGATGTTGATCTAGGCACAATGAATCAGTCTGATCCACAGCCATTGATCATGGAAGTTCAAGACTTAACAATCGACACAGGTGATACAACGTTTGACGATGGCTCAACAACACTTACTACCGAGTATCAAAACTGGGACGAATCTGTTCCTACATACGCAGATATTATTGTTAGCGACTTGCTGGCAAAACCTGCAGGATATTTGTTGCTAGTTGAAAGCGACGAGACACGTAAAAATTTGTGGACGATCTATATGTGGGACGGCACAAACTTAATGCTATCACGTGTACAGAAATACGATACAACACGCTATTGGTCGCGACTTGATTATTATTCTACAGACTATCCCGAGGGATCAATCGCAGCAGTAACACTTGCTACTGAGCAAGAGTTTCAGGACAGCAATTATGTAGATACTAATGTTAAAGTATTGGGTCCGGGCTACTGGAGAGTTCTGCGTAAGGATTCAACAGGTGATACCACCATAATGGCACTGGAAAACGGCACTATTAAGCTAGACATCACTGCAGCAGATTTCAATACATCAATGTCATTTGATACAAGTTCGTTTGACAGTGCAGTATTTGACTCTGAGCCTACCATTGAACTTAGAAACATTCTGACAGCAATGCGTGACAACGTATTTGTAAATGAATACAAGTATTTGTGGAACAGCTGGTTTTTCCGTATGGTCCGTCATGCATTAGTTGAACAGCGTCAGCTAGACTGGGCATTCAAGAGTAGCTTCATTAAAGTCAAACACTTTGTTGCTGAACTTGCAGAACGTCCTGTGTACGCGCTAGACATAGACGACAGCTTAGAAAAGTATATTACAGAAGTCAAACCTTATCATACTAAGATACGAGAATACACTTCTGTATACTCGGGCAAGGACGTGTTTGGTAGTCTGACAACAGACTTTGACTGCCCTCCTCATCTAGTTGATAACCACTATGAAACAAGTGTAGTTGACGACCCGGAGCAAGCAAGCAGATTTGAAAATGAATGGCCATGGCGCAGTTACAGAGATAACCGAGGATACAGCGTAGTTGCAATCGTAGTAGCTGACGGTGGTACTGGATACGACATTGCGCCAACAATTAAGTTAACAGGCGGTAAAACTGTACTAGAAGGAAACGTCAGACTTGCTAGTGCTTACGCAGTAAATTTAGGATTTGCACAATCGTTTGAAACATTAGGTGCGGATAATTATTTCTCTGCTAGAAAGCTATGGTTGGATCAGCAAGCAATTAAGGACAGTTCAATTGATACTACAGACTTGCCAGGTGATGTGCTTGCAAACGTAGCAGGCGGCCCAGGTGTAGTAAATCTTGATGCAATTCGTCAAATCATAGTAGTAGACGAAGGCGAGGGATATCTGACTCCCCCAACAGTAGAAATCGTTAGCTTGCCCGGACATGGATCGGGCGCAAGAGCATATGCAGTACTAGGTAAGACTCCAGTTAGAATGTTTAAAACTGGAATGAGATTTGACCGTGTTAAGGGAACAGCAGATATTCTTTATCCGGAAACACGCGATCCTGCACAGGATAATCCAGGATTTGACGATTGGCATGCAGCCGATAGAATTGCAGCATTCTACGATCCGCAACCTGGACAAGCCGGCATACCAGAAAGAATTATTCAAACACATATTGGCGACGGCGTAACCACTACATTTGACCTGCCACAAGACTTCATGTACGAAGAATTAATGCAGGTTGCATTGGGCGATATTCTAGTAGAGCCAAGCGATTACACGGTGTATCCAAGCGAGATGACCATAAACTTTGCAACAGCACCAAGTAACAATACAACTATATCGTTGATATTGAATCCTCCGTTACTGCCATTGTTGTTAGGAGCAGATTACGATCAGACTAAGATTGTAAGTCCTAAATTCTCAACTGGACCAGGCTTTGCAAGTCAGGCGCGTGGATTTGATTCTGTTGATTTTGACAATTGGGAACTAGACCCGTACGGCAACTTAGTAGAATTAGGCGGGTATGACACATATCAATCTGGTGGACGATTTGCGTCGTCTAGCGGTTACGACCCATCTGCTGAAGTTTCTAATTCGGGCGGCAGCTTCATTGGACCAGATACGACACCAAGCACAGAAGAACTAGTGTCGGGGCAAGTGTTTGACGCATTGGATGTTAAGGTATTCACAGCTGAGTCACAAAATCAGAATATTAGTATCCAAACAATATCAGGAAACGGAACAACTACGTATTTTGCGCTCAACCCAGTACCAAGTAGTGTCGATAATATAACAGTATTTGTTAACGGACTGGTACAGGATCCAGGTGTTGCATATATTATTGATTACTCTAACATATTGGGACAAATAAATGCAGAGTTACAATTTAATACGGCACCTGCAGCAAACAGCATTATCACTGCTGTAGTAACAAACGATAATGGGCCAAGCGTAGAACAAGTTCAAAACTTTGTAGGTAACGGATCTAGCGAAGTGTTTCGAGTAACCGGAGTAGGACTTGATAATCCATTGCGTCAATGTATTGTTGTAGTTGATGGAATAAAGACCGCACATACCTTTGCAAGCGATTCAGCTCCTTATGAAAATGATGTATTAGTAACTATTAGTCCTGCTCCTGCAATTGGGGCAGTAATTAGAATTGTTTCATACCTCACAGTAGCAGGTGTACCGGTTGATCTCAAAAACTACACAGAAAGTTTTGTAGAATCAATTTTTATTAATGGATCATTGAATTATACAATAACAAATCCATCTGGCGCGCCAGCCCCATTGAGCACTAGTACAATTGCATATGCTGTTGCAGAAGGTGCAGAAGCAGGCTTACGTTTAACCCCGCCTGCAACAGCATACGCACTAGGCACCGGAGCAACTGCTCAATTTAACATACCAGTATGCCCAAACTTTAATATTGCGGGACTAGTAGCGGGCGATATTCAAGCAACAGTTAACGGCCAAATAGTATCTATTAGCAGTTACAGTTCAGGCGTTGTTACGTTGACGGCTACACCCGCACTAAACGATGTAGTTACTATAACAGTATTACCAAGCGGCGATTACTATGTACAAGGTAGCACCTTAACACTGACATCAATGGTAGACGACGGTTCTACTAATACTAAAATACTAGTTACAACGTATAACGACACTGCGCTAACCGGTATCAGAACAGAAGTGTTTGGCATTGATAATACACTGCACATTCAGTATCAAGGATATGGCATATACGGAATTGGATTAAGTCCAACACAGCAACAACTTGCAAACTTCTATTCTCGCGGACAGATTGTTCTGAGCGATGATATTATTGCAGTTAACCGTGTACAAGTATACAAGAACGGAGTATACATTGCTCCTGTCGTAGGATGGTACTTACAAGCCGAATCCAATAGAATAGTGAATATTGCAGGCGGCATTGACGACAATGACGTAATTGTTGTTCACTACTTTGCAGGAACATCAACTACTAGCTCAACAATAGGCTTTAGGGTATTCAAAGATATGATGGGCAGCCTGAGTGCATACAGATTACCATTGGAAAACTCAACAACAGTTTCTCAAGCAGTTACTACAGCCAGTGACAGAATTTATCTAACTAATGCTTCTGCACTTGTTGCACCGTCCCCGCTAATCAATCGTCCGGGCGTAGTAATGATTGGCAAGGAACGAATTGAATACTGGGAGAAAGGGTCAGACTACATTAGTCGTTTGAGAAGAGCAACGAAAGGCACCGGCGCAGGAAATCATCGCGTAGGTACACTTGCAGTGGACATGAGCTACAGAAATCAGTTACCCGCATCCGAGTACATGAATAGCGAAACATACTCTGCAAACGGAGCCACTGTGTCTTTTGCGCTGCCATTACTACTGACTACTTCCGAACATGATACGGACTCGGTGCTAGTATACGTAGCTGGTAAAAAGATGACATCAGGCTATACAGTGGATCAAAGCGCAGGATCGTACTATCAGGTTACGTTTAACGAAGCACCTAAGAGTGGGCTACGAGTTGTACTTGCAATCAAGCAAGCTTATAACTGGTATGATGTAACAGACCCAACGTCTAGCATGGCTGATACTGATACTCAATGGGCTATCTTTATTAGAGAAAAAACTACGGTATTTGACATATCATAAATACACGTATGAATAACGATACTAACCTACCCGCAAGCGAGGATAAGCAAGCACCAAATGATGCAGCAGGACTGCTATTTTCGGGCAAACTTAAGATAATCGATGCAGAAACTGGTGAAGTTTTAGTAGAACAGAGGTCAGAATAACATGATTCAGGGACATATTAAGATTTGGGAGCCAGAGACTGGCATTATACTAGTGGATAAGGACAACGCTATCCATTATGAAAACATTTCAATTGCTATGGCTAATGCACTAGCAGATCGCGGACATGGGTTCATTCAAGAAATGGCGTTTGGCAACGGTGGGACAACCATCGACAGCACGGGAATTATCACATACCTAGCCCCAAACACGCTGAATCAAAGTGCAGGACTGCATAATGAAACTTATTACAAGACTGTAAACGACAACAACGGGCTCAATACTGATCCTGCACGTAATCGTTTGGAAGTTCGCCACACTGTAGGCAAGAAGTATACTGATATCGTAGTTACTTGCACACTAGACTACGGCGAGCCTCTTGGGCAAGAAGCATTTGACAACGCAACCAGTACTAGTGACTATGTGTTTGACGAATTGGGACTAAAGTGTTGGGACGATAACACGGGCACAAACAAGCGTTTGATTACCCATGTTGTATTCCACCCCGTTCAGAAGAGTTTGAATCGTATTATTCAGGTGGATTACACCCTACGAATTCAAAGCTTCACAACATTTACAGAGACTGTATAACTGGCTGTAGATTGCGTTAGGGCTTTTGGTCCAACTGCAATAAATAGTTGGATAAGGAATTTAACGTAATGGCCTATTTAATTACAAAAACCGACGGTACTACGCTAGTTTCAGTAGCAGATAGTACCGCGGATAATACAACTGACCTAACGCTGATAGGTAAAAACTATTTCAGTTTTGGATTAGCTCAGAATCAGAATTTTGTAAAGCTGCTAGAAAACTTTGCGAATACTAGCTCCCCAACAAAGCCCATAACAGGACAGCTTTGGTACGACAAGACGTCCACAGTTGCTAAACTTAAAGTTTATGATGGCTCTCGCTTCAAAGAAGTTGGCGGCCCATACGTTTCTACTACAGAACCTACAGCATACTGGAAGCAGGGTGACTTTTGGCTTAATTCCTCAACTGGACAATTGTATGTCAAGAGTCAAGGGACAGACATAACAGCATCCGCAAGACTAATTGGCCCACTAGCAGATCCAGGCTTAGGTAAAAACGGATTAGAACACGATACTGCAGCAGATACGCAACCTTCGCCTGGATCACACGAAATTATCAGCATGTATGTTGGTAATTCTCGCGTTGCCGCATTCAGCGAGGATGCATATACGGCAGATGGCGAGACTGGATTTAGCGATGTAGTAATTGGCATGACAATGCCATCCACTGCACAATTATATCTCACAAACAATAACGGATTCTTAATTGGTGATACTGCACAAGGTGCAATTAAAACAGCAACTGGTTCAGTAACACTTGCAAATACCGAGAATAGCGGCGTTGTATACCTAGAAGCTAAAGCAAGTTCGGGACAAGCCAATAAAGTACTAACAGTTGCAGGCGTTGGCTTAACCAGTTCATCGGGTTATGTTGGCATTAACAAGACTGATCCCGTAGCAGCACTAGATGTGTCGGGTGTAGTTAGAACTAATACCGGCTTTACATCAGTGAGTAACTCGGGTCTAACTATAGGTTCAATCGGATCTGCTACCATTAGCATATCAGGCACTGACATTATAGTAGCTAATACTAGATCAACTGGCGCAATTGTTCTTAGACCAACAAACGGTAACATATTGATCGGCGGAACAACAAGCCCAAGTGGTGCAGAAAACAGCTTGGTCATATTTGACGGTGTTATCCCCTCCGCAGGCGTAGCAGGTGCTGCATTATTTTATGTCAGCGGTGGCGAAATGTTTGTTATGGACTCTGCTGGAAACGACACACAGATATCGCCCCACAACTTTAGTCTGATCCCAGAAGGTCCAAGTGAGCCAATGGCTTGGTCGTATTACAGTCAACGTGGCGGCAAAAAGATTAACGTAGACATGCTTAAGATGGCTCGTTTGTTAGAAAAGCTAACAGGCGAAAAGCTAGTTTACACGGAACAGGCGGATAACCAATGACCGTTAATTACGAAATTAATAAAAGCGATGGTTCGGTATTTTTAACCGTACCACAAGGCACTGCAGTAGAACAAGCAGGTTTAACTCTAATAGGTAAAAACTATGTTGCATTTGGTGAAGCACTGAATGAAAACATTGTTCACCTAGCAGAAAACTTTGCAGCAGTTACTGCACCTACTGGTCCTTTAACCGGTCAGCTATGGTACGATAAGGCAGGTAAGAGTCTCAAAGTTTATTCAGGTTCGCAATTTAACAGTTTAGTTACCGGCGTATTTCAAAACTCTCAACCAACTAGTCCAGTAGAAAATCAATTATGGTTTGATACCAACGACAGAAAGTTGTATGTTTATAGCGGCGGTTCTTTCCGTTTAGTTGGCCCATCAGGTATAGCAGAAACACAAGTACTAGCTGATACAATCATCGACACTGCGGGCGGCTCGCACACTGTACTGCGTGTATTGGTTAATAACAAGAACGTGGCAATCATTACAGACGAAACATTTGTACCTGCAAGTGCGCAAATTGGATTCAAGAGCGTTCCTTTACCAACACTAGCACCAGGACTAAACATTGGCGACGATACTACCTGGGACTTTAAGATTCGTGGACTTGCAACTGTTGCAGAAACACTCAAAGACGGTACAAGTACTTTATCGGCTAATAACATTATTCGTAACAATGCAAATGGAGTTATTGCCGGAACATTGAATGCTAACACTGGCCTAAGTGTTGGGTCAGCATCTCAGATTCAACTATACCCACAAAGCAATAACTTCCGCATAAGCAACACAGTTAATGGCGGGAACATCTATCTACAGACTACCAATGGTACTGGATTACAAAGTACATTCACTGTAACAACAGGACAAGAAGTTGGTATTAATACTGCCTCCCCTGCAGCAACATTGCATGTTGCAGGCACAGGTACATTACAAGTTGACGGAGCAGCAGTATTTGCTAGCACCGTCACTGGTGTAACTGCATCAACTTCAGACAATACTACAAAGTTTGCAACCACAGCATATGTTAAGGCACAGTTTAACAATACAGTACTAACAGGAGCACCAACTGCAACCGGAGTACTGTCGTTTAGCGAAAATAGCACACGTATTGCAACCACAGAATATGTTAAAGGTCAGTTTGATAATACTGACCTAACTGGTATTCCTACAGTACCAAATATTAGCAATCTTGCACAAAGCGATGCACAGATTGCTAATACTAAGTTTGTACAGGATGTTATTACAGGTACACTGATTACTAAGGCAAATGTTAGCGACCTAACTACAGTAGCTAACCGTGTAACTGTAATTGAAGGCGACTATGCATTAAAGTCTGGCAATACTTTTACCGGAACGCATAACTTCACTGGCGCAACAATTACAGTGCCAACACCAAGTGCAAATTCACATCCTGCAACAAAAGCTTATGTGGATGTTAAGGCAGATATTGCAAGTCCTACCTTTACTGGCGCTCCAATATCAACTACTCCGGCAACAAGTGACAACTCAACTAAGATTGCAACTACCGCATTTGTAAGAAGTGCAATCACAACGTACGGAACTGGTATATCAGGTGTAACAGTACAGGACACTGGTTCAGGTGTAGGCACTTCATCGGGTGTGACAACTATTAACTTTACCGGCACTGACGTTAACGTAACTTCGTCTGTTGGTAACACAGTTAATGTTGACATTAGTGCCGCGTCAACTACACTTCCGGTTGGATCAATAATCATGTGGTACGGTACTGCTGCTGCGGTTCCTGCCAATTGGCATATTTGTGACGGCACCAGCGGCACACCAAACTTAGTTAATAAGTTTGTAATGGGCGCAAGCGCAGACTACAGCAATCCAGCAACAACACCGGGCGAAGTTCGCTATGAAGGTGGCAGCAGCTCTAGTACAACGGCGTCAAACGGTGCACACACGCATGGTGGCCTAACAGGCGGGCACGTACTAACTGCGGGAGAACTGCCATCACACGCACACACATTATATGTTGATGGAGGAACTGACACCGATAACGTGTCATACGGATTTAACAATGCACCAGGTCTTGCAGTTGCTGGTAAGTCGATAACAGGCCCTGCTTCTGTTGGCGCATACAGATCAACTAACGGTCTATCAACACCATTGGTTGGCAGTGTTGGAGCAGGAGACCCACATACTCACGCAATCAATAGCGATGGGGTACATACCCATACTGTAAGTACGTTGCCTCCATACTACACCCTATACTTCATAATGAAGATAGCGTAATAGAAGAGAACAAACATGTCATATATTATAACCAAAAGTAATGGTCAAACATTAATAACACTACAGGATGGTACACTAGATACCACTAAAACTTCTATTACACTGGTGGGTAAGAACTATCCAGGATATGGTTCAACACTGAATCAGAACTTGGTACGAATACTAGAAAGCTTTGCTAATTCTACAGCCCCATCAAATCCACTAGTTGGACAAATTTGGTATAATACTTCTACTGGTAGATTAAATGTTTATAACGGATCGGGCTTTAAGCCACACAGTGCAACTGTTATTGCAACAGCCCGTCCCACAACAAATGCAAGTGGCGACTTTTGGTTTAAGTCAGACACAGGTCAGTTGTACGTTTATAACGGTACAGACTTTGATCTAATTGGCCCAACAGTAAGCAACAGTAACATCGTTGCTGCAGACATCACTGCAACAGGTGACGTCACTGCAACAAACGGCATATTCACTGGTAACTTAGATGTAACAGGTACAGTTACTGCAGGCGGATTTAAGATTTCAGGCGGTACCACAGGTCGTGTTCTTTACACTACAACTGCTGGGCTAGTAGCAACAGAGGCAGGCTTTGAATATAACGCAAGCACTAACACGTTAACAGTAGTTAACTTAGATGTAACAGGTACTACTGCATTTGGCACAGTGGAATTTGATGCAGGTACTGCAGCATTACCTAGTATTACAACAACAGGTGATCCCGATACTGGTGTATATTTTCCCACAACAAACACGGTTGGTGTATCTACGGCAGGATCGCAAAGACTAGCCGTTAGCAGTGCAGGTCTAAAGATATATGCAACTAATGGAGCATATGTTGGCCTTGCTGCAGCAGGTTTTGCAGGTAGTAGCAGTATTACATATGCATTACCAGCAGCTGACGGATTATCTGGATATGCACTAACGACTAACGGCGCTGGCACAATGACCTGGAGTGCAAACCCAGGTTACACAGGATCGCGCGGCCCACAGGGTCCACAAGGACCACAAGGCCCGCAGGGATATACTGGTAGTGCAGCTGGCGGATACACCGGAAGTGTTGGACCACAAGGAGCTACTGGTTTTACTGGATCCTCGTCAGGTGGGGGTGGTGGTGGATACACCGGAAGTGTTGGCCCACAAGGATTTGTTGGTTCGCGTGGACCACAAGGGCCACAGGGTAATATAGGAGCACAAGGTCCGCAGGGCTATGTTGGCAGTCAAGGTACTGGTGTAACATTTGGTACAAACAGTACAAACACAAATCGTTATGTGTTGTTCACAGACAATACAGTAGATCCATTAACGAATATCTATTACAACTCGGTATTTGTAGTTAACCCTAGCACTGGCACAGTTACTGCAACAGACTTTGCTGCAACATCAGATATAAGATATAAAGAAATCAGTGGACCAATGACTAACGCACTTGCAAAGATTAATACACTACGTGGCGTACACTACACATGGAATGAAAATGGTAAAGTTAATGGAATGATCGACACTAGCAATCAAGTTGGTGTTATTGCGCAGGAAGTACAACAAGTACTACCCGAAGCAGTAGAAAGCTATAACGGTGCACTTGCTGTAAAATATGACAAGCTGGTTCCATTATTAATTGAAGCAGTAAAAGAACTTACAAACAAGGTATCGTCACTAGAACAGCAATTAGCCAACAAGCCATGACCTTACAGAGTACAGCAAGTGGTGGTAATCCATTAACAATTAACGAGATTAAAGGAGAGTTTGGATATACTGGTTCAAACACTGGACCAAACACCCTTACCAGTTATCGCCGCGGTGGCGGATATGTTCCTAATCACCAAGCTAATGCTACTATACCAACAAGTGGCACAGTGGATGTATTAAATTTTCTTAGTACTGATAAAATTTTTAAATCTAGTATTACTAGCGGCACTAGTACTAGTGGTACCGTAGTTTATTATGGATATTCAAACAATTTAAGCGGAATTGGAGCATTTGGTAGTTTAACAGGTTATAGTCTTTTTGGAATTTCTGCTAGTTCAACAGCGCAAGCTACTATTGGCGGTATATTTGGAACTCGCGTAACAATATCATTTCCTTTCCCTAGTATTACGTATACTACTACACTGATATTAGCAGGTGGCGATTATACTTCAAGTGCAACTTGGACTAGTCTTACTATGACACAAGCAGCGTCTGTGACCGTAACTAGAGCAACTGCATCGGGATCTACCGGATCAACTACGTATAATTCCGGCGGAAACTATACTGTATATACATGGCTTAACACACAAAGTATCAATGCTACCGGCACAGTTACATTTGAGATTACCTAAGGAGATATAGCATGGGACGTTTACAAACAACAGCATCCTCGGGCGATCCATTTAAACTTAGCGAAATAAACACGCAGTTTAATGCTACTAGTCAGACATTACGTGCTTTCCTTCGTAACGGAACATATGTGAAATCTTCTGATATTAATTCTGGTTCAGTTGGCGCAACAGTACCAACAACTGGAACAATAAAAATAAGTGATTTACTTGGTAAGTCAGAAGTTTATATTACTGGTCATAGCGTTAGTGCAGCATCAACTAGCGTGGCATCGTCAAGCTGTAGTGCAACTGTTCGATTAAGAAGCGATGGCACATTTACCTATAATATAGCATCAACAACTGCTGGATCTGCTTCGGGTAGTTATACTGGTGAATGGCTTCCAGGAAATAAAAATCCTAGTGACTACTCTGTTCAAGCTATTTGGACACTTGACCCAACTAGTACCGGTGGGACATTCACGGGGACCGAAGGTGCTGGAGTATGGACATCGTTATCTACTACTCAAACGTGGACTCTTGCTACATCTACAAACGGCACTGTAGATAACGAGGCACTTGGAATCCTGTCATTGTCTATTAGAAATACTAGCGACAGTGTTGTGTTAGATACAGCTAACATTACGTTGCAGTCTAGTTCAACTGGAATCGCTTAATTACTTTATTAGTTCTTTTAGCAAGTCACGAGTTAGCTCTTCCCGCATGCTGTTAAACACGCCAGTATGCATGGGGCGAGGAAAATTGTCTAATGGTGTCCAACAATAGCCGCAGTGCTCGTTGCTCAGAGCTGGTATAAACTCTCGCCCTACACTGCAAAAATACGTACTATAGCAAAAAGACCCACGTTCGTTTGTAAACGTATCTACCGGGATGAAGTTAGTTAGAATCTTGTATCCAGTTTCTTCTTCTATTTCACGGACAATACAATCTCTTGCAGTTTCGTTGGGTTCCTGTTTACCACCGGGGATACCCCAGGTATACTGAAAGCGTCCTGTCTCGTTACTCAGTAAAAATAAAAACCTACCTGTGTTTCTCGCGTAGATGAAACAACCGCGAGCGTTTAGTGTAGTCTCCATTCGCCCTCTCGGTAAACACCTTCCCAACTACGCAGCCATTCAAATCCGTCCCATTTGAACTGCTGGCTATTTGTTAGATTTGTAACATATTGTACGGTTTCTGTTCCTGCTGGGCTATAACTTACGACCCATCTGCTACCATTGTATTCCACAATGTCATGCTTCTTGGCAACAAGCTCAGAACTATCCGCCCCACGCCACGCAAGTGCATCGCCTGTATCAGCACTTGAACCAATATCGTCTAACAGTAGATAACGTTGACCTAATGCCTTAGCAGGCAAGCCAGTACTAGGACCAGACTGTATGGGATTTACTATTCGATTAACTGCATCTAGTGTATTGCTAGGAATAGTGTCTGCGTCTACAGTAAACATCAGTCTTGAATTGTCAGAGGGATCTAGTGATACCACACCTACTACTTCTACGTCATCGCTCAATCGCAAGTACAGTCTTGTAATACCATCTTGGAATGTAGTAGAGCATAACGGTAGTATTTCATTCCAAAGCGCGTAAGACGATGCAGTGACGTTTGAGTTAACACCATTGTCGCTGGACGGAGTTTCTTTTCTCACTGCACGGGCAACACCGTTTATGACAATAACATCATACGGCAAGCCAATACGTTGTCTTGGATTATGTCCCACGTTCTGATATCGTGTTTCGCTGGGATTGTTTGGATCAGGAAACTGATTAACTGTGTTGCCTGTTGACGATATACTGCTGGAGAAATCGTCCATAGTACTGCCGCTGTTTTGCAAGCGTATATCAAATATAAAGTCTTCGGCAGTGAATCCTTGTTCTGCTAGATCCGGGCGAACCTGTCCATCGGATGTATAAAGATTTTCCACAATGTTTGTGATAACACCCATCTTCTTGACTTTAGCAGGAGCACTTAACCATATGGGCATGGTAAAGGTCATACTAGCAATATCGATTGGATCTTCGGTGCCAACTGGAACTTGTCTGCTACTCCACTGCAAACCGTCTAGTTCAACATAGCTTAAACTGGTCCAGTCTAAGAATGTATCGCTGCCCTGTATTTCCATACTGGGATTAAACAATACGCCAATTTGTTCTAACAACTGCATCTTCTGATCAGTACTGCTGGTCCATATGTCTGCTTTAACACTTAGGTCATATGGTACGGGCATTAGTCGTTCCACTGTATACTTGTCGCCGGGCGCACTGGTATACAGTCCGGTAGCAGGATCGATTGCACGTTCTATTACCTGAACCTTTTTGACAAAGTTTGGTTCCATAATACGTTCGCGTGAATACTTTAGGTCAACAATATAGCAGCTAATCTGCGGCACAGTTAGCGCAACGTTTGCACTATTACTGCGCATGATCTGCGCTACCTGACGACTAGGGTCTCCGTAAGTACACGGAACTTCACGGAACACTTCGCTACCATTGGCGTCACGTCCAAACTTGACCTTGAACCCACTCATTACACGAATGAACTGTCCTAGAAATCTACGTATCTGTCCACTGTAAAAATAAGAGCTCATAATTAATCAGCCTTGGGTTTCAACAAGTCATTGAGTGTTTGACGCTCGTTGATATTGCCACGAGAAGTCTCGGTAATGTTAGTGTTGTTAACAAAGGTGCCTTTGAGTGTATTCTTAGTATCGTTGTTACTTATATTGGTTCTCACGGCATCCTCAACGAACATCCAGCGGAAGCCATCGTAACGGAACAAGCGAGCAGGCAAAAAGTCTGTACGTTTAAAGTAATCGCCTGTTGCAGGACTCATCGGGAACGCAGTTCCAAACCCACTGGTAATACCATTTGGAGCATCACCGTCGCCTAGAAGATATGTAGTAAGATATCCATTGGCCGTTGGTGTACCGTAACCTTCGCCTTCAATGGCTAATGGGGTTCCAGTCTCTGCTGCAATATCTAGTTCGTTAGTTACATTAATACTGCCGTCTGCATTGGTTGGGTTAACCCAGAACATGCTAGTGTCGTAACCGCTTTGCGGAACATCTGCTTCTGCTTGGGCAACAACTGCATCATTAACAGCCTTGACCTTGTTGTAGTTGCTGAGATAGTTGAGTAAGTCGTTGGGATTTTGTCCGTTACCAAAGATATCCTTGTACTCCTGTGCATCCACAAGTGGTCCAACCTTAGCACGCCAAATGTGCGGATACCATGTGGGACTAAATCCTTCTGCGCTGCGACTAGTGTCATTAACAACATAGAAACGCTTGAGTGCTTTTGCTACGTCGTGAATAGCGAATGGATCTTTGAGGTTAGGGAATTCTAGTACGTCACCGCTCATGAGTGTTCTGCCTAGACGCTCAACCATGTCATTGATGTGAAAGCTGACAAACAAATTGTCATTACTAAGGAACAAGCCAAATTGACTTAGGTCAAAGTCCGTGTCGTTTGGGTTATAAACGCCACGTAGCTCATAAATGTTTGGATCATACTTGCGATCACGGTTTTCCATGAGCAACAGATCCTGAATTCCCGTAACACTTAGATCGCCCCCTGCAGGTTGTGCAGGTCCCGAACTGTCTCTAGAATCGGTTGACACGCCTAGATATTTGTGTACATAAATGCCCACACCACCAATCATGAAATATTCTCTTGACGAACGGTCAATCCAGTAGTAGTCTTTACTGTATTCGGGCCGCCACATACTTAATCTGGGCATACGATTCTCCTATATGATATTTATGCCCGCGCGTAAGTCATTGATTTTGCTAGAACTATTTTGGTTGTATCTTACGCTAGAATACTATATAATATCCAAACACAGTAAGGAGTGCGCGTGAACAAGACAACTGCACTAAAAAAGCACACAATCAGCACAAACATGGCTGATATCAAGTTTAAGGGAAACGAGTACACCTGGGAACCGGGTACCGTTACGGACGCTAATCGCAAGACCCAGATGCTATTTGGGCTGAATTGGCTCAATTATATGTGCGACCACAAGGACAATCGCAAGTTCCTTGAGGACTGGGTTCGTCATTTCCGCGAGGCAACTGCTAAAGCAGATCTCCTCATACTGAACAAGGTGCCGGACAAGGCTCTCAATTCGTCCTTGTGTCACTTGTCCCGCATTGCGGTACAAGGCTTTCCTCTTACGGACGAGGAACAGACCCGTATTTGGGAAATGATTACTGCGGGCTATGCTGCGGAGATGGCTGCGGTCAAGGCTGTAGAGGAACTGTCACCCGAGAAGAAGATGGGGGTGCAGGAGCGTATGGATCTGCAGGTGGACGACATCGTGTACGCCATTAGCGAGACTGCATACGAGCTCATGAAGGGAACGCAGAAGAGCGCGAATGCTGCTAACATTACCAACAGCGGCAAGCTCAGTGCAATCCACTTTAAGAAGCTGGGCAAGGCACTGGAACCTGTGATGCAGGAACTGGCCGAGATCAAGACTGTGCTTGCGGAAAAGCGTTCCACTGACGATGGCATCCTGCAGATGCAGGAAGGTTACCGTTGGGTAACTAATCGCGGGCTCAAAGCTGCTATTGAATTCTGCGACGAATGCTTGGTTAGTGCTAACCGCTTGTCTGCAGAGAAGAAGGTAGCTAAGGTCCGTAAGAAGAAGCCTGTAGACAAGGTCAAGCTGGTGCGCAAGCTCAAGTATATGGTCAAGAACGACGAGTTCAAGATCACCAGCATCAACCCTGTCAACTGTCTCAACGTGAGCGAGCTGTGGGTTTATAACAGCAAGACGCGCAAGTTGGGCGTGTACCGCAGCGAGTTTCCGGGCAGTATCTTGGTCAAGGGCACGGGCTTTACGGGTACGTTGGAGAAATCCAGCATTCAGAAAACGCTGCGCAAGCCCGAGAAACAGTTGGCAGAGTTTATGGCCCTGGGCAAGAACCAACTGCGCAAGTGGTTTGACGCTATCAAGGGCGTAGAGCTCAAGATGAAGCCCCGCATTAATGACCAAACTCTGTTGCTGCGTGTGAACGCATAACTTGACGACGGGCATAAATACTCTGCAAGGAGTTCCTTTATGCCCATTACTATCACGCCCCGACAGCAAGTTTATGATTTCGTAAGACTGCGTCTAGGTGATCAGATGGTTGACGTTGAACTTGATCCAGAGCACTACGACAGTGCTTTGGATTTTGCTATTGCAACCTACCGTCAGCGCGGACAGAACAGCGCAGAAGAAGCCCACGCATTTCTAGAACTGGAAACAGACCAGACTGAATACACTCTACCCGCAGAGACAGTCTCAGTTAGAAACGTGCATCGTCGAGGGCTAGGTACTGCAACAGCAGGTACCAGTTTCTTTGACCCATTTCAATCTGCATACGTTAACACCTACTTGGTCAACACGGGCCGCACCGGTGGCTTGTTGACCTACGAACTGTTTGCGGGCTATCAAGAACTCAGCTTCCGCATGTTTGGTGGCTACGTGGTTTACTATTACAATCCCGTGAGTCGCAAGCTGACTATACCACGTAAGGTATTATCAAACGAAACAGTGCTGCTGCATGTATTCATGCAAAAGCCCGAAGACATGTTGTTAGTTGATCCATATGTTGGCCCGTGGCTCAAGAGCTTTTCGCTAGCACAGTGTAAGATGATGCTGGGACAGGCACGTGAGAAGTTTGCCACTATTGCAAGTCCAGGCGGTAGCGCACAACTAAACGGCACAGCACTCAAAACAGAAGGTCAGGCTGAAATGGAAAAGCTGATTGAAGAACTCAAGCTGTACGTGGACAACTCACAACCACTTACATTTATTATTGGATAACATATGAAAAGCCTGCAAGAATTAATCTTAATTTGCGAACAGAATACAGGGTCACTTGCTCCGGCTGTTCAAGAAACTCTGCCCGCAACTTATGTTATCCCACAATTAAAGAACAATGATTTCTACACACAATATCGTTACGGTTTAGCATTAGCTGCAGCAGCAGCAAGCGGTGATCCTAATTTACACTTTGAACGAGAAAGTGCATTTGGTGAACAACTGACAATGGTCAGCTATGCACCAGAAGAGCAACGCATCATTGAACTAGCAGCCAAACTAATGGGAGTGAGTGCTAAGTTAATATCTACCCCCACTAGCCAAGAACCCAGCGATACTCAAAAGAATAGTCCAACTCCCAAACAAAAATAGTTGATATTTGTGTGTTTGCTGTTATAATTACAGCATGAATAAGATTATTGCAATTTGCGGATTCATTGGCTCTGGCAAGGGCACAGTAGCAGACATACTGGATGAAGAATATGCCTATACCAAAGTTAGCTTTGCGGATACACTTAAGGATTCTGTAGCAGCAGTATTTGGCTGGCCAAGGCACTTGTTAGAAGGCGACACAGAAGCTAGTCGCGTATGGCGCGAGCAAGTAGACACGTGGTGGGCTACCAGATTGCACATATCCCACTTAACGCCGCGATGGGTACTACAGCAGTGGGGCACAGAAGTATGTCGCATGAGCTTTCACGATGATATCTGGGCTGCTAGCGTAGAGAATAGAATCCGTAATAATCCCTTTAACATTATTATTCCCGATTGCCGTTTCCCAAACGAAGTACGCACCATTCGCAATCTAGGTGGCGAAGTTTGGTGGGTTAAGCGCGGACCCAATCCCAACTGGTATGACCGTGCAGTTAACGCTAATGTCAATCATGATACTGCAGACAAGATTTGGCTAGTACAAAATGTACATGCTAGTGAATGGTCTTGGGTTGGAACTGAGTTTGATAACGTAATCGAAAACAACGGTCCGCTGGATCTGCTTAAATATCGCATTAGATGCATGTTTGAGTCCGCATAACGTCATAAAAAAGCCCCTATCCGCTAAATATTGACACACGGTGCATACCGCGAGTCATTACAAGAGGATATAAACACATGGCTTTAACTTCGGTTGGAACAGAAATTACAATTATTGACGAAAGTCAATATTTGCCTGCAGCGGCGGGCCCAGTCCCGCTTATCATTGCGCCATCTGCGCAAGATAAGACTAATCCTGCAGGAACCGGTACAGCTACCGGTACATTGGCAGCAAATATTAATAAGGTGCAGTTGGTTACAAGCCAACGTGAACTAGCAACAAACTTTGGCGTACCAAGCTTTACTAAAGTTAGTGGAGCAGTTGTTCAAGGCGACGAACTCAATGAGTACGGTCTGCTAGCAGCATACAGCTTCCTGGGCGTGGCCAGCAAGGCCTACATCATGCGTCCAGATGTAAATCTAACAGAACTAGTACCAAGTTCGAGTGCCGCAACAGGCGAAGTTGCAACAGGTACATACTGGTTGGACCTCGCAGAAACAGCATGGGGCTTGCAGGAATGGAATGCAGCTGATCAGGTATTCACTGTAGTATCTCCATTACTAATCACATCCAGTGCAGAGTTAACAGCCGGATTGCCACTACCACAAACAGGTAGTACAGGCGACTACGCTGTGTCAATCGTTAGTGGGGCAATCAAAGCTTACTATAAAGGCGGTCGGTCAGATCTAAATCAGAACTGGGCACTAATTGGTACAGCTGAATGGAAGCGTCGTCACGCAACAGTGCGCGGAACAGTGGAAGTTACTACTGCAATTACCGATACATGGGACTTGGTAATCAATGGCACGACCATCGCAGTGCCCAACGCCCCAAATAACTACCTTGAAGACCTAGTTGATGCAATCAATGCCAACGGTACACTTAATGCAAACATGAAGGCTATAATTGAAAGCAACAAACTGGTCATTTACAGTTCGATTAGCGTAACAATTGATTCGGCTACTACAAACGGTTTGTCAGCACTGCTTGGTCTGACAGAAAACGTAGAATACAAGACAGTTGATCTACATCAGAACAAGCACACAATTGTTCCAGGCTTCAAGACAGGTGGTGCAAATCCACGTCCAACTGGATCAATTTGGTTCAAGACAACTAGCCCAAACAATGGTGCAAACATCGCTGTTAAGCGTATGAGTGCAGCAGGTGATTGGGTAACAGTATCAACTCCGCTATATGCTCTGTCGGCTGACTTTGCTAACGATCCTGCGATAGCAGGACTAGCAACAGATGGTGTATCGGCTAACACTATCGCTCCTAATGCGCTATACATGCCATATGACATTGCAAACCTTGATACTTTGCAGATGGAAATAGTCAAGTGGGACGCAACTGGTATTCCGCTAACAACTAGCGGCATAACAACAAGTCCTACACTAGTGGATGGTGACGACTTTGATGTAATTGTTGGTGGAATTACCTACACAGTAACATTGGATAACGCTGGTGCTGGTGATCCTTTAACTGCTGCAGGTCTTGCAACAGCATTTGGTCGTGCAAGTATTCCAAACATGACAATGACAGTTAATACAGATAACACATTGACCATTGCACACAGTAAGGGTAATGACTTCGTCTTAGCCGACGGCGGCGGCTCACCATTGGCAGCTTGCGGCATCACAGCTGGTCTAGTTACTAATTGGTTGACATTGACATACACTGCAGGTGTTGCAGAACCTCGTACTACACCAGTTGATGGTACATTGTGGTACAACAGCCTGGTAGACGAAGTAGACATCATGGTACACAACGGTAGCTCGTGGACTGGTTATCACGATGAGTTTGGGTTAACTGACCCATTGGGCCCAGTCGTTTCTGCAACTCAGCCAGAGTACCAGAGCGACGGCGTGACTGCATTAGCAACAAACGATTTGTGGATTGACACTAGTGATCTAGAAAACTATCCTCTAATCAAGCGTTACAATGCAGGCACAAGCACATGGGAAACAATCAACAACACGGACCAAACAACAGAAAATGGTGTCTTGTTTGCTGATGCTCGTTACCGTGATGGCGATGCTGCATCAGACAGTTCAGACATCGTGGACCTGTTGGATAGCAGTTACGTAGACAGCGATGCACCAGATCCAGACTTGTACCCACAAGGTATGTTGTTGTTCAACACACGCCGCAGCGGTTACAATGTCAAAGAGTACAAGGTTAACTACTTTGACGCTACAGTAACTTTACGTGATGCATGGGTAAGCAAGGTAGGAGTCAAGTCAGACGGTTCACCATACATGGGCCGCAAGGCACAACGTCGTGTTATCGTTGAAGCAATGCAAGCAGGTCTCAACGCTAGCTTGGATGCACGCCAAGAGCAAAATGACTTTACACTCATTGCATGCCCAGGTTATCCAGAATTGCTGGACGAAATGGTAGTACTAAACACTGACCGTAAGGGCACAGCGTTTGTACTAGTTGACCCTCCATTCCGCTTGCAGCCAACTGGTACAGACTTGTTTAATTGGGCAACCAATGCAAACAATGCTCCAACAAACAGTGAAGAAGGACTAGTAACACTAAATGAATACTCTGCAGTGTTCTATCCAAACGCATATACATCAAACCTAACAGGTGAAGATGTAATGGTACCAGCAAGTCACATCATGCTGCGCACAATCGCCCTAAACGATCAAGTTGCGTATCCATGGTTTGCCCCAGCTGGTCTACGTCGTGGTGTTGTTAACAATGCCACAAGCGTTGGCTACCTAAGCTCGGAGGGTGAGTTCGTACCAAGTCCACTAGGACAGGGCGTTCGCGATGTAATGTATCAGAACAGACTAAACCCAATTGTCATCCAGCCAACAGGGGGAATAGTTGTTTGGGGTCAGAAGACACTAGCAGTAACTGCAAGTGCCCTAGACCGTGTGAACGTAGCACGTTTGATTGTGTATGTTCGCAAGCAACTAGAAGTGTTAGTAAAACCATACTTCTTCGAGCCAAACGATACATTGACACGTAACGAAGTCAAACAAGCAGTTGAAACATTCTTCAACGAGCTAGTTGGACTACGTGCATTGTACGACTTCCTCGTAGTGTGCGATACCAGCAACAATACACCAGAGCGCATTGATCGTAACGAGCTGTGGATTGATATTGCCATTAAGCCTGTGAAGGCCGTGGAATTCATCTACATCCCAATCCGTATCAAGAATACTGGAGAAGCATTGGCCTAAGCAATTACGCCAAGCAAAAGATAGGGGCTACGGCCCCTATTTTTTTGACTAAAATACCCTCATCAAAAAATATTTCAAATGGCTAAATAATTGCACACAGCAGATGCTCACTAAGGAGAGCTTATAACATGAGTATTACAAGTTTAACAAGATTTACCGTACCACTGGCCAGTGACCAGAGTGCAACCTCTCAGGGCCTATTGATGCCTAAACTCAAGTATCGCTTCCGCGTTACACTTGAGAATTTTGGCGTTACAAGTCCTAGAAGCGAATTGACCAAGCAGGTAGTTAGCGTATCACGTCCAAACGTTAGCTTTGAAGAAGTTGTACTAGATGTGTACAACAGCAAGGTCAAGCTAGCAGGCAAGCATTCATGGCAAGACATGAACCTGGTTGTACGTGACGACGTTCAGGGGCAGGTTAGCAAGCTCGTTGGTGAGCAGCTACAGCGTCAATTGGACTTCTTCGAGCAAGCAAGTGCAAGCGCAGGTACAAGCTACAAGTTTGTAACACGCTTAGAAATGCTAGACGGCGGCAACGGCGCATATACTCCAAATGTTCTTGAAACATGGGAATGCTACGGTTGCTACCTAAACAGCGTAGACTATGGTGCAATATCATATGCTGAATCAGGCGCTGTTGAAATTACAATGACAATTAAGTTTGATAACGCACTCCAGATTCCAATGGAGAATGGTGTTGGCGCGGCCGTTGGCCGTTCAATCAACGTGCTATCAACAGGCTAATACCTGCTGGTACATCTGCTTATGGGAAGGGGGCATTTTTTGCCCCTTTCTTTTTGGCTATAAATAACATATGGAGATACACATATGGGCATAGGCAGTTTTTTAAAGCGAGAGATCAAGGGATTTACTTCCGGCATTACGGCCCAGGATGGAGTCCAGGATTGGTCACACGCAGCTAAAGTTTTCACAGCAGAAGACATGATCCGCAGCCCTAAGTTTAAGGGCATGTTCCACGTTAACTTTGTGTTTAATACTGACGCACTTAACAATGTGTACGAAGCCAAAGAATTTGCGGAAACAATTGGTAGTCAACGTAATAGCGATGTACTCAGCGTACTAACCAAGAGCATTGACCTGCCAAGCTTTGACATTGACCACACAGTACACAATCAATATAACAAGGTTGCAATCAGTTATAAAAAGATCAAGTACAAGCCCATAAACGTCACGTTCCACGACGACACAAGCGATATCATTTGGGCATTCTGGGCATTTTATTACAATTGGTATTTTGCCGATGGTACCAAATATATTATTAAAAGTGGTACTGATTCCCCAAACAAAATGAGAGATCCATTTTCTAAATTAATTAACGCAGTAGGTAATGCTGTTAAATCAATTTTCAAAAAATCTGTCAGTAATACTGCGGAAGCAAATAAAGTTTCTCAGACTCAAACTGACGACACATCCACACCACGTCCGGGCGCAGAATGGGATATGGCATTAAAGTATCCCCTACTGCTACAATCAATTACCACAGCAGACACAGTGGGCACAATGTTTAGCGATGCATGGGGCGCAAACGGTTCAGTATTCCATTCAACTGGCGTGGATAAATCCTATCACTTGCTCAAAGCAATTGAAATATTCCCGCTGGGACAAAAGCAAGCCAGCATGATAGTACTGCACAATCCTCGTATCACAGGCTGGGACCACGATAGCTTTGACTATTCGCAAAACGGTACAGCTACTTGTAAAATGTCCATAGCGTACGAAGGCGTGAGCTATATGGATCAAGTATCAGCAGCAAGCATACTGGATGCAGTGAGATTTTATGACAATCATTCTAGTCCATTAATGCGTGGTAGCCCACGTTCACTATTAGGCCCGGGTGGACTACTAGATCGTGCAGAAGGAATCATTGGTAACATTACCAAAGGTCGCCCTCGCTTAAGCGATCTGATCAGTGCAATTGGCATTGCTAAAACTATTAGTAATAAGAACTTTGTTCCCGGTGTTAAATCAGAATTAGGTACAGTGGTTAAGAATACTATTCAGAATACCGCAATATCTGCAGTTACTAACAAGATATTCCCAAATAAGAGTACTACTAAAAATGGCGGTTAACACAACAGTATCACAGCCTGCACGTTATCAAGGCGATAATACCAGCACAAAGTATGTTAATAAGGTTGCTATTGCGGCAGACGGTACAATGACTGTGACTGCTACCGCAGTTGCAAAATCTAACATACTGCCCAAAACAACTACCACGGTGGCAAAACCTACATCCACTAATCAGATTGTGTCCAACACTAAATCGTCGCGTGTTGCAGCAACCACTGTGCCGGGTGCGGTAAAGTCAGACGGGGATGGGGTAATAATAAATCCACAACCACCGGGACCTCCAGGAATTTAAAATGGCCATTACTAATATCAATAACACACCGGGACAAAGTACAAGCCTTAAAGGATATACAGTTTCCACTGATATCTTTAATATTGTTAAAGTTTGGTTTGAACGTAGAAACTTTACTGCAACTGCTGCAGAACTGCTAGCGGGCGCACTAATTAGTACCACAATAGATAACGGCGGATCAAAAGTAGATGTGCTGGATTTATTAAAAACGTATAACGGTGCCGACAGTGCAGAGATGCAGCAGCTAACAGCGTACCTAATGAATATTGCCCGTGCAAGCAGCAGCTACGTAGGATACGAATCACCAGTGGTAACTAATCAAGTATATAGTAGGTTAGTAGTGTAATGGGAAAGTGGATGAAGGGCAACTTCCAGCCTAGAAACCCCGAGAAGTATGCGGGTAACCGTGTGCCAAAATATCGTTCTAGCTGGGAATTAGCATTCTTCAGATTTGCAGATAATCATCCATCTGTAGTACAATGGGCTAGCGAGTGCATACAAATACCCTACAAGAATCCATTTACGGGAAAACACACAGTATATATACCCGACATTTTTATCGTGTACCAGGATAAAAATGGTAAACAACATGCAGAGCTTATAGAAATTAAACCTTCGAGTCAGACATATATGGAAGCAGCCGGCAAGAATATACAGAATCAAGCAGCAGTTGCACTTAACTATGTTAAATGGCAAGCAGCAGCATCCTGGTGCAAGCAAAAGGGAATTTTCTTTCGCGTGATAAATGAAAAGGATTTGTTTAAAAAATGAACAAACAATTAGAAGAATTGTTTAATATGTCAACTGTGGCAAGCGGGGAAACTACGGATTTTGCATTGCCCTTAGAAATTACAGAGGAATCAGAATTAAATGATTTAGGTACCCGTGTAGACAAAGCATTACCTCAGGTACGCAACATTCCCGAAACAGAAGGGGAAGTGGATCACATTGCAGACGAAGCAATGGCCACGTACAGGGAAATTAAAGAGCTAGCAATGAACGTAGAACCGCGCCATAGTGCAGAGCTATTAGCAGTTGCGGCGCAATTATTAAAGACTGCGCTAGACGCCAAGCAGGGTAAGACTGACGCTAAACTGCGCACAGTAAGCTTGCAATTGCAGGCCTTGCGGGCCAAAGCTAGCAGCACAAATGGACCTAACGGCGTGACTGAAACACAGGGTCGTATTGTGGGGAATAGAAATCAATTACTCGCAACCATTAAGAATTCAAAAGAAAACGCTAAATAAAGCATCAAGGGCTATCATTATGAAAAAACTATTTGAATATATCGAAGAAGCTGAGAAGGAATACATATTCCGTATTAAGTTTGCTGTACCGGTGGACGCCGACATGCAGGACAAAATGGAATCGCTTCTCGCTAAATTTGACGTTAAGAAAGTAGGAACTGTCAAGAAAACAATCCTACAAGGTCGTGCGCTGGACTTTGCAGATATTGGTCCCACAGAAGTTTACATGGTAGATGTAGTGTTGGGGCTTCCCGCTGCTCGCGAGTCAATACGTGACGTGCTAGCAAATGGATTGAAGATTACCATGAACAAGATTATTGTTCGCACACCAGAAGAACCCTTAGAAACTGATCGTGAAGAAAAGGAACTGAGCGGCAAAGCAGTACTAGGTACCGACTACGAAAAGACAGAAGACGGTAAAAAGTATTACGGCGACGAGTATAATCAGGAACTGGTCAAGAAGAACAAGAGTGAATTCAAATATGAAATTGCAGGCGGTAAGCCCAAAGCTGACGCTGGCCCTGTGTACGGCTCAAAGAACATGAGCCCACTGGGTAATAAATCGCGTCCGAAACTATAAGGCTTGAGGAATAAACAATGCCAACAAAATACAATTTAAACATCGACACACGCTCCAATGAGAGCGACCCAAGTGGAGATGGTGTAATGCAAAATACTACAATACGTAGTGAAGATCCAAACGAACTGATTGCAATACTTCAAAAGCTGTCGGGCATGAGCCCAGCGCATGCTCATGAAGAGCCTGTTGCAGCTCCTGTAGTAAAGGTGGCGGCACAGGAACTACCATCGGGTGCAATGCGAGCAATCATGCAGAAGTCGGGACTTGGTGCATTACCGGAATACGAGCACGCAGAAGAAGCATCATGCGGTGCAGTAATGGAAGAGCAAGTAGAAGAAGCATTAGCAAATGCACCAAAGCCTAAGACCATGAAGAACTTGTTGGACATTGTTAACACTGACCACACAGCTAGTACTCCTAATAAGGTAACAAAGGCAGGTCACGGCGATAATCCACTTCCCAAGTCAGAAGACGATCTCATGGAAGATCGTCTCATGCAGGAATGGAAAGCAACTAAGATTCAGCACTATGCAGATGAACTAGACATGAGTGCTGTGGGTCGTGCAATTAGCGAAGGTGCAAAATCGTTCATTGACGGCTCGCGTGAATACGCAGTTCGTAATCAGGACGGATTCATCAAAGTGTATCCCGTAATTGAAAACCGTGTGATGACACAATCGCCTGTTTATGTAGTGCAGGAAGCATTTAGTGACATGAAGCATCTGGTAGGTGATACAGGTCCGGGTAAGGGTAGAGGAGTAAGTCTAGATCTCAGCAGAGACAACAGATTTAGCCCAGACAAACTAGCAGCCTTAGATGTACCAGCAGCACAACGTGCAGGCATGGGGCCAGCAGCGCATCCTGAAAAGCTATCGCACGGCACACATGGACGCGGTCGTCCTATGCCAGTTGCCGAACAAGAAGGCGAAGAACTTTCTCTCAGAGACATGTGGAATCGTTATGCACGTCACTACGGCACAGAGAAGGATGCTCAGGAAGATTCAGAGGCCCGTGCAAGAGCTAAACACGAAGCACTGCAGGTTGTCATTGCAGTAACCGATGCACACGGTCCAGAAGCAGCAGCCGACATGAAGCGTTATGCACAACACAAGTTAGCGTATGACAATACCGGCAATCGTCGACATGACGATGCTGCATTAGAATTGTTGGACAAATATTCTTTAAGCATGACTGCATCAAATGTAGAAGATGAAATAGATGAGCCAGCACCAAAGGAATACAAAGGTAGCAAAGAAGCCGAAGAAGCAGGATACTACGGTCCGCATGACGAAAGAACACCTGCATTGTTGAGAAGACAAGCTACGGAAAGTGTAAACGAAGCTAAGAAAAAGAAAGCTAAGAACAAGTATGCAATTGGGATGGCTGCTGCAATGAAAGCAACAGGCGACAAGCCACCATTGGAAAAAAGCACAATTACCAAAGCACACAAGATAGCTGACAAAATTAAAGAAGGCTCAAAAAAAAAGTAATTAATTCAGGAACGAGAGGTGAACCACGCGATTATGTTGTGGTTCATAATCCTGACAAGGCTTACCGTAGCATTGACCCACTACCCATGTCTCGGGAAGATGCAGAGCAATATGTAAGTAAGTCTTACAACATCGTAGCCATGCATATAGATGATGCAATGCGTATGTTTGCTAGCGACGCAGATGCTAGTTGGACCTTACTAAAGATTAAATCTACCTTGCGTGAAGGTGATGTAGTTGACCTTGGCGCATTCCGTGCTAAGAAACAAGCAGCACAAGATGCGTTACAGCGCAGTAAAACTCCCCCACCGGAAGACGACGAAATTGCCGAAATAACGTTGCAATCATTATTTGATAAATTAATTTCCACTACTAGCTGGAAACGTTTAAAAGATAAAAAAAATAATGCTAATATGGAAAGCTTGTGGAAAAATAACTCAACAGGCGAAACAATTATAATAGTTGTTCCTACGGTAATCTTTCACAGTATGCACATGAATACTCCTGCCATTGAAATAACGGTAAGATATAATAACGATCTAGAAATTGATGGTGAAGAGTTTTATCATAATCTATAAAGAAATATAATAGGAATAAAAAATAAGCTATCTGAGCCCAAAGTAAATACTGTTATGAATTCTCAGCCGGCCCTAGTTAAACAAGCACACAAAGTTGAGACTTTTACAGAGGACCAACTGGACGAATTGCAATTGTGTGCAGATCCCGTTACGGGCCCTATGTACTTCATGCGCAAGTACTTTTACATACAGCATCCAGTTAAGGGACGCATGCTATTTGATCCGTTTGGATTCCAAGTAGACCTAGTTAACGCATATCACAATAACAGATTCTGTGTAGCCATGCTGAGTAGACAAACGGGGAAGACTACCTGTGCTTCGGGCTATCTCATATGGTATGCTATGTTTAATCCTGACGTAACTATCCTAATCGCTGCGCACAAGTACACAGGTGCGCAGGAAATCATGAGCAGAATACGTTTTGGGTATGAAAGCGTACCTGACTTTATACGTGCAGGATCTACTAGCTACAATAAAGGCAGCATAGAATTTGACAACGGCTCGCGTATTGTAAGCGCAACCACTACAGAAACAACAGGACGCGGTATGAGCCTGAGCTTGGTGTATGCGGACGAATTTGCATTCGTGCAGCCACGTATTGGACGTGAGTTTTGGACTTCCATATCGCCTACACTGAGTACGGGTGGTAAGTGTATTATTACTAGCACACCCAACAGCGACGAAGACCAGTTTAGCGATATTTGGCGCGAAGCCAACAAGTGTATTGACGAATATGGCAATAAGACCATGCTGGGACGTAATGGCTTTTATGGATTCAAAGCAGATTGGCGCCAACATCCTGAACGTGACGAGGAATGGGCAGCAGAAGAACGCAGTAGAATTGGCGATGAAAAGTTCCGGCGTGAACACGATCTTGAGTTCATTATTGCTAGCGAAACGCTAATTGACCCACTACATTTATCGCGCATGCAAGCAACTGATCCACAATTTAAGACTGGGCAGATACGATGGTATCGCAAGCCTAAGCCGGGTAAGACCTATTTGCTAGCACTGGATCCTTGCTTGGGTACAGGCGGCGACAAGGCTGCAATAGAAGTCTTTGAACTGCCGGGCATGTATCAGGTAGCAGAGTGGCAGCACAATAAGACGCCAATTGAGCAGCAGGTTAACATACTACGCCAATTAACGCAACAGATATTGGAATACACACGGGAAAATGACAAGATTTATTATACTGTGGAAAACAATACACTGGGCGAAGCAGCACTTGTAGTAATAAGAGATCTAGGTGAAGATAAATTTGCTGGATTGTTCCTAACGGAGCCCGGTAGATCACGCAAAGGCTTCACTACAACCAACAGGGAAAAGCTAGCTGCATGCGCTAAATTAAAAAATCTAGTGGAAACTGATAGAATTGTGATTCACAGTGCAGCACTAATATCAGAACTTAAGAATTTTGAAGCTAAAGGCAGCAGTTTTGCGGCTAAATGGGGCGAAACAGACGATTTAGTATCCGCTGTATTGCTTATAACACGCATGGCGAGATTGGTTAGCGAATGGGATCAGGGATTGTACGACGAAATTAAAGATAGACTAACGGATAATGATTTGCCCATGCCGTTTGTATTCAGCAGGCCAATCAATTAATTTTGGATTTAGGTAAATACTAACATGAACTTAACTAACAAACACTGCGAAGAATTGTTTAATAAGATTCGCAACAGGTTTGAAACCATTACTATGATTGACGAGAAGGGCATGTCAACGCTAGTCCCTCGCGATGCTAGAATTTTCAACATGTTGTTTAATCAGAACGACAAAGAAACTATGGTTACTCTCAGTCTGATGGAGCCCACAGACCTTAAGATTTATTTCAACAGAAATATAACCAATACGTTTGCTAACAACGACAAGAAGCGTTGGTTTAAGTTTGTTGGTGACCTACGTGCATACACTGTACCCCGTCAGCTAGGGTTTGATCTAGTTGACCTAGACAAGTCAGGTATGACAGTTAAGGACATTAAGTCCCTAATTCAAGACAAGCAGTCAAAAGAATCAATGTCTGAAAGTCGCTTTGCTCCATTGTCGGGTACTAAGCGTAGTAGCTATCAAGCATTAGAAAATGTTCGCATCAAAGTCAAGCATGCGGACATTATTAACGACGATGTTCACGGCGCTCGCAGTCGTAACATTCGTGCATTATTCATTGAAAACAATCAGGGCGAAAGATTTCGCTTTCCATTTGTCAACCTAGCAGGATGTCGTGCAATGGCACGCCACATGGATGAAGGTGGTAATTGGAATGACCGTGTGGGACAGCGTATATTAGAAACTACAAATACATTGTGCACCATTAAGAAGTTTGTAAGCGAAATTCGTTCACAAAAGATTTGCGAAAACAAAACTGTTCCCCTGCTAAAGCTGCTTAAGGAAAAGCAAGTTAACTGCCGCAGAGACCTCAAGCTAATGAATGGTTCGCGTGGTTACAAAGCATACACACAGAATCTTGCGGAAACATATGTAGAGCCCGTTACTAATCTAGGCACATATTTCAGTACTATTCCCGAAAGTGTTGCAGCAATGCTACCTTTGATTGAACGCATACTAGGCGAGCATACGGTGGATAATGCTGTGGACAAGAGTGTTGCAGAATGTGTTAACTGGATTAATTCTGTTGACTTAACAGAAGCGCCTGCTGCTCCACAGCAGCCACCGCGCCCCCAACCTGCGCCACAAGCAGCACCACAGCCGCAACGTCCGCAAGCAGCACCGCAAGCAGCACAAGAACCAGAAAAGAAGCCGTCAAAACTAGCACAAGGTCCAGGTAAGCGAGTGCAGATAACAGATGGTATGCTACGCCGTTTGGGACTAAACAAAGATTTGTCCAGACTGGTTGCAACCATACCCAAAGACGAAGTAAAGGCATTTAAGTACAAGTTAGAAAGTAACAAACTAACCCCGCCTATTGTAATTGATCGCCAGGACGGAACTTACGGATTCAACTCCACAGTGGAACAGCATAAGTTTTGGTGGTTAGTACATCACTTTCCTATCGACGGAAATGTGAATTATGCAGTATTAGCTAAAGCTGAAGGCAGTCCCGACGAAGTATACGGCCGCCGATCGCACGACAGAGGTGACGATCAACCTCTAACTGGATTTCAAAAATTCAAAGCAGATATAGCTGACGTTGGGCAAACTTATCAACAAAAACTAAGCAAGGTACACGATGTAATCGATGTACTGAGCGATCCAATTGGCGCATTGGGCAAAAAGATAACAGGAAGAAGTTACTAATGAAGTTGCAGGAAATGTTTTCGCATCGTTTAAATGATACAAACAAATCACTTAAACAACAAGCTCTGCAGGAAGCTGCGGAAAAATTCCAAGCACACCCTAGTAGTGCTAGTTTAACGTGGGCCGCAGCAAGATATCAACGATTGTTGCGTGAACGCAAAAATTAAGGTAATATAGAATGGCTATTAAAATATCAAACTTGCCTACTCAATCATTGGCTAACTTATCGGCAAATGATGTTTTACCTATTACTGACGTAGAAACAAATATAACAAGAAAGGTTACAGTAGGCACTCTGAATCAGCTGCTTGCTGCTAATGTTATTGGTTACACCGGTTCGTCGGGTACAGTTGGATATACCGGTTCAGTTAATAATGAAATGCCTTTTCTCGTACTGACAGCAGCACCTCCCTACACTGTCCCTGTTACGCTTTCTAATACTGTTGACTTTGAACGTCCAAATAACAGTCCAACCACAGTTGATGTTATTGATACCGGCTTAACAATTAAGCGTGGTAATAACGGTGGCATTTATAATAGTGCTAACAATGTCGAAGCAAGTTATAATGGGAATGTTAGTCCACTAGGTACAGAGTGGAATTCTGAAGGCTGGAACGATCTTGCTGATGTTAAGGCACGAACATATACCACATTTGAACTTGCGGCTAACAACGGTCATGGCATTGGTTCAGGTGTTGTAGATAAAGAATTTGTCATGCATGATACAGTCAATGACAAATATTACAAGATCAAGTTTCACTTTTGGCAACCTGGCAACGGCGGCGGCAATTTTGGTAACGGAACATTAAATGGCAATGGCGGATTTTCCTATACCCGTTCATTGATTAATACCGCGGGAAGCTATCACTTTGTACGCACATTAGCGGATACTGCCGCAGCAGATGCAATAGATACCGACCTTACTATTATGCGAGCAAGCACCGGCGGCATCTATAACAGTGATGCAGAAGCAAGCTGGGATCCAGATGTTTCGCCAACAGGCACATTATGGAACGCAGATGGTTGGGCAGACTTTACTGATATTACAACAAGAACATGGAAGCCGTTGTACGCTGCGTCACACGGTGGTTGGCAACTAGTTGGCAGTGAACTAATCATGTGGGATACGGTCAACGACACGTATTATCTCATTAAGTTTACCGATTGGGGAAAAGAGAACAGCGGCAATTTTGCGTACTATCGCAGACAAATAAGCCCAACCGGTTCTCAGAGTGGTATTTTGTTTGGAGACGGCTCACATCAATTAACTGCATATGATCCAGGCAATATCAAAATTGGTAATAATGAGATATCATTGACCGATGATAATCTAACAATTAAGACTGTAAAAAAAATAGGTAGCTACTACACGCCTGAGCTACGTATCCAAGCTTCAAATAATTTAAATTTAACAGCTCAGGGCGCCTTTGATCTCCAGACGACTAACATCCTTAAAGGTGGCGAAGGTAATATATGGGCAGCTGATCACGTAAATATAATCACATCAACATCAAACCTTAAAGGGTTTTACGATACAGCAATATGGGATGGCGCAACGTTAATATTCAGTAGTTACGATGCAACAATGCAGGCTAGCCTTGAGACGTATCTGACTCAGACTTATAGTATAGAATTTATAACAGAGAACGATGACGTACAGCATTATGTATCGTCAACGGATCCGGCAACATTTGATGCCGGTACATATACAATTCCCATTAATTCTACTAACACCGGTGCGCCAATTTCTTTTCACCAAGTTGCGTTGCATGATCCAAATTGGAATAATGGATGGAATCAATGGCGTTTTGGCAAATACGGTGAATTAGAATTCAACAACAGTTTCACACGAACAACAACACCAGACCTAAATGCATCTAGTGCAGTAGTTTGGACCAGCGTACAAAATTATATTAGTTCTGTTAAGTTAGTGATACAAGTTGAAGCCGATGAAACAGGCGACGGAACAGGTTGGCATAGTCAAGCATGCGAAGCAATCATTGCAAGCAGAGGATATGCTAGTAGCTTTAGTGGTCCTGGCGGCGAGCCAGTGATGACAGTGTATGGCACAGTCTACACCAGCACCTCTCCGTTAGTAACATTTACCGTACAGCGAAACAGTACAACCAAATCAATCGAAGTAGTTGCTACTAAAACTGCAGCATGCGGTTCGAACGCATCACTGAGAATACATTCTGTTGAAATGACTACAAGAGATTAAGGAAAAAACATGGCAAATAAACCATTTGAAATTCAAAGCTCAACACTGCGTGTAGGCGGAGTAGATCTGCAAGCAGGCGAGACTACAATAGTCATTCCTGGAGTTACACAAGCATCCACATACTCGGCAGACGAAGTAAACGAAGCAGGCAATCAGTCTCGCATATTTGATGTGCCTCCGGTAGTCATCGACGCAGTTAATTACAATATCTATGACAATGGCGATACCCCAAGCAATTTAGCTACATACGAAGTACCTGAGATTGACAACGATGGCCATATTGACAGTATTGATGTAGTGACTGCGGGAACAGCTTATACTTCTGTACAGTCAACCGCTAACGAATCAACTAACATGTATGCGTATATTGGCACAGACACATATCCTAACATGTTTACAAGTTGGGTAACGGGCGACTGGGCACAAATCCCATTCCGTCCTAAGATGCGTCCAAATGCAATTGAGAATATTGGCGGTGGCAGCGAATCAAGTATTTTCAATGGTACCAGTAGTGTAGACATTCCGGTATCTGATGGCAGTATAATTGTTTCGGCAGACGGCACAGAATGGACATTTGACACTAACGGTAATTTAACAGTACCAAATAGTGGCGCTATACTCAGTGACAACTCAGTTGATGGTGTAAAATTCAGCTTAACCAATACAGATTTTGTTGCTAACAAATATATTACCGTACGCGGCGGCACAAACGAAAACTACAGTCACTTGCACATCGACAGTGGCGACAATCTAAATTACGATGTGTTCCTAGGTGACGACGATAAGTTTGTAAAGGTTGATCACACGGGTAGTGTGGACATTCAAGCTCAACTTGAAACCACAATAACAGCAGAAGATCGTCGTCCGTGGTACAACATATTTGGTGATTTTGCACAGATAGACCCTTCATTCATTATCAACGGCAGTGTTACATACGACGCTGCGGGCTATACGTATGTATTAGGTAGCACAGTTAGCAATGATTACAGCGAAGGCAATCACCTATACTTAAAATATAGCCCCAACGGCACACTAATATGGCGCAAGACATGGACTGATAATGCGGGAATGCCATGTGGCAGCTATAACGCTAGCATGCGTTATATGCCAGCTACAGTGTCAACCTACGAGTCAATTGCTGTGGCTAGCTATGCATGGCTTGACATTATAAGTTATATTGGTACTATGGATACCGACGGTAACTTAGTTGACCTGACAGGAACACCAAGAGCCCCACTTAGAATTGCCGATGTAAAAATAACCGATATAGAAGCAGACGCAAGCACCGATTCTGCTGCTATTTCTGGCCAGTTTGAAGGACCAATGATTGCTGGTATAGATTTTAATAATATACAATCCCCACTGGTAGCCGTGTTCGCACCAGATGACATAGATAATGATGGTTATTTTAAGTCCATAGTTAATAATGATAGCGTATTTTATGCTGCAGTGGGCAGTTACTATGCACAGAGTAACTATTATAAATGTATTCTGGGAACCGTAACGTTCGCGCCGCCCTCGCTGACCACTGCCTTGTACGGAATTGGCACTAACTACACCACAAGTAATTTACGTGGCGAAGACATTTGCAAAGATCCTAGTGGAAATCTCTATGTTGTAATCAACGGCAACGATACTCCTCCAGACTATATTATAGTTGCATCAACTAACATTAATAATGTAGGTGTCAGCCGTTGGCAAAAGAAAATATCTCATGCATATAACCTACGCGGAACAGGTCTGGTTTATCATGCGGGATTTGTTTATCTTACAGCAGAACATTCCACGTCATCAAACAACGAGATCGTACTACTCAAGTTAGATGTGCTAACTGGAGACTGTGTGTGGTCAAGAACTTTTTCGTCTCCAAACGACTTAGCATTTGGAGCAGGTTACGGCGACAATAGCAGTAGTGATAGCATTGTTGATCCTACCGGAAAATATATTACTATTTCTTTTGCAATAACAATTGACGGAAATAATAAAAATCTCACTGTACAATATCCACTAGATGGCGAATTGACGGGAACGTTTGCAAGTGGCGGCTCTGATGAGCTTACTATATCAAATTCTTCCTTTACTTTTACTTTTGCTGATCATGATCTAACACTTGTTGATATAACAGCTACAACCACAGTAACCAATCCCGCACTAACAATTACATCTGCATCACTGATAGCTACAGCAGTCACAGTGGGAGGAGGTTGGCAAAATGATTATGTACCCTTAACAGCAAGATCCAGTACATGGACATTTGATGCGGACGGTAGTTTAACACCGCCAATTATGTCGCAAGTAGGTTATCGTAACAATTACGGGTTGGAAGGTAGAACACTACAGATCAGTAATGATCCAGCTAACCAAGTTATTATCACAGGACCCAAACCTACCGTTGATTATCCTGCTGCTCGACGCATCGTCATTCAAGGACGTAAGGGATTTGATAACACAGACGACAGTGATTGGTTATCACCAAACCCAGGCGAAGGCGGCGACGTTTACCTTTGGGGCGGCACCGGCGGTGAAGGCGTACTTACTAACGGTGTCTATGCCGGCGGAAGCGGTGGCGACATTAAACTACGTGGCGGTCAAGGTCAGGGCACAGGAGCCGGCGGATACGTTCGCATTGAGGGTGGATATTCCGATCAAGGCAACGGTGGGTTTATTGATATCACCGCTGGTAACTGCACTGTTGATTACATTAACGATTCAAACCCAGGCTCAAATATTGGCCAAGGCGGCGATGTTAACATCCGTGCTGGGTACAGAGAAGAATATTATCCAGCAACCGGTGACGATGGCGCTGTAAATGTATATACCGGACAATCCCATACCAATCAATGGGTGTTTAACCCAGATGGTAGTTTGACATTCCCAGATGCTACAGTACAAACAACAGCATGGGCAGGAGAGAAAACTAATCAGTGGGTGCAGGACTTCAGCACATATACATATCACGATGTTCCTGTTGTAGCCACTAGCACAGAGTACGCTACTAACGGCGACATTTTTGCGTTGTTTAAACACCAAATTGATACCACTACTTCTTCATACACTAGTCTTGCTCGGTTTACTGCCAACGGTACACAAGTGTGGAGTATGAAATTTACTATTGAAACCTATACCAATGGTTGGGGATTAGCAGTAGATAACGCAAATGGATTCGTCTACGTTGCTGGCTCCATCAGTACTACCGGTCCGTACCCAGTCTTGACAAAGATCAATCAAACTACCGGAGTAGTTGTATGGTCTAAGAGCTACGATTACGGTGATATTGGCATAGGTTGGGTAGTAGACGTAGACACTAGTGGTAATCCCATAATGGTAGGCTTTGTGGATAACGGCACTGATAATAGTATAGTCACTGCCAAAATTAATCCTGCAGATGGTACAGTTACTTGGTCAAAGACGCTGGACGGTCAACAAAACGACGAAGCTTACGGTATGGGCGTGGGCCCAAGCAGTGAAATAGTAGTTGTTGGATATGCTGCTAACATTGGTAATTTCACAAACGAAGTCACTGCGCTATATGCTGAGTCAGCACAAAATATTAGATGGGCTAATGCAAGCGGTACAGTAACTGCTGGCGGTGTAACTTTTAATTATACAGTGGACACAGTGGGTATACCTACGTTTACAGTTAGTGCAGATGCTACCGGAGATTGGACTGTAGGCAACACAGTTACAACTATTTTAGGAACATCATTTGGTGTTCTCAGTCCTGACGACGATATGGTGGTTAAAGTTGGTGCAGTATCGGGTGCAGACGCTGGCACAATAGTTGCCAAGTATCAATCCAATGGCACCTTGTTGTGGCAGAAGTTCATACTTAACCGATCATCAGGAAGTAACTGCAGTGGTGCAGATGCTGACATAGACCAATACGGTAATGTTTATGTTTGCGGCACATACGGCGGATTTAGTGGCAGTTCCATGTACTTGTCAAAGTTTGACATCAACGGTAATAAACTGTGGACACAGATAGTAGACGGTACTTGCGATGATATTACTTGCAGCATAGTAGTTGGCGATGACAACTATCTATACATGTCAGGCACTGTTGACCCGTCATCTACCAGCATGTTTGCTGGTAAATTTGATGAAGCGGGTAATGTAGTATGGCAAAGAATACTTACTAATAATTCAGATACTGGTAGTGCCAACTGGCAGTATAATTCAGGAAGTAATATTGCTGTTAAAAACGGATACATAGCAATTGGCGGCGGTGTGTTTTCCGGCACCCTCGGTGCGTTAGTTGTACAACTTGATACTAGTGGTAATGTATGGTCAGCTGGTGATTATCAATGGCTTGCAGGTAGTTTGTCCATAAGCGGGTATACCCCAACCGTTTACGATGCTAGAAAGACAAGCAGCACTGCTACTCCCAATGTTACCACACAAACACCAACTGAAGAAGTAAGCATCTTCCTACTGGGTAGACTGACATCAAACGCAGACTTTGCTGGCGTTAGAAGAGCATTTACTGATCCAGGTAATCAGAGCAATACGCTAAACGCTAGCCACAACGGTCAGTTTATCTACTACAGTGGCGGTGAAAGTGGGAGTACACTAGTTGTTCCTAACAATTCAGCAACTCAATTGCCAATTGGCTACACAGTTAGCTTGGTAGTAGATAATTTTAATAACGGTTATATCTACGTTAATACGGACGGCGACGTGTCCAACGGATTAATAATTAACGCCGCGGGCTACAGTTACAACTTTGGTGGCGAAGGTGGCAATCATAACGACTGGAGAATTAGTGGCGGTAGCGGGGGCAATACAGAAATTTATACACTGCTAAAGGTTGACACTAATCGTTGGATTCTGAGCGGTCCTAGTATTGTAGACAACTGGTAAGCGTTAATGCCTATCTTACAAACAATAGTAGAAAGTGCAAGTAGGAGCTGGGTGCCTATAATTCCACAGGGCTCCTATATTTCTAACAGTGTGTCATATAATTGGTATGACACCAATGCAGGCCATCAAACATATGGGACAATGACTTATCCTGACGCAACCACCGCTGGCGTACAACGTCTCACCGGACAGGAATACTTGTTAACTTCGCCATTTGGTAGTCTTCCAAGTTTTAATATCAACTTGTGGTTTTATCCTACCAGCTGGGGTAAAACACTCATAGCTGAACTAGGACAAGCGGTGGAGAACGGAAACTATCACTATTCCATGTTAGAAATTAATAGCAGTGGATATCTACGTGGCAGAACATGGGAAATGTCAGCAATATCTGCACTAACTTCCGTAGGTACTGTGGAATTAAATGCATGGAATCATCTGTATCTCTACTACAATGCTGCCACTAGTGTGATTGGTATGTCATTGAATAATGAAACGGCGGTTACTGCATCCTCGATTACAAGAAATGCACCGCCATCGTCTGTGTTTGGAATTGGCGTAGTTGATTTTACTTCTATAGAAGTAAATGCTAGATACATAGGCAAGTTTGACGCATTAACCATTGACACTACTATAACAGGATCAAACTACTCCGCAACTGTGGCCAAGTATACTAGCCCCTAATCCCTGCTTCTCTTAGCTGTACACAGGTCTTACAACGACCACAGGGATTAACCTTGGTGTCTGTGTACACGGGTGTACGACAGCTCCAAAACATGTTTCTTAAATTTGCAGGTAACATATCATAAATCTCACGCTTGCTCATGTTGAGTACGGGATAGATCTTCTTTACTGGGGTAAACGCAGCAAGTATAGCATCAGCTCGTACACGTCGTTCATTTAGATTGTGATTTTCATCGTTGGCATTCATGCCCATTGCCACATGTTTTATGTTGGGGTTTACGGAGCAGATGTAACCTGCAAAAAAGTTAACACTGTCGGTGTCGTACATGAAGCTGCCATTATAGGGCTGGGATGCAATTTCACTTTCACTGTAGACAAAATTGTAACCCATACGCTCTAGTTCATTGACTACAAGTTCAACTGCAATAGCTTCCGCACGATTTCTATTCTCAACATTGCGTTGATGTACGTGATGTACATGCAATGTGTAATCCTTGTACTGGGGATCAGTTAGCAGTTGGTAGATGGTACCGAGACTATCTAATCCGCCTGAGTACATTACTAGTATTTGTTGTTCCATATATAAAATGAGTAAACATCGTTTACTTCAATCTCCTGTGGTTGTGGGTCAAGTTCGTGTGCGCGTGGAAAGTAAACAGCATAACGTGCGGGCCAAGTGGTGCGTAAAAACACACGCGCTACAAAGCAATCACAATGTGCTAGCACAATGGGCAGCAGACGCGCTGTAAACTCTTGCCCAAATGATAGTGCGCCATCAATGATGATGGTATCATAGTGTGTGTCTAAGGAGAACCAATCTCTAGTCTTAATTTTACTATCATCATACACTGGTTCAGTATCCCATGCTTCACTAGCTAGGGGTAGTAGTAAACGGGTACTGCCCATCAGCAGCACTGTACCTTGGCAATGCTGCGCAAACAACTCGTAGTCGTTATCGTTGGGGGCGGCCGGCCAAGTTAAGCTGCGCCAGTAGTTGGTATTATCCTGCATGCAGGATATTTAATACTACTTGGCTTCGTCCTTCTTCTTTTGCTCTTCCGCTGCTTTAGCATCAGCTTCAACTGCAGCCGCAGCATCTGCCTTGTTTAGAGAAATACCGCCAAGCAAGCCAACAAACGCGCCAATCACTGTGCTAAATGCTGGACCAATAATTTCAAAGATTTTGTTGTTGTCTACAATGGGATTAAACAATCCACCCATAAGAACAACAACTACAGCAACGACAATGCACGCCAGTGTACCCACTGTTACTTTTAAAATCCAATTTGTTACGGTCATAGTACAAATCCTGGTTTGTAAACTGTCTTTCCTCCTGCTGTTACAGCAGTTAGGATTTGACGACGATTGGTACCTGTAGCCTTATAGCTGCAATGCACCCACCCACTATTTGGTCCCTCTTTGGGATTATAAAACTCTAGTATCAACTGATCAAATTCTAAATTCTTACTAACCCACATGGCTAGTTCTGGATTAGATAACTCGTCAATTTCAAAGTCCACAGCTTCACCATTGCAGTGTTGACTCTTAGCACTACCGCCCACTGCTTTGTTAAGTGCAGGTCCACGATACGCACTGTTGATGCGTATGGGTTTTTTGTAGTGAGCAAGCACAGGCTCTAATATGTTCTTAGCCACAGCTTTAAGTGCTGCAAGATGTGCAGGTGATGGAGTATTGTCTATCTTCTTACGTGTCGCAGTTTCGCTTTTGATGAAGTCTCGTAGTGCAAAATTTTCACTTAGCATATTACCGCCAGCGGCTGCTGGTGTTGTAGCAGGTGCCGTTTCGCCTTTGAGCCATTCTGCATATTTCTTAGTTCTCTCTGTACGATCATCTAGTCCATGTGTGCCGCCATTAATCTTTTTAGTTAGTGCGAGTATGGCAGCATCATTAACACCGTGATCACATATAGCCCATAGCTTGTTCTTGTTAAAGAAGAACATGGCACTATCAAACGCATAGTCGTCTGCTACTAGGTCTGGATCCTGCATGATCTCCTGCTTGCCCAGTGCGTCTGCTAGTGCTTGATAGTTTTCCTTGCCAGTTAACTGTAGTGCACCACGTCCACGATACTTCCATCCATCGCCGCTAGCCCTATCACCATTGCCCATGCGATTAGCGTACACTACATTGGCAATCTTCTCGGGATTACGTGCGCAAGCAGCAGCACTAGCAGTATCAAAGTACTTGCTAAATGTCTTCAGTAAGCCTTCTGCACTATAGTTGAGATTTTCGGTGAAACTTTTAAAGCCGCCTGTTTCGTGCCCAACTTGTCCAAAGAAGTGTGCTGCTCGATCAGGTGTTAGCTTGAAATATTTCATAGCCGCAGTGAGCGTTCCTTTACCAAACGCTCCGTCGGCTGTAACGCCCATTTTTTCTTGTAGTGTACTTAAACTCATGCAATAGTATCTTCTGGTGGAGCTTCAGGCTTGGGCTCGTCTGGGCTCTTGCCAAACATTATGCCCGACAGTAGACCTGTGAGGAATGTTGCAATTGGAGTTACCAGCTTAAAGAATTCTGCGTCATTTGGACTTTGTACACCAATTGGCTGTGTTACAAATATTAGGCTGTACAGTACAACAAACACAATACCAACTAGTGTTAGCGACAGTGTTACGCCAATAAAAAACTTCAAACGAGCGTGTAGCTCATCGCTTGTATAACGTGGATTACTCATTTACGGGTTCCTCAGTCTTGTGGTGATCGGGGTCTAGTATCTTCTCGCTGACTCCACCGGTTAGTTCATCGCGGCAATTGCCGTCAACTTCGCAGCGTGGACGCTTGCATTCTGCGTCATTCCAGTGTGCTGGATCTTGGCAAGCATAACGATAATGTTCGCTACAGCCCGCAGTTAACAGCACGAACGCAGCAGTTAGTAGTAGTTTTCTCATAAAATGCCCTCTTGTTATTTATTTGAATTTTACCAAAATAATCTCGCACTGCATGCTAAATAACTGGGAGACATTACAATGGCCGCTAACGGAATTTCGACACTGACAATACCAACTGAAATAACAGCAACTAGTTTTACTGGCAGTTATCTAGTAGCCGCAGGCACGTTTAACTATGACTCATACGGTGCTGGATTTAGTGTTAGAAAAGACAGTGGCCCAATAGATGCCTACATAGCACTAGTACTTGCTCTACCAGCACTATCTGCCAAAGAATATGTATTTGATCAAATTAATCCTCCAGAAGCAAGACCCTTTACCTATGGCCAAGCCCTAATTAGCTTTACATTGAACGCTAATGGAACTTTTAGCAATGTTGTTTGTACATATGGCGCCGGCGGATATTCGGCTAGTAGTGGCCAACTAACCATGCTTGGTACGCAACTTCTTGGAGGAGTTTCGCCCGGAAATGACATAGTATGGGACTATGTGTGTGCAGAAGACGATGGTGTTATAACTAGTTTTTCCTACTCTTCGGGTACACCCCCTGTTGGTAGACTTTGGACATTTGTACCTGCTAACGGACAGCCTAGTTTTATAAGAGCAATGCAAACACCTGCGTCCAATGTTGAATTGCCTGCCGAAGTAGTTCCTACTTGGAATATTGCCACAGCCGGCGGCATCAATTTAACTGGTACTGGAATCAACGAACTTAATTCAGCGTTAATACCTGACGGGACTTCGTTTGTTATATATGTACCAGGTACAGGTGGGGGAGCAGACAAAGAGGCTAGACAAAAAGCTAAATTAAATTTAGCTGCAACTAATCGTGCTGCCTCGGGCAATCCACGTGCTACCTATGATATCACACAATTACCCACACAGTATGTGGGTAATACAGTAGTAGACAATCCTAACGTAGGCGGACTAGTTACAGGTCGCCCTTGGACAACTTAAATTAAAGATCAATAAATACTCACATGCGTATATTAATAGTAGAAGCCAGCTTAAAAGCTGTAAACAAACCCAGCAACACACGAGTACTGTGTCGCGTGGCTAAACAAGCACTGGAACGCGAAGGCGCCGATGTTGTAGTACGGTCGCTCAAAGGCATGACTTACGACTTTAGCACAAACTTTGCAGCAGACGACGGCAGTGCAGATGATATGACGGCATTACTCAAAAGTGTAATTGATATGGACGCTGTTGTTATTGCTACCCCAATTTGGTGGGGTGTGCATAGCAGTTTAGCCCAAAGCTTTATCGAGCGCATGGACAACTTTGACGATTGGGCTAACGAACACAAAATTAACCCAATGGCTAAGAAAGTATTTGCTACCATAGTAAGCGGTAGTAGTGACGGCTTCCAACACATACACGGTATACATAACGCATTTGCTAGCTATCTGGGTTTCACAGCGCCACCTAAGAGTATGCTAGAAAGCACCATCCAGGATGGTAAGAAGATTGAATCCGATCGGGAACTAGCAGAAAAAGCCAGTAACTGGGCAAAAAATATAGTACGCTGTATCAACCAGCTAAATTAAACATGTGACTATGTTAAAGCGATCTACGGGTGCGGGCTTTTGCGCGGATATTACATGCCGGGGCGAAGCACACAATGTTAGGCGAAGCGACTTTAACTACTACGACAAAGATGGATTTGAACTTACAGTAGCCGAACGCAAGTTATATCAAGACAACTATTTTGCCTTATCAGACTGCCTCAATCATTGGGCGTTTCAGAATCCCTGGCTAGAGCTACTGCCTATTATTAAAAATGGATTACACCTAGATCACTGCATGCTGTTACACCGCTGTGATTTTGCGGAAGATGCATTAGCCCAAATTAAATGCTATAATCACCCAGGTGCAGCTTTTATGGCACAGACTAAACCTAAATGGGGCTTTGACTTTGCTATGGATCATTTGGATGACACCGGCGACGCGGTTGAAGTGCTGCATATTGAGCTAGACGATTATGATCTCAATCGCATCAATGATAAACGCTTGCAAACTGAAAGCTGGTTAACTCAACAAGATTGGCAGGATCTTGCACAACAAATACGCAAGCATCAAGGAGAATGGCAGCACCTGCAGGGCTTTGCACAAAACGATTGGAAAGCTAGGTATCTCATGGGATGGACCCGTGCAGAGTATACCAAAAAGTCTTTTAACTTCGCTAAATAACAACACTAGCGGAGATTGTATATGGACGAACTAATTCAGCAACTTAAGATTGCATTTTCAAACACATTTGTGTTCTATGTTAAGGCCTGGGGATATCACTGGAACGTAGAAGGAGCGGACTTTTACGAATTTCACAAATTGTTTGAAGAAATTTATTCGGAAGTACAAGGATCTGTTGACCCATTTGCCGAGCATATTCGTCAGCTACAAAGCTACGCACCAGGAACACTAGAGCGATTTAAGCAGCTCAGTCAAGTGCAAGAAAGCAGCAAGATTCCAAACGCACTTGAAATGGCAAGTGGTCTACTTGCAGAAAACGAAGTAATACTAAATTCTCTGCAAGCATCATATGATCTAGCAGAAACTAACAAGGAACATGCACTCAGCAACTTCCTCGCTGACAGAATGGAAGCGCACAAGAAGCATGCATGGTTCCTACGCAGCACACTAAAGACAAGATAAGGATTAACTAACTCATGACAACTCAAGAAAACATGAAGAAATGGCTATCGGTAATTAATACACCGTCCACTAAAGAAAAAGGTATGATTACTGAAGACGTTGAAGGCGCACTAAAAACAATACACTCAGATGTATTAAGTCGCCCCGAGCCTACTGCTACTCCCGATAAGGTTACTGCACGGGTCGCTGGCGGCATGCGTGGAGTAAGTCATGATGAAGTGAAGAGCGGGTTTGATAGCCTTTCTAAAAAGAACGGATTTGCAGACTTTGCAGATGAATTAAATTCTGCAAAAGGCGCACACGACGAAGAGACACGTATTGCCGAAAACCTAGTTGACGAAGATGACATGGAAGAAGGCAACGAGTTTAGTGGCGCACTTGCTGCTGCTAAGATGCAACACAAGAAGTCATTCAAGGTAGATGGCAAGAACTATCAAGTAAAAGAAGGCGAGGATGCTTGCCCAGTGTGTGAAGCAATGCCGTGCGAATGCGATAATAAGGAAATGGTATCTGAGGAGTGGAGCGTTATATACGATTCTGCTTATGCTAAGAACGTACCGGCTCGTGTTCGTCTGAGTGCTGGTATGGATGAATCAGCAGTACGCGAATGGTTCAGTAAGGCATTTCAACCTTTGAGTATTCACGAAGTACTAATACGTAAACCAATAGATCCAAAAGATAAAAGTTTATCACCAATTGTTGAACCAAAGCAAGACACTGATCCATTTGGAGTGTTGAAGCCAAAGCCGAAGCCAAAGCCGAAGCCAAAGCCAGGTAAGAAGCCCAACAACGAACCCGAAGTGTACATGGGCGAAGAACAAATAGATGAAATTCTTCCAGCATTAGCTGCAGGCGCTGGAGCATTAGCTACAGGTGCTGCCCGTGTTGGTGGCGCAGTAGTACAGGGTGCAAAGGCTTTGGGCACTGCTGCAGTAAAAGGAGCACAAGCTGTAGGTAACGTAGTAGCTAAAGGCGCACAAGCTGCAGGTAACGTAGTAGCTAAAGGCGCACAAGCTGCAGGTAATATGGCAAGTAATGCAGTAGTCAAAGGCGCACAAGCTGCAGGCAATATGGCAAGTAATGCAGTAGTCAAAGGTGCAAATGTTGCTGGACAAGCAGTTGGTTCTTTTGGTCAAGGTATGGCAAGTCAACAGCAGCCAGCGCCAGGACAACAGCAACAACCACAACAAGCGCAACAACAGCAGATGCAGCAGAAACCAGGGCAAATGCCAGGTGCAGGTGGTCAGCAAAAATTCAAACCAGGCCCAATTCAGGTTGATACAAAAAAGAAAATAATTATTACCCCAGCAGGTGCAATTCCATTTACTCAGATCATAACCAGAGAAGACCGCGAGCAACGTGGCGAAGACGAAAGTGAAGTTAAGTCTGCACTATCGGATATTCACGAAAAACTAGGCGGAGACTATGATCTAGACAAGCAGTACGATGCAATTCACGAAGTATCAGAAGAGTCAGGTATTTCTTATCGCAAGTTGCTAGGAGCATGGGTTACGGATCCGTTGGGCATGAAGGAAGCAATTAGTGCAGCAAAGGATGCTGCAGATGATACAGAAGAAATGCCAGCAGAGGAACCAGCACCTGCTGCACTACCTGCACCCGGTGACGAAACTGCACAACCTGAGCAGCCAGTACAAGAGTCTAGAAAGAAAAAAGCCAAAGTTATAAAAGAAGGTCATCAGGTCATGCTAGATGTGAGAGATGATCATGAAGTTCAAATGGCACAGTCACAACTGTACCAGATGGTAAAGAACGCAAGTGACTTGCACAACATGCTTGACAGTATGGGCGAGCTAGAAGGTTGGGTACAGGCCAAGATTACTCTGGCAGCCGACTATATCAATCGTGTTAAGGATTATGTTGAGTACGAAATGGTTCGTGGTTCAACAGAACATCATGGCCATCGTTCACCTAACGACTTCTACGAAGATGATCCATTGCACGAAGCAAAGGATGACGATAAAGAAGATGATGCGGATGATGACAAGATCCCACACATTGTAATGCAACTACGTAAAGCTAAGGACGTAGATGGTAATCATAAAGTACGTTTTGAAGATGGGACATCTCACTACGTATCAATGACAGTTATCAAGAACTTCTTAGAAAAGCATGACAAGCAAAAGCCTGCAGTAAAGGACACAATGGCACGTGACGCAATCAAGAGCCTCAAGCATCTCAAAGCACGAGCAGAGTAACGCATGAAGATACAAGAACTACTGCAAGAGATGAGTCAGAAGGCCGCTGAGAAGATGGGCGTATCTGTCACACGGGTCACTAAAAAAGACTTTAAAGAAATCAAAGACAAGTTGTCTAAGATACTACTTGCAGTGGGCGTCAAGCATGCCGACTGGACTATGGGCGGCGCGGGCATATGGGATGAAACACATCCATACTACGACCCAAACAATCGTAAAAAAGATTCTGGCGACATTGACATCATGCTAGATGAAAAAGATGTACTAAGTGCATTTTCCGATAAGGACCTTAAAGGTAGCAAGCAGAAGTTGGCACAAGCTCTTACTGAGAAAGGTATCAAAAACAACGGAGCGTCACTTAACTGTGTTGTGAGATTTGATCAAGACAAGTTTGCACAAGTGGACCTAATTGTTAAACCTGATGCAGCCATTGCAATTAAAGGACATCAGATGGACTACTCCACTGATCCTACTATGCGCGGCGGAGACCTTTGGTTAGAAATATGGCCCACACTGATCAAGATGACACCTAGTCCCGTTAGCGGCAAGACAGAAATTGTTGACGCCAAGGGAAAGCCAAACAGTGCGCTACAGCTAAGTCCAGACAAGGGCGTAGTAGATCGTGAAACTGGCAGAGTCTTAGTTAGTTGGGCAGATAAGGATGGCGTTGCTAAACTTATGGTGGGCACACATGCGAATGGTCGCGACATATCCAGTATCTCAGGTTTGGAACGTGTGCTGAAAGTTGTTCCTAAGAAGTGGAACGCAGTCAAGCATCTATTCCCACACAGTAAGTAACAGCATGAAAATATTTGAAGTATTGCAGCATAAAGCAAAGCGTACGCTGCTTGAAGCAGGTACAGCTCACATCGAGGACTGGGTCACAGAACCCGATGGTGGCAAGCGAGCGTTAGAAGCATTAGTTAATCTAGAAGCCAATCCGCAAGAACTGTCCATTAAATGGGACGGCAGTGTAGGCATTGTATTTGGTCGTGATGCTGCAGGTAAGGTAGTATTTGTTGACCATTATCAATTTGCTAAAGTAGCCAAAGGCCAAGCAGAGTTTAGTACCATACGTGCATATGACGAACCACGTGGCGCTCAACGTGTAGAATTATGGGAAGCAGAGGACGCAATACGCCCTTTGCTAGAAAAGATTGTACCTAAGAAAGCAGACCAGTATTGGTTTGGCGACCTCATGTGGTATGGAAAACCAGACACAAAGAATGGCGAATACGTATTCCAGCCACGCACAGTAAAATACTCTGTGGGAGTGGAAACTCCACTTGGTAAGGACATTGCTCGTAGCAACGGCGGTATTGCTGTACACACATTCTTCCCTAGCTTAACATCGGCTAGTATTCCTCTACGTGGATTACAAGGGTTACGCGAAGGTGCAGGCATTGTGTTCTTTACGGGTGAGATGAAGGACACACCTAAGGTTACAATCGGCAAGCAACAGTTGTCCGCAGCCAAACGTACAGTTGCAAGTAATACAGACACTGTTAACAAGTTTATCAATGACCTTGCAGGCATGAAGGCCAAGACTGTGCTTACCGCAATGAGCAAGTTTATTTCACAAATGATTGACGAGAATGATGTAAGCTCTCGCATTGTGCCTCGCTTTATGGATTATCTCCAAGTACAACTAAGCCCTGCGGCAGCAAAGAAACTGCTGGGCGAAAACAAAGACGGTTGGCTATATCAAAAAGATGGAGCCAAAGGTCTTGAAGCATTGTGGGAAATGTGGGCTGTACTCACAGATCTCAAGCTACATGTTAAACAACAAGTAGACAAGCAGGTAAAGAACAGCGCAGTGCATGCTGAGATCAACGGCGACGCCGGACATGAAGGCTATGTATTTGGTGGTGGTAATGTCAAGTTGGTAGACCGATTAGGTTTTACACGAGCATTGCGCGCCAAGTTTGCAGTGTCTCCGGAAGAGATTGCAACCAAGAGCACCATGCCCAAAGCAGTATTTTGCTTTGGTAGAATGAATCCACCAACACTTGGACACAAGCAATTGATGCAAACTACTGTGGAAGCAGGTGGTGATAAGGCATTTATATTCCTCAGCAGTACTGTTGATAATGATGAGAATCCGTTGGATCCACAAACCAAAGCAGAATTTATCAAACAGATCTATCCAGCATACGCAGGGAATATTATATCGGGCGCATTCAAAACACCAATTGACGCAGCCAACTATCTATACGAACAGGGTTATCGTAACATGACCTTTGTGGGTGGATCGGATCGAATTGGTGCGGGACCAAAGAGTATCGAAAAACTACTCAACAGTTGGAACAGTGGTCTGGTGCGTACTACAGACTTTGCTCGTGGTCCAAAAGGACGCGAACATGTGGTGCTAAACTTTGCCAGCAGCGGCGAACGTGATCCAGACAGCAAGGGCGTAGAAGGTATTAGCGGCAGTAAGGCACGTGAAGCTGCAGCAGCCGGTGATGAAAAACGCTTCTTCCAATTAACAGGTGTGAACTCAAAACTGAAAGTAAAAGGCCAAACACTTTACCAAGCCACACGCAACGGCTTGGGGCTCAAATAGAAATTTGACTTAACAGCTCCTAGGCATATATAATAGTGTACATCATGCAGTGGCATGGTGTTACGTAGAAACTAAGGAAAACTAGGAGTTTATTAAAATGGCAACATTAGCAGAAATTCGTGCGAAACTAGCACAACAAGAGTCAAAGGCCCTCGGCGGCGGTGGTGGTGACAATGCAGTATTCCCGCATTGGAACATCGCAGAAAACACAACAGCAACAATTCGTTTCCTCCCAGATGGTGATCAAACCAACACTTTCTTCTGGGTAGAGAAGGCAATGATCAAGCTTCCGTTCCCGGGCGTTGCAGGTGATCCCAGCAGCAAGCCAGTATTGGTGCAGGTCCCATGTGTAGAAATGTGGGGCGAGAATTGCCCAATCCTTGCTGAAGTCCGTACTTGGTTCAAGGATCCAAGCATGGAAGAAATGGGTCGTAAGTATTGGAAGAAGCGTACTTACTTGTTCCAGGGCTTTGTGGTTGATCCGGCTTCGCTCAAAGAAGACAATCTTCCCGAGAATCCAATTCGTCGATTCATTATTAGCCCACAGTTGTTTACCCCAATTAAGGCAGCATTGATGGATCCAGATATGGAGAACTTGCCAACTGACTATGTCAAAGGCACAGACTTCCGTGTCAGTAAGACTGTTAAGGGCAAGTTCTCGGACTACAATAGCAGCAGCTATGCACGTCGTGAACGTGCGCTCAATGACGTTGAGATGGCAGCAATTGAGAAGCACGGACTGTTCAGTCTGCGTGACTTCCTCCCAACCAAGCCAACCGAAATGGCCCTTAAGGTCATGAAGGAAATGTTTGAAGCCAGCGTAGATGGTAAGCCATATGACGCAGCCAAGTGGGGTCAGTTCTTCCGTCCATCGGGTCTGAGCGTAGGTGGTGATGGTGATGCTGCTCCGCGCAGTGCCCCAAAGCCAGCGGCGCGTGTGGTTGATGCGGATGATGATATCCCTTTTGAGTCAGCCGGTACGTCTACAGAGTTTGAAGTTCCAGTCAAACCTGCAGTAACTGCTGCACCGGCAACAACCACAAGCAAGCGAGCAGAAGACATTCTCGCAGCCATCAAGGCACGCCAGAACAAGGCCTAATAGCCTTGTAGTTGGGGTAGTTACCTACCCCAACGTTCTTAACATGTGAGTGAATAATATGGTAAAACCATTTGACATTTCAAAGTTTCGTAAAACTCTAACCAAGAGTATTCAGGGATTGAGTATTGGCTTTCGTGATCCAGATACTTGGGTCAGCACAGGCAATTATACTCTAAACTATCTTATCTCAGGTGACTTCCATCGTGGAGTTCCACTGGGTAAGGTAACAGTGTTTGCAGGAGAATCAGGTGCGGGCAAGAGCTTTATCTGCTCAGGCAATCTAATTCGTAATGCACAGGAGCAGGGCATTTTCGTTGTACTAGTAGACACTGAAAATGCACTGGATGAAACATGGCTTAAGGCCTTGGGTGTAGACACTAGCGAAAGCAAGTTGCTCAAGCTCAACATGGCCATGATTGACGAAGTAGCTAAGACTATCAGTGACTTCATGAAGGAATACAAGGATACCTACGCTACTACACAGGAAGAAGATCGTCCAAAGATTCTGTTCGTAATTGACAGTTTGGGCATGTTGCTTACACCAACCGACGTAAACCAGTTTGAAGCTGGTGACATGAAGGGTGACATGGGTCGCAAACCTAAGGCACTAACCAGTCTAGTACGCAACACTGTAAACATGTTTGGTGACTGGAACATAGGTATGGTGTGTACTAATCACACTTACGCTAGTCAGGACATGTTTGACCCGGACGACAAGATCTCAGGCGGACAAGGCTTTATCTACGCCAGTAGCATTGTGGTTGCCATGCGCAAGCTCAAGCTAAAGGAAGACGAAGACGGTAACAAGATTAGCGAAGTACGTGGTATCCGTGCAGCGTGTAAGATTATGAAGACACGGTACGCCAAGCCATTTGAAAGCATGCAGATTAAGATTCCATATGATACGGGTATGGACCCATACAGCGGCTTGTTCGATATGTTGGAAACTAAGAACATGGTCAAGAAGGATGGCAATCGTTACGTATACACTGACCTTAAGGGTACTGAACACAAGTACTTCCGCAAGGCATGGGCGGCTAACGAGAATGGTATCCTAGACTTAGTCATGGACGAGTTTGCTACTAAGAACGCAAAGATCCTGCCCGTAATCGCTAAGGAAGTTGACACCGAAGATGAAGCTGAATAAGTAAGCTAGCATTTAGTTTGGAGACTATTTAATGGCTTATAATGATGCACTTAGTGAAGATGTACTGTTTGAATTGTATGATATCGTATTAGGATACGTTCCCGATAAGGAGCGTGAAGACCTTGCGCAACACGTCTACGATTGGTTGCGAGCATGGGAAGCCCCTGCTACTGTTTACGACGGATTAAGTGAACATGACAAGTATCTAAATACTCTATCCAAAGACTCTGCTGTCTCTGAGGAATACGAAGAGGAAGAAGAGGAAGAAGATAGTTACGATTCTAGCGACGACGACGATTACGAATGAGGTGATGGGTGACTTGGTACCATAAAGTAACACGCGACATTTCTACTATTCCAGATGCTCTGGACTATTATGAAAATGAATATCAAGTTGCCCGCACCGAAGTACAGCTTCGTGGAGTAGTAGAAAAGCAATCCGCTGAACTGCCCGGAGTGGTAGAGCAGCGGTTTTGCCAACTACAAGAGATTGAAGCAATATTGGAATATATTAATATCCAATTGCGCAAAATTAAAACCAAACACTATAAAAAGTTTTTGGAAAGTTATAATCGAGCATTGTCTAGTCGTGATGCAGATAAGTATGCAGACGGCGAGGACGAAGTTATTGATTATGAAACACTTGTTAACGAAGTCGCACTTATGCGTAACAAATGGCTAGGCATCATCAAGAGTTTGGATGCTAAACAGTTTCAGATAAACAATGTAGTTAAGCTACGTACCGCCGGCATGGAAGATGCAAAGGTATAACACATGCGAATTTGTAAAGTAATTTTTTCCACAAACCGTCTCAAATATCTAATACCTACTCTGGAGTCTTTTCATAAGAATTTAGACTTTGGAGATCATGAAGTAGATGGAATTTTTATTGACGATTGGCCAACGGGTCGAAATGATACGTTCGTTGAAGCTCTTGCTCAAAAGTATGGATATACTCGTATTGTATTGCATGCAGAGAATCAAGGTATATCAACTACTTGGCAACATGTCAATGAGCTATTAAGTGAGAAAGAATACGATTACGTTTGGCATCAGGAAGACGATGTAGAACTACTGCAGCCGTTGCACATAGATGATCTTATTAAAATAATGAATGAGCTGCCACAGTTATTTCATATTAATCTAAAAAGACAAATTTGGTATGCTAGCGATGTTGAAGAGTTTACAAGACCCGACGATGTTATTTTAGATAACTATCGAATTAATTACGAACATACTTATTTTAGTCCGATGGCATGTTTTTATCCTTATTGGATATCTCAGATGAATATCAAAGAATCTACTGATATGTGTCCGGGTGAAGGTTTAGTAATGGTAACTGCCAAAGAACGCACAAACGGAACACAATGTGGATCCACACTTAAGAACACAGACGGCTCTCCCATTGTTAACCATATTGGAGAAGTAACCCGTGGTCGCCGGCTAAATCAGGGCGAATGGGGATGGGAGAGATTTGCCTGGATGGATACTACTAAGGACTATTGTGCCAAAACTGGTATAGAAAAACCACTGGACCCAAAATAAAAGTTGACACAACCCTAGTAACGTATTAATATGTGCGCTGTTACAGTTATTTGGACTTTGTTGTGAAGCGTTCCAAAAAGCAAGTCAAGCATGTATCCAATTTTATCCCTGCAGAGAATTTCTGGGCTGCAATGGTTTGCGGGCATCGCGTAATTGGAGAACAGTATCCAGACGGGCACTCGCATGTTGATGTGCTCAAACGCCAACAGTTTGCTCAAGCAGCACTAGCTGATGACTCTCTAATTACAGAGGACGACCGAGCTCTTGCGCAGGAACTGATTGAGTATCAGCGTGGTCGCTTGCTGGATATGATTGCAGGCAAGATCAGCAACTATGGCAAGATTGTAGTCACCCTGTTTATGCAGGAAGAAGTTGATGTTAACCAATCTACTAACTTTACGTTTGGGGTTAACCAGCCCGGCTACTATATTACACATCGCGAAAATCAGCGTCGTGGCGAGCTGATTGAACGGTCCAAACTGACCTCTCGTTGTGTGGGCAAGCTCAAGGACCGTATTGAAGTACGTGGTACTGTGTTGCGTGTATTTCCTTCAAAGAACACAGTATATCAAGAAACCAATGGACATATTTTGCTGGGAGACGATGGCAATCTCTACCTCTACTGGCATAGCAAGCAAGATGTTTACGAAGATGATTACGTTTACATACGTGGTACCGTTAAGGCGCACATAGACGGCAACACCACCAAACTAAATCGTGTGCTTTATCTTGTTAAGGAGTGAAAAAGAGCGTTATGAAGTCGAAGAATCCCAGCAAGGTTATCAAGCGTAACCCTGTTGCCCGGGCCCTGCGCGAGGATGACCAATTCAAGCATCGCGTGGAACCATCTGATCACGACTACCGTCGTGCTACTGCTGCAGACCTGCGCAAGTGGCAAAACCAAGTTGATGACGATTTAGACGACGATTTTGGGGTAGATTAACCCTAAAAAACGCTCAAAATAGCCCCAGGCTGCGTAAGTTGTTGATTTTATTGGGAAAACTAAAATCCCTGTAGAGTCAATGACTTACGTGCGCCCTTGCTAAGTTATTGATTTTATTAGAATTCTTTCTGCCAAAAAGAGTTGCACTGCACCTGGATGGCTGTATAATACGACACATAGGGAACAACGATATGGAGAACAAGCAAATGGCAAATTTCGTTCGTATTACTAGCGGTAAGTATCGCGGTATGCAGATCCGCAATCAGACGTTCCGCCTTGTGCAGGATTACAAGGAAGGCGCCAAGGGCGGCTTCGTTACTGTACTTGCTGGCAACGACATGGGCGACTACGCCGGTAAGAACATCCGTATTACGGTAGAGAGCATTCGCTCTATCCAGCCCGTTGCTGCTAGCGAAATTCCCAACAACGTGATTGCGTTCACGCCTGCTGTTGTTAACAAGAGCGAGGATGACGACGTCATGTACGAGACGCCCGTTGACACTGACGAGACCGACGAGCAGATCATGCAACGTGTGGGTGCCCGCTTTGAGGTGCTCAACGAGATGACGATGGCTGCTAAGGAAGGCAACATCCGCGCAATGATTGTGAGCGGTGCCCCAGGCGTGGGCAAGAGCTACGGCGTTGAACAGACGCTAGAGACAGCGAGCATGTTTGACAAGCTGATCAAGGTCGTCAAGCACGAAGTGGTCAAGGGTGCGATGACGCCCATTGGCCTCTACAAGAAGCTGTTTGACTTCAGCGACTCCAACTGCGTGTTGGTGTTTGACGACTGCGACAGCATCTTGCTTGAAGACCTCAGCCTCAACATCCTCAAGGCTGCGCTCGACAGCAGCAGCCGGCGGCGCATTCACTGGAACAGCGATAGCGCATTGCTGCGTCGTGAGGGTATCCCCAACGCTTTCGACTTTAAGGGTTCGGTGATCTTCATTACTAATTTGAAGTTCGATAACATCAAGAGCAAGAAGCTGAAGGATCACATTGACGCACTCCAGTCGCGCTGCCACTACTTGGACCTGACCATCCACACCACGCGCGAGAAGCTGCTGCGGTTGCGTCAGATTGCTGCTACGGGTACGCTGTTCGACGCTGAGAAGTACGGCTTCACTGAAGAGCAGTCGACGGAGATTGTGAATTTCATCACTGAGAATGCGAACAAGATGCGCGAGATCAGCTTGCGCGCCGCGCTTAAGGTGGCTGACCTTTACAAGATTAACCCCAACCGTTGGCAGGAGCTGACGCGCATGACCTGCATGCGCTAATCAATTCCGCAAGTGCCAACTTGGAGCCCCGCCTAGTGCGGGGCTTTTTTATAGACCTTTACTCAGTATTCGGTCTACTGCTTGAGCTTTTCTCATTGGATATATTTTATCCAAAATAGGGTTAGGATTTTTGGCTGCTTGGGCTGCAGCATAATCTCTATCTTGTGTGGGCTCTACCTTTTTGGCATCCTTACTGATATCCCAATATACTACGGGATCATTGGTATAAGGATTGGGTTCTACTTCTCGAGTTATATTAGGCCACGCCAACTGTTGTTGCAGGCGTTTGGCTAGTGCACCATACAGTCGTATTCTGCTGGATGTTTTTTCAGTCTCGCCTTTGTCTGCAGGGGCACTGAAATGAATAGTGTTCACGCTGGGATTATTTTTGAGGAAATCCATTATGACAGCACCAACTGTAGCAAAGATTCTCTGTGCCTCCTGATAACTATCTTTGGTCTTTCCCAGGTCTAAACCGCGCGTCAGAGTGTAACGACCAAAACCAACTTCTACACGATTGTCTCCTCGTACATCAAATGATATCTGATAGCGTTTGAGTATACTGTTGGCACGGAACACATATTTTGCCATAGCGTATTTGGCTCTTGCCTGTCGCCATGGGTAGGGTTTATCAAGTGATTCCGTTATGAATTCTGTTGCCCGCATGTGGTATTTAGCCCAACTATTACGGCTATGCATCTTGCTTTAAATACATATACCTAGTACACTTGTATCTATGACAGTAAAAATCATTATCCGCGACGAAGTCAACATTAAGATTGAAGGACTTGAGCCCATGATGCGGCGCAAGTTAGTCAGCAAGTTCAAATACCAAGTGCCGTATGCACGACATCTACCCGCTGTAAGATTGGGACGTTGGGACGGGTGTATTCAGTTCTTTGCCGCTAGCGGCACAACCTATCTCAAACTTCTGGAAGAAATCCTTCCTGAGATTGAACATCTAGATATTGAAATTGAAGACTACAGGCAGGGGTGGGAACTAGAGTTCGAATCAGTAACTGAACAAAGCCTAGCTCATATATCCTGGCCCGAGAATCATACTTCTGCTGGTACTCCTGTAACGCTGCGTGACTATCAAGTGGAAGCAATCAATGCATTTCTCGCGGAGCCACAGAGCATACAAGAGATTAGCACAGGTGCGGGCAAGACCATAATGACTGCTACACTGTGCAGCCGCGCAGAGAAGTATGGGCGTACCTTAACCATTGTACCCAACGTGGACTTGGTTAAACAAACACTCAAAGACTATCAGCTAATTGGTCTAGATGTGGGGGTTTTCTATGGTAGTCAGAAAGAATATCAAAAGACACATACCATTTGCACATGGCAAAGTCTGAATAGTCTCGGCAAGAAAACCAAAGACGGTACAGCACCTGTTGAGTGGCCGGAGTTTGCTCAAGGTGTTAACTGCATCATTGTAGACGAAGCCCACATGGCCAAGGGCGATGTACTCAAAGCCATGCTAAGTGGGCCGTTTGCGCAAGTGCCAATTCGTTGGGGGTTGACAGGAACCATTCCCAAAGAAGAGTTTGAATGGCGTTGTTTACATGTGGGAATTGGTGCTGTAGTAAACAAGATCCGTGCAGCAGATCTGCAGGATCAGGGCGTACTTGCACAGTGTAAAGTTAATATTGTACAGATACAGGACCAACGCACCTTCTCCAACTACCAAAGCGAACTCAAGTATCTACTAACAGATACTAAACGAATAGATTACATGTCCAAACTAGTCAAGCAAATCAGTGCGCAAGGCAATACACTAGTACTTGTAGACCGCATCGAAGCAGGACAAGAATTGGTAGATCGTATACCCAACGCAGTGTTTATTTCGGGCGGTGTTAAAAGTCAGGACAGGCAAGAACACTACGACGAAGTAGCTACAGCAGAAGGTAAGGTAATTGTTGCGACATATGGTGTAGCAGCAGTGGGCATTAACTTACCACGCTTGTTTCACATTGTACTAGTAGAGCCAGGCAAGAGTTTCGTGCGCACTATACAGAGCATCGGACGTGGATTACGCAAGGCGCAGGACAAGGACAGTGTAGAGATTTGGGATGTGACTAGCAGTTGCAAGTTCAGCAAGCGACACATGACCAAACGCAAACAGTTTTATAACGATGCAAATTATGAATGGGAACTACAAAAGGTAAACATTTGATGAATATTCTCACAATTGAAAACATTAGTATGAGCATGCTAGAACTACCTGCAGAGGTAGACGACTTGCGTTTTGCAGTACTAGACAACAGCGATCCAAACGATCCGGATTACTTTTTTATTCCCTTGATCTTTCTAGAAAGCTTTACTGCCCCTGCTGCAATACTAGAAATAGGTAAACATACAATTAAGATGCCATTGGACTGGCAGGTAATGATAGGTGATCCTGAGATTGGCGATCTAGAAGTTATACCGCTTACTAGTATCAGCGAGCGTGGGTTCGAAACACTAACAGTAAATCCACTAACTGGTTTCCGTCCTCTCTTTGAGAAGATTGATATTGTAGATGTATATCCCGAAGTCAAGTGGTACTTCCCCAAGCTTAAATCGGGGCATCTATTAGCAGTACCACTTACAGAAGGAAGTAATCCCAATTGTGTGTTCTTTGCTCGAGAGATTAGTCGTACACAACAGATTGTGAAGATTGACGAGCTTTGGTAATGGCTGCTAAGTTAGATATATTCCGTATATTGGCTGCAGTAGACCGCAGAGATAAAACGTTCTACGATAACCTAACCGACGATGAGCGTAAGGCATTTAGCCCTTACATCATGCTACGTTGGGTTAGCACAGTTAATAGTAATCCTGTGCTGGAATCCTGGTACGTGGAGGAAACCAACCGCATGGTTAATATCAACTACTTTACACTGGCTAGGTATCCCAAGTTTATGTGGTTGATGTATTCCCAAGTGGGCAGTACACAACGTATTAAACATGAGTATCTTGGGCGCGAGTTTAAAAAGAAAAACAAGAAGCTAGATGCACTACTACGATTGTATCCCGCAGCCAAACAAGCAGACTTAGAACTACTGTCAGAAACAGTTTCTGATCAGGAGCTAGAGGTAATAAATGATGAATACAGAGAATTTGAGTCAGACTTTGAATGACTTTGCTTGCGAGTTTTGCAAGCGTGAATTCAAACGTGAACGTACATTACTATCGCATACTTGCAGGCAGAAGTTACGCCATCAAGAAGGACAAACTGCCGATGGTAAATTAGCATTTACTGTATACGACAAGTTCTATCAACAGACTCAACGCAAGAGTAAAACATGGGAGCAGTTTGCCGACAGTCCATACTACAACGGCTTTACTAAGTTTGCCAAATACATTCGCAGTATGGATGTGGTCAATCCCATGTTGTTTGTAGATTGGGTAATTAAGAATAATATCAAGTTAGAGTATTGGTCCCGCGACACCACATACGAACGCTATCTCACACAACTGCTAGCAAACGAATCAGCAGAGAATGGTATCGAACGAACATTCCATCATATGCAGGAATGGGCTGAACAGAATAAATTAACATTGGATCAATATCTATATCATGCAAATACTAACAAGATTGTGCATGATATTATCAGCGGTAGGGTTAGTCCTTGGCTGTTGTACGGCACTAAGACTGGACAAGAACTGCTATCAAGGTTCAACGACGATCAGGTGCATCTGATTATCCGTTATATTGATCCAACTGTGTGGTATAATAAGATCAAAGAAGAAACAGATCAGATAGAGTTTGTTTGCAGCATATGTGAACAGGTAGGCATTAACTAATGGACGTTGATATCGATCTAGGTGATCGAACACAGTTAATGGAACTGGTACGACACGTTCCGGCTAGTAGTATCAAAGATGGAATAGCGGGTAAGCACCCTACTGGGGTATATTTTCAATACATTCCCACTGATCCATTAACTAGATTGTCTGCAGTAGATTATCATACAGCAGAGGAGTTGGGCTTCTTTAAGATAGACTTACTTAACGTACACGTTTATCAGCAGGTGCGGGATGAAGAACATTTGATTCAATTGATGAATCAAGAACCCTTGTGGGAACTATTGGAGAATTGTGAATTTGTAGACCAAGTGATCCACATCCATGGGCACTATGATTCAATCCGTGCTATGCCCGAGCCCATCACTAGCATCAAACACCTTGCTATGTTCTTGGCTATACTCCGCCCCGCAAAGCGACACCTGACAGGACAGCTCTGGGCAGAAGTTGAAAAGACTGTTTGGTTGAAGTCCAATGATGGCAAGTTTGGATTCAAACAATCGCACAGCATTGCTTACGCTCATCTTGCGGCAGTCCATATGAACCTCCTATGCGAGCAGTTACTTAACCCGCTTGACTAGTTGAACACTGCGTCGTTTGATACGCTTCTTAAAGAAATCGTGTAAACTAACCATATGTCCCGCAATAATTTTGATTTCTTTGGTGCTGAACGTTTTAAGACAGGGTCTGAATGGGTGGAAATCGTCCTTTAAGAACAAGTTGATGGGGATTATTCTATTACTTTCCCACCACCATTGTTCTCCCATTCTGAGGAAGTATGTTTTTAGATCGTCTGACTCTATTGCTTGGAAATCATAAAAGTTTATAAAATTACCGTCACTGTTTTGTATTATTCCCACATATTCTTCTCCACAGTAGCTGACTACTGCTAGAAAGGGAAACTTTTTTAATAGTTCTGGTAGTTTAGGTGTTGTCACGGGTATAAATACTCTTATGCAAATTACAGCTTATTTATTCAACCCAGAAGTGATGGCAAGGTTTAACAAACCAAATACTGTGCGTAACACAGTTATGTGGAACAAGCCACTGCGAGTGTACAAGGGTGCAGACAATTTCATTGATATTGTAGTCAATGACTTTGATTTACAGCCAACTACTGTTAACCTTTACACTTTCAACTTCCGTGTGCGAGACAGAGAGCAGACTCTCTTATTAGATAAAGATATTGCTATCAAAACTGGATTTACCAATCGCCTAGCACTTAATATTCTAGAAGCAGATCTAGCAGATGTAAACATTGGAATGTATACTTGGGGCATAAGTCTCACAGATGAAAATGGGTTAAAACGTCCTCTGTACCTAGAACTTAACGGTAACGCAGAGGGTTCAATACAGGTTGCAAGATGGTTCTTTGGCGCGGTGTAACCCATGTCTAGAAGTATAAAAGTGTTTAAGGGCGTGGATAATTTCATCGACGTTGCAGTAAAAGACCAAGAACAACAATCCTTGTCTGTTAGCGAATACTCTTTTCATTTTAAAGTTAGAGATCGAGAAGCTAACATAATTATAGACAAAGCACTAGGTTTCGTTGAAGGGTGTACAGATAAGCTAGCAGTAGATTTACTAGTTGCCGATCTAGACAGTATCGACCTAGGGTCATATGTTTGGGGCATTACCGTAGTAGATGAGGACAACAAAACTCGTCCTTTATTCCTAGCATTAAACGGCGACATCGAAGGTACACTTCAAGTTGAAAATAGTCCAATCTCATAAGGTGAACAAGCATGTGGAATAAACCTATAAAACTATTCAAAGGTGTAGACAACGTATTTGATATACAAGTGCAGGACTTTGATCAACAGCCTATACCAGTTAGAACATATGTGATACGATTCCGTGCAGTGGACTTCAATGAAATTCCTGTACTCAGTAAAGAGCTCAACTTTCGAGAAGGCTTCACTAACAGACTAGCGTTAGACATTAGTCGTCACGAGATTGCGGATCTTGAACCTGCATTATACAAATGGGGTTTAAGTATTGATGACGGTGAAGGACTAGAGCGTCCACTATACCTAGAACAAAACGGTGCAACCGAAGGTTCACTTGAGATATCAGATTGGAGCTACGCAGATGACGCACTAGTATCTGCAGTATTGGACACATGGACATTGGACGCAAACACTACCAATGTTACCAATGACATACTAAGTGGCGTAGTCACATTAGATGCGCTAACAGGTAGCCAACTCAGTCCCATGCATACCATTGCAGTATTCAAAGATGCAGGAGCAGACGGTAAACTAACTGTTGAAGTATCAAACAACATGACCAACGCAACATGGGCAACAGCATATACCATAACGCTCACTGCGGGAACAACAAACAGTTACAACAATTTTTATGGTATCTATGAACGCCTTCGTTTCCGTTTTACACCGTCCATTTATAGCAGCGGCACTATCCAAACTTTATACTATAGATTGTTTTAAAAACTTGATTTTGACCAGCATTTAAGTATACAATACATGTATGACTAATGCCTTAACACAAACTGTAGTTGATCTTTGGAGACAGGGTAGGAAAACCAAACTTAGTCCAACAGGTTGGATTAGTGGTAACGCTGTGTGCTGCGATGACCGCAGAGGGCGAGGCGGTCTGCGATCAGATGTTGACGGATCTTGGAATTGGCATTGTTTTAATTGCCAGTTTAAAACTGGTTGGATGCCCGGTCGATTACTGTCAGTTAAGAATAGAGACTTCATACATAAACTTGGTGCAAGTGATGACCAGTTGTCTCAACTGTCAATGATAGCATTGAGACTAAAAGAGGACATACCTCTTTTAAACACGCGAGACACCGTAGCAGCAGCATTTCCCCTTCACGATTTGCCCGAGCAAGCAATTCCTATCGCACAAGCACTAGTTGAACATGCTGATAATCAACAACTCGTCGAAGTATGCAATCGCATACTAGCAAGACAACTGGATCTCGGCAAGTATTACTGGTCGCCGGACATGCCCAATCGCTGGATTATTCCGTTTACATGGCATAATAAAAACGTAGGATGGACTGCGAGAAGTATAGGAAAAACAAAACCAAAGTATCTTAGTTATGTGCCTAACGGATATGTATATGGGCTAGATCATCAGCACCCAGACTGGACAGTGATGATTGTGTGTGAAGGTGTACTCGATGCTGATATAATAGGTGGTGTTGCTGTACTAGGTAGTTCAATGTCTAATAAACAGCGAGAACATATTGAACGATCAGGTAAACAGATTATATGGGTAGCCGACCAAGACGAAACTGGGCTTAGGGTAGCCGAGCGAGTGTTAGCATGGGGATGGGGATGGGCTATTAGTATCCCGCACTGGCAAGACTGCAAAGATATTAATGATGCCGTAGTCCGATATGGTCGGGAAGCCACTTTACTAAGCATAATTACATCAGCAACTCGCAATAAAGTATCCGCTACTTTGCGAATCAAACAATTAAGGCACAAGCTCAAGCATGAAAGAACAAATTAAAAACTACGATATAGATATCCAAAAACTGTATCTGCAGATGCTGTTGCATGATGCCGAAACCTTTGTGCGTGTACAAAGTATCTTTGATCCAGAAAGCTTTGATCGTAATCTGCGACCCACTGCAGAATTCATTAACACCCACGTTAGCGAATACAAGGTACTGCCCACACTAGAACAGATACAGGCTACTACTAATCAAAAGTTTGATCGAATTGAGGGTATTACTCCCGCTCACCTTGACTGGTTGATGGATGAGTTTGAAACCTTTGCAAGGCATAAGGCATTAGAGCGAGCAATCATTGCCAGTGCAGATATGTTGGAAAAGGGACACTATGGCGATGTAGAAAACAAGATCAAAGCCGCAGTACAGATTGGGCTTACCAAGGATATTGGTACCAATTACTTTGAAGACCCCCGCGCTCGACTGACTGGATTGCGAGACGGTAACGGACAGATCAGCAGCGGTTGGACCGATATTGACCATGCACTGTATGGTGGACTAAATCGCGGCGAGCTTACTATTTGGGCAGGTGGCTCAGGTTCAGGCAAGAGCTTGCTTATGCAGAACCTCAGTCTCAACTGGGTACTAGCAGGATTAAACGGCATTTACTTTACACTGGAACTTAGCGAAGCACTGTGCAGCATGCGACTGGACAGTATGGTTGCAGAAGTCAGTTCGCGCGATGTATTTAAACGTATCGACGACGTTGAGCTTAAGGTGCGTATGGCGGGCAAGCGGTCAGGAGCACTTCAGATCAAGTACATGCCATCAGGCAGCAGTTGTAACGACTTCCGCAGTTACATCAAAGAATACACCACACGCACAGGGCACAAACCAGACTTTGTTGCTATTGACTATCTGGACTTGTGCAGTCCCAATAGCAAGACTATAGACCCAGGTAACTTGTTCGTGAAGGACAAGTACGTAAGTGAAGAGATGCGCAACTTGGCCAAAGAACTGAACGCTATTTGCATTACTGGCAGTCAGCTTAACCGTGCAGCAGTTGAGGAAGTGGAGTTTGACCACAGTCATATTGCAGGTGGTATGAGTAAGATCAACACTGCAGACAACGTGATTGGTATCTTTACCAGTAGAGCCATGCGTGAGCGTGGGCTGTATCAGGTACAGTTTATGAAAACACGCAGCAGTAACGGGGTAGGACGCAAGGTTGAACTTGAGTTTGACACAGAAACACTGCGTATTAAGAACAGCACTAACAGTAACAATCAACCCGCATCTACAGCATTATATCAGAACATTAAAACACGTAGTACAATTGCTGCAGATCCAGGTACAACATTTAATACTGGGTCAGATTCACCTAGTGCAGCATGGGACGAACCCGTTGGGAAGATTACAGCAAACACCAGTAGCAGTCGTCTCAAACAGATGCTGGGCAATTTGAATCAATAATTGATTGCAGCCTTGCTAAATAAAGCAATGCTGGAGTTAATCTAATGAAGATTTCTGAATTTGCTGTTAAAGAACAAGAATTTCTCGATGAGATAGGTGCAGTGCCGCTATGGAAGCGAGGCTTATATAAGCTAGGCGCAACACTTGGCAGTCAGAAAGCCTTAGGTAAGCTAGATGTAGCGCACGAAGCTAACAATCTATACAAGCAGGTAAAGAAATGGATGGGGCAATCGGGCGAACGGGCCGTAAGCGCCAATGATCTCGTTAATGTAGTTAGCATCCAGCAAGGTAGATTTGATCAGGGCATAATGAATACTGCTATACAGAAAGCAGGAATTGACGGTGATGCAAAATTAAGCATGCGCCAGCTGGGTAAAGTACTAGTTGGATATTTACAGCAGTCTTCTCGTAGAGATGCTGTAGCAAATCCACAAAGTGGAGGCAATCAGCAAGCTGCACAGGACCAGCCACAAACCGCTGCTCCCCAAGTACAACCTACACCACAACTACAACCTACACCTCAGCAAGCAGCACCTGAACCACAACCTGCTGCACCTGCCCCGCAACCACAACCAGCACCCGCTGCGCCTGAACCACAACCACAACCAGCACCTGCTGCACCTGCCCCGCAACCACAACCAGCACCCGCTGCGCCTGAACCACAACCACAACCAGCACCCGCTGCGCCTGAACCACAACCAGCTGCTCCTAAACCCGAACGCCAAACAATTGCACAACGCGGGCAAGCAGCACAAGCAAGACAAGCTACACAAAAGGCAGGCGGCATGAAGAAACTTGGCCCGCAGCAGGTTAAAATTGTCAAAGAAAGTATTGACGATCAAATTCTAAGTGAATTTGCTCAGAAACTAGATAACATCTAAGAGTAACATATATGAAGCGTAAAACTCGCAGCATACTTGAAGAGATTAATGACTTGGTACCAAATAAGAGTCGCCAGGAAGTAATCAATAGCCGTGCCAGTCACGTGCTGAGTAGTTTTATTAATTTTCTTGATAGCATTCACGAATCTTACGACCGCGAAACTGCAGAAAACCTAGAACGCAAGTTACTAAATGCAGTACGTGCGCGAGATGCTAGTAAATTTACTAACAGTCTTCGTCGTATAGAAGAACAAGCAAGTGATGTCAGTGATACTGACCTTACTGAGTTCATTAAGAGTATTAAAAAGCTATGAGACTACACGATATACAAGTTAACGAGAATATGGCCAGCCGCGACCGCAATCATGGCGTAGAACATGAAGTAAACAATTTTGAAATACGTATCGACGGTCAACCTTGGAAGATATTGCCAGGTAAAGGTCCGGATGACAGTCCCGAACAGGTGCGTGAGGAAAATCGTATAGCAGGCATGTGCCAACGCAAAACTGCAGAGAGCGGCAAAGTATGGTCATGGCGATCAACTTCTCAGGAACCAAATGATACTATTACCCCTTCAGCTTCGACTGCGGTAACTACAAACTTTCAAGTCTTTATTAACGGTCGTTCGTGGCGAGTATTTAAGGGTGCAGGCCCAGACAATAGCCTTGCACAACGTAGTGAGATGGATAGATTAGAAAAAATGTGCAATCGAAAGAGTGTACAAACTGGGCGCAAATGGGAAGTCAAGCCAACTAAGGCAGAGCCAACTCCTGCTGGCCCACGCCCTCATATTACGGAAAAACAAATAAACATGCCTGCACGTTTTAGTCCAGGTGATGAAGTCAGAGTCAAAGGTCATCCAGAACTATATGGCGTGCTAGTAAAGCTATTAGCCGACAATGCTGCGCTAGTAGATTTTGAAATTGATGATGGCCATGAGCCTGTTGGATCAGAAGTTGATCTAGCAGACCTAGAGCCAGCTACAGTACATGAAAGCAAAATGTCAAGACTTGACGCCGAGCTAGACAACCCAGAAATTGACGACGACATACATGATCCCAACATAAGTGACGAAGAGTTTGAAGACAAGTACGGCATGAGCAAGGAAATAGCTAAAATGTTCCGCGATGCTGCTATTAACGACAAACCCATTTTTGATCCAAAACACGACCGTTGGACTGAATATGGTGATCCAATACACGAACAGGATGTAGAAGAAAATACCGGTAATCAGATAGGCGGAGCGTTTGGTGCTATGGGTGCTGGATTTAGCGATGCTAAACTAGCCAAAGCAATAGTGTATTTTATGCAAGGTAGACACCAAGAAGGTGAACAATTTATCAGCATAGCACTTAGCAAAGCTGATCCAGCAGTTAAAGGAAAGATTCTGTCACAATTGAAATCCTTGCCTAAACTAAAGCCTGGGGTAGACCCTAACGATGATCCTGCTGCACAAAAGTATATTAACGATACAGTAATACCATGGATTAAAAAGCAACTAGGACAACGTGTGTCTGAAAAACTAGACGCTAATCAACGTCGTGCAGGACAAGCTGGACCAATGGAAGAGGGAACAGGAAACTCAGCAGATCCTAAATGGCATGGTAGCAATGCTGACATGGAATGGTATGATGCTTACAAAGATCAGCCAATTCGTGTTAAAGTAAAGAATCACTCTGGTATTGGCGATGGCATATCTGGGACCTTCCTCGTCATAAAGTTTGAGAAAATTGATGCCACTAAAGCAACACTTACAATAAAATCACGCGACGGTGAGATGACAGCAACAGTAAACCTGGATAAGCCAGAGACTGTATTAACTAAGCAGTATGACAGAGTCCCTGCAATGAAATTCTACATCGGTAGCATGCCAGCAACAGCTCGTCAAGCATTCAATCTGTTTCAACACAAGAATAACAAGAGTGAAGATGTATCCGAAGGCGACGTATTCTTTATTGAAATGGGCAACACACTGATCGAAACCACAGTGCTACGTGCCAATCACGACACTGTACTACTAGCTGCAGACAACGCAACAATGGCCATGCTAGATGCTTCCTCTATCATGGAAGCTGAATATCACGGACACAAGGTGCAATTGGGTAAACCCATGCAGGGCGATGTTAAAAAATTTAAGGTCTATGTGAAGGATCCCAAGACTGGCAACATTAAGAAAGTAAACTTTGGCGATCCTAACATGCGCATCAAGAAGAGCAATCCTGCCCGCCGTAGAAGCTTCCGCGCACGTCATCACTGCGAAACTCCGGGACCAAGAACCAAAGCTCGTTATTGGTCTTGTAGGAAGTGGTAAATGCGAGCACATGAGCTTACTGAACAAACACTAGAAGAAGCATCGATTAAGGAAAAGATTGGAGCTATTCTACTTGCAGCATTTGGAATTGGCGCAATCAGCAAGGGCGTATTGGATCACTACAAACAAGAACTTGGTGCTAACCCTGTTCAAGTGATTCATTCTGCGCACGAACTACTACAGCCCGAGCGCATAATACTACGTGCAGCACTTGATGCAAAGATGGCGGGCGACGAGCTTGCACAGTTTCTAGCACATACAGCACACGAAAGCATGGGCTTTACTCGCATGCACGAAACGCCAAACGATAATGATCCACACTTTCACAAGTACGAAAAGAAATACAATCCCACAACTGCAAAGTTATTGGGCAACACAGAAGACGGGGATGGAGAACTGTTCCACGGCCGAGGTTACATTCAATTAACTGGACGTTATAACTACGCTAAAGCTGGCAAAGCACTGGGCTTAGACCTAGTAAACAATCCTGACCTAGCAGCAGAACCTAAACATGCAGCACGAATTGCAGTATGGTATTGGAAGTCCCGTGTAGGTAATACGGTAAAGAAAGGTATGACCGCTACTACCCGCAAAATTAATGCAGGGTTGAGTCATTTGGATCGTAGACGCGAGCTGTACAAAAAGTACAAAAAAGATGTAGACGATGCTGAACAAACCAACGAAGACGCCGACGATGAGCAAGGCGAAGAGGGCGAAGAAAGTCACAAGCATAGTTTAATTCCCTTCCCCAAAGGTACAGTAAAAGTGGGTGTACGCGACGTATACGACTGGTACAAGCTGGGCACACATATCAACGATCTAGATGACGCAGATCCTAAGGACTTTGGTACAGGCCCGCCGCAAACCATGCTGAGTTTTGGCAGTGAGGAAGAGGAACATCGCTACATGCGAGACCTCAAACGTCTAGGATTGAACATCACTGATCTAGACGAATAGCTAAATACTCTATACGATTATGGAGTATGGCGTGACTGTATCTACCACACAACTAGACGAAGCTAGCACAATATCCGCTACACTGGGCAGTAGCGAAGATGTTCATCGACTGTTGAAATATCTACACAAACAAAAAGCAGCACCGCACAACTTGGAATTCCTTCCCCTCGATAAAAATCAAATCAATTGGGCTGATTTTAAGACACTACGAGCTTGGTTGCTATTCAAATGCGATAACGGCGTTGCAGCAATACGCCGCAGCGGCCCACACAACAGCTATACCCTTGTGTTGTCCAACAATGCATGGTTAACTGGGTCCGACAATGTAGATCCAGATACTGGCATAGTTACCACAGCAATTGAACGTGCGCAAAAAGAAATTGATAACGTTGTTTCCTCTAGAGTTAATATCAATGACAATGTTATTGATATGGCAATTGAGCGAAAAGATGAGATGCTAAAAGCGATACGTGTTGCTGTTGGCAAAATAAAAAAAGTTTACAGTGCCCGAGAAACTGACAAGCAGCAAAACAAACGACAACTTCGCACCACATTAGCTACAACAAGCAAAGGAACTATTACACAAGATGTAATAGTACGCAAATTCAAACCCATAGTAAAGAAAACTATAATACAAGCAGATGCCGAACTATCGGGTGTGTTAAGCATTGCTATCAAGGCTAAAGGATATGAACGTGCAAGCAAAATAATAAACAGACTAAAGATAATTAACAAAGTATTGTCCCAACTAGAAAATGGTGTGGAAGATTCCAATTCAACTGATCTAGTAAGAAAAGCAGTGAGTTATGCCATTAACATGACTGCAGTAAGAGAGTTTGATATAAGCACTGCTCGTTTAGGTGGATGGGGAGAAAACGTCACTGTTGACGTAGCAGCGGATCACTTTCGTGAAATTCTAGAGAGAGCTAGCGGCGGCGATGGAAAGATTCTGTCTGAAGTACTCTACTACTTCAAACGCTACATGATGTTGGTAAAATAGGATCATACTATGAGATTAGAAAAAATACTAGAAGCAAACGTTGCAGAAAAGCTAAAAGCAGATCCCAGACTAGCCAAGTTCATAGCGATTAACTGGAATACAGATGGCACACTTCCTCCCTATGTAGTTGCCAAGTTGGGACCACGTCCCAGTGAACAGAAAATCGTACAAGCCTGGAGCGACATGCTGGATCGAGTAATGAGCACCAGTAACTATGGTGACTTGTCGGGCGGTAAGTTTGACCTATGGGTTGCACGCCAGTATGCAAACGGACATGCAAACTGGGAAGACATCAGCGGCGAAGCTGCAGACACGCTGGGCAAATGGCATGCACTTAACATACGGTCTTTGCTAGAGCCTAAGGATCAGGACTTTAATAGATTTAAAAACATTGAAGACATACAAAAAGCCATGCGCAAGTACAGCTCGCAATTGGATCAAATTAAGAATCAAGAAATGGTTGAAAAGCACAAGCGTGAGAGAAGCGAAACTGTGCTAATGAACGATGATCGTTTCTATATAATGATTCCCTACAACTATGGTTCTTGCTATACGTTCAATAATGCTGAAGGCATACAGGCCAACTTCTGTACGGGCGGTAGCAACGGACTAACTTGGTCACGTAGATACATGCCTGACGGTCCAATTATCATGATTGCAGACAAAACAAATCTTGAGAATAAAAACGGCAAGTGGCAATTGCATGCGTCAACCCGTCAGTTAGTAAATGCGGAACAGGAAAACAGACATAGTCTAGACATTAACGATCTAAGGTTTGCCAGTTTGTTTCCCGGTCTTATGAAAAAGATAGGGGAACTAATGGCTAAGAATGCAGATGAAATTAAGAAAAAGTCTAAAGCATCTGAGTTCATCGGAACAGAATATGATGTTGGGCACGAAATATTAAATCTCGGCCGTATCTTTCCAATATCGTGGGCTAGCGGGGACGAAGAAAGCCCACCAGAACAACAGCAGAACTTGTTGGAAAAGAAAGCAATCAAAACACGACTAGATCCCAAATGCTGGAAAGGTAAAAAGATTGGCAACCCTAAGACCAAAGTAAAAGATGGTGTGCGTGTGAACAATTGCGTACCAATCGAGGAAACTGCTAAGAGCGCAATTGCACGTTCTGCGTTGAAACTAGACAAAAAATGAGACTCAGCGAGATCAAAATGAGTTCGCAGCGGCTTGCTGCGCAGGCTTATGGCAGCAAGGCATTAGTTGGCATTGAATTTGAGATGCTGGTTCCACGTGATGATAATGTAATTGTTCCAGACTTTACTTACAATCGTCGTGTTACCAGCATTGACGAAATACTAGAGTTCTTTGGGGAATTAGGGGTTAATAGCAGTGGATCAATTGCGAGACTGAACGCCCAGCTTGAACGTAGACTACACGACTGGGCGGTAGCACTATCAGAAGAACTGGATATTGAAGATGATGACTACGAACAATTTATTCGTAATGCAGTACAAAATGAACAGCAAGATTTTCTAGAAGCTGAAGACCTAGATTATACTTTGACAGTATATGAAGGGTATGACCACATTGTGGATTGGCCTTATGAAAATCCCACTAGTAGTACTGCACTAGAAGAAATAAAAGTAGCTGCAGATCGCTTTTCAAAAATAACAGGCTATGCCACTGTACCATTTAATGGACATGGTGGACCACGTGAACCCAATCATTTTACCTTTGAAACGGACAGCACTGTGCAACACCACGACGGTAATGAAGAATGGATTGGTGCGGAGATTGTCAGCTATCCCATGGCTGTAGACGACATTATAGACGCCATTAATAATGTTAAATTTTATGCATATAAAGTAAAAGCAGAAACCAATCGCACTTGCGGACTGCACATTAACGTCAGCGTACCAAACTACGACAAGCTGGATTATCTCAAGTTGATTACACTGCTTGGCGATGAATATGTGCTGAAACAATTTAAGAGAGAACTTAATAGCTATGCTCCCAGCGCAGCTAATCGTGTTCGCGCATCGGGTAAAATAGCATCTCCCGCAGCTGAACTAGAAATCGCCGATGCACTACGTACAGGTGATATGGCTGCAGCACAAAAAGCTCTACGAATATTTGGTAGACTTAGTGTTAACTTTCAGTCTGACCGCATTGAACTACGTTCAGCGGGCGGGGATTGGCTTAGTGAACCCGTTGAAAAAATCGTTGACACAGTGAACCGATTGGTAGTAGCATTAGAAGCTGCTGTGGATCCGCAAGCATATCGACAAGAATACCTAACCAAGGTCTACAAGCTGATATACAGTGTACCAAGTGCCAAATTTAAATCTATGCGAGATTTACCGCCAATGGAACAGTATAGAATTGGCTACATTAATCGCAGCGATCTTGCTGCACTAATGACTCGTAAACAAACTCCCGTTAAATTGCCCAAATGATATTAGAAGATCTAGAGCATGATCTGCATCGTCAGGGCTATAAAAAGCTTGGGCATGGCGCAGACGCTAGCGTGTGGACCAGTAGCAGCGAGCATGTGATTAAAATACTCATGCCCGAAGGTAAACTAAGCCATGCTGTACGCACCTTTAAGAAGTTCTATCACTTTTGCCAACGTAACAGTGATATTGAAAATCTACCAAGATTCCATACACTACCCAGCGGCAAACATCATGAACCATTTATACACAATGGCATACACTATCACCGTATCGCAATGGAACGACTATATCCCGTGCGCAAGGGCAGCACACAAGAAGCTGTAGTATGGCAGCTGAGTGAATACGCTCGCAAGGACATAAAGTGGGCGCAGGTACACCACAAGCTGCAGGATTCCGCAGAATGGGCTACGTATGACAATCCTGAAATAATAAACAGTATCAGACGTATTAAGCCACGTGCTTGGGAAAAGTATCATGTGCTGTATGTTCTACTGCAACTGTTATACAACACCGGATTGCTAAATAATTTAGGCTGGGACTTGCACACAGAAAACGTCATGCGGCGCAGAGACGGCACACTGGTAGTAATTGATCCCTGGTTTGCCGAGGAATTGTAATGAAGATCAGCGAAGTAACAATTGACAACCGTAAGGGTCTGGGCGCAACGCCCTATAACCAAGAAGTAGACTACCGCGGTCTTCGTGTGCTAATGAAGCCATCTGTATTTCTAGACCTTGCTGCATTTTTGCCGCGTGACAACAGAAACACACACGTAGAAAAAGCTATCGAGGACGGTGCTGCAATTGGCGCACCTTTCCTTATTATACAAATACCCGTAGCTTGGTTTGATTCCAGCGACTATTCCGAGCCCGCACAAGTAGTGAGCCACGAAGGTCGTAATCGCATGCAGATTGTGCAAGAGCTAGAAGGCAATATACCTATAGAGACACACCTGTTCTTTAGGGACGACATACGTAATCGTGACCTAACTCCCAAGATAATTGAAGCACTGAACCAGGGTATGTACCTGGAGCGTACACGAGCTTTAAAGCGTGGACCATTGTTTAAGCGCATGGTTAACGAAGGTGTGGGACGTATTACTCCGCAGAATGTTACACAGGATGTGGGATTAAATCAAACCTCCATTGAAGCCGCTAAGTTTGGTAGCAAAGTGAACCGTGATGGATATCCTGCACTGCTAATGCGTAAGAAGAAACTACGTGAGGCCAAAGAACTAGGCGATTGCTTTAAGGCTGCGGGTAAGAACGTAATACGCGATGAGATACCGGGGCTAGTGCTAGTACACGCTATGGTTACCGGACAGGGTGGCATCGAAGGTGTGCGCCATGAGCATGCTTGGAATGAAGTAGGCGATGTTGTACTTGATACCAGTAATGGCAGAAACATTGTGATGCGCAAGGAACAGTACTACGAATTGGGCAAAGTAAATGCCAACGACCCAGGGCAGTATCGCAAATACGACAGAACTGCTGCACTTAAATGGATGGTTAAGACTAAAAACTACGGTCCATGGGAACTGGATGAGTCATGAGTTTAAGTATGAACTTATGGGGATATCATAATGATCCCAAGCAGCTAATTGGTTCAGACCGTGCGCAGCTTCGTACTCTTGCGTCATACTACGGGGGAGAATTAGATCCTGATGATTTTCCTGAAGAAGCATACGAGCAGCAAGATGAATATCTGCAAAAAGCTCTGGCTGCTGCCGGCGATGTTGGTCAAGCATTGTTTTATGCTACTGCAATTGCCAATAAACGATCGCCTGCAATTGAACATGCAATATTGCATAAGGATTTAGATGTTGAAATTCAACAGTTAGCACCATACGTACATCAATTTTTTAAAGGTCATTGGCCAGAATTTGAAAAATTAGCAATACAGAAAATAATAAAAAGTAATATCGATTCAGACACCCTGCATCATACCATGTTCTATATGCAGCAAGTGGGTTTAAAATCCTGGCCAGACTTGGAAAAAATTCTACTAGATTTACCCGAAAGAACACACGACGAACTAAAATATAAAAACAAGTTTTTGGTTTTCTACGCTCAGATAATGGGTAAACGTTGGCCTGCAGCAGAACCCACTATCCTCAGAATGGGATACCCTACACTGACCTATATTCAGCGTGTGGTCAAAGCACCTTGGCCCGAAGGCGAGCGCACATTAGTAAAAGCCAACTATGTTAGAACATACCTAGCAGATTTTCCTGAACGTACGGAAGCTGCTAAGAAGTGGGGTTACGTACCGGGAGACTAACCCATATCCCAACCTGCAGCTAAATACTGCATGCCTTTAAATCTATACAATTATTATACTGGCCCGCACTTAGTAGGCGATGACTATCAAAGTGAAATACCTGCGATAGCATATCAGCGATTGCGCTCCTTGGTCCCGTCGGCAAGTTCAAGTCGCAAACTTACCGGCGATCATGAACAGGCACTGCGTCATTATAGAAAAACAATAACGCAAGATCCTGATCTTGCTGCAGAATTTGCCTTCATGTATCAAGGTGCCCCGTTATACGGAAACGAAGAAAAATTTGCAGCAGCCAATGCACGGGATTTAACAAATCTGATAAGATACATGGAAAAGTTTGGCGTTAATGTTGACATGCGCAACAGAATTGATCAAGACGGAACCATATCAGATCGTATGAAATACGCGGAACGCATAGTTGATTTGCCATTGGATTCACAATACAACGAGCGGATTCTCACAGCTCCTGCAATGGATATTGCATTGTATGCTGCACAATTTGAAGGAAAGAAATACAACCAAACGCCTGCAAGTTTTTGGGAACGTGCGCGTGAACGCATGTTGTCAGACGTAACGGCAACAGCAGTATTCCTAGCTATGATTAAAAAACGTTGGGCCGAGGGCGAGGAATTACTAATGCAAGAATATGCTGCAGATCCAAACAGTGGGGCATTGATCAGATGGGCAGTGGGAGAAATAGCCAAAGGCATGAAGAATCCCAGTGACGCGGATGATTTGACGCTGAGAATGCGACAAATTGATAACAAGCGCGAGCATCAAAACTAATGCGACTATACGACTATCACGATACACCCTCTAAATTAAGTGGCTATAAAGAGCGCATGAATCTGCTGCCCTATATTAAAAATCAACTTAGTATGCAGACAAACGCACTACAAAATAAATTAATAAGAGGGCCACATGACAACGACCTAATACTTCTTGTGGAAAATACTTTTAGAGTTCTAACTAAATTAATTAATAATCGACATCGTTATGCCGAATCGGTTGAGGAAGTATATCATATTACACGATTATGTAAAAGTGCCAGCAAGGAATTACTCAACCTTATACAGCAATTATTACGCAGTACCGCAGTATATCCTGGACCAAAAGAAACATTACGCAATATTCTTGATCAAGTAAACCAAATGCCTTTATCCGTTAGATATGAAGGCAACGGTAAAGACCTCATATGGCCCAAGAACAGTCGTGAATTTGAATTAATTAAACAGGATCCTGTATTTGCTTCGCGCTTTGCAAGGTTCGTGGTCACGCGCCATATTCCCGAACTAGAGCCCACACTATTACAGTTATCTCCGCGAGATGCAGTGGATTATCTTGAAGATCATGGACACGAAGATTGGGCTGGAACTCCACCTGAATTCAGAGGCAAACTAGAAGATATTATAGCACAAGATGTGCTAGCAAGCTTAATGTATGTACAAATTGCAGATGTGCGTACACCTTTCCTAAAAGCAGAACGCATAATATATTTTAATAAAAATAAAAATTGGCGCGGTGAAACAGGATTCCCGTCAGATGAAACTGCGTGGGACCTTTATCTGAGCATGCTAACCCCACGTGAAGCAGAAGCAGCACGACGCCGTGCATCGAGATTTACAAAATAAAATGACAAATATTAAACGAAACATTTTTGCATTTCACACTGATCCAATGGAATTAATAGGGTATGAATCCCATGAGATGATCCCTACAATTCTATTTGATAAAATTAGAAACATACCTGGCACTGACGCAAAAGTCAGACTAATGAAACAGTATCAGGATGTACTGGGTAAAGACCTAGACGTTGCAATACGTGCAGCGGAAATATACAAAAATAGCGAAATTGATAATTTATGGCCTGTTGGTGGCGAAGTTGAAATGGCACTGTTGCGTTCGCCCCAGCATCGTGACGAGCATTTAAAATATCATATTGGCAGTAAATTACAACGGGATCCAAGATATCTAGACATACTAGGTCAACTGGATCCAGTATTTGTGGCAAAATATCTAGGCTATCTGGTAAAAGACAACTATTACGTGGATCCTGATTTTAAATATAAGGTGCTGAAAATGCTCAGTAAAGATATTGCAGCTTCAATTGCATATTCTGCTCGGTCCACGCGGCGTAATACTGTAATAGAGCCCGTATTATTGCGCATGTCCGAGGATGACTGGCAGGATCTCATTAAGAATAGTCCTCAGTTAAATCACCTTAGCTTTACACGACACCATGGCCTCACAACATCTTACAAAACAGCATGGGAATATTACCTTAGTACTTTGGCCTTCCAAGACGGAAGACAAGCAGTATCAGACGCAAGCGCAGCCGGTTATGAGACTTAATTTATATACATATCACAGCTCTCCCAACGAGTTAATTGGCTATGATAAGCAATTAACTGTGCCAACTATTGCGTTTAAACAAGTAGCCAACACTGACTATTGGAGAGGGCCAACCGAGGCAAAAATGGCAGTTGCTGCAATACACAAATATCAGTCCGTACTGGGAAAAGATCCAGACATAGCATATCGTTCGGCAAAAATCTATCAGAATTGCACCACAAAGCAGGGTGTGTCAGACCAGTTGTGGCCACGACGTGGCGCAGTAGAGCAGATTATAGCAACTGATCCCGAATCGATAGCGGATTATACCAGTGATGTGCTAGGTATAGTTGCACCTGAGTATTTTGATCAGATAATAAAAGCCGCACCAGAAATACTAAACGAATATCTTGGGCATTTTGAGCTTAAAGATCTGATAAAAAAGTATCCTGACTTTGTGAAAAAAGTCTTAGCCCGCATAAGTGACGATCCTGTAACAGCTTTCCATCAGGCCGTCACAGGCGGCAAACGATGGGAACGTATACCCGAGCTAGAGGATGCTATCTACAATTGGAATCCTAATAGGCGAGAGTGGTTGGAAACTGCCGAGGAAGATTACATGGATCTACCGGTTGACATCGACTGGGATGAAGAATCACCTTCAGTAAAACTTAAAGATTATCCACACTTTGACTCACCGTGGAATTTGTATCTAGCGCAATTACACAATCTTTCAGCAAGATATCAATTGATAAAAGAGCGCGGATTTAAAGGAAGGGTTTTCCGATGAAACAAGTATTAAATTTATACAAGTATCATGTGGATAAAAAATTAGTGCCATTGCTCGTTACGGATTTAATGGCCGTGAATTTAAATTGGGATATCAAAAAATATGAACCTCGATGAACTACGTAAACTAGCGGGGTTGGATCACTATGCTAACAGCTCCAAGCCAGTAGACTGGAGTAAATACCCTGGCAGCAATGTCAGCATGACTGGCACCGAGAAGCGTAAAATAGAACGCGAGAAAAATATCAAGCCCGGTACTGATGCATGGTTTAAACTGTGGTTTAGCAAGCCCTATCTCACAGGCGAAAAGCCCGTAGCGGACAAGGACAAATAATATGGAAGAGATGGATCCATCGCAAGAAATTGATTTTATGCTGTACAATTACCACAGCAATCCTGAGACTTTAACTGCAGCAAAGGCTGTAATGGACATACATCCTGACTTTGTGAGATTCTTCCGTGATAAAATTCCCATGGAACGATCTCAGATAGTTAAACGTAAACCACTATTCATGCACGATGCAGCAGACGCCATGTGGTATTCAATAGAAACAGGTGATCTTGGCCTAGATGTGCAAGAAGTACTAGCACTAAGTCCACATCTTGCTGTGGGATATGCTTCTAAACTAGGAAAAAGATTGCCCGGAATAGAACCCAGACTATTAAATTTCAAGCTCATCAGCAAGTCGGAAATAATAATGAAATATGTCAAAGAGGCCATTGGGGAGCGTTGGCCTGAATTGGAAAACGTACTGACGAATATGGACACAACTGACTCATATAAAAGAGATACTCGCAATACTATACTAATTGAGTATGCAGGATATCTTTTTGAAAATGATATACAAATACCCAGTAAATTAATGGATATAATTAAACAGAGTACACGTCTGGTCATTGATTTTACTTGGGAAACAGGCGTGCGTCATCCGGAGTTAGAGCCCATTGTTAAAGCCAATTCTGACGAATGGTATCCATATTTCTATAATGCGCTGCGTCATACTGGCACAAGTCAAAGTGAAATTGATCAGCTGCATAGACAGTGGGTAGCCGACAAAGAAAACAAGATAGCAAGAAGATAACATATGTTTGATTCAATAGACCTATTTAAATTTCACACTGCGCCCACTAAATTAGTGGGTTATAAAACGCGAGAACAGCATATTCCGTCATATGTTTGGCGGAAGCAGTGCAAGCTACATCGGATCAATTATCGCGAAAAAACCCCCGAGGATCGCAAAACCCGCCGCGGGGAACTACTAGCCTGGATGCCCTTGTATATAAAGGATTCAAACGTATTTCAGAAAGCATTACTTGCATATACTATGAATGGTGGAATGAGTAATGGCACTAAGAGGGATCCGTCAATTGAAAAACTCATAGTAAACGATCCAGAACTCATTGAGGTATACATTTGGAGACGGGCTCAAAATACTAACAAACCAATGGTATGGCCTGAAGCCCTAAACACCATAATGGCTTCAGGAACAGTCAGGCAGCTGGTGTACTATATCGATGCTGCAATGATAAAGCCCACATCCGAAATACAAGCTCGCATAATGCAAGACCCTGCGGGCATTGCCCACTACGAATCTCGGTTACTAACCGACAGGTTGTGGAAGGAAGCATTACCTGCAATTGCAAAGTCTCCACAATCGCTTATAGCATATCTCAATGAAAAAAGTGATTATACCAGTAGCAGATTGCCTGAACTTGAACCCTATATTGTGAAATTAAATGACCCGCAAGCAGCAGCAGGTTACCTAGAATATACTGACTTTGATAATAAAATAAATCCAGCAATATACGGGATAATAGAACGTGATCAAGCACTGCTAAAAACACTGCTAGACAACTATGTAGCATCTAGCGAGGATGAAGAAGGCATTGATCGTAATGCCTTTGTAGAGCATGCGGTCATGCTACTCAACGATACTAGAACAGCATTAGCGTATGTGAGATTCATTGGGGATAGAGTGAAAGCATTTGAACCCTGGCTATTGGATCATGCAGTTAAAGAACAAGATGCTGAGGACCTTGTAGTATATTCGCTAAATGCGTTAGTAAGCGAGCACGGCACCAGCTCCATATGGACTGGCTGCATACCCACTATAGTAAAATACAGTTCGCCGCGGCAACTATTAGATTTTGCAGCCGAACTAACAGAATCTGCAGATTATAATGATGCCTCAGAGCGTTTTCTAGTACAACTTGAAAAAGTGATAGCTCCCATTATGGTCAATGCTGTTATAAGTGGCACAATTGCTGCAGGCAGTATTGCAAATTATAGCCGCAATCGTGACAATAACGGGTGGCCAGCGTTTGACCGTTTGCTACAAAAGCAAAGTCCCGCAAAGTATAAAGAATATATTAAGAACCTCTGAACTAAATAAAGCATAATGGAGAATTTGGTATGAAGATTAGAGAAATACGAATTGTAGAATCACGTGGCAACTGGGCTTCCATGCTATTGGAAGACCGTGCAGATTATATTGCCACTAACCTCAAGGCCAAGCTAGAAGCTGCGGCGCAAAAGGACAATTCATATCCTACACCAGCAGGAAAACAACCAGACTCCAGGGACATAGTAGCAGCACTTAAGAAAGCAGACCCTGATCCACAGGGCAAGAATCTACAGTTCATTGCTAACATGTACATTGCTGGTCAGTTCAAGATGGAAGACCTCAACCAAGTTAAGACAGACATTGACAAGTTCAAGAAGTCGCAGCGTACCATTCTGACCAAGCTCAAAGAGCCAGGCAATGAAGAACTGTTAGCCAAGTATCCCAATGGTGTTGCTGACCTACTACAGCTAAAGAGCCTAAACGATCTCTACGACCTAGCCGACCTGTCAGGCGGTGCAGAAGACGTATCCGGCAAGGAAGTTGCACGTCAGGAAATGCAGGGTGCAAACAAGGTAATTGACACTCCTAACTTCAAGGTCTACATTCCACAAACTGAGGAAGCTGCTTGCAGAATTGGCTCGGGCACACGCTGGTGTACCGCAGGCGACACCAACAATAGATTTACCCACTATCACAGCCAAGGTCCACTGTACATTATCATGGCCAAGGCAGGCGGTAAGCTGAGAAAGTGGCAGCTACACTACGAATCAGGTCAGTTCATGGACGAGCGAGACTCGGCAATTAACCAAGCGGATATCGCGCTGTTGAGCAAGATTCCCGAATACACAGACTTCCTCAACTGTCTCATTGTCAAGTATTACGGCAAGTACCTACCACCCGAAGAAACCAAGGGCAAGTGTAAGTATCCAGTGTAATGGAACAGAGCTACGTTGATAAGAATGTTCAATTCCATGACAAGCTTAATCCTAAAGTTTGGAATCAGGGCAAGCTAGATAAAGAAGTGCAGGTGCATTTATTGCAAACTGCACTTCAATTCGCACGTAGTCTTAAAATAGATCCGCTACCCCTAGTTGACGTACAGCTAACGGGCAGTCTGGCCAGTTACAACTATACAGACTACAGTGACTTTGACTTACACCTAATCGTTGACAAGAAGAAACTAACTTGCGATCCTGAACTGGTAGAACAATTGTTTGACGCTAAAAAGCGTTTGTGGAATTTTAATATGCCCGTTGAAATTCACGGACATCCAGTAGAATTATATGCACAAGACATCGATCAAGTTAATGTTACCAATGGCTGCTATTCAGTATTACGCGACAAATGGATAGAGAAGCCACGCAAGGAACAACCAGCAGTAAATGATCGCAATGTGAGTGCCCGTGTTAAAAGCTACATGAGTCAGGTTGATCAAACGATTGAACACGGTGATGTTGACGAGGCGCGTGAGATTAAAGACAAGATCAACAACATGCGCAAAGCAGGCCTTGCAAAGAATGGTCAGTATGGTGTAGAGAACCTGACCTTTAAGGTATTACGCAATCAGGGATATCTTGACAAGCTAAGTGAATTCATTAACCATTCTTTAATCCAACAGCTAAGTTTGGATTAAATACAACATGCACATTACCATAGAACAATTTTTGGAACAGTTTCCAAATGTCAAACCTGTGTTAGCCAACAAATATCTGCCTGCTATACTAGACGCAATGGCAGAATTTAGGATAGATAGCCCCAATTTTATCGTTGACATTGTGAAAGCCAGCGATAATTTAACTAAATTGACGGAAACTTTCAAATATTCTGCTGCAGATTTGCAAAAACACTTTCCCAAACAGTTTCCTGACTATACACTAGCAAGCCTATACGAACACAAACAGGACAAGATTGCCATACGGGTTTACAGTGGTAAATATGGCAATGGAAACGAACCTCGACCCGATGGATGGGACTATCGTGGACGGGGATTTATAAAAATCGTTGGAAAAGATAACTACTTTAAGTGTAGCAAAGCATTGGGCATTGACCTGCTGAAAATACCTACATACTTAGAAACACCCATTGGTGCCGCACGTAGTGCTGCATGGGTCTGGAGTACAAAATGAAGTGTTTGGATTTTGATACGTTTCTGATCGAGGATACTGACAAGATGTCAGTGGACATCCGTTTGGAAATCAACAAGCTAGTAAATGCATCCGAAGATGTGGAAATGCTCAACCAGGTTTACACCATTCTTAATCGCAAGCACATCGAACATCTTTGCGAAAACATATCATTGGCCAACGGTATGGTCAAGGAACACCTGTCGGTATTTACTGACATTGTGGAACGACTACCGGGCAGTTTTGAATCCAAAGAAGCCATGCTCAAGAGCTATGGCTCGTCGGGCTATGTTGATGCATCGGAACTACTTGCCACAAACCAGATTCAATCTTTTAGCAGTTGGATGATGGGTGGCCCAATGTCGGTTGCACTGTTTAATTCACTGAGCAGTCACAGTGCGCTCAGAAGTGCTGGAATTGGTCCTGGCGAGCGAGCATTTGCATTGCTCAATCCACATATCAAATGGTCAGGCAGCAGCGAAGGCGGCGGCGACATACAGGTAGGCAAGCAAGCAGTTGAAATAAAGTCGCGTGTGGTCAATGCTGGTCGATTGTACGACCCCGCTAAATCCAAGTTTCAGCCACAGGCCGTGGAGCAGACACTGACCAGTGTTGGCATTGATCTGTCGGGCAAGCAATCACTTACTGCGATAGACTATGTGCAAAACTATTTCCCTACTCTGACCGCACCCCAACGCAAGTCTGTAGCTGATAGCGTGGTCAAGAACATGTTCCGCTTTACGGATAAGACAACAGAACTGCATGCCGCACTAGTTCGCGGTGACCTCGAAGGTATACGTCGCGGATATGGTATGTCCAGCTTTTATAATTACGTAGCAACCAGTGGATTCTCTGGCATTCTCATGCTAGACTATCCTAGCCAAACTTCCCTGTACTTCACTGACATTGCAGACGTAATGGACAAGATGCGTGTATCTTCTCCACAGATTTGGGGTAGCGATCGTGACGCAATGCCCAAAGTACACTTCTCCGCAAAATAAGCTAAATACATTGTCTGTTCAATAACAGAGTTATGCGGTCCCCACCGCGTAAGTCCTAGAACGACTTTAACTCACTTAAGGAGAAACAAAATGGGACGCCCGATTCATAAGAAATATTTTGGTAATACAAACAGCCCACCAGTAGGTGGTGAAGGTGTAGCAAGCGCAGCAGTTAATGCTGCAGGTTCATACACCACTCGTCCGTTGATCACATTTGGTAACCCTGACGTTCCAGTAGCGTCAGGTGGTGTACTAGCACTAGGTACTATCACATCAGAAGTGTTAAGTGTTGCGATTGGTGGCACACAGACTCGTGCTTATCCTATTACAGCAGGTGCAATCAGTTTTGTTGGTGGTACAACAACATCAACATACACTGCAACTGTAACATCCAGCGCACTATCAAGCATAGCTAACTCTGCTAACACTCAGATCAGCTTCACCACCACTACAACTGCAATGATTTCTGGTACCAGTATTCACATTACTGGAACAGTTACTGGTAACTTGACCATTGGTGGTACAACTATTGCTGGCGGACAGATTTACTACGTTGGAGCACCAACAACAGCAACTGCTGCAACACTGTATGCTACCTATGCTGATGCAGTAGCTGCAACCAGTCCACTAGCAATTGGTGGTTCAACTGTAACAGGTGCAACATTCACACGCGGTGTAACATACGGCACAGTCACGGCACTGACCCCAGTTAACCGTGGCGAATTTGAAGCACTAGTAACAGGTGCACAAGCTGCTGTATGTGATACATACGGTGCTGGTCTAACAATTACGCCAACATATCGTGCTAAGTCAGTAGTGATCACAACTGCTGGTGCAGGTTATTATACTGCTCCAAGTTCAAGCGTTACACAAAGCGTAACACTACAGACTATCACACTAACTTCAACTAAGGCAAATGCTATCAAGATCACTGCATGGGTCGTTGGCGGAAGTTCAGCAGTAGCTGGTGATATCATCAAGCAGGAAGCAAGCCGTCGTTATCTAGTAGACACTGCACAAGGCCAAAGCCAAGTCAAGCTAGTAGCTGCAGGTCCGGCTGCTGGTGAAGCAACTATTGTTGCAGTTGACAGCGACACAAACGAATATTATGTAACCAAACTAACAGCTCACCGTGCGCTATTGACACGCAAGGCTATTAATGGTGCAGCATATGAGTTTGCAAGCGGAGTTACAGTTCCTTGGAAATTAACTGCTGCTGTACTCAACACCAGCGTACAAGTCGAGAACGCCTAATAGCAATTGAGCTATATACAGTGGGCGGTAACGCCCACTGTTTTTTAGAGAATAATAATGCGCATACGCGAAATACTACGTGAAGGTGGATGGGACAGTGTCGTAACACAGGGCACACGACTCACACCTGCTATAGTACCCAAGATTATTAAAATAGTAGAAAAGTTTGTACAAGACTTTAATACATACGCCAACGATAAAGGTTGGCACGAAATACGTGTAGGATCTCCAACAGGTAGTAGCAGCCATTGGCGGCAAGACCTCAAAGAAAAACCCGATACAGAATATGGTGATGTGGATCTGCAGATTGAAGTTCCCAAGTTGGATCTATACGCAGGACTAGCATACACACAACTACAGAATTATTGGTATGCAAAGTGGTTGGAGTTTATCGAAACTACCAAGCCGCCTTACGTACACGAAGATACACTAAAGAGGAATGAAGAAGGTACAAATCAGTTCCGTGGTCACTTGATACTAGACATCAGTGATGCAACCAACGGCAGCATGTACGCACAAGTAGACCTCATGCCTCACGCTAATGCGCGTTGGGGTAAAGCAAGAGTCACACCCGAGCGTGGACTAAAAGGATTGCTACATGGCAACATGTTCTCCGTACTAGGCGAGCTGCTGGGCTTCAGCATACAACATGCGGGCGTACAATACAAAGCAAGAGACGGCAAGCGTGTGCCATTTACTACCCGTAAGGATGTAACCTTATACACACTATCAGATGAGCCGGATACTTTTATCCGTGATATTTTTGATCACGAGTATAAGGTACAGGATAAGCAGGGTCCTGCTAAGATAGACGTACTACTAACGCAGCACCCTGGGGTCAATCCACAGGTACACATGGACCCATCGCATTCACGCATAAGTGACCTGGTTGCAGGCGTGCATGGACTTGCACGTAGCTTTACTGCAAACAACATGTACGGCAAAGGACACTTAGAAGCATTCCCCAACGCCGATGCATTCCGCGATGCATTTTGGACCACATACGAAGACAAGGCCAATCGAGATATAGAATCCAGCAAGCGAGCCAAGGCGGCAACACCAGAAGCACAAGCCAAAGCTGATCGCGACAAAGAAAAGATTCGTTTAGGATTGGAAAAAGTTCGATCAGTATGGAATAACTATTAATGAAAATAAATGAGTTCCATCCTACCAACGAAACGAAGCGTCGTGCTGCAGGCTGTATATTCTTCTGCCCCGAGACACGTAGGTTCTGTGTTGCACGTCGTAGTAATAGAGAAATAAGTTATCCCAATCATTGGAGCACATGGGGTGGCAAGATGGAAGCAGGTGAATCACCTGAGACCACAGTGCTTCGTGAAGTAGGTGAAGAAGCAGGCTATTTTGGTGAAATCAATCTCATGCCCATGCTAGTAAACATCTCAGATGAAAGTGTATATTTTAATTACTTGGGAATTGTTCTCGAAGAGTTTGAACCAAAGCTGAACTGGGAAAATTCTGAATTCAAATGGATCAGCTACGGACATTGGCCTAAGCCCATGCATCCAGGCTTTCGTGAACTGCTGCAAGACGACGACAGCGTTGAACTCATGCAACAAGCTGACGAACGCTAAATACTCACATGCAATTAGAATTCATACAACAACTAGACGAAGGACGGGCACTAAGCCGCGTGGGACAACTAAGCAAAGTTGGACCTGACAGTGTTATGCGTTTGTTGTTTCTAGAACTTGGTGCAGTAGTACTGTTTCAAAACGAAAAAGCCGCACAAAAGTATGCAAAGAATTCTCTAGACAGCGGCATGTTCATGCGTTGGCGTATGTTTGGTACTGACTTGTACAACGCAGCCACAGCATTAAACAGTCCCGAGCATCGCACCAAGCTAGGCATCAGACACGGCGTTATCAATATACCCTTGTTAATGAAAATTCTACGTGATGCTAGTGTGGGAAGAGCAAAGAATTCAGACTATGCTAAGTTTACCATGGATGCACAACGCAGTTTTGACATATCCAGTTCCATGCTAACGGGTGTTCGTCGTCGCGTGGGCGATTTTGAACACTTATCTGTGCATCAGCGTGAAGAATTACTAGCAGACATGGCGCGGTACTACGGGCCGTTTGGCGGAAAAAGCGACATGTTGGACATTGGCTCCACAAAAGCCCATACTAGCATGGGCAAGAGCTTGCTGATGTGGGCACTTACGGTGGGTGCAGTGGCAACAATTGGTTATCAGATAGGGAAAAGACTGGGAAAGTAGCCCATTTTTCCTTTAGAGTATAAATACATTACAGCTTGCAGCAGCAAGCAAATATATAGGAGATTAATTTTATGGCAGGTATTTCAAAGGCAAACCCATCAGCAACAACAACAGGCGTTGAGCTAGTTGGTCGCGATATTACATTCTTGATTGTTGACTACATCGACGACGTAAGTGGTGCAACACCAGCTGGTGTAACAGGTATTCAGCAGCAGGTTCTTCGCGTGTTTGACAACATGGGCTACACAATTGAAGCAATTGGCCCATTGTACGACACTGGTTCACAGCAGATGTTTGGTGTAAGCGGTGGTCCAGTTGACGCAACATCAATTACAGCATTGCAGACCGCAGTTGCTGCAACAGAGGCAAACAACTCAGCTACAGTAGCAACTACAACACTGACCAAGTAATACAATAGTATTATTTTGATAAAGAAAGGGTCGCAAGGCCCTTTCTTTTTGAGTTTTGCATAAATAAAAGCATAGTCCAAGAGACTACATTACTAGGAGATTATTTTATGGTAGGTATTACAAAAGTTAACCCAGCAGCAACAGTAGGCAATGTCAACCTACAGGGTACATCGCTAAAGTTTATCACAGTTGCGTACATTGGCTCAGCTGGTGCATCGAACGTAGCAGCAGAAACAGGCCCTTCGGGCGCAATAACTGCAGTGATCAACACAATTCAGAACTACGGCACAATCGCATACATTGGTTCAGTATTTGCTGGTGTAAACGATGGTTATATTGGTTCAGCAACCAAGCAGTCATTTGCCGTTGAGTACCCAGGCGGTGCTAATGCAGATCTCACAGCAGCAACCGGACTACGTGATGCAATCCGTGCGCTGAACCTAGTTGGTGCAGTTGACCTAAGTGCATCAACAGTAACAGCTAAGGATCTAGAGCTGTAATAGTTTTTTAAACTGTTAATTAAGAAAGGGTCGCAAGGCCCTTTCTTTTTGGGTGTTCATCCAAGATCAGGATAGATACTGTATGAACATTAAAATTACAACCAAATTCAATATAGATCCAGCTGACCCCATTGGTCGAAAAAATCTTAATCTACTCACTACATCTGCAGGATTTCGTAGTCAGATTGAAGTTGTTAGCTTGATCAATAATAAGAAGCAAGGCGAATTAGTAATATTCCTCGAGCGTCCCGAATACTGGGGTGACGATCAAGCATTGCTCAAACAGGACTTATCTGTTCTTATGGTGCACCATAAAGGCAAAGTAGTACTTGCGGAATCGTTATTAACTTTTGAGTCAATTGCCATAAATAATTCAACTGGGGACTGATACATAACAGTACCCCTTCTCAAACGAGGGTGGAATTATGTCGGAGTCACCTATGTCTATTGCGACCGGTATTGAAAAAGAAAATCTTGAAGCACACGTAGAACTGTGCTGGCAGCGTTACCAACGTTTACAAGAACGTATCAGCAGCGTGGAAGAAAAAGTTGATAGTTTAGCAGAAGATGTTAAAGATATGCGGCAGGAATATCTCGTGGAGATCAAGGCCTTGCGCGAAGAAAATATCAAAGAAAGTCAAAGCCTCAGAACCGCCATCATTACCAGCAGTGCAACAGTAATTGCTGGTCTATTAGGACTGGTTGCTATGATAATGTCAACGCCACACTAAAATGAAACTACACGAACTAACGGGTCAGATACGAATGAAAGTTCATCTCAGTAATGAGGAACGCGACCTGTTGAAAAAGTTACGCCATGACCCAAAAACGAGTAAATTAACTGAGCGGGAACGTGAAATCGTTCTGCACAGTCTCAAAATAAAGGGGTTAGTGGAATGAAAAAGCTAGACGGTGTCAAGAGAATTATCGAACAGTTTGATCTATTGCCCTACAGAGAACAGAGCGCACGTTATGTGCGAGTTGGTCCCTATAAGATCAGTCATCGGCAATCAGGTAATTGGATAATGACGGGCAAGGGCGTAGTAGAAAACTTTAGTACCAGAATGGGTGCTATGGGCTATGCAAGGTGTTTACAAATGAATGATAACTATACTGCTAATCAGATCAAGCAACTGGATGAGCAAGCAGGCTCACTTGATAATCACATGAAATCTATTGCCAAAGCAGTGGACGATAATGATGATCCACTTGTGGCCAAACAGCAGCAGGCTGAGCAGCGTCACAGAGAACACATGCAGTCGCTTGCGCGGCTGGTATTAAATATTTTAGACTAAATAATATAACAACGGGAATTTTTGTATGTCATTAAAAACACTATTAGAAGGTGAATTGGAAAAGGCTCAGCTGCAACTAGCAGCAAGAGACATGGTAGATCAGCTGCAGGACATGATAGCAAAGTTGACCAAACTCAAGGTTGAAGAGCTACCTGCTATTAAAGAAGGTCTACGTTCCAGCATCGACAACGATACAGCAACTAAGTTTGAAACTGCAGTAAGCAATGCATTGCAATCAGCAATTGACGCTGTTACAGAATCAAACAAGCAAGTGGACCAAGCTACACTGGCTATCACAGGTGACGGCAGTATGCCAATGGGTGGCGAAGCTGACATTGAGCAAGCAATGGATCTAGGCGGTGAAGAAGGCGCAGCACCAGAAGGTGAAGAGGATATGAGCGCAGCGATGGGTGATACTGCAGCAGGCGGCGAGGAACCATTGGGTCGCAGCAAGCGTGAATCACGTGAGCGCAGAATGAAGGCCATGATTGAATCAATTGAAAGAAAGATTTTTGAAGCCAAACGCGCTAAGAAGAAGCTGCCAGCTAAAATGCTAATGATGCAGAAGAAGAAAAAGAAGTAAAATGCGATTAATGGAGCTAATCGAGGATCCTATCAATTCTCGAATCAAAGATGCGATTGGAGTTATGCTTGCTCGTAGTAAGACTACGGGCGAGCCCTATTCTATCGACTACACTCAATTAGCTCATATGATTGACTATCCAGGTGAACTATCTAAGTCAGATTTAGAAACAGTAATGAATAGTAATCCGGAACTAGCTAGTAAGTTTAGCAACTTTGACGAAACCAATATTGAAGTAGATGCAACTGGTGTTGCCTCGGACATTGCTGCAGCCGCAGCTGAACCCATTATGGACATGCCGCCCGAAGGTGAAGAAATGCCACCTGAAGAACCTGCTCCCGAAGGTGATATGGGTATGGGCGGTGCACCAATGGGTGCAGAGCCTGCTATGGCAGAACCTGAAGCAGCAATCGAGGCACCAGCTGGTCCAGATCTATTAAGAAAAGCAGCAGCCCGTGCTGCTAAGAGGAGAAGTCTGTGAGTTTCCCTACCGCAACACAAGCACGTAGCCAAGCAGTAGGTAACACCACTGTGCTAAACGAAATACACACCATTGAAAGTGCGGTGCTAGCAGCAATACAAGCTAGCTCATTACGCGATCCTGCTGTTGGTGGTAGTACAACTATGACCAATACCACAGCAGGTTCACCGCTCACCACAGCTCAAGCATATTACAATGTATGGAAAGGCACAGTAGAAGATGATACTAAAAGTGCAAACATGCAGGCTGTGATTGATAACTTTAGTAAATTAGGCTACGGCATCAAGCGTGTAGCAAACGCAGCAACTAGCAACACCACGTTCCTGTGGTACATTACTTGGTAAACCTTTTAGCAGGTGATACATATTTGTATCATGCTAACAAACCCATACAAATATCACGCACTTACTAGAGAAAGCACAACACGGGGACGTTATTACGTTACTCCGGGTAATGTTGCACTACCTAGTGTTACCACAATCCTCGATAAGACTAAGGACAAAACGCACTTAATTGCGTGGCGTAAACGTGTGGGCGAAGTGGAAGCACAACGCATTACCACGGAAGCTGCTGGGCGTGGTACAACCATGCACAAGTTTATTGAAAACTGGTTGCACCAAGCAGAAAAGACTCCAGGTAGTAATCTAGTACAGCAACACGCCCATAAGATGGCCACCGTAATGATTGAACAGGTTCTAAAGCCCAATCTGACTGAAGCATGGGGTAACGAAATTCCTCTGTATTTTCCTGAACTGTATGCAGGAACCTGTGACCTTGCGGGAACATGGAAAGGTACGCCTGCAATCATGGACTTCAAACAAAGTAACAAGCCCAAGAAGCGTGAATGGATTGAGGATTACTTCTGCCAGCTGGTAGCATACGCAGAATGTCACAACGAAGTCTACGGAACTGATATTAAAAAGGGTGTTGTACTGGTTTGCACCAAGGACCTAGAGCCTCAGATATTTGAAATTGAGGGAGACGAATGGGCCGCGCATCAAACCAAGTGGTGGGAACGAGTAGATCAATACTATCAAAAATACCATAGCACCTAAAACCTAATCTGGCTATAAATACAGCACAGGATTAGGAAACGCTATGGCCATTGTCAACATCACTCGAATTCAACACCGCAGAGGCGATCGCGCAGATTTGCCTACACCACTAGCTAGTGGCGAACTTGGTTGGGCAATAGATTCTCAACAGTTGTACATTGGTAATGGTAGCCTAGCAGAAGGTGCGCCATATGTTGGTAATACTGAAATACTAACAGAACATTCTGATCTAGCATCGTTGCTGGGCTTTTTAGGATCGACAGCAAACTCATTCACATTTACAAGCAATAGCGTAGCAGCACCCGTTGCATCAGGTGTAGAGCGTACAATTGCTAGCAAGCTTAACGATACTGTATCAGTTAGAGACTTTGGAGCCGACGGTGACGGTAACGAGTGTAGCGGTGCAATCAACCAAGCACTAAGTGATCTGTTCAGAACAGGCGATCAACAAACACGTATGACCTTGTATTTCCCTGCGGGCACATATCTAATTGGCTCCGCACTAGAATTACCTCCTAACACTATTATTGTTGGCGACGGTATGGGCAATACTATTATCAAAACAAATAGCACTGTTCCTTTAATTAGAACAGTAGACGGAAACGGCGACAGTGGTGGTTCGATGGGATTAGTGTCAACCCAACTACCTAATAACATATTAATACGTGATGTTACATTCTGGGCAACAACCGATACAGACATGACAGAATTACGTAGCACAACGAATCTTGTATTAGATCGTGTAGAATTCTTGGGTGCGTATACTGATATCTCCAGCGATGTAACTAATTCGGGACAGATAGGACTAGGTTTTGTTAGTCCCGGAAGTCCAAGTGCAAGTGGTAAAATCACAGTGACAGGCAGCAGATTTCGTCAGCTAGGTCGTGCGTTCGAGCAAACTGAATTGTTGTACGATATTAGCTTTGATCGTTGCTTGTTTGATACTTGTTGGATTGGTATAAACTTAGATATCACCGACCCAGACATACTAGATCCCGTTACGGTGCAGAATTGCTATTTCCATGACATCAGCAGAGAAGCAATTTACGCAGGAAATACAACAAAGTTTACCAGTATTAGTAATCGTTTTGTTAACGTGGGCAATCAAGGTACGGGTTCTCCATTGTATTCGGTATTAACTAGCGAAGGCGAAGGTAGTGTCAGCTGGATGGATCGCTTTGATCGTTTGGCTACAGAACTAACTCCGGGTGATCTACAGCGTATTAACGTTACATCGTCTGGCGCAGCGCAAACAATAGCATACGCTAATTCAGAAGATCGTTTCCGTTGGGGGCTCAAAGAGACATTACGCACATACAGTTATACAGTGAGTGATGGTACAACAGAAAATTTATACGAGATACGTGTAAAACCTAGTGTAGGCTACAATGGCAATACCTACCATCAGGAAATACGATACGTACTTAAAGTAGGTACTAGTTATACAAGAACAGGTACACTACGACTAGCAGTACATTCCACTAGTTTTGACTTAACAGAAGAGTACAATTATGTTGGATCTTCAACCGTAGATGACGATATTTCATTCTCTGCATCACGGGACGGTGCAACAAGCGAAGTGTCAATTGACTGCGATAATGCTGGATTAACGGCCGCAACATTGGTAGTTTCTGCAACCAATTTACTCATCGAATGATTTGAGTATCACTTGCAACTAACGTAAATACCACTACGATACTAACAATAGTTCTTAGGAGTTTACGATGAAAGTACGCAAGCGTTCCGGCGCATTAGAAGAAGTTAATTTGGAAAAGATTACACGAGCACTAGGCTTTGTGAGTGATGGTTTAGTAGATATTGATCCCTACAAGATTGCAACTAAGACTGTAGGAGGTTTGTATGATGGTGTACCAACTACTGAACTAGACCTACTCAGCATTCAAACTGCAGTGGGATTTATTGCAGAAAGCCCTGAATACAGTCGTGTTGCTGCGCGCCTACTAAGCCGCTACATCGACAAGGAAGTAAGTGGCCAGGATGTAGAAAGTTTTAGTCAGAGTGTAGACGCATGTTTTACGGCTGGCCTTATTGACAAGACAGTACAAGAGTTTGTACAATCTAACAAGCGTAAATTAAATCACGCAGTAAAGCCTGAACGTAATGACTTGTTTGAATATTACGGTATCAGAACAGTTTATGACCGCTACTTGCTGAAGCATCCAACACGCCGACTGGTGTTGGAAACACCTCAGTACTTTCTAATGCGAGTAAGTTGCGGTCTTGCTGAGTCGGTTGATGAGGCCGTTGAACTCTACAACCTGCTCAGCAGTCTCGAATATATGACTAGCACGCCAACGCTGTTCAACAGTGGTACGCAGCATAGTCAGATGAGCAGTTGCTACTTGCTGGATAGTCCGCTAGACGAGCTGGAAGATATTGAAAAGCGTCACGCAGACATTGCACAGCTCAGTAAGTGGGCAGGCGGCATTGGTCTTAACTACAGCCGTGTACGTGGCAGTGGCGCACTGATCAAGGGCACTAACGGTAAGAGCAATGGTATCATTCCATTCCTGCACAGCCTAAGTTCAAACGTAGCAGCAGTTAATCAAGGTGGCAAGCGCAAGGGCAGTGCTTGCGTATACTTGGAAACATGGCATCCGGACATCATGGAGTTCTTGGAACTGCGTGACAACACTGGTGACAGAGAGAAGCGCGCCTACAATCTAAATCTAGCTAACTGGATTCCAGATTTGTTTATGAAGCGTCTCAGGGAAGATAGCGTGTGGAGTTTGTTTGAACCCAGCCTGCATCCACAATTACTTGACCTGTTTGGCGAAGACTTTGATACAGAATATCAGCGTCTAGAAGAAGCTGGGGAATACGTCAAGCAGTTGCCAGCACGTAAGGTTTATGCTCGTATGATGCGTACACTTGCTGAAACTGGCAATGGTTGGATGACTTGGAAGGACACCAGTAACAAGCGTTGCAACAGTGCAGTAAATGGACATGTTGTTCGTAATAGTAACCTATGTACTGAAATTATCGAGCCAACCTTTGCTGGCCGGCGTACTCGTGTCAAACGCGAAGACTTCCTGCCAGAGCATGCTAACAATGCTCGTGTGATTGGCTACAATCCCATGACTGATGAATTGGAAGTAATGGAAAGCGGCGAGATCGCAGTATGCAATCTAGGCAGCATTAACCTAGCCAAGTATGTTACACACGACGGCAAGGTTGATTACAAGAAGCTGCGCAAGAATATAGCAGTGGCTGTCAAGTTCCTAGACCGTGTCATTGACAAGAACTTCTATCCAGTGCCCGAAGCTAAGAACAGCAACAACCATTGGCGTCCAGTTGGACTGGGCTTAATGGGGTGGCAGGACATGTTGTTCCAACTCAAGTTGGGATTTGAAAGCCAGACTGCACATGAACTTGCAGCCAAGATACAAGAAGAGATTTATTACGTTGCGCTCAAAACATCTTGCGAACTAGCCAAGAAGCACGGCGCACATCGTGACTTTGAACATACACATGCTGCACAGGGTAAACTACAGTTTGATCTAGCAGGCGGCGCTGATCATCTCAATCAAGATAAGAGATGGATTGAACTAAAGGAAGAAATTAAACAACATGGATTACGCAATAGTTTGCTTATTGCTGTTGCACCTACCGCAACTATTAGTGGTATCTGTGGTGCTTATGAATGCACTGAGCCGCAGATTAGCAACCTTTTTAAACGCGAAACGTTGAGCGGTGAATTTATCACTATTAACAAGTACTTGGTCGCCGACCTTACAGCATTAGGTTTGTGGAACCCGGACATGATGAATCAGATCAAAGCAGCCAATGGTAGTGTTCAGGATATCGCAAGCATTCCCGACAATATCAAGAATATCTACAAGACTGTTTGGGAAATTAAGCAGCGGGCCCTAATTGATTTGGCAGTGGCACGTGGTCGATTTATTGACCAGGCTGCTAGTCTAAACCTGTTTATGACTACCCCGGAAATTGAAAAATTGAGTGCAATGTACATGTATGCTTGGGAAAACGGGGTCAAAACTACTTACTACCTACGCAGCAAGGCAGCAACCAACATTAACAAGCTGACATCTACTGAAAACAGCACTACAACTGCTGCAAAAGTAGAGGCAGATGAGGTGTGCGAAAGCTGCCAGTAACGTATAAGTACGTGTATGAAAATACACGAACTACTTGAAGACGCAAGCGCCGGTAGCACTAGCTCCGGCAGCATTGCAACCGTAGCAAATCCACACGTGACCAATCCATATTTGAGTGGTTCACGTAAGCCTAAACACAAGCTACCAAAAAAGCAAAAGCCCACAGATAATGCACTGAATATGAACGTCAGTTTGTTTGGCGGCGATATGCTTTCGCGATAACTAAAACTCTACAAGGAAACTATATGATACTCGATCCAGGTTTTAACCTAACATTACGTCCAATGAAATATCCACAGTTCTACCAGCACTATCTAAACGCCATCAAGAACACCTGGACTGTTGATGAAATCAGTTTCAGCACTGACGTTGCTGACCTGCGCGACAAGTTAACACCTGCGGAGAAACATGTAGTTGGACGTTTGGTTGCATTCTTTGCCACAGGCGACAGCGTGGTTGGTAACAACCTAGTTCTCAACCTATACAAGCATGTAAACAGTCCAGAAGCACGTATGTACTACAGCCGCCAGATCTATGAAGAGGCTCTACACGTACAAGCTTACCTTACACTGCTGGACAACTATCTACCAGACGATCAGGAACGCTTCAAAGCATTCGATGCTATCAACAACGTACCAGCAATCCAGCACAAGGCTGAGTTCTGCTTCAAATGGATTGACAGTATAAATGAAATGGATCGTATTGAAACTAACGAGCAGCGTCAGCAGTTCCTACTTAACCTAATCACATTTGCTGCCGCAGTAGAAGGACTATTCTTCTTTGGTGCGTTTGCTTATGTATACTTCCTACGCAGCAAGGGCTTGTTGCATGGGTTGGCTAGTGCAACTAATTGGATCTTCCGTGACGAAAGCATGCACATGAATGTAGCCTTTGACATTGTGGATACAGTGCGTAACGAATATCCAGACTTATGGACCAGCGAGCTAGAAGGTAAAGTAGTACAAATGCTAACCGAAGCTATCGCTTGCGAAATGGAGTTTGCCAAGGATACACTAGAATTAGGCATTGCAGGACTCAGTGCAAAGGATATGGAAAGCTATCTCAAGTTCATTGCAGACATGCGTCTTGCACGACTCGGCATTGAATTCCGCTTCAACGGACACAATCCGTTCCCATTCACTGAACTGCAGGATCTTGCAAGCCATACCAACTTCTTTGAACGTACAGTAAGCGATTACCAGATTGGTGGAGTAACTGCCCGTGCAGAAGATATTAAGTTCGACTCAATTGACTTTTAAGGAAAACAAATGCTAATCAATAAGAATACAGGTGTATTGGAAGTAGGCGAAGTTGTAGTACTGAAGCTGTCTTCCGGCGAAGAAGTTATTGCTAGGATTGAGAGTAAGGATTCTGACTCAGTTAAACTGCGTCGCCCTTGCGCATTGGGCATGGGACCAAACGGTCCAATGATGAACAAGTGGTCAGTGTTTGCTGACAAAGATAAACTGGTTGATCTTAAGATTGAGTTTGTTATGGCAACAGCAGCACCTGAAAAGGAAATTGCTGATCATTATGAATCTCTTACGAGCAGTATAGTTAAAGCGCCAGCAGGCCTAGTTACCGGTTAGCGCATGGTTAAATCTAAACGCAAACCTAGTTTACGATTTAGATTAACCGAAGATTACATTGTTAATCTTAACCGCAAGCACTGGTTCATAGAAGTAGAACACTATCTATGGACTAGATTTGCTAGCAAACAATTCAAGAACGCAACCTTCCGTGATTGGTTACTATACCTAGTAGAACCATTGCGTCCCTATATTGATGTACGCATTGTGTATTGTTCGCTTAAAGGCAAACATAAACCAATTGATACATTTGCTGTTGGCGGAGTGTATGAGGACCATTTAGACAAGCGCAAAAAGAAACCAATCAAGTTAAAGATATATCGTTGGGACTGGCCTGACTACTCTACACCCGGTGCTAAAGAATGGCTAGCTAATGAGATATTCAAAACAATCACACACGAATTAAATCATCTCAAACAAGGTCGTAAGAAGAATTATAGATTTTTAGAATGGCACGGTGAATATCTTGAAGACCCAGATGAGATTGACAGCTACGCACTAAACGCAGCACAAGGGCTAGTTGCAAGATTTGGTATACGCGAAGCACGAAAGCGTGTTGCTAAATTTAAGACCCGTGATAGTCATTGCACGGAACTAGCAAGCTATGCTAAACTAGATAATATACGAGTACAGGCACGTTTTATCAAGCGACTGATCAAGTATATTGACATGTATGAAGAATACGAAGCGTTAAATGGTAAGAATAAATTGAGTAGCTACAAGATACACTATAAACGCGCATTAACACGCCGTAAGATCAAACAGTATTCACCGTTCGCTTAACCCATATGGGATAAATATTAACTTATGTTTGCTACAATTCTAATGCTTTTAACTGGACTTGCCCTTAGTGGCGTTGCAGCTTGGTTCTCTGTTGCAGGACTTATTGCTATCTTCTCTGCTGCCCCAATCAGCATCATGATCATGGGCGGTACATTGGAAGTAGCCAAGTTAGTTTGCGCCAGTTGGGTGTATAACAATTGGATCGCTGCACCACGTGCGCTGAAAGCCTATATGAGTGCAGCAGTAGTTGTGCTCATGTTCATTACCAGCATGGGAATCTTTGGTTATCTATCAAAAGCACACTTGGAACAACGTGCTGCAACATCGGACACTAGCTTGCAGTTGGAACGTATGGAGCAAGACATTGCTGTTAAGGAAAAGCAGCTGGAAAGACTAACTGGTACCGAAGACCGTCTCAACCATGCAGTTGACGCGCTAATTGAAAAGGATCGTGTAAGCCAAGCATTGGCACAGCGTGATCGAATGAAACGCGAGCTTCGTGGTGTTGCAAACGAAAAGAAAGCATTACAAACAGACATTGACAAGTTATACGAAGAAAAGATTCCGCTGGATATTAGCAATCGCAAAGTAGAAGCGGAGATTGGCCCGCTAAAGTATATTGCAGAACTAATCTACGGCGAACAAGCTAAGAGTCACTTTGACCAAGCAGTGCGTTCAGTAATCATTATCCTTATTGTGGTGTTTGACCCACTAGCAGTTATCATGCTTATTGCTGCTAACTTTGGCATGGCACTGCACCGTAAGGAACAGGCAGCAAAAACTGCAGTCGATCCCATCCTTCCAGTAGAACCACCTGCACCTGTTGCAGTAGTTGAACCTGTGCCGGAAGTTAAAGCAGAGGAAGTGGTAGTTCCGATAGAATTAGAAATTGATTCAACTCCTGCAGATCTTGAGATTGTACCAGATGAGGTAGCTTCGACACCACTTATCGACGAATTACCGCCACATGCTGAAGTATTCAATTATGACACTGTTAGCAGCACACCCGGAAGTATGACATGGGATTCAGCAAAACGTAATTGGGTTATAGTTGAAGCACCGGTAGAAGAGACACCGGATAATACAAGAGAACTAATCTCAAATCGTTATCAACAGATTGGTCCCGACTACGTAAGGTTTGATGGTAAAATTATTTCTCTTGACTCTTTGAGGGAGAAGCCTGAACTAATTAGTTTAGAAACTGTGCGTAATCTAATGGATCAACTTACTAACAATAACATGACCGTTGACGAACTAAGTTGGGTGCAGTGTGCCGCCATTCTTAAATACCTAGACAATGATCAGTCTGTTAACATCACCTGATATTACATACACCGGTTTCAAAGTAACGGTTATCGGCCTAGATTCAGAAGTTCAGGAAAAAGTTACAACATTACTCAATGAAGTTGAAATAGACGGTAACATTGCGTTATACGATCTATCCCCACAAACTAACGACATTGAGTATGTTCTAGCAGTGCTAGAAACAAGCAATCTAATAATATTTAACAACCCAAACTTGTTTCACTGGTTAACAGGCTACATACTATCGCTGCCAAATTGCTATTACATGGAATATGACAGCGCGAGCTTAAATACATTGTACAAGTTGTCATTACGACACATTGTAGAAGAAAACATTAACTTACTGGTGAATAATGCAATCCAAAAAAAATACGGTAAAGCACTGTAGTTTTTGTCAGCGAACTCAGGCAGAAGTTGAGCGTCTGATTGTTGGTGAAACAGCGGGTATCTGCAACATATGTGTACAGTCTATAGTAGACCTATTAGTTAAAAAAGTACCCGAAGTCAAAACGCCCCAACCTAAAACTAAACCTAAAATAATAACACCGATTGAGATTAAAGAATATCTTGATACAATTGTAATTGGTCAGGATAAAGCTAAGGTAGTCCTTAGTGTTGCTGTACACAATCATTACAAACGATTGTTCCGTAAAGCAGACAAAGAAAGTGTACGAGTAGATAAGAGCAACATCTTGTTACTTGGACCAACTGGTTCGGGTAAAACTCTAATGGTCAAAGCCATTGCTAACTTGCTAAGTGTACCAATGATAATCGGAGACGCTACTGCACTGACTCAAGCAGGTTATGCAGGTGACGATGCAGATGTACTCCTAAGTAGATTGCTGCAAGCAGCTAATGGTAATGTACAACTAGCTGAACAAGGTATAATCTTTATTGACGAGATTGACAAGATCGCACGGGCACACAGTGGTGCTACGGTAGAACGAGATGTGTCGGGCGAAGGTGTGCAGCAAGCACTACTAAAAATGATCGAAGGCTGCGAGATCAGTGTACCCACAGATCCAGATAAGCCATTTGGACTAGGTGATACTGTTAAGATGGACACTAGTAATATCCTCTTTGTGTGTAGTGGAGCATTTGTTGGACTAGAGAAACATCTAGAGCAGCAACAGTCCACTAGCACTGGTATTGGATTTTCTGCTAATGTAACATCTAACAAGAAAATTAATTGGGACTTATTGGCTGCAACAGATTTGGTAAAGTATGGTATGATCCCAGAACTAATGGGACGCTTGCCGGTTATCACTTCCACTGAAATGCTAACAGAAGAACAAATGGTCAAGATCCTTACGGAACCAAAAGACAGTATCATCAAACAGTATGAAGCTATGTTCTCTCCCGTAAAATTAAAGTTTGCACCGGAAGCACTGAGTAGTATTGCACAAAAAGCTATCAAGCAGGGAACAGGCGCACGTAGTTTGCGCAGTATATTAGAGAAGAAGTTAACACCGTTGCAGTACAGTCTTAGCCATAAGAATTTACAAACAGTAAGCACAGTAACGATAACTAAAGAGTATATCAACGGTACAGAAGAAATGCCTTTGATAAAGCACAAGCAAAAGAAAAAAGGTGTATAATGAGACATAAAGAACCAATTATCAAAGGTCTACGTGTAGACGATAACGGCAGCGATAGTTTTGAGAAGATGCTGCGCAAGTTCAAAAAGAAAGTAGAGAACAGTGGACGTTTGGACGATCTGGACAAGAAGCGTGAATACCTCAAGCCCAGCATTGTTGCACGCCGTGCTAAAGCCAAAGCTGTCGCCCGCACTCGTCGCGAGCAAAAAATTAAAACTTGACTTGACTCGATAGTTCGTGTATAAATAAAATTGTAGTAGGCACATGGTGTGCGTACTACAAGGAACGCCCAATTGGGGTTCCATACAACTCGCTTTTAAAGGAGCAATAAAATGAATGTAACAACTACAAATCTCAACGACCATCTGAACCGTTTAACCGTAGGGTTTGAATATCTCAATGACCTTATGGGACGAAACGGTTTACCTCAGGCCAAGTATCCACCATACAATATCGAACGACTCGAAGACAATACCTGGAGCATCACTGTTGCAGTTGCTGGCTTCTCTCCGGACGATATTGAAGTTACTGTGGACAATAACGTGCTGCACGTTACTGGCTCACGAGTACCGGATGAAGAGCCACGTGACTATGTGTACAAGGGCATTGCTAATCGAGACTTTGAATTGAATTGGCGTCTCGGTGAGCATGTGGAAGTTGAATCTGCCACTTGCAAAAACGGCCTGTTGACTGTACAATTAGTCAAGAAGGTACCAGAAGAGCTCAAGCCACGCAAGATCGAAATCAAGCGCAGCTAATAAAAGGATAGCATTATGACAGAAGTTGCAGTAAAACCCAAAATCAAAAATAGCATCACAACAGAAGAACCCAAAAAGTTTAATGTGATTTTTATGAATGACAATGTAACCAGTATGGACTTTGTTATTCAATTGTTGGCTGAGATTTTTGAATATGATAATACCCGCAGCTTTGAAATCATGATGCTGGTCCATGAGCAGGGTCAGGCTGTTGTTGCCACTTATCACTACGAGTTGGCAGAACAGCGAGCGTTGGAATGCACTTATGCTGCCCGGCGCAACGGTTATCCATTAGAAGTAAAAGTTAAACCAGCCTGACCCACTAGAGGTTAATATGCGATTCAAATACTGGAGCGATAGCAAGCTCGCTCACTGGATTCGTGGTACCCCACGTCCAACATATGCTACATTGGATGAATGGGATGAATGGCAAGACAAAGCCAAGACTGCCAATCCCGTACGACATTGGCTTGCAGAGGAACTGCTAAACAAATTACAGAACATTGTATGCTGGCCCAAAGATAAACTTTGGGGTGCTCGCTGTTATGCAGTCAATCGTTGGATTGACAAGACGCACTACATGAAGACCAGTCTAGAACCTGGTCAATGGCATGAGTTTGAAAATCGTCTACTACATGGTATGTTCACTGAACTAGTAGACTTTGTAGAAGTAGAGTGCGCACTGTTTACCACCGGTGGATGGGGCGACAAGCACGATCATCCAACAGCACCACCCAAGTGGCGTCGTTGGTTCCGCATATGGCGCAGTTCAGAATTAGGTGTTCAATACTTTCGCGAGCAAATTGCTGAAAACTCATCCTTTCAGTTTAATAGTGGACTAGCTCCAGACGCTAGTGGTAAAGAAGTATTGGAATTATACTTTTGGTGGACATGCCACCGTTTTCATCGTCCGGAGCCACTTGACGCATCTGGTTGGTCCGAATACAACCGTTGGCGCGAAGTAAACAAGGTTGGTATGGATTCATATGTAGAACCATATACACAGGCGCGTATACATGCTATACTAGACTTGTCTCACAAGATTGAAAAAAACTATGAGGACGAGGATACGGAAATGATGGTGCGACTAGTTAAACTACGCAAGTACCTTTGGACCTAACATGATTGCCCCACCAGACTGCATGATCGACATTGAAACGCTGGGTACGCAACCTGGCTCTGCTATTCTCAGCATTGCAGCCATTAGATTTGATGCACTGGGTCGTTCGGATACTGTAGTAGAATTTGAAGCACTAGTTGATCCAGACGATTGTTTGGAAAAATGGAATCTCTCTTACGATGCGGACACCATTGCATGGTGGGAGAAGCAAGCACCCGAAGTACGTGCTAAAGCATTTGAAAGTGGACCACGTGTTACCCTGCCCAACGCATTAGAACAACTGAGCAAGTTTGTTGCTAATGCAAATCGTCTATGGTGTCAGGGCATGAACTTTGACCCACCATTACTTGAAGCAGCATATACTACTTGCAGCATGCCACGCCCTTGGCATTATTGGCAATGGCGCGACAGTCGTACACTATTAAGTTTTGTACCAACCGTACCTGCTAAGGGCAAAGGTGCGCACGATGCACTGTACGATGTTAGGTGGCAAGCGGAACAGGTTCAATATTGTTTGAAACAACTGGGAGTAAGGACTCTATGATTGAGAAAGGTATGAAACTTGCTGTAACTAGCGATCGTTCCAAAAAGGAAGTTATTGTTTTAATAGTTGATATCGATTACCAAGAAAATAAACTATGGGCACGTTTACCAACTAACCATATAGTTATTATGAAGTTGGATGTCAAGACTGGTAAGTATCTTGGTAAGGTAGCAGGTATCGACATCGTGCTAGACCCCGATCAAATCTAAGGATAATATATATGCGTAACGGTAGAATTCAAAGTTCAGAATTGGAATATGTTTGTGCTCAGCGAGACCTAACGTTAGCCAGACGCAAGCTTAAGACTCTCAAGAACTCAAAAGAGCCCAATGAGGAAGCAATCACTAAAGCAAAGGAACGTGTTGAACTTGTTAAGGCACGAGTAGACAAGTCCAGTGCCGCACTAGCAGCAGCTGGACTTAGTAAGGCAGGAATCTAAACGCCGTAGATTTCCTTGAGGCGGCCGATGACTTCGTCAACATGGTCATCGCGGTAGAGAATACCAAGGCCGCCCTTTTCCTCCCAACGACCAATATACTTCTTATGGTCGTCAATTAGCAAGTTAACACGCCCGCCGGTAACAGCGTAGCGTTCCTTAAAGCCATCAAACTTAGCAGTGTCGCTAGTGCCAGGATTATGCTGGTCCAACCAAGCTCGTTTGCCCTTTACACTGGCCGTACGCTGGTCACGCAGCGGAGCACTGAGAATAGTGAAGGGGATGCTGTTGGCCTTGAGCCATGCAACCAGCTTGGTGCCACCTGGCAGGGGTTCCAAGTTAGTAAAGAAGTCCTCAACGAACTCCGGACCCCGTGCAGCCATATCGACAATGCTGGCTTCACGAGCTTCCTTGTCTCCAATCTCTTTGTAACGATCCTTATCGTGTATACGAGCCCATGCAGTGAAAAAGTCCGCCTGAACCCCGTCCATATCCAAGTACAAGTGGGGCTTGGACTCCCCAATTTCTGTCAGTTTCATGACACTATTTAAGCAGAAAACGTGGGCTAGAAGTAGGTATTTTGGACTCAAAAACGTAAGTCATTGATTCTATTGGAAATTTAGTTCTTGCGTTATGGGTACCCAGAACCTATAATATGCACATAGGGTTAGGGAAAGGAGCAGAACATGTACTCAGTGACGCAGTGGCAGTTGGAAGGGCTCCGGGTTTACGGACGCTACATGAATCAGTTTGATGTCTCGGGCACTGTGGAGCTGAGCCGTGTAAAGTACGGCGGCACCATCTCCCATCATGTGGTTCTTGACCAACCCATTACGGTTTACGGGGCAGTGCGCGACCGCGTGATTTTAGAACACAAAGAAATTTCTAAAATTAGTGGTTGACACGCCCAAACACAGATATTATAGTATACGAAATGATTAGGGAGATAGTAATGCGTGACTTGGGTATGTTTCTTTTGGGGATGGTAGTCATGGACGTACTGTGGGCCGCCAAGTTGGGCATCCCACAGCGCATTTACTACCGCTGGACAACCCGCAATGGTTAATTTTCTCAAAACGACAGCAGGCATTGCACTGCTGGTGGGGGTTATCCTCATCCCGTGGGCATTGGTTTGGGCACTGAACACCTTGTTCCCCTTGACCATTCCTTATACGTTCAAGACGTGGCTAGCAGGATTTGTGCTGCTCGTGTTTGTGAACACTAATTATTATCCTAGCAAAAAGGCTTGACATATGGACAATACGGTGCTAAACTGCTTGAACGAATTGCGCACTGAACTGCGTAATGATCGACTCATCTACTCCGTAGCGGAGGAAGAGTTTGGTATTAACGATCCCGACCAATACGAGGTTGAGGATTTGGTAGAGATGTGCGTTGCGGTAGAATATCACAACGCTTGGATTTGAGCTATCAAGGCTTGATAACGGCTTGACTTGGTAGTACAATAGCACGGCACGGCTTATGTGCTAGTTTGATAGTTTACTTAATTTAATTGAAACTGAGGTGTTTATCATGTCGAACAAGACTTTCTCGATCGCTGGTTACAGCAAGCTCACGAACGGCCAGTACAAGGCTCGTTTCGCCAATACTACTGCAAAGGCGCGTACCGCGCTCCTGGTCCGTGCAGGCCAGACTGAGGTTACCTTCCTCGACCTTCCCGAGGAGATGACCAAGGTTGCTGCTGCGCAGTATGTTCTGGATAACGTTCAGAACATCCCCCCAGGCGCTGGCGTTGCGCTCAAGCGGGCACTGGTTGGTGCTGACGAGGTTGAAGAGGCTGTTGCTGAAGTTGTTGCCGAGGTTGTTGCTCCCAAGAGCAAGGCCAAGGCGAAGACTACCACTGCGGCTTGACGTCCCCCAGGTTAGGTGTTATCCTTTTAAAACACCACTTTTAACTTGAGGTACTTGCAATGTTGATCTACGTAGATAATCGTTACAAGCCTCGGCGCAAGAGTAAAAAGAAACCTGCCGGGCCTGTTGCCGTCAAACTTGATGTCAGCAGGCTTCGTCGTCTTCAAGTTGACCATTCACCAACCTACAATGGCCGCCCTCTGCGACCAGGTGCTGACACGGCACTTGCGCTCAAGTCGCATGTGACCACCAACGACGTATCTCAAGCTACTGCTCGTAACAGCATGATGGATGCTGCGCAGTTAGCCAAGGAAGCACCAGAGGTACGCGAAGCCATCATTGCCAAGAGCAAGCGACTGGCTCCTGCCTACAACAAGGGCGCCTACCAATACGTATGCGACGAAGCTGAGATTCAGACTCTGGGCCGGAAGATCAAATGAGATATTTTTCATATAACGAGCCGGATCCTACACACGGACAAATAGTTACCGTAAACGAGAATTATATTCGTCGCGACTACTATCCCAAATGGCATGAACGCAAGTGCGACACCTATGGTAGGGAGCATGCGGATGCAACTTATTGTTTTGAAGATTGCATATGGGATTGGATGATATTACACGATGCATGGGAGGTAATAGAATGAGAACACTTGATAAGTTTTTAGAAGATGTTGACGATTTGGCAAATCGCATCTACGACTTGCCCGTGTCAGACCAAGCCAAAGATAAGGTCGCAGATCTAATTGAGCAGATAACCTATCTGCTTGAAGAACAGGCTACCCTCCGCAGTACGGAATGGGGAGATTAACTTGAAAAAGTACAATAAGAAAGAAATAGAAATTATGGAAGAACCGGATAATGAGACCGTTGAAATAGATAGCGAACTGGTGCGTACTAGAGAACACAGGTCTAGACAAAGAAAGATAGTTGGTGCAATGAAACGTCTTGGCGCCCCAGACATATTAATTAAATATCAGGAATGGATTGCTACGCTGACATACAGCCAATATGAATACGAAAAAACGCTCGAAAGAGAACAAATTCAAAAAGAAAAAGCTGAATATTGTAAAACACGAAAAATGAACGATGCTGTCGTGCAGGCACTTTTTGATAGATTTGATTGTATGATGGAATTGGATGAAAATGTTATTCTAAATGGCAGTAGGGTACTTTTTGATAGTCATCTGGATCCATTGGCAGTTATGCCAGAAAAAGATTATGATATGGATTTGTATGAACCACTCCTACATTCATTTTTTAAACAATATTGCGACAAGTGGAAAATAGGTATGGATTACTGGAATGATGACGAAGACAACATCGTTGTTACAGATAATCAAAAAAATACAAGTAGCAGCCGCCGTGAATGAAGAAGGTGTACCGCCACAGTACTGTGACTGTGCAGGCTTTCATACAGGCAGTTGTCACGAACGCGAAGCCCGTCGCCTACAGTACGAGAATGAACACCTGCGCGACCTGCTGGCAGTAGCATACCAACTAGCGGGTGTAGTTGGTGCACCTAAGCGATTCTTAGACGCATTTGCATATCATGAGGGTACTGTTGAAACACTACTGCCTGTAGACCCAAAGGAATTCAATGGACCATGATGACATCATTCGCATGGCGCGAGCAATCAAAATGAAAAACGATCCACCAGATACTTACTGGGGGATACAGGACGCCCGCAGGAAGAAGATGCAGGAGCTGATGGAGGAGTATGACCGCACGGTATACTATCCTGCTCTTAAAGAGATACAGGAAAAATGTGTACAGGAACATGGTGAGCATCTCAAGTCCAAGTTCCACACCAATGGATTAGGTTGGAGTTGGTGGTACTGTGGTCGCTGCGGTGCTAGTCATGACAAAGTACGGGACTACTAGTACGCTGTACTAAATATCTTATGAGGGCATTCAAATGAAGAATATTCTACTTGTTTCCGCAATGGTTTTAGGGCTAGCAGTGCCAAATTCAGCATTTGCAGGAGATGACGCCGTAGCAGCAATCATCGGTGGCGTCATTGGTTACCATATTGGCAAACATCACGAACGCGAACGTGAGCCACGTTACTATCCCGAACGCTATCCCTATCGCAAGGCACTACGCTTCTGTGAAGAACGTGCGCCATACCGATATCCACAATATTATCACCATATGAAACGTTGCATGGCAGACTTTGACTACGCTTGGAATGACTCAGACGAATATGAGTACCATCGAGATCGATGACATCAAGCTAACTCCCTATAGAGAAACAATTTGGCATTTTAGTTGTGACCATTGTTATCTATGGTGGAGTTTTGCTACAATGGATGCAGGGTGGCAACCTAAGACCTGGTATTGTCCACATTGTGGCGTGAAAGATAATAGGAAAGATTGTGACTAAGATTTTTGATCGATTGTTTTTTACGGGACCAATGAGTCTTGGCGATGCGTTTATAATGAATGGGGTTGCACATTACTACGGTGATATGACAGACGAATTGCATATACCTTGTCTTCCTAAATACTACGATACTATTCGTACTTTGTATCAGGATCATCCCCATATCATTGTAGTTCCCCTGATGCCGCATAATCAGGGAGAAGATCAATATGTTGCAGAGAATAAACTTTCTCGCATTCTAAGAAACAGTGTTTATTCGGTGCATCTAAGCGGGCAGCTAATACCAGTTGCATTTGACATGCAATACTACGACTACTATAGTATACCTTTTTCCATGCGTTATACTAACTTTCGTTTACCAAACTATGTAGATGGTAGCGACGAGTTATATGATCAATTGTCGGGCGGTGAGCCTTATATTTTATTACACAATAAAACAGGACACCATCCGGATGGTATATCTATCAATATTGATTGGTTTAGACAAATAAACGGATTACCACAACTTAAAGTAATACATGTAGACGAAAGTTTGGATGGTAGGAACTTACTTCGCTGGGTTAAGTTGATTAAGAACGCTAGCGAAATACATTGTGTATCTAGTAGTTTTTGGGCATTAGTAGATAGCATGTTTAATCAAACTAATGCAAAATTGTTCTTTCATGACATTCGTGCTTTCTCTGTTACTCGTGTTAACAGTGAATGGAATCGTCGTTGCTGGAATATTGTAAATTATCACGATAAAGTATAAAAGTGATATTTGATCGTTTGTTCTTTATAGGTTATCAAAGCCTCGGTGATACTTTTATTCACAATGGTATAGCTCATTACTATGGCGATCGGTGTCGAGAATTACATATTCCGACTCAACCTTGCTATTATGAAACTACTCGTTGTCTGTATCAAGATTGGCCTAATATTAAGGTAGTATCTGTACACCCAAATTATGAACCTCAATACATATCAGATAGCGGACTTTCTCAAATTAAGAGAAGGATGCTTAATTACACAGTTATAAACGGAATTCATATCCCAATTAATTTCTCTCAGCAATATTATGATTCTTATAACTTGCCTTTCTCTTTGAGATATACTAATTTTCGTTTACCAAAACATATTGATGATTCGGATGAACTGTACTGTTCGTTAGTTACCCCCGGAGAACCATATGTATTGATTCATAAATCATCCAGTCATTACCTAGATGGCTTTCCAATTGACATTGAACAATATCGTGTTGTGAACGGGTTACCTAATATCAAAATAATCTATGTTACTTTGGATCTAGATCAGGGTAACTTGTTAAAGTGGGTTACTCTGATCAGAAACGCAACAGAAATACATTGTGTGTCGAGCAGTTTTTGGGCATTAGTTGATAGCATCACATCACAAACACAAGCAAGACTGTTTTATCATGATATAAGGAAAGGTGTTGTGCATACTATCAATACAACGTGGAATAATCGTAGATGGATTGAAGTACCATATGATCAAAAACTATAAGTAAGTGTATAATGGTAGTAAACTCTTAACTAAAGGCATCTTGGACGGGGGTGCGATTCCCCCCGGCTCCACCAACAGCACATTTGCAGACCGTGTCACACCTATTAGGAATGTACTGCAGGACGAAGTGTGTTGTTGTTGGGGCCGACCAGGTTTGACAGGGTGAGTAATAAACTAAGGGCTACCAGTGAGGCGACTGACTTAATCAGCGCAAAAACAGTAACTGCAAACGATAGCAATTACGACATGGCACTAGCCGCCTAATAGCGGAATAGACCGGGGTTTGTGGGTTTTCCTGGCAACAGAAAAACCCTCTTATTTTTTCTTCCCTGATTTCATATTGGCACACCAATGTGCTATACGCTGCTTTTCACCTGTGCTATTCTTAGCAACACTACGCAATTTACTCACACTTTGCTTACAGTCAACACCTGAACGTTTGGCTAGTCCTTTGCGACCAGGCTTCTCGCCATCTGCAAAGTTTTCATACATTTCAAAATTACCGCCTGACCTCGCCTGTTCAATTTGATTTCTTTCTGCATATTTGTCTATGGCCGAGGCCAACTGGAAGTCCAAAATAGTCAGACCTTTTACATCAAAGGTAGTTGTTTCCACAGTGACTTCGGATACATCCTGAGTTACTTTGGCAAAGTGATCCATACGTTCGGATACTTGGTTTATGAACCTGATAAATTTTTCAGCACGTCGATGATCTTTGGCTATGTAGCGTGCCTGTAACATTTTATGATCTGACATTTCCCAATTGGGAAGATACTTGCTTTTTAGGTCATCTAATTGTTGGTCAGTGGGCTTGTAATCTTCCACACTATTGGCTCTAGCTTCATTCATTGACGACCAAAGTAGTTCTCCTTCTTCACTTACGCTACCGCTTTTGGTCTTCTTGCCCGCACGTCGTGCTTTGCGTCCCGCACAGTGAGCACGTTGACTAAACCCTTTTGGATTTGAGCAATCAATGCTCTTCTTGTAGCTCTTACTCCAGGATTCTTCATATTCTTCTCGCTCTTTAGCCATGAACGGATCTGTGATAACAGGAACGTTACTACGGTACATAATATTACGTTTTCCTAGATCCCACTTCAATTTGGATCTTTTTTTCCAAAAGTAGTCTGTTAGTTCCGAGAGCATGGAGTAAAATTTCTTAAGCATCCCCAGCTGTTGTAGGGTCAATTTTGGATGCAGAGACTTCACAAGTTTCCAATCAGCAAATTCGTTTTTAAATGATTCCTCTATTAGCGTATCTACAGCAGCATAGATATGCAAATCCTGTGGATGTTCGTTCAAACGCTCCATACGCACCCAAGGAATCTTTTCCCTGTTTACTTCAAAGAATCCCCGTTCCTCAAACTTTGGCAGGTAGGGGCTATCGGGGTGCTGTTGGCAAAACTCGTAAAAGTGGTCGAAACCTATGCTGGCTTTTTTTGCAGATGTGTATAGTTCGCCCGACGTTATCTTAACTACCGTTTTTGGACGGTGAGTAGAGCTACCAAATACAGTAGCATCAGCGCCTTGTCCCAGCAGTTGGTATTTTTGCCGTGTTGCCATAGCTAGTATTTTACTTGATGTGCTAGGATCAAGTGGTGTTTCAGTTATAAATTCGCTGGCTCTCATACCAAACCCTTTTGGATTTGAGCAATCAATGCTCTTCTTGTAGCCCTTGCTCCAGGATTCTGTCATTTGCTCCTTAGGCTTTACCTGTGCTATTAACACAGGGAGATTCTTCTTAAGCCAGTCAAAGTACTGTTCAGGAGTAACCTTAGCGCCGTTTGTTTTTATCAGTTTGGTGAACTCGTCGTATACGTGATTGCTTAGTAACTGTCCAAAGCTACCACCATTACTCTTTACGTCCACGCCGTGTTCGTGTGATCTTGCAGCAGTGCTTACACCACTGTCACTGAGCCATTTCTTAACAGCAGCAACTATTTGGTTCCGTAGTTTAGGATCGTAGTAGTAGACCTTGAAACTGTCGTTGTGCCCAATAAAGCTGTCTAATATACTGTGTGTTTTAAACTTGATAGGCGTTTGGTTCTGTTGACTTATGGGCTGTAAGTAGCTAGCAAGGCTGTGATAGTTCCTAAAGAACTTCATTATATTGTCCTTGTCTTTGCTTACAGTAACATAAAAGTTCAGGGTTCGGTCATCGCCTGTGGCCTTAGCGTACTGATCACCAATGTTAACCTGACTCCAAGGTTCACCGGCTCCACCTAGGAAGGGCTTGCTTTGGAAGTACTGTTTCCATGTTGCTGCCATCTTGGGATCAATACCCAATTTGTTTGCGGCACCCACTTGCCCGCCACCCACAATCAGTTCATAAAAGGGATTGAATTGTCTGTTATTGGGCTTGCCGGCCAGCGTATTTTGCACAAAACGCAGAATAGTATCACGGTGTTTGTCGAAGTCAAAACGCTGTGCTTCGGTGAGTATATCATGTATTTTCATACCAATATTTATATGAATAGTACAACTATCTGCTATATACAATTGCAGGAACGATCCTGCGTACACACATACACACAAGGAGACGAAGATGACACCATTTGAAATTAGACTAGAGCTAGTACGGCTCGCAAAGGACATGCTCAACGACGAATACCACAGCAAGCGTGGATTTGTTGAGACAGACTGGAACAATCAGGTTCAATCAGCAATGCACAATCAAAAGGCATTGCCCGATACCCCAGAGTTCCCCCAGTACTTTACTGAAGAAGATGTAATTGTTAAGGCTTCGCGCCTCAACGAGTTCATCTCTAACGGTAAGATCTAAGCATTACGGGGTTTGTGAGTTTTCCCTGCAACAGAAAAACCCTCATATCTATAGGATAAACAATGAAGCAGGCGTTAAGATAAGGACAGTACCATGACCCTTGTAAAAGGCAGCATACACGACACTACACTACGTTTTCTCATACTCAATCCTGAGCAGCAGGATTGGTGCTACATGCATGTAAACGCAAAACAGAGTATTCTGGTTCAGTACACACCCGAGAACAAAGCTATGGCCTGGAATATTGCTCAAATCTTTCCTATTAGGTTGAGGTACTACGGCACGGACCGTTTTGATAACCTAATGCCCGCAGCCAGCGACACTGCTACACTGTTTCGGGTGACATGCAGGTATGCAGAAACGTGGCAGGACCTTGCAACCTTAGATCTAGAAAAATTCATTGAGCTCCAACGAATAGCCGCACCAACTGGTAAAACTTTTAAAATTGGAGCAACCAAATGAACGATGATGACGATCAGCCACTGCGTGACCAAATCCTTTCCATCATGTACCAATTCAAACAGCAGGGAGTGGATGAGCTTCGCAGTTCCGATCTTATGATGCTTTTGGGCTATGAAGAGGAAGAAATCCCACCCGAAGAGTTTGATATTTGGTTAACTTTGCCCAAACATGCAGAGCTAGAAGCTGAAGTAGCAGCAGCTAAAATTATGGGGAAAATCCATTGACACAGTGTTACAGCCGTGTTACAATATCTTTGAGTTAAATTACTGGAGACAGCAATGTCCGCTGTGAAGTTTATGGAAAAGTCCAATCCCCGTGTCACTGGTCGTCATGCAATTTGGCAAGTAGAGTTTGATCCCTCTAAGGTAGATCACCGCCGCCGCTTTGCGGAATTTATGGACAATAGAGGTTGGGGCTCTCCCTGTCCCTTCCTACTTGAGCAGCCCTATGTTAATGTGCCAGATCTTTGCCGCGAGAAACTCTTGCGTTGGTATATGAACAAGGATCGTTACCTCAAGACATAAATAACCTGCTATTTCTTTTAAAGGGCAACTAAGGATGGACACTGTGCGATACTTTGCAATTGTTGATGGTGATCGAAATCAAGTTTTGATCAAGAGCGGAAGTCGCGAGCTAATCCTCAATAGTTGGACTGCGTTTCAAAAGGAACACAAGTTCAAGTTATTAGAAATCAACAATAACGTTGCCCGAACAGTGGCTTACGGTGGGGATACCGCCATCCTTGCATGAAGGGCGTTAACTGTCTACACGATCTCAAAGCCAAGTTTGCGGATCTTAAAATAGAAGTTCGGGAAAGCCTGGGGTGGTATGTGGATACCAAACATGGTCGTTGGACCATGGCCTTGGGTGACGTCTATTTGAACTTGCAGGTTATTACTGATATGAAGCAAGCAGACGAACTGGCCAAGTTAAAAAAGAAACGTGCCAGCACCAAGAAGATCACACCCAATGCCGTATACGAAGACGAAGTTGAAACGTAGAATGAAACCAGAACTTGCGGGATTAGCTGTTGCTTTTGGATTTGCTTTGGTTATAATTGTTATTGGAACTGTCGGCGCCATTGTAAATTTCCTGTATACTAATACCAAGAAGTTGTTTGAGAAACTACGCACATGAAACTACAGCTAATGAGTGACCTCCACTTGGAGTTTGGAGATATGACACTGCCTGGAGGCGATGTACTACTGCTAGCCGGCGATATCTGCGTAGCCGATTGTTTTCGCGCCGAACGTACCGATCGAGACGCAATACGGCATCGCGAAACCTGCGATATGTTCTTTCACAACGAATGCAGCAAGTACAATACTGTGTACTATATCATGGGTAACCATGAACACTACGGTGGTGTGTTTGATAACAATGCCGCTATACTTTGTGAGTACCTTGCGGGTACCAATGTAACGCTATTAGAAAAGCAAGCAGTCACTGTAGATGATTGGACCATCTTTGGTGGTACCATGTGGACTAACTATCGCAATGCCAATCCTATGAGCATGAATGCAGCGCAGTGTGGTATGACGGATCACGAGCACATTCGCAAGTCAGCAGAATCCAGTGGCTATCGTGCTTATCGTCCGCAGTTTTACCCCAACGATGCGCTAGCGGATCATGAACAGTTTATGCACGAACTAAGCAAGTGCGTAGAAGATCTTGCACTAGACATGCGTAAGCTCATTGTGATGAGCCACCATGCACCTAGCTACAATAGCGTACATGAAATCTACAAGGGTAGCTTGTTGAACGACGCATATGCTAGCGACTTGGAAAACATTATGATCTCGGCACCGCATATCAAGTATTGGTTCCATGGTCACATGCACGACAGCATGGACTACATGGTAGAAGGCTGTAGAGTAGTGTGCAATCCACGTGGCTACCATGGTCATTACCTGAATTCAGAATTTAATAGCAACCTGGTATTTGAACTTAAATAGTTCACAATAAGGAGTTGTTATGAAGAAATTAATCATGTTTACAGTCGCTGCTATGCTAAGTTTTGCAGCAAATGCCAATCCCTACGATTGGAAGGTAGTTCGAGCCGTTGATGGCGATACACTAGAAGTTGAAGCAGTTTGGTTACCAAGCGAACTAGGTAAGACTATTCGCATACGTATCTATGGTGTTGATACTCCCGAGAAGGGTGGTCGTGCTAAGTGCCCAAGTGAAGCTGCTCGTGGTGAAGCTGCTACAGCATTTGCTAAAGCGCAATTAAAGGATGCAAAGAAGGTTCAAATCACTATCAAGGAATGGGACAAGTTTGGTGGTCGTATTTTAGGTGATGCTGAATTGGATGGCAAGAGTCTTCGCGCATTGTTGATCGCAAATGGGCATGCTCGAGAATATTTTGGTGATGCTAAGAAGTCTTGGTGCGAATAGTTGACACCATGTTGATGACTGCGTATACTACGACCTATAACTGTTAAAGGAGTTTTAATGAAGAAGTTTATTCTATCAGCAGCTATTGCTGCTGTATTGTGTACTAGTGTGGCAATGGCCAGCAATGATAACGAAGGCGGTAGTCCTCTTGTGGGAACGTCAGGAACTGTTACTGGTACTAATACCAACAGCCTGGTTGGTAACAATACCAATTCACTCACTGGTAATAACACCAACAATAATAGTTTAAATGGTGCTAATACTAATAACAACGCTATTGATAACACCAATACATTGTCCAATGTTAACCATGTTGCTAATCGTAATAACAACACAGTCAACAGCAGCAACACTAACACTAGCACTAGCAGTAATGCTAACAACAACCGTAACGACAATGTTAATGCACTAGATCAGAACCAAACACAGGTTCAGGATCAACTACAGGGACAGGAACAGCATCAGGTAGCCAATGGCGGTTATTCGGTAGCAACTGCACAAGGTGGCAACGCTACTGCAAGTGGTAATGGTAGCGGTAACTCTACTACGGTGAATCAGTCATTTAGCGATGTTTATCGTGAACGACTGAACCCAGTTAACAGTGCTGTTGGCAGCAATCTAACTGCAGGTGCAGACACCTGCTTGGGTTCGGTAACAGGCGGAGTGCAGACACAGATCCTAGGCGTAAGCGGTGGCAAGACTGTGGTTGATGAAAACTGTGTTATGATCAAGAACACCAAGTTGCTGCTAACAATGGGACTACCGAGTGCAGCTTGTTTCTATGCTCGACAGGATCCAAAGATTGATAAGGCAATGGCTGCTGCTGGGGTTGAATGCCGTGAACCGCCTCCAATTATCACCAAAGACGTACCAATTCCATCGGCTCCCCCCACTGCGGCAGTAACTGTGGCACCGCTTGCGCCGCCTCCGCAGCAGATTATCAGGGAAGTAGTTCGAGAAGTGGTATTCCATCCTACACCACCACCTAAAGTGATTACCAAGATCAAGTATAAGAACAAGTGTCCTAAGCAGCCTACAATTGTTACTAGGCTTGAAAAGTAAAACTAAGGTTCTACTGTAGCCTCGGTGTCGTCTACGATTTCTTCGTATTCTTCATCGGGGCTTTCTTCTGCAGGTTGGATAATATAATTGTTTACAACTGGTGGACGTTCGGGCTTTGAACTTTGATTTGTTGCAGTATTAGTATTGCTATTAACGCTAGATTGGTTCATTGAAGGACTCAATACAATAGACGGTGTATTAGATGCAGGTTCAGCTTTTTCGTCCCCACCACCAAACAAGGTCAATGCTGCAACAGCAATTGAACCCACAGTGGTAATAACTGCTAGGGCAACTTTTAGGGTGGTGGACTTCATGCCAATATTTATCCAAAATTTTATATTTTGGACATGCTCTTGCATTACCCCGCACACCCTGCTAAAATACTAGTACACGGTTCTAGCACAACTAAGTAGAGAAAATATGCGTATTCCCGTAACAGAAACCACAGCACTGCGATTAGGCAAGGCGTGGGATGTATTCAAAAAGACACTACCATTCCTAATCATCGTAGGTTTTGGCGTATTTGGTTTTAGGCTAATGCATGACGCCTTCAAAAAAGAGCAAAAAGCCTATATGAATAAATGCCAACAACAAGGTGGTGTGTTGGTTAGGGTAGTCAACGATAACTACCTTATGTGTGTTAAAGATATACAGATTATTAAGGAGCAATCGAATGTTTCGCCGTAAGTTTGCCGTAATCTCTCTCGCTGCATGGTTTGTCGTATGGAGCGTCTGGGCATATTCAGTATCGGGTGTTAGCGGTGTGCTACTTATAATTATTATGATGGGGACTCCTGCCATGCTAGCGACGGTTGCTGTTGAGGAACAGCTCAAAAATGACCGCAACTAAACGAGCCAATCTTCAACGTTTAGCAAAAGACGAGAAGATGCAAGCCCAGCGTAAGTGGCATACAGCATACGCATGGTTTCCTGTATTGTCCGAAGATGGCTATTGGGCATGGTTAGATACTGTACATCGTTGCCGCAGTCATCGCTTTGATCCCTGGCGGTATATTGCAGATGTACATAACGTACTAACTACTGTTGACGAATCATAAAGTATAAAATATGCATGATACATTGGTATTTTTAGGTGGATTTTTTATTGGTTTGGTGTTTGCAGTAGTACTACATACACTTAAGCAGATACAATCTAAGAACTGGTTGCCGTATGATGAGGAACAACAACTATGATTAAATCAATTTTAATCTATCAAGACGACGAAACGCATCCTATTATTGTAATCGATAACGATAGCGAGCATCCCATATTTGAAGCACCAAACTTTGAACTGCTTGGTGCAGAACTAATCCAGGTACTAAACCGTGCTGCTCCCAAGAGCAAGTTTAGACTTGAAAATTCAGAATGGTAATATAAGGAGACCATAATGTCAGAGCGTACAGGATTTGAAAAGTTAACACTACTGTGTATCGTAATTGGTGCAGCAATTGTTGTGTTTGGTACTGGTGCTGTAGTTGGTAGTAATATTGCCACTGCAAAGCTGCAGAAAGCTGCTACACAAAATTGCGGCGCACGGTTTGATGATCTGACCGGAGAGTTTGCATGGACTACTTGCACATCACCGTCCGAGTCTGAACCGGCAGTGTTTGCACCTGAACCTGATCCAGAAGAGCCAGTGGCACCCGCTGAAACTGTTCCATCAGTTGCAACCGAGACACCAAGTGAGCCAGTACACTAATCGACTTAGTGCAGAAGACCTAATCTACACCATCGCTCGTGATTATGTGGAGCTGTCTAACGACAAAGTTCGTATACAGCGAGACGACCACATGCGATGGTGTAGTGATTGGTTAAGGTATAACCATATTCGTAATGAAATTAACCAGTTGCTACTACCAATATTAGGCAGCGACGAGTTGGTGGAGGAATGGTTGGCGTCACCTAATTTGGCATTTGATAGTCGCACCCCCCGAGAAGTACTTGCAACTTATCCTGAAGAAGTGTTAACATACATATATGGTCAGTACAGCAGATAAAACAAATATGGATCTACTGCAGGAACTAGCTGCAGCAGGTGAAGCCATGCGTGAGGCTGCAAAGCAGTTTGATGCAGACAGCGAAGCAGCGTGGAATGCACTTGACAAAGACCAGCAGCTTATGCTATTCTGTGCTGTAGTTAGACGTATATACCGAGGCGAGATCAAGGAACGTCAAAGCTACCGCGGAGTACTATACGATGTGTTTGAGTTTGGTACAGATTCTTATGCACCGGCACAGTACTCGGGATACTTGACTATACACAACATGCTGTATGAAGCAGTAGATTTGGAGAATCAACGAGGTTACCCGCCACTAACGGATAATGCATCGTATTAAGTTTAAGGGCCTATAGCTTAGTGTCCAAAAGCAGTCGTCTCATAAACGACCGATCGTAGGTTAGAATCCTACTGGGCCCACCACATTAAAGGAAAAAGATGAATCGCGAACAAGAACTGTTGATTGTGTTGTCCGAGGAATGCGGCGAGATTGTGCAAGCAGTCAGCAAGATTCATCGCTTTGGCAAGAGCATTGCTAACCAGCAACGACTGGAGCAAGAGATTGGCGACTTTATGGGCGTACTCAAGCTCATCGTAGAAGAAGGCTACATTGATGGCTTTCGTTTACCTGAACTTGGTGAGGAGAAGATTGCCAAGTTGGAGAAGTACATGAACAACAAGGCGGAGCCAGATGGGTAAGGTTGTTGACTTCATGCCTTATCTTCTCAAGAAGAAGATGAGCAAGCCCAAAGCTGATATAGTGATAATCTATCCCGAGATTAAACTTGATCTAGATATGTCGTTATTAAATCAAAGCCTTAAAGATTTAATTGAACGTCTACGTGTAGAAACTCAATCACACGATGAAGATTAAGTACGACGAAAAAATCTTTGAATTGGTTACCACACTGCGTAGCATGGGCTGCGCAGTTGCGTTTTTTACACCAGATCAATTAGAACATGTGGATGCTACCTGGATTGAAAGTGCAATGCTAGACCGCGGCATGCAATATCTAGAACATGAGCTAGGCTACAATTACAATCCATCCTGGCCATTCAACGTAGACGACCTACTACCCGATGAGGACGAACTGTGACACGTCTTAACAAGACTGTATTGGTTACGGGCGGAGCCGGATTCCTAGGTTCGCACCTTTGTGAACGCCTGCTCAATGAAGGTCGTGATGTAATTTGCCTGGATAACTTCTATACAAGCAGCAAAGCTAACGTGGCGCATCTACTCAATAATCCACGTTTTGAATTGTTACGACACGATGTTACCTTCCCGCTTTATATTGAAGTAGGCGAGATCTATAACCTGGCGTGTCCTGCAAGTCCTGTTCATTATCAACATGATCCCGTACAAACAACCAAGACCAGTGTGCATGGTGCTATTAACATGCTGGGCCTAGCCAAACGTACAGGCGCTAAAATTCTACAAGCCAGCACCAGCGAAGTGTATGGTGATCCAGAGCAACATCCACAAACAGAAAACTATTGGGGTCACGTAAACCCAATTGGTGTGCGCAGTTGTTACGACGAAGGCAAGCGTTGCGCAGAAACGCTGTTCTTTGACTATCGTAGGCAACATAATCTAGACATCAAAGTTGTGCGCATCTTCAATACATATGGTCCACGTATGCATCCCAATGATGGTCGTGTGGTTAGTAAATTTATTATGCAAGCACTACGCAACCAACCAATTACCGTTTATGGTGATGGTAATCAAACTCGCAGCTTTTGTTATGTAGACGATTTGATTGAATCATTCGTTCGCATGATGGCAACAAACAGTGGTGTAACCGGACCCATTAACTTGGGTAATCCTAGCGAATTCACCATGCGAGAGTTGGCTGAAAAAATATTGCAGCTAACTGGCAGTAAGTCACAATTGTTATACGAAACATTGCCACATGATGATCCGCGCCAGCGCCGTCCGGACATCACACTAGCCAAAGAACAACTAAGTTGGAGTCCTACTATTGCATTGGAACAAGGACTAATCCCAACTATTGAATACTTTAAGAGGTTTGTATGAGCGCAGAACACTGGCAAGCTCACGCACAGAAGTTTGAAGATCAATACTTTGAACTGCTCAGTAATCCTGTTGCCCTACGTCGTGCGCTGGGCAAGCTACGAGATACCGATACCACTCCCAGTATGATACTTCGTGCAATTGATTTGGAAAACAATCGATTGGGCGATTGTGACCACGAAGGTAGCACACAGAACATTGTAGCTGATTTGGTTACAAGGATGTCGTGTTCCAAATGCGGGGCATATTATGATGCTCAATTGATTGTACCTAATAAGGAAACTGTATGAAAAAGATGCTATGTGCTGCGGCACTGTTGATGTTCACAACCACAGCACTGGCTGCTAATCCAGAAGCCTGCACGGAAATCACCGTTAGGTTTACGGCATTTACCATGATTGCCCGCAGGGCTAGCAACAAGCAGGAGTACGATGGCGTACTGTACAAACTGTTACTGGAAGGTAATGCAGACAGGGATAACCAAAGACTAATTGCCAAGTTGATTGAGCTAGGATGGACTGCTCGCAACGAAGATGTAAACATAGCAGCAATGACCTTGTACCATGCTTGCATGGCGCCCGATGCTACTACCTAATCCAAAATGAATCGAAAGCTTGAAAGACGTTTGGTACTCCAAGCAATGATTGGTGTGGACGAAATCTACCCGGATAAAACCAAAATATCCCTAGAAGATTGGTTAGAAGCCTACAGTCGTAAACTAATAGTGTTGACAGCCCAGGAATGTCGTGCTATAGTAAGCCACGTAGAGATTCAACAGGTTATTGATAAACATTTTTTGGAGTGAGCAATGAGTCATCAGTTTGATTTGGAACAGCAGATTTTGGGTGCTTGGCGCGTAACCGAAGATGTCAAGTTGATTCTTGATACTCTACAGAACCGCAACATGACCCAGGATGAAATTGCCAATCTGCTGTTGGGCGTAGTAAGCCTTTACGAGCTCAAGTTTGATCAGCTGTTCCGTACCTTTGAAGCTCATATCGGTGATTACTATCAGAATGCTAGACTAGCAGAAACAGTAACCAACCCGATGGTGGACTCGACTACGGCTGATTGACATGCGTAATGACAGGATTTTTCCACTGCTCATGCGCATAGCAGAGTCGTCCGATCACCTTCGCTATCAGTTGGCTGCTGCGGTAGTAATTCGTGGGCGTGTGATCAGTTTTGGATACAACCGTATGAAGACTGATCCCATGCAGGCCAAGTACAGTGTGAACAAGGAGCGTATCTATATGCATGCGGAAATGCATGCAATCAAGAACGCACTGCGTCACATAACTGTGGATGATCTTAGGCGAGCTACCTTGCTGGTGTTGCGTACCCGAGAGGATACTGCTAGTGGTTGGGGCATGGCCAAGCCTTGCGAAGGTTGCATGCGAGCTATTGCAGAGTTCGGTATTAAGAATGTAAAATACACCAACGAGCTGGGTCTAATAGACACTATCTGAGTAAATACTAGTATGAGCATTGTATATCTACTTCGTGGCGTTCCGGGATCAGGCAAGAGCACTCTTGCTGCTAAACTTGCAGCAGGTACACCCAACGCACAACACTACGAAGCAGACCAGTATTTTGAACAAGCAGGTTACCACAAGTTTGTTCCCGAACACCTACCACGTGCTCATGCTTGGTGCTTTGCAAAGTTTTCCCAGTCTGTGCAACGAGGCGAGCCTGTGATTGTGAGCAATACCTTTACCCAACTTTGGGAAATCAAAAACTACATTGACTATGCACTTAACAACCAAGCCAAAGTGATTGTAGTACATTGCACAGGTAAGTGGGATAATGTACACGGTGTACCAAGCGAAAAGGTAGACCAAATGCGTTTGCGATTCATGGATAATTCCATGATTGCATCTCGATATCCGGACGAGATTGATTCTGGACAACTAGTTCTAAAAACCTATTCTGGCAATTAATCGGAGGAACAATGCCTGCTAAACTTAGTCAACCTGTAATTGATCGTGTACTTGAGCCTTTAAAAGCTGAATGGTACTCGATAAACCCAAAAATCTCAAAGAGATATAGCAAAAAGAACAGCGGTAGAGTTGGTAACCATATTGAAGATCTATTTGATCTAAGTAATCACAATCTGCCAGGTATGCCCGATTCTCCCGAAGGTGAAGTCAAGACTTATAGTCTAGACCGTGGCAAAGATTTAACCGTTGCTAAAATTACAGCCAAGGAACATAAAAACTTTGCTCCAACATTTAATGAAAGTGTAGTGTTTAAGAAGATGGTTCGAACTATCTTGGTCACTTACAACGAAATTCGTAACAAAGATACACACTATAAGGTGAAGGATGGTATTATCTGTGATCTACATCGACTTGATAATTATACACTTTATGAACTAGATCAGGATTTTCAGAAATTGACAACTTGGATGAAGGGTGAAAAGTACAAAGACCTTACCAAAGGTATGTCACCGCCAAAGACCAAATACCTAACAGTGACTTGGTCAGGTACAAGTGAGAAGCCTCAGCCAACATGGAAATTCAAATCCAGCTTTGTTAAAGTGTTGATTTCTGGCGCCACAAGTCCTGTACAAGACGACTACTACCAACGTCAATTTGTCCCTGCGTAAGTTGTTGATTTCTAAGGGAAAACTAAATTCCCAATAGAATCAATGACTTACGCAATCTGGCGAAAATTCTGGTTGTAACCCTACCCGAACGGCTGTAATATACGTTCATAGGGTTAAATAACAGTTGGAGTTCAAAATGAATCACGACGACGTTCCTTTTATTATCAGCGAAGCGCAGTGTGCGGGCGAACAGGGCATGCAGCAGACCATCCCCAAACCCATGGTGGTGCAGGATGGTGCTACCCGCTATGTGGTGCCCAGCGGTGTCTGCGGCTTTGCTACGGTGAACGTACCAGGCGTTCGCAGCAACAGCAAGTTGGGTAAGGAGCTGATCAAGCACGGCTTCTACAAGAACAGCTACGAGCGTTGCCTGCAGTACAGCGTACACCGTGGTGGGCAGAGCATGGAGCTCAAGGAAGCCTATGCTGAAGAGTTTGCCCGGACACTTCGCCGCTACGGCCTAGATGCGTACTCCACTAGCCGGATGGACTAAGGGATGGGACATATGAAACGCTACTACGAGGACATGACCGATGATGACATGGTACAGTTCATGCGGGACATTGCGGAACTGAATACAGCCTACGTCAGTGCTGCTGAGCAGGATGACAAGAACTACGATCTGTGGCTACAGGAACAGGATAACAGTTTCAGCGTCATGATCAATGATAGCGAAGACTATCACGAACTGCGACCTTATTGATGTTTGCAGTACTATCCTTATTGTTCCTTGCTATGGGACAATGGGTCACGGCACTGATGTGCTTTATGATGGCAATGTTTCTTAAATACGTGGAGGACAAGCAATGAGTGATGAAGATTACGCCTGGAAGGATCGGCAACGCGCCAGCGACAAGCGAACAGACGACCGCGATCGCTGGATCAATTTCGTTGTCTGGATTAGCATTCTTACCATGGTCATTCTTACTATTCAAGCTTGCATTGCATAATGTCAAAGATTTGGTTCACTAGCGACTGTCACTTTGGGCACAGGAACATTCTTAGTTTCTGTCCCAACACTCGTCATGGTACTACGACCGACGAGATGGACAGTATACTGATTGCAAATTGGCAGCGAGATGTTGCGGATACTGATGATGTCTATATGCTGGGCGACATCTTCTTCTGCGACAGCAAGCGGGCCCGTGACATCATGGGGCAGCTGCCCGGACGCAAGCACCTGATCTATGGCAATCACGACAAGGTAATCCGCAGTGATCATCTGCTGCAGAAGCAGTTTGCCAGCATCAACGACTACATGGATCTGACGATTGGTAATCGTTTGGTTACCCTGTTCCACTATCCCATGCTGGAATGGCTGGGTATGAATCGGGGCAGTTATGCACTGTTTGGGCATGTACATGGCAACATGGACCACCATCCCGAAGTGGTCGATGCCCGTATCATGGACGTGGGCGTAGATAGTCGTCCGCTGGGCATTGCACCCGACAACGGTGCCATGAGCCTGTGGTCGTGGGAGCAGATTGACCGTATACTGGGCGCAAGACCCATACGCGGATTCCACAATAGCCGCGCCCCTTAACCCCCAATTTTGGAATAAATATTCCAGTAGGGGGGTTTTTTATGCTATCAAGTTTACGAAGCATGCTCGCAGATGGGCATGATGGTTCTATTTCCAGCAAGCGAGTGATCACATTTGTCTGCGTGTTCCTCATGACCTTGGCGTTTGTTGCTAACCTGTTCTGGGGATACAAGATAGATGAGTTCATGTACAGCAGTGTGATGTACGTGGTCATTGCGGGATTAGGTGCAACTGGATTGGAAAAGTTTGCCCCAAAGGCACCCAAATAGTTTAACAAAACCGCGTTCTCTGCGTAAATACAACGTAACAGAGGACGCAATATGTTAGGCATTCCTTCCCCATATCTGATCATTGGTGGTATTATCGTTGGTGCTTTAGTCATCGGCGGCACATACTTTTACGGATACCGTACTGGCAGCAAAGTAACCAAAGCTGAATACGAAACAGTAATCAACAACTACGTTATCGAAAAGCAAAATCTACAGCTTGCATTTGATAAGGAAAAGAACACCATTAAGGAAAAAGTAGTAACCGAGTACGTTGACCGTGTGCAAAAGATCAAGGAAATGCAGGTAGTATATCGTGACCGCATTCGTGATGTACCTAGCATATGCGAGGTTAGCAAAGGCTGGGTATATGTACACGATCAGGCAGTAACTGGAGCAGTTCCAGATACTACCGCAAGTGCCAATCCTGACATCAGTGGCGTAAAAGATACCGATGCACTAAATGTAGTAACAGACAACTACAGTACTTGCCGTGAGAAGGATGCACAGATCAAAGCCTGGCAGGATTACTTTGCAAAGGTCAAGGAAGCTGTAGAAAAGTCTAACAAGTCGGTATCAGACCGTCCTAAGGCCAAGTAGGAGATCAAGATGAAATACACAATCATATTAGCCACACTGTTACTTGCAGGATGCGGAACCACAACTCAGTTAACTTCTGAGATTGTCATGCCCGAAGCTCCGGAAATATTGAACCGTGCACCAGCACCGCTCAAGACCATTCGTTCAGTATATCCAGAGAAAACTGCGGAACCAGTTAGCCCAATTACTCCCAACAACTAAGTCATTGATTCTATTAGACAAATAAAATTTGACGTATTCAAAATATCGTGTATAATACACACATATTAAGAAATAGGACTAAATACAAAGTCAACACTGTAGTTGACAGACGTACACAAAGGATTTAATATACACAACATGGCAGCAACGAGAGGAATCAGTATTAGTAAAGCACAAATACGTGAAGCCAATCGCTGTGGCTATTGGTCGAAAAATCCAAGAGATTATCGTACTAGGGTCTAGAAATGCAGCAACTGCTGTGTTAACATAGACCCTGGCATCGAAAGATCCCAGGGTTTTTTATTGGTGGTAATGCGGAACGCGACTGCGAACGCCACCTTAAACAAAGTTCAAATGGGCGGCGGCGAGGATGAAGGCCATGGTGAAAACGTGGCTGGTAAAATCCGTCAGCATTAGTATTATGGGGGAGTGGCTGGGGTTATACAGCTTTTACTCTTAAACAACAGCACGGTGTGCCCCTTGGTAAAAAAGAATTCTTATGGTCGCCCCACACCACCTACCGTGTAACGAGTAGGTAGCCCACGTGGCTCAGCTGCGGTCCCGCAGCGAAAAGTTGGGAATATATTTCATTCTCGTGTATAAATAACTGCATGAGAATACATGAACTAACTGAATCCAAACAGATCAACGAAAACTGGCTTTCAGAGCTAATGCCTAATATTGATGCCACTGCAGTATTAACTGCAGCATTTGGCGCAGGTGTTGTTAAACTAATAATTGACAAGTACAAGCACTACAAAGCTAGATCTAGAAAGGTTCACCAAGTATTGGCAGATGGCAAGCCTATCAGCGATTCTAACTTGACAGGCCCGCAGGCATTTGCTGTAATACTAGAAGCTATACATACAAATAGTGTACGCACTAGAAAGCGTACCACAGTAGAATATACCATTATGGATACTGAACTTAATAAAGTAATATTCAACCGTAAACCTCAATCAACACCGGTAAAATAGTATAATGAGATTAAACGAAATTGCCGAAGAAACAGTACTAGACCGTCCACCTAGCACAGACAAGCAGGATGCTCCTCTGTATGTTCCTGGTGGTGCTACAGTGGTTGTACTTAACGATAACGTAACACCATTCCAAGTGGTGATTGAGGCTATCATGCATGGCGCAGGACTTAGTAAGTTTGCTGCTACCAAACGCATGATGCAGGCACACAGAGGTGGATACTCCGCAGTAGCCAGTTACGCCAGTCGTGACCTTGCAGAAACTGTTGCCAGCAGAATTGAAGAACATGCTGCTGGCAATACAGACTATGATATGTTGAAGCCGATGGTACCGCATCGCGGCCCATGGCCTCTTACTTGCGACGTAATGGACGCAGAAGACGCCCGTTAATTAATTTTTGGAGTGTAGCTCAGAGGCAGAGCCGACGACTGTTAATCGTCTGGTCGCAAGTTCGACCCTTGCCACTCCAGCCAAATATTGGCGCAGTGTAGATTCGCTCTACGGCCCATCGAGAGTGTGACGAGCTCTCGGGTTAATCAATACAGCCCGTAAATTTCGTCATCTAATTTGATATTGTTATCGTTTAGATAACATTCAACAATATTTTTTACTAGATTAGGATGGCAATGTACATATTCGCTTTGTACACGAAATCTATCTTTAAGAAGATCTAGTATTTTTTTCTCGTGTATTTTATCAGGTATAGTGTATACTACTAGAAAATAGCAATTTGGATTTGCTGTTCGATATGATCTTATACGATTGTGTGGATCCTTAGTAATACCTAATTTACATTTATTAGGTTTATCTGGGTCAACCATAATATAATATTGAATAGACATTAGTTTTATTTATTGGTCTCATAGTTCAGTCTGGTTAAGAATAACTGCCTGTCACGTAGTAGACGCGGGTTCAAATCCCGTTGAGACCGCCACTCAGTGGTGACTGTAGATCAATGGTAGATCCCCGGATTGTGATTCCGGTCGCTGTGGGTTCGAGTCCCATCAGTCACCCCAACTAATGCGCGAGTGATGGAACGGTATACATGACGGTCTTAGAAGCCGTTGCCGAAAGGCTTGAGAGTTCGAATCTCTCCTTGCGCACCAAATTAATTTTTGCAATTGTTATATCGCAAGTAAATAGTATTATGGGGCTGTTAGTATACTGGGTATTATGCTGCGTTTGCATCGCAGAGAAGGGAGTTCAATTCTCCCACGGTCCACCAATCAACTGTTGCGCGGTAGTAGAACGGCACTACACTGGGCTCATAACCCGGAGAACTTGGTTCAACTCCAAGCTGCGCTACCAAGAACGTTCCGTCTAATCAACGGATAGTGTGACCCGCACGACGAGAAGTGCCGTGATAGGTACGGGTGGTTCCAGTTCAACCTAACTGGCGCTGGCAATGCGTTAATCCCCTTGTGTTGAGCTGCTGCTGATGTCGTCTATTATGACTACTAGGAAAACCTAGCGTAAGATGTAAGCCAGCAAGGGGAAGCTTCTAATTTAGGGTAGTTGGGTGAGCGGTTTATACCAGCAGACTGTAAATCTGCCGCTTCGGCAACGGTGGTTCGAATCCATCACTACCCACCAAATAAAATAACATTATGTATACCTAACATATACATATATGCACACTATACAATATCTAGAGGATTAAATGTCTACTGAAATTGATCAAATGATTGCGGCTTTAGTCAAAGCCAATGGCGCTCCCAAGTATGCATACACTCCTAAGGAACTAGATCCCTCTAAGGACACAGTTTTTTATTCTGGCCCATACTGGGACCATAATGAGATCGAAGCAGGAGTACGTGCATTCCTTACTGGCAAGTGGCTGGTATCCGGAGAGAATGTTGCTAAGTTTCAGTGGGCATTTGGTAAAAAGTTCAATGTAAAGTATAGTCACATGGTGAACTCAGGTTCATCGGCTAACCTTACCATGATTGCTGCACTAAAGAAGCACCTATCATGGCGCGACGGTGCAGAAGTAATTGTGTCCCCTGTGGGCTTTCCCACCACCATTGCACCTCTGGTACAAAATAATCTCAAGCCCGTGTTCATTGATATTGAAATGAACACGCTTAATTTTGATGTAACTCAGATCGAATCAGCTATTAACACTAATACGGTGGCAATCTTTGTGTCCCCAGTATTGGGTAATCCGCCCAATATGGATGTGCTGGCAGATATCTGTCAACGACACAATCTAATACTGGTCGGTGACAATTGTGATAGCTTGGGTTCAAAGTGGAACAACAAGCTGTTAACTGATTACTATTATGCTTGGTCCACATCATTTTACCCTGCCCACCATATTTCTACCGGTGAAGGTGGAATGGTATCGTCTGACGATATCGAACTAATTAATCTTGTTCGTAGTATCAGTTGGTGGGGGCGAGATTGCCGTTGTGTTGGTGCAGCTAATCTATTAGCATGTGGTACATGTGGTAACAGATTTGATAAGTGGTTGGATGGATATGATGGTGTGATTGACCACAAATATCTCTTTACCAATATGGGATATAATCTCAAGCCGCTAGATATGCAAGGTGCTATTGGAGTAGAGCAACTCAAGAAGGTTGACGAAATCGATAGTAAGCGTCGTGTTAATTTTGCTAAGATTAAGTCGCTAATTGAAAAACATATTCCACAAGCTCGTATAGCAGATAAACTAGATGCTGCAGATCCCAGCTGGTTCGGTGTACCTATTATTGTAGATAGTGCTGCAAATAAAGAAAAACTGCAGGCTTTCTTTGAAAGTAATCGAATTCAGACTCGCAACTACTTTGCGGGCAATATACTATTGCATCCTGGATATCAACATCTGGGCATAGCAGCAGACTATCCAAATGCAAACAAGGCATTGTCGAATGTATTCTTTGTAGGGTGTCCTCCGCATTACAGTGAAGATGTGTTTGTGTATTACGAACAGGTGCTCGAGCTGTGGAATTAACAATTTCAGAGGAATCTAAATTCTCAGTAGTGACGCCCACCATGTGGAGATTTGCTCCATTCTTAGATTTTCTTTCTGTTGTTGTGCAGTTAGACATAATTGGCGAAGTTATTATCATCGACAATGATACTGCAGCTACGCCAAATCATGAAGTATTAACGCACCCTAAGGTTAAATTATACGATCTTGGTAAAAACATATATGTAAATCCTGCATATAATTTTGGCGTAGCCGTAAGCCGATATAACAGAATCTGTATTCTCAACGATGACATCATAGTTGATATAAAACTATTCCATAAGATTCATAAGGTGTTCAAACCAAATCAATTTTATAACATATCCTATGATGCATCTTGTGGTTTGCCAGTAACAGGAGAAATTGATCTTGTTCCCTGGCATGAAGGAGTCACCGGAGGCAATGGCGGATCGTTGATGTTTATCCATAAATCTGATTGGATAGATATTCCAGGTGGATTAGACATATGTTATGGGGACAATTGGCTCAATGACGTTATGCAAACAAGGTTTAGGCAGAACTTTATAATTAAAAATACCTTTTTTTATACACCAATGAACACTACTAGTAGTAGCTTTACTAACGGCAACTTGTTATGGCGGGAAGGTGCGATATATGAAGCTGTATTTAGACGATTTAGAGATGTAAATGGATATTCAATTGTACCTGGATGCACAGTTCTAGACTAGCATAAATACCACATGCGACTAAAACAATTAACACCTAAGAAAACAAAAAAGCCCGGTGGTTGGTTTCTACTCAATGCAGATCACAAGCCCATAGAAGCAGTAAATTCAGACAACTATGATGATATGACTGCATTTTATGCAAATCCACATCCAGGACAAGGATATATAGGATTTATAGATCGCACTGGCGAAGTAACACATCATCTTACAACAAATCAGGCGCGTCAGGTCGTTACAGTATCAGGCAAGCCCTGGTAAACTATTGGGACAATAGCTCAGCCGGTAGAGCAAAGTGTTGATAACGCTTAGGTCCATGGTTCGAACCCATGTTGTCCCACCAAATTAATATTCTGCTGTTATTTGATCAAACTCGTCAGGATCGCCTGATATACGGTAGAAGGTAATATCATCTGGTTCAAACACTACATCGGGTACTTTGGTCCAGCTAAAGCCCCCACCACGCTCGTAGATACTGTGATGTATGTCTACCATGTACACACCCTCTTCAACTTGCGCTACAACATAAACATGTTGTTCGTGGCTGCTGCTTTGAGTAGTAGCAGTGATATTGTGCTGATATAGAACATCAAGTATGGCATCTGCAATGATATGACAGATCCCGCCGCCGGCGTAAGTGTCTCGTTCTTCCTCATCCCATGCATCGTACGCATGTTGGGCAACTTGGACCATTTCTGGACGCAGTTGCTTTAACATCGCCAACGTTGGCAATTGTGCGGAATCAGATATTTCGTATAATCTCATAGATATATTTATTGAATTAGCTATAGACAGCATACACTATTGCTGTATAATACACATATTGGGACTGTAGCTCAGTTGGTAGAGCATCGGACTTTTAATCCGTGTGTCGTGGGATCGTACCCCACCAGTCTCACCAAATTTCCTTGACAGCACAGGGTGCAGGAGAGATTTATAAACTCTTTAGCGGCAGATTACCGTTCACGGCTGGGATCGTTACCCAGGTCAAGGACCAATTTTGTTAACACTGCTCAACAGCAGTATTAAATAGTTTGACGGGATGTAGCTCAGTTTGATAGAGCGTTTGCTTTGGGAGCAAAATGTCGCAGGTTTGAATCCTGTCATCCCGACCACTTTTATTTGCCGGATTGGTATAATGGTATTACAGCGGTCTCCAAAACCGTTAACGGGGGTTCAATTCCCTCATCCGGTGCCAACAAAGAAGCAGCATGGACCTAACTGACGAAGATCGTATGAAGCGACACGCAATAGCGTATCCAATGGAAGTTGGTGCGCCAAAATTTGCGCCCATCGCCATTCACGAAGAAAAAGACATTATGCGTAACATTGCTCGCATGCAAGCCGAGCAAGAATACCATCGTATTATGGAAGTGGTTACTGTACTTAAACGGCAAGCAGACGCTATACAGCGTAGGCTAGAAGTTACCGATATGGTACACGCTGCAGAATATAACTTTAAGGTAGTACCCGGACGCAGCTATTGGCTGGTCCGTGATACTCGCAAGAACAAAGTGATACTGGCATTTACTGGTCCCACCGAATGGTCTTCCGGAATACCGGTTGACTACCATTATGTTGCGGAAGTAAAATGTTTGGGTGATTACAGTTGGACAGAAATATGAACAAAGAAGAACAAATTTTTACCGATGCATACGTTAACGACATATGGGGTCCATATGGCGGTTATCCCGAGACCAAATCAGGATTGGGCTCTACTTTGCGACAAACAGTTAATATTAGACGGGAATTACCGTTACTATTAGAACGTCATAACATTACATCTATGTTGGATATTCCTTGCGGTGATTTTAACTGGATGCAGCATGTTGATCTAGGATATACAAAGTATATTGGCGCAGACATTGTGCCAGTTATGATCGAGGATAATAAAAAGCGATTCCCTTCTGTCGATTTCAGAACGCTTAATTTGCTGACAGACGATCTACCCAAGGTGGATCTTGTAATGTGCCGCGATTGCTTGTTTCATATGTCGTTTTCCAATATACATCGTGCATTGACTAATATTCAACGATCGGGTGCAAAATATATTTTAACTACGTCTTATACATGGAAAGCATATCCTAACGAAGACTGTGTTGACGATTCATCTGGTCGTGTACAGTGGACTAGGTTGAACCTATTTCTGCCTCCTTTCAACTTGCCACAGCCAGTAGACTTTATTTTTGAAGGTACAGCAGAAGACCCTACTACAAGCGACAGAACATTGTTCTTGTGGCGGTGTGGGATCGTATGATTATTATGCAAGTGTGGTGGAATCGGTATACACAACAGACTTAAAATCTGTCGCTGTAATGGCTTGCGGGTTCGAGTCCCGCCACTTGCACCAGAATTTTGTCCCCGTAGCTCAGAGGATTAGAGCGAGTGGTTTCTACCCACCAGGTCGGAGGTTCGAATCCTTCCGGGGGCGCCAAATTGGAGACGTGGCTGAGTGGCCGAAAGTACCTCACTGCTAACGAGGCGACCGTAATTGGTCCGTGAGTTCGAATCTCACCGTCTCCGCCAGATTTAATAGGAGTATGATAATGAAATTACTAAGCGAGCTGGCAAATGATGTTCTAAGATCACACAGAACAGATTTGCCAAACTATCAAGTTTTAGATAAGAACTTAGGAGTCAATGGACATTGTTATATTGATGAAGTATACGAAACGCTATTTGCACCCTATAGACTTTCCACTAAAAAAGTTTTAGAAATTGGGGTACATAATGGTGGGTCTATGCTGTTGTGGCAGCGTTACTTTCCCAATGCCGAGATACAAGGCTTAGATAATACGATTAGTCTATTTTTTTGGAAGCAGCACGACAGAATACAACTAAAGAAATGTGATGCGTATACTACAGAAACAGTTAACGAGCTAGACAACGGGTATGACATCATCATTGATGATGGTCCCCACACACTGGACTCGATGAGATTTTTTATTAAGCACTATCTGTCAAAACTAAATATCAATGGTATTGCAGTCATCGAAGACATTCCAGATTCTGCCTGGATTAAAACACTGCTCGATGATCTCAGTCCCAATGGGATGAGAACACGAATTCAAGTGTTTGATCTACGTAATATCAACATGCGCTATGATGATATGGTATTAGTTATTCAGAAGATAGGATAAGATTATTGCGGGATTAGTTTAATGGTAAAACTAGAGTTTTCCAAACTCTTGTCAGGGGTTCGATTCCCCTATCCCGCTCCATTTTATAAACATAAGGATAGTAGATATGACCACTGAATTTTTTAGAAAGTATTCGGATATCGTTATGGAAGCAGAAGCTCCTTTGGTTGACATTGGCCAAGTTGCTGCAAGTTTAGAATTTAAGCCAACACGCAAATTGGCCAAAAAGTACACACAGGTAGCAAGCACGGAAAACATGCCAGCGATGAGCTACGCTACTGCAGAAAAGGAAATGCCAGTTGTAACAGTTACAGCGGATGGCAAGGAAACTCAGAACGTAGCTGCTCCGGGCGATATCATTATGAGTGGGCCCAGTAAGGAACAGTATGTACTTAAAGCTGCTAAGTTCCCTAAGCTATATCAAGTAACAGGCGATACTGCGATTCCCGAACAGAGTCCGCGTATGGTTGCTGCATACACGGGCAAGGACATGGTAAACTTTACTGCTCCCTGGGGCGAGTCCATGGTACTCAAGCCTGGCGACTACTTGGTTAAAGATGGTGATGCTGGCTATTATCGTATTGCCAAAGCAGAGTACGAGCAAACATATAACCCACCAGGTAAGTAAGCTAATTGTGCCACTATGCTAAATACACATATGGCACAATATCATAACTTCCAACTGTTCAATTACGGTCTGCTGCACGAAGCAGACGATGAAGATAAAAAGGGCAAGCCCACTAAGACTCAGGACAAGACTAAACTACCAGGTTTAGATATTAAAGATCCTGAGATTGGTCGTGCTGCTCCTACTACCGGCAAGCCCGAGACAGAGCCTGCAGCACAGCGTACTGCAAGTGCTGAAAAGACACGTGCTAGAACCAGTAACATAACTACTGGTCCCGAAGGCATGCGTCACATGCTGGATTTGACACGCAATCTGAATCAAATTGATACAAGTCAAGAACCTGATCTGGATACTGAACTTGGATTTGATGAACCCACCGTACCAACCACAGATAATCTACCTGCTGTACTACAGCGTGGACTCATGCGTGGCGACGAAATACAACCCAAATGGCACCAAGTTAAGAACTTGCCCGGATACATCAGCAAGCCCATACGTGCTATGGGACGACAGCTATTCAGCATGTTCACACGCACACCAATCGAGAAGATCAACGTGCTGGCAACTCTAGGCAAACAAGGTCCAAACGAACAGCATGAACTTAATATAGTTGCTGCCAAACTGCGTGATCGCGGCCGTAGACTGCGCCAAGCTGAAGTTAGCATGCGCGAGCTTATGCCTGACTACGATGCGCAGATTAGCATGTTCGAAGCTGATGGTTATACCTTTATGATGGTCAAGGACTTTGCGGGACGCTACATCTATTCGTGGCCCAGCAAGGACAGTATCAGCGGCGGACAAGTTGCTGCGCCAGACGAAGTAACCTCACTACCACCTCCCGCTCGTAGACTGCGTTAATGCGTATAGATGAGATTGAGTCTCCCGATTACATGACAGGTCACTGTCATGTAATGGCTATCGCACTAAAGAAACTGCATCCAGACTGGACTATACGTGCCCGCATAGGGTGGGATGAAGATGGTGAAGACGAAAATTTTAGAGTGGATCATGTGTTCATAACCGCACCCAACGGCACCGCATACGATTGTCGCGGACGTCATGATAGTGAGGATACGCTATTAGGTCCGGATGATACTGGTGGAGAAGATGTTCAAGTCATTGACTTTGATCAGGACCTTATTAAGGACACTGTCGCTCGAGGCGAGCTACGCGCATTTACCAAACGCGATCTAGAGCAAGCACTGGCTGCTGCTAAGAAACTGCCCCTGTAATTCAAAATAAATTTTACACACGAGCATAATCGTGTATAATTACTACATTGCCCCTATAGCTCAGCTGGTAGAGCAACTGATTTGTAATCAGTAGGTCCGCGGTTCGAATCCGTGTGGGGGCACCAAGTTTATTGTCCCTATCGTCTAGAGGCCTAGGACATCGCCCTTTCACGGCGACGACAGGGGTTCGAATCCCCTTAGGGACGCCAGTTTATGCCCGGTTAGCTCAGCGGTAGTAGCGTTGCCTTTACACGGCAAATGTCGGCGGTTCGATTCCGTCACCGGGTACCATTTCGCACTATTGCTGACGCGCCGCAAAATTTTCCCAGTGTGTTAGTACGCACATAATTACACATAGTATTTCACATAGGAAGTTAAATGAAGCGAGCACTTATTACAGGTGTTGCCGGACAAGATGGCAGCTACCTTGCGGAACTGTTACTAGACAAGGGTTATGAAGTACATGGACTAGTACGTAGAACGGCAGACGCAGCACATCCAAACATCAGTCATCTCAAGCAGCACATTATATTGCAGCAAAGCGACCTCAGCGATGGCAATAGTCTTCGCAATCTGATTGACGAAATTCGTCCAGATGAGTTGTACAATCTAGCTGCTCAAAGTCATGTTAAGGTTAGCTTTAACGCTCCTGTTATGACCAGCGATATTAATGCACTAGGTACACTACGCATACTAGATGCAATACACAGTCTCAAGATGGAAGACCGTATTAGGTTCTATCAAGCCAGTACCAGCGAAATGTTTGGTGTGGGGCAAATCAGTCCGCAAAATGAAACTACGCCATTCTATCCGGGCAGTCCATACGGCGTAGCTAAACTATATGCCTATTGGATCACTGTAAACTATCGTGAAAGCTACAACATGTTTGCTTGTAATGGCATACTGTTCAATCACGAAAGTCCACGACGTGGTGAAACATTTGTTACACGCAAGATCACCCGCGCATTTGCTCGCATGATGTTAGGTAAACAGAACGTGCTTGAACTAGGTAATCTAGACAGCAAGCGAGATTGGGGGCATGCTAAGGACTATGTACGTGCCATGTGGATGATGCTACAAACAGATCGAGCCGACGACTATGTAGTTGCTACCGGCAAGCAAACCAGTATTCGAGAGTTCTGCAAACTTACCGCGGAATACTATGGTATTGATTTGCAATGGGAAGGGTCAGGCGTTGACGAAATAGGTCGCGATGTTAATACGGGGCAAGTACTAATACGTGTTAACCCCGCATACTATCGCCCAGTTGACGTTACTAATCTTCTAGGTGATCCAACTAAAATTAAAGAAATATTAGGATGGGAACCTGATTGTGATCTTGCACAACTTGTACGTGATATGTGCGAGTCCGACTATGAACAAGCTAAACGAGAGGTATAAATGAAGAAGTTACTAGAACTAGGCAATCACTACGTAAGTGATTTTGTAAAGCCCGGCAGTGAGATGCGCGAAACCAAGCCCTGGAGCTTGGATCTTTATCTGGATGAAACTATTGGTGCAGTACGCCTGGACGGTGTTGCTCCCCTAGACAAGATGTATGGACAGTATTGGTATCGTTCGGGTATCAACACCAGCATGACCAAGCAGCTACAACAGATTGTAGCCGAAGTTTGCGAGCGCGTCAGCATTAAGACTGGCGATGTTTGGTTGGATATTGCTTGTAATGACGGCACACTACTAGCTGCAGTGCCAGATACTGCTATTAAAGTGGGTATCGACCCAGCAGATGATAGCTATATTGCAGAAAGTACTCGTGTGGCAGACGCAGTAGTGCAGGACTTCTTCAGTGAAGCAGCATATCAGCGCACGGGCTACGGTGATCGCAAGGCCAAGGTAGTGACCTGTGTTGCTATGTTCTACGATCTAGAAAATCCACGTCCCTTTATTCGTGATGTACACAAGATCCTAGCAGACGATGGTGTGTTTGTGGTGCAGATGAGCTACACTCCGCTCATGCTTAAGCAGATGGCATTCGATAACATTTGCCACGAACATGTGTACTATTACAATCTCACCAGTATCAAGGCACTGTTTGAAGCAGAAGGCTTTGTAATCCGCGATTGCAGCCTCAATGACACCAACGGTGGTAGTTTCCGCGTCTACTTCCAAAAAAGTACCAGTGACAAGCGCACCTTTGCCACACAACAGCAGCGCGATGTATGCGACTACCGCGTTGCTAGCACATTGGAATATGAAGCTGCACACTGGGATCTAAGCAATCCCCAATTGTGGGCAGACTTTGGTGCTAATATTGATCAGCTTAAGCGTGAAGTAACGGAGTTCCTACATGCAGCCAAAGCAGAAGGCAAGACTGTTTATGGATATGGGGCTAGCACTAAGGGCAATACTCTATTACAATTGTTTGGTATTACGCCCGACCTAGTTACTGCTATTGCGGAACGTAGTCCATACAAGTTTGGATTGGAAACTGTAGGTACACGTATTCCCATTGTTAGTGAGGAAGAAATGCGAGCTGCTAAACCTGATTATCTGCTAGTTCTGCCCTGGCACTTTATTGATGAATTTGTCAAGCGAGAGCAAGACTTTATTAATGCGGGCGGTAAATTAGTTGTACCTTGCCCACGTTTTCAGGTAATTAGCAAGTAATTTATGTACACACAAGTTGTGAATGGGTATCAAATGACTTTGGATGAAAAAGAACTCATTCAATACATGATGTTGATCAATGGATATGAGCCCGAAGAATCTCAATGGGTCATTGATACATTGAGGCCAGGACAAGTATTTGTGGATATTGGCGCAAGTTTTGGTTGGTATACAACTATGGCGTTAAATTTAGTTGGGCCAACCGGAAAAGTTTTTGCGATAGAACCAGGTCCCCGCGCATTCCAGTCATTGGTGAGTAATCTTGGTCATGTTAGCAACTTGTTTATTAGAAATATAGCTGCAGGTAAAACTAGCGGCTATATTTCATTATACGAACCCGAAGCAGGAACTTTGTATACTCCCAGTTGTTTTTCTCAACCCGGTGCAGGTCAACACAACAAAATTTTTGTTAGTGTTGATCTGTTGGACAACGATCAAGATCTAGCAGCATGTGATTTCATCAATTTGGTAAAAATAGACATAGAAGGTAGCGAACCTGATGCATTGTGGGGCATGAGAAATCTATTAGAAAAAAATAAGATAGGTAGGATTATTTGCGAATACAATGAATTTTGGATGAAACAAAATAACTACACATATAGCAAACTAATAGATGATTTTACTAAGCACGGGTTCCTAATAGAAAAAGTTTCTACTATAACAACAATGCAAGTTGATATTGGGCAAAATATATCTATACCACAGAAGCTACAAAGCCTCTTGTTCAAACATAATTCAATAATTTAGGATTTATATTATAATGAAAGTTGAAAACGATCAACTGCATCTGGTAACGCCAAATTATCAGATTAGGAAGTCTAAATTTAAGATGAAACATGCAGGGTTTGAGCAAATAAACGAATGCTATGCTCAGGCAGGGCAAGATCTGTTTGTATTGGGAATACTAGAGGGTAAGAGTAACGGCACTTATTTAGAAATTGGGTGTGGCGAACCAAAGTCGTACTCAAATACATATCTATTAGAGCAACAGTTTGGATGGAAAGGTGTAAGTTTAGACATAGAAGATTCTATTGTTCAGAGCTATAATCTTTCTAGAAAAAATAAAGCAGTAGTAAGCGATGCGACCACAGTTGACTATCTGGATCTACTAGAGAAATCTGGGATACACACACGAGATCTTGATTTTGCCAGTATTGACTGTGAACCTGCGTCAAACACATATGCTGCGCTCAGAGCACTGCCGTTAGATGTTCTTCGTTTTGCAGTCATAACATACGAACATGATTGTTACTATGCAGGCCCCAAATTCAAATACAGTAGTCGCAACTATCTATGGAGTCATGGTTATGTATTAGTTGCTAGCAATATTAGTGCAGGTGATGCTGGCACCGGTAATTTAGAATACGTAGATTACGAGGATTGGTGGGTACATCCAGAACTAGTGGATATGAATCGAGTGTCTAGATTTTTCTCTAATAGTGATGATACAAAATTCTTTATGAGTTATTTGTTTGACAACATTCATGAGTCCTAAAATGAAAATTCTATTTGTTAATACTGCTGCGGCTATATGCAGTATTCATGAGTCAGGATCGATGATATATGAATCGGTTAAAGATAGTACGAATTGGTCCATGGAGTATGTCAACGCAAACGACCTAGATCTGGATCATTTGCATCGGGGGAAAATAACACTGAAGAGTAGTAATATTACTCTTCCTCCGTTTGATTTTTATATATTCAACTATCATAAAATTGCAATGCAACAAATGATAGGAATCCAGGGACAATATCTAAAACAATTACCTGGACGAGTGCTAGCAATTGTACTAGAGATGCGTCCAAACGATCCAATGGTTGACTTAGATAACCCAGATTATTTTGATGCATATCTGGTCCTGGATCCTACAATGAAATATCATGATCCCAGATTCTATGCATTCCCTCGCCCCATTCCGTCAATGAATTTTGAATATAAAGATACAGGTATTCCTGTTATCGGCACATTAGGGTTTCCTTGCTATTCAAAATGCTTTAACTTAATTGTCAAAGCTGCGCGAATGGAATTTGAGCGAAGCGTGGTACGAATGAATATTCCTTATCCTCATTCATACTATAGCATGCACGAAGACATGTACAATGATATCATCGGACAGTGCAAGAGAGAAACTGGCTCAACCGTAAAATTAATTATTACTAATCATCACATGAGTCGAATTGACTTGTACAAGTGGTGTTCAGAGAACAGCCTTAATGTTTTTTGGTATACACGAGACGGGTCTACTCCAGGATTATCAGGATCTGCAGACCCTGCAATAGCCAGTGGAAGGCCGCTGTCGGTAAGTTCATCGGCACACATGCGACATATACATCAATATCAACCTGATTGTAGCAAATGGTCATTGAAAGATTCATTGCAGTACGGACAAGATGCGGTACAACAAATGAAAAAAGATTGGTCGCCGATAGCGTGTCAGACTAAATTACTCAACATACTTACGAGCATTAAATGAAATCAACAGTACTATTTGTAACTCCCACTCTTGTAAAAAAAGCAGCATGCGGTGTTGGTTGTAGGCAATTGATATGAATCTAATGTTCTGCAACCATGCTCATCATGGTGATTTGTTTATTATACGTGGTATGGTTGCCGACTTAGTTAAACAATTATCGCATTTGCATCTATATTACGCACATTTTTGTAATCATAAGGTAATGAATGATATAATGCCCAGTTTAGATACTGCATTAGCAAGATCTGTTTGGAACGATTATCATTTTGAGAAGTTTGTTAGAGTTAATGTTAATGGTAGTATAATTCCAGTTTTAAACACATGGGTTGGCGCATACCATGGTCAATGGCCCGGAGGGCACCCATCCTATGTTTATCTGTATAAGATATTTGAGAATTGCTATAACATACTGAATTCAGAACTAGCAGTTAATGTAAAGCTAAACCCTAATATATGGCATTATATTCCAGATATCAATTATGATCATTATGATCTTACCATTGCAAATCAGTTTTTAACCAATCACGAAAAGATATATCTATTCTGTAATGGTCATGTTCAGAGCATGCAAAGTCAAATGGATAATATGAAATCCATTATAGAAATTTTAGCAGAAAGACACAAGGATGCAACTTTTCTAGTTACCGAAAAGTTTGATACTGTCCTACCTAATATCAAATTCACATCTGATTTGTTTCAGTGTGATAATGACCTTTGCGAGATCAGCTATATCTCTACTAAAGTAAATCTCATTGTAGGTAAAAACAGCGGACCGTTTACATATACTAACACTAAAAGAAATCTATTAGATACAAAGAAGATCTTTGTTAATTTTAGTAATCACGGAGTTGATACGTTACCTTATGACTTGGACATTTCTGCTGACTTCAGGCACACCAGTACTACCTATCTGTATTATGCATCTGAGATACTAGAACAAGCAATAGAAGACGCAAGAACTAACAATCAAATTTCAGGATTCAAATATGTATAAAATTGCAATCATCACGCATAAAGAAACTAACTGTGGAGTTCATAACTTTGCAAAGACAACTTATGATATACTAAGCAAATCAACAAAGTACCAATTTGAGTTTGTCACAGTCAATGATATACAGGATTTAGCTGTATGGTATACTACAACAGATGCTAACGCCATCCTATGGAACTATCATCATGACACACTAAGATGGGTTACCAAATCCTTGTCTGAAGAAATAACACTACCTCAGTTCATGATCACTGGGCATGATGTTTGTACATACTATCCTACGGTATTAGCACATTTTGTATGCGACCCAACTTTTAGTAGCGAACAGTTCACTACAATGCCAAGACCAGTACCGTATGACCTAAATATAGTTTATACGCCACCTGGACCAATTCTAAAGATTGGTAGTTTTGGATTTGGACAATACAGTAAAAACTTTCCCGGTGTTGTTCGCATGGTCAATGACCAATTCATTGAACCAGTAGTAGTAAATCTACACATTCCCTACGGTAACTTTGTGGATGCTAGTGGGGCACTTGCCCATGAAATTGCAGATCAATGTCGTGCAATTGCCAATATCAACGTCAAATTGAATATCACACATGACTTTAAAACCAATGAAGAAGTGATACAATTCCTTAATGGCAACGACATTAACATTTTTAATTACGACGATCAACCAGGTAGAGGTGTTAGTAGTTGTATCGACTTTGCGCTAGCTGCTCGCAAACCATTCGCTATTAGCGACAGCAGTATGTATCGTCATGTTGCGCATAATACAAATCTATTGCTCAGTAAAAACAAGATTAAAGACATTGTTAAGAACTCTATAATACCTCTTGAAGAATTTTACAATGCTTGGAGTGCAAAAAGTTTTATATCTGCGTTTGAGCAAAAATTTGATCAGTTTCTGTCAGACAATCTGACGTTTCATGTGAATCACATGAATCATGTGACGAACAAACCAATAAGCAGAAGTAAATTTAAATTCCCTTATACAAATTTTAATAAGATAAACACCAGTTATTCACAAGCAGGGCAAGATTTATTTGTGCTTGCTGTACATAAGGGAAAAGTAAACGGAACTTACTTTGAGATTGGGTCAAACGATCCAGTATTAGGCTCAAATACATATCTATTAGAACATACTTTCTTTTGGAAAGGCACCAGTGTTGAGATTGATCTCAACTGTGTTCTAAATTTTAATACTGTCAGACAAAACAAAACAGAACTATTTGACGCTCGAACTGTAGATATTAAATCTGCATTAGAACGAGCAGGCATAAACGATTTACATATTGACTATCTGAGCGTGGACTGTGAACCTGCTTATAATACATATATTGCGCTGCTCAATGTTCCTTTTGACAAATTAAAGTTCGCAGTACTTACATACGAACACGATGGTTATATAGCGGGTGACGAGTGGTTAAAATTGAGTAGAGAACATTTAACTAATCTAGGGTATGTGCTAGTAGTATCAAAGCTAGCAGTTACAGAAACAGCGTACTTTGAAGATTGGTGGGTACACCCCGATCTAGTAGATATGGAACATGTTAGTAAAATGATAGCAAATGATGACAGTATTAAATATTTTGAACATTACCTATTTAATTCGTAAATATAAGCATGCGGGAGTAGCTCAGTGGTAGAGCCCTTGCTTGCCAAGCAAGATGTCGCGAGTTCGAATCTCGTCTCCCGCTCCATTTTAAAGGAACATCCATGTCTCTGAGATTAAACAAAGAAAAAAATGTAATTGGCGGAGTCTGCGCAGGACTAGCTGATGCTACAGGCATGGAAACATGGGCGTGGCGTTTGCTGTTTACCCTAGCGTTTTTCTTTGGTCCCGGACTATTAATCTATTTGCTGATGTGGATCTTTGTGCCTAAGCAAGCGTAACCATCCACTTACGGTCCAGTCCATCACGCACAGGTTGTTTACGATTAATAGCTTGCACCAGAGCAGCAGTGCTAATTTCATTGTCCTTAGCCCATTGACGTAGTTGAGCTATGCCAACTACTTTAGGCGCAAGATTAGATCCCACTTTCTGAACAGTGTACTTGCCGGGCTTTAGTCCTCGACTGTGTCTATCCTGTTTGCGATAAACATCAAGTGGCGGTTGTCCCGGTAATCTGAAACGCCAACCTCTAATAGGACGACCAAATACTGCATCAAGTGGATTCAGTAATAATCGTAGCAAGCTCATGTTAATGCCGTTTGCTGCTGCCCATCGAGGGATATCGTCCACACGCTCTTCTTGATCCGGAGTATCTCTGCGACTGACAAATACGGTTGTGGGCATGTTGAACGCCGCTGCGGGTTCTAGCGGTTTATAACCTTCAAATAGTTCATGTAGCTGCACGTCTGGCCCCTTTATACGCTACCAGACCTAGAGCGTAGTTATCGTTATTGTATATCTTTAGCATGCGACTGTTAGTGATTAATCGACGCATGCTTTCGTTGGTTTCTACGGGAATTTCGTAAGTATCTAGACCAATTTTATTCTGAGATTTTTTAATCGCACCTAGTTTATCTAGTTCTTTCTCTACGCGAGCAGTTACTTCCTGAGGGAAGATATACAGCACTGCCCGTACAGTAACACCTGGTTTATTGTGCAAACTAACCCACATACGTTGTCCACCCAGAGTTTGTATGTCGTCGCTGCGTATTACTTTAAAAGTATCCAACATAATAGCGTACATGCCTGCAGCAACGCCTTCACCACGATGTTTTTTGTGTACGTAGACGTTTAGTACTCTTGCGCCAGTATTTGCATGCTTGCCTGGCTCAATAAAAATTATACGTCCTGTAACTGTTTTTTTATCCTGAGAATAGGTGTGTAACGTATCTTTATTAAAGAAATACCATAAGTCACGCCACTTCTTAGCCTTGCCAGCATCCGTCATTGCTGATTGTAGTTCTTCGTCCATGCCACGTTCGCCATACGCGCTCAGAGGTATGCTTTCAATTTCTTGAACGGGCTCTATTAATTCTAGCAGTCGCATGATGTATTTAGTTTTGATGTTGCAATCAAACAAAAAGGGCGTTACTGCCCTTTCTGCTTCTTTGCTAAGGTGTATTATCTCTTTTTACGAGATTCGGTTAGCGTCTTCTTTTGCTTTTTCTTGTTCTCGGCAATTAGCTGTTCGTATTGAGCAATCTTGCGTTCGATCATCAGCATCTTACGGCGCTTGGCTTCTGCAAGACCGTACTTACTGACAGTTTTCTTATCAGTTGGGCCAACTCCAACTGGACCGGTGTGATACTTCTTGATCTTGGCCTGTAACCAATTGATTAGATCCTTACCAACGCCCTTCTCGTAGATCCATTCCGCATTGTCATCCCACAATGCATTGAGACCTGAGAGCAATTCCTGGCTGCTCTTGGCAGGAGTAATTGATGGTGCTGGAGCCGGTGTTGCATCCTGACCGCCATCCTGTGGCTTAGTGTCACCAGGATTAGGTGTTGGCTTAGGTTCTACCTCACCGGGCTTAGGCTCTTTATCGCCAGGTGTAGGTGTTGGCGGAGGAGTTGGTGTTGGTTTTGGTGTAGGTGTAGGTGTAGGTGTAGGTGTAGGTGTAGGTGTAGGTGTAGGTGTAGGTGTAGGTGTAGGTGTTGGTGGAACATCGTCTTTGTTAACTTCGTCCGGAATACCAACTTCCTTAAACGCACGATCAACCAGACCACTCTTAACGCCCATCTTCTTGAGGAAGTCGACGACAACTTGTTTGTCTACTGGGCCGTCTGTTGGATTCTCGCCGCGGTTTCTACGCCACCACAAGTCCAACTTGTCTGTTGTGATCTTGTTCTTGGAAGTGTTCCATCCAGCCTTAACTGCATCCCAAATACCTTCGTCTAGTTCATCCTTATACTTTTCAACAGTTTCCATTACCTGCTGTACACCATATGGTGTTAGGTATACTGCGCTCTTTAGTGGCATCTTCATACTTTCTTGGATTGCAAAAGTAGTGCAAATCTTGTCCCAGTCTACGCTTTCTTTAATACCGTAGCGACTTGGAGTATATTGACCGCTTGCGACCTTAGCAGCAGTGTCGGACGCAGTTCCCACTCCACCTTGATATACAGCATTTCCTGTTGCACTTGGTATATTGACAATCTCACCAAGCCCCAAATCATTAGGATTGGTTATTTGTGGGTTTGCTTGCACTAGATCCTTAACACTAACGTCCATCTTCTGAGCAATCTGACTTAGTGTATCGCCCTTAGCTGCTGCAACAGTTTGAGTGGCTGTATCTACACCAGTTGGAGCTGGTGTTGCTGCCGGCTGCGCTGATGCAGTTTGTCCGGCACCAGTATCTGTGGCAGTCTGCCCACCTTGTACACCCTGGATGATTGAACCAACGCCGTATGTAACTGCGCCTGCCTTGAAGCCCTTCCATAGTGCGCTACTAGCACGATCACCCATTAGCATGCGGTCCAGTGTTCTTAGTCCGCCTGCCACGCCTGCAACTGCACCTAGGCCTAGTCCGCCGCCCATTGCTGCTGCCGCAGTTAGACCTGCAATAACAACACCCTGCATGACGGGATGCTTATCACCAAACTTTCTATATGCTGCGATTGCCTTGGTTAGCTTTCCGTCTGGTCCTGACTTTGCAGAGATTTGCTTTTGTAGCTTGTCTACTGTAACGTCAAATCCGCTTACTGGGCCACTTTGTGCAATCTTACTCTTGAGCTTTTGCCACGCGCCCGAGATCTTGCCCATTAGTGTCTTGTTGCCACCTTCGCCTGCTGGTCCAATATCTGGATCACCACCAGGTAAGTCCACGTTCCAACCCTTTTCTGCACCCTTGGATACTGCTGCAAACAGCTTCTGTATCTGATCCTGTGTCAGTTGGGCTTCGGAAATCATGCGTCCAATATCATGAAACTCATTGTAGATTTCTTCTGTTAGCAGTCGATCCCTGAGATTCATGCCTTCGCATAGATCTTCTAACAATGCGCGTTTATCTTCTAATATTGTGCGTGAACTAATACTTCTTTTCATGGGAATAACCTCAAAATGTTATGTGTTTATTTAGTCCTGTAGTAAATACTCATGCCCTAAAGGCATTTAAAGGAGACGAATCATGGAAGCTCTAAAAGGCGCATTAAAGTCGAAGACAATTTGGTTAGGCGTAGTAGTTGCGGCTCTGTCAGCACTACAGGCCAGCTTGGGCGGACTATCCGCTGAACAGTTGGGAATGGCTGGCCCAATTCTGGGTGCAGTAATTGTATGGCTGCGTACACTCACTGACAAGCCACTAAGCGGCAAGTGAGTAACGGGGTCAGTGGGGCTAGTCCTTGCTGACCCTTTTCTTTTGATTGGAATAAATAAAATTAGTATTTGAGGATTTTGTTATGGCCAGTGAAGATATGAAGAAAATGTTAATGCTAGTAGAATCATGCTCTTGCGAACAATCGCAGGAACTTGATGAAGTTGATAGTATTAATAATTTTGCAGAGGAATTTGAGGAGACTTCTGTCCCCGAGGAAGTAGAAGAAGACTTTGACTTTGACGCATTCCTAGAAAGTATCCGTGAAATGACTGGCAGTCAGCTTGACGAACTAAAGCCCGACACTTATTTCAGCGCATCTGATGCTCGCAAAGCACAGAAGCTAGCTCAGGCAAAAAACATGGGTGTAGCCGATTATGCTGCGGATTCTGACACAGCTCCTGCTCCTGTTCGAGGTTTTAAAGCTGCACAAGACAGATTAAACAATACGGGCCTTCGTAGACAACAGGATCAGTTTAACTTTAACAGTCAAGTATCTGCAGTAAAGGACTTGTCACCTGCTACACAAAGAAAAATGGGGTTGACTCCAACCAAACAGTTTACAAAAGCCGATAGAAAAACAGTTACCGACATGAGACCACATCGTCCAACTGCACCTGCAGTAAAAGAAAGTGAGCCAACACAGGAAGACGCAGAGTTTCAGTCGTTTATGGAAACACTGAGCAACGTGCTGCGTCACAAGTAAGCCCAGCAGAAATGCACTATACAATAAAGGGGCTTTAACAGTCCCTTTATTTTTGACTAGCGTTAGTGTACAGTATAACTATTACAGCGTTGAGGGATCGTCTAGTCTGGTAGGACATTGGATTTTGATTCCAAGTACCTAGGTTCGAATCCTAGTCCCTCAGCCAAGGTTACGGAAGCGTGGTCGAGCGGTTTATGGCTCTAGTCTTGAAAACTAGCGACTGTCACAGGTCCGTAGGTTCGAATCCTACCGCTTCCGCCAATTTATCCCTGTGAATAAATACTAGGTTATGGGGGTAACGACAATGCAGGAGAATCTTCTTCAGGAAGTTGGAATCAATGCGGGGCTTATTGTGTCGGGATTATTTGGTTCGCTTCTAACCATTAAAAAAGGAGCTAATACGCATTTATACAGCATTGCTGTTAGTATTGCCACCGGTATTGGCAGCGCCAATTATATAACCCCAATTGTAGTTGATACTTTAAATATTAGTAATCAAAATCTTACTTTTGGTATTGCATTCATACTGGGTTTTCTTGGGTTAACTGGTATTGAATATGCCATTAAAAAATTCATACCCGATGCTGCAGAGGAAATAATTCCTAATAGGCGTAAGCTAACTAGAAAGAAACCCATAGCTCGAAAAAAGACTGTGCGAAAAAGATAAGGAGTAGACAATGGAATTCATGTACCTGTTGAATATAGCGGCTAATATTGTTATTTGTCTGGCAATGACTGCGTTCTTTGTACTGCTGTTTGGTAACGGTAACAGCATTATTTACAAATGGCCTGTACTACAACATTGGTCGCTTAAAATAGCACTGGTTTCCATTATTGCTACTTCAGCATGGAACGCTATGAATACCATTTACTATGATATGATACCACGTCACGGCATGATCATTGATACAGTAAAAGCTCCTCCTGGCGAGATATTACTTAACATAGGATTGGCTGCACTGTTTGTATGGATTGTGATATTCCACAAGTATCATTTTTTAAGCAAGGCCCCACCTAAGACTGCTGCTAAGAAGACCAAGAAGAAGGTTGCTCGCCGCATCACCAAGTAGCAATGATTAGGTTTTTAGTTGTAGCCGTACTGTGTGCAGCAGTATATCCCGCTGTGACTTATAGCCAGGTCAGTGGCATTATTAATCGTCCACCAGTTGCGCCACCTGCAGCTCCAGTACCACGACGCAGAACAGAAACTGTAACCATTGTACGTTGGTTACCGCCTATTGTGGAAACAGTTCCCACCGAGACAAAACCTCGACCACGCACTGCTACAGCCACACCAACGGATCCAGATCAACCCATAGTAACATTTGATACACGCCCACCTGAAGAACTCATACGCGAAGCACGACAAGTATTAACCAGCAGAGAAGGTCCCTACACTGTAGCAATCAATAATCTACGTTCGTTCATTCTCACACAGCCACCAGCCACCGCACGAGAAGCACACGAACTATTGGGGTATGCATACGAAAAGTCCAAACTGTATGACAAAGCCAAAGTAGAATACGCACTGTACTTAAAGTTATATGATGTGAAAACTGACGACCGTGTGCGAGTACAGCAGCGTTTAATGGCATTGGAAATAATTGAGCCCACGGAAACAGCAAACAACTTTAAGGAACGCGCACCACGACAAGGCGACAGCTTTGAACTATCAGGGTCCGCTAGTGAATATCTATACTTTGGTGCAACCAGTAACAGTGCAGGTATCATACAGTGGAACACTTCTCAGATAAGCAGCTTAACTGGACTGCAACTGGATGCCAAACGTCATCACAATCAATACATATGGAGCAGTCGTTTACGCTTTACCGCAGCAAGAGATCTACTAGAGAATAAAGATAACACTGCAAGACTTAACATTGCTTATGTAAACTTTGAAGATACATTCGTTAGATACAACATACGACTGGGTAGACAAAACCCCTCAGCTGGTGCCATTGGACGGTATGATGGAGTCAGTGCTTGGTACCGCACCGAAGACCAATACAAGTGGACGTTTGCAGCAGGTGTACCATATACCGGAGAAACTACTGCCACTAGACGCTTTGTGGGTGCGGGGTTTGAATGGCGACCATTTAACAATACCACTACTTCATTATACATCAATCGCAGCATAGCAGATGGATTTGTTGAACGCATGGCACTGGGTGCAGATGTAGAATACGGTGGTACTTCCACTACTGCACTGTTGAATACCGAATATGACTTTCAGTACAGCAAGTTTAACAAGGTTAACTTTCAGGGCATACACTACTTTAACGGCTACAACATATTTGCTAGCTACGAACGCCGGCGCAGTCCTATACCATACGCAGACGTTGCATTGGGCTTAGGTATACTGGAACCCGAACGTCAAGTATACAATTCAGTGGGAGAATTATTAGCTAGGTCAGGATTGAATTCAAACGACATCTATCGTTATATTATCACCACCACACCCATAGCTAGTTCGCTAGTAGTAGGTGCGGGCTATACCATAGATAAAACATGGACGCTGACCGGTGATGCGCAAGTAACCAACTTGAGTACTACTCCGGGATTTACTATTTCGCCACAGTTTGATCCCGTGCCAGTAACTGTGGGCACACGCAACAACTATTCGCTAACACTACACTTGTCCGGCGAAAACGTTTGGGACTCTCACAACACAGTTGAATTTGTAGCCAATCGTACCATTGGTGAACGCCGCAGCTACTTTGTTACAGTGGCCAACAACTATAGATTTTGGGATACAAACAGCTTGTCTGCTACCTTACGCTATGACGACATAGCGCACACATCGCGCACAATTAGTGCAAACCTACGCATAATATACGCATTTGGCGAGCACGGCAAGCTGGAAGCACAGTATGCTAGATCCTTAATACTACGTCCATATGCTGTAACCATCTATCAAGTAAGTCCCGTATTCACCAATCAAACCTTTTACATTGGGTACCGTTACGACTTCTAAGTATAAATACTATCCTAACGGGGACCATTATCATGGCGAAATTAAAGAGTTTCTTTGCGTCTATTCTTATGGCTGTAATCGTGTTTGCAACTTATGCAATACCCACAGCAGTACTAACTACTTTTTCTCCGGACGCATCTGCTGCAGAATGCACCCTCTACGAAACCATTCACCCAAACTTTCCGCTAACTGGTGCGCACCTAAGCACAGGCAAGTGTTCAACCTGCGCCAGCTGTCACGCAGGTGGTAGATTTATTGGTACCCCTAAAGTTTGTGCAACTTGCCACAACGGTTCGCCAACAAGTGCAACTGTTGGACGCAGTACCAGCCACATTCCAATTGGAACTACAGACTGCGGTAGCTGCCACGCAACAGTGACATTTACATCAGGTGTAAACATGAACCACGCCTCTGTAAGTACACAGAGATGTGATAGTTGTCACAATAACGCATTTAGAACATATGGTGCACAAGGTAAGCCAAGTGACCACATTCCAACCACACAAGACTGCGGTGTATGCCACAAGAACACTGGACGTAACTGGGATAGTAGCTTTGCTGCAATTCACGCAGGCATCACAACCGGCTGTGTAACTTGCCATAATGGTACAACTGCCAAGGGCAAGATCAATGCTCCGGGCGGACACCCAATTACTAGCGATTCTTGTGAAACTTGCCATAGTGTAAACAGCAGCATCAGCTTCAAATGCACACAGCTCATTAACGATCCACGCATTCAGAAGATGTTGCAAGGCGAATTCTTTGCCATTAATTACCGCGCCACACGGAAGTTAATTTAAGGCAGGATGAAAACTAGCATAGTTGTAGTTACGGTTATGGCCGTAACTACAATCTTTATTGGATGGGTCATATCTCCCTACAGGCTCATTGACCCACACAACGGGTTAGGCTATATACTAGGTTGGACAGGTGCTAGCTTGATGGCACTGATGTTTTCTTATTCCATGCACAAAAGATTTGAATGGATGTGGAAGATTGGTAAAACTGCAGAATGGTTTAACATACATCAACTGTTGGGTATATTTGGACCCATTACTATTCTCTATCACAGCAATTATCATTTGGGCAGTCCCAACAGTAACATAGCACTATTCAGTATGTTGATAGTAGCAGCCAGTGGCATAATAGGTCGATACCTACGTAACCGCAAGGGCTTTGAACGATTGTTTTCCGCATGGCATGTGGGACACTTGCCTATTGTGTTTATCATGATCATATGCGTATTTGTGCATGTGATAACCGTACATGTTTACTAAATAATAGTATGGCAAACTTTAAACAATTAATATTAACATTCTTTGCAGCACTAGCTCTGGTTGCTTGCGGACCTAACAGCGACACCGGTAAGGTGGGCAAAGATGGTTACTACTTTGAAAAGGAAACATTTACACGCACAGAGTTCCCCATGAAGATAGTGTTAATGCCCAGTGCCGCTGCACTAAGTGCAGAGATTGCAAAACGCAATAATATACAAGGAACTATTACTCCTAAGAACGTTGCTGCGTTCAGTGTGCTGCGTAAAGATGATTTAACCTGCACCATATACATGGTTGATCCTAAGGTCAGTTACGAGCCCGAGTTCTTTGGTCATGAACTAGTACACTGCATCTATGGTGTGTGGCATCGTGAACCACAGCCAGGTAGAAATTAATACATTCTTTTAATTATTATACTAAATAGTAGTCGCTGCTGCTACTACTCTGAGGTGTCCCATGTCTAAATTACTTTTTATTCTCAAAAAGAGAGAAATGACTCTTGATGAAAATACCACATTACATCAAGATTATCATCCATACTTCCAATACTGTGTGTCAAGTGGTCTGCGTAATAGCGCAAGCTTTGTAGTAGACATGCTGAATCAAAATGGTACAGAAAGTAAACTAGTAGAAGTACCAGACAACAACGCAATTGATCGCGAAGTTAAAGCATACAAACCCACCCATGTGATCATTGAAGCATTTTGGGTAGTACCCGAGAAGTTTGCAGTACTACAACAACTGCATCCTCATGTGAAATGGATTGTTCGTAATCACAGCGAAATGCCATTCCTTGCAAGCGACGGAGTTGCGCTAGACTGGACTCTGAAGTATCTCACCTACAGAAATGTTTATATTGCCCCAAACAGTGTAAAGGCGTATAACGATACTTGTAAAATTGTAGCATCAGCATATGGACGCAAGCATCCAATTTGCAAGCGAGTCATTTACTTGCCTAATTTCTACAATATCAAACAAAACGTAGTAACCCGCAAACCAATTGTTGACACTATTAACGTAGGTTGCTTTGGTGCAATTCGTCCCATGAAGAATCACTTGGTGCAAGCAATTGCCGCAATCAGTTACGCACAAAAGAATAATAAAAAGCTTCGCTTCCATATTAATGTGGCGCGTATCGAAAATCAGGGCAACAACGTACTAAAGAACCTACGCGGATTGTTTAATAATCTCGGGGACAATTACCAGCTAGTGGAGCATGGTTGGTTGCAGCACGACGACTTTTTGAAATTAATTGAAGAAATGGATATCGGACTACAGGCCAGTTTAACTGAAAGCTTTAATATTGTGGCAGCAGACTTTGTAAGCCGCGGTATTCCAATTGTTGTGTCCAATGAAATTGATTGGATGCCCAGCCATTTTTATTGCAAGCCAACCGATTCCGGTGATATTGAAAAGACTATGGAAAGTGTATTGTTTGGATTTGGTTTCCTAGGCAAGGCAGGATTCGCATTACGTTCACTAAACAAGTACAACAAGCGAAGCGAATACATTTGGCTACGTTACTTTGATTGGGGTGGAGACAAAGAAGACTAACCAAAATAGTCGTAGACATTTAAATTTATTCTGTTAAACTTATATCTGCGTTATATATTTTAGCTAGAATAGGAGAAACAAATGGCTAAGTCTAAGTTGATTGGTACCAAGGCGCCTGCAGTTGTACTGCGTACTCGTGTGAAGGACGAGGACGGGCTGTACGATTGGCAGGATATTAATACCCGGGATCTATTCAAGGATCGTCGTGTGGTACTGTTTGCACTACCCGGTGCGTTTACCCCAACCTGCAGCAATGAGCAGCTACCTGGTTTTGAACGTAATTACAAGACATTCCGCAAGCATGTGGATGAGGTTTACTGCCTCAGCGTTAACGATGCATTCACTATGAATGCTTGGGGCAAGGATCTCAAGATCAAGAATGTCAAGTTGCTACCAGACGGTTCCGATAAGTTTACAGACAAGATGGGAATGCTAGTTGCTAAGGACAATTTGGGCTTTGGTGTTCGCAGTTGGCGTTATGCAGTAGTAATCAACAATGGCATCATTGAAGCTGCATTTGTTGAGCCAGGTAAGAAGAACAATGCTGGTGATGACCCATACGTTGAAAGCACGCCTGAGAATGTACTTGCTTATCTTGCAACCCCAATTGTGGAAGAAGCATTTAGTCCCAAGACTGTGCGCAAGACTGCAGCTAAGAAGACTGCAGTTGTTACTACCGAACGGATTTTTGGAGTAGTTGCAGACGGAATTGGCGACTTCGAAGTTAAGTAACCAAACTAAGGCGCAGGGCTAATAACTCTGCGCCTTTTATTATGACCACTAAAAATGATGTTACCGGCGACCTAATTCAGACCAAGCATACTAGTAATGTTTATCGAGCAAATTGGGATAAGATTTTTAAGAAGAAAGCCGTTAAGTTTCGTAAGCCGAAGGCGGATAAAACTCAAGGTAATGATTCACCTTAGTTTCATGCATGTAGTGAATTTTTGGATTTGCATGTAAGACCCAGGATTCATACACTAAACGCACGTTTGGGTCTGTAGAATCTCCCGCTAAAGACAACGGGTCTGGTAAACGTCGGAGATGGTCCGACGTTGCCCACCAGAAATTACCCAACCAATGTGATTTAGTAGCAACTACATCGTGCGATTTTAAATAGGCCAAACATGTTTCCCATTTCCCCACTAGAAAATATTGCATGCATTTACGCCAATCATGAGTAGATGCAATATTCCTGTGAGATATACCTTTACTGTGTAGATATAGATAATTCCCTTCATATAAATGAGAATATCGCCATAATGCGTATAAGGTCTGACCTTCGTATAGATTTGGTTCGCTAACATCCCGAATATCAATTATTTCTACGTTGGGGAAATGACCGCTGATATATTCGGTCACTAAGTGAACGTAATTTCGACACATCAATGGCAACCATTGATTCTTAGGCATGGTGATGCACATTTTTATCTTGGCATGTTTGCCCAATAACGAACGCTCGATGAGTCCTAACTGTTCGTCTAATATCAAGGGAAATGTAAAACAATCATCGCCTGGCGGAATGTATAAATGGTAGAATACTGTAATCATAAAAATATATATCTAAGCTGTTGTATTCATACAAAATAAGTAATACAATAGATCAAAGGAGGAAATCATGAGTCAAGTATTGATTACAGACAGCGCGGGCATGCCCAAAGATTGGGTTTGTTACGAAGACGCTGTTTGCTACTATGCCAAGCACAAGGTGCTGTGGGAAGTAGGCGCAACTATCAAGACATTCTACGGTGGCATTAACGCATACGGTGAGCAAAGTTCCATTGACATCAGCTCGATCGTAGGTGTAACAGGGCCACTGTTTGGGGACAAGTTCTTAAATCGCGTAAACAATCAATTTACTGTGCGTGAAATCCTCTATGCTCGCGACCGTAACGTCTGTGCCTACTGCGGTGACGCATTTGGTGATCGAGAACTGACCATTGACCATATCATTCCCCGTAGCAAGGGTGGGCGACATTTTTGGAGCAACACCGTGAGCGCATGCAAGCCCTGTAACAGTGCTAAGGGCTGCAAGACTCCAGAAGAAGCCCGCATGCCCCTGCTCTACGTTCCCTATGCGCCCAGTGTATTTGAGAAAATGATCCTAAAAAATCGTAAAATTCTAGCAGATCAGATGGAATTCCTGCTTGCACGAGTCCCAAAAAACAGTCGTTTACATCGGGCTGCGTAAGTCATTGATTCTATTAGGAATTTAGTTCTTGCGTTTTGGACCCTTGACCCGTATAATATGCACATAGGGTTAGGGAAAGGAGCAGAACATGATCCAGGTGTATCACGGTGAGCAGCTCGTTGCTGAGGTCATGACCGACAAGCTCGATACTGCCTACTGCATGACGCAGAACATCATGGGTTCGTGGTCCAAGACGCGACTGGTGTTTGGCGAGAATAATGAGCTGGTTGAGAACGGTGACTTCCATCCTGAGGTGCAGGTCATGGCTCCGCTGCACGTTCACAACGGTCGCGAGTACGGCCTGCGCTCGACCATGGTAGGTGACGTCATGGTACGGGACGGCGTCAAGTACCGCGTGAAGTTTGTTGGCTTTGAACAGGTCTGAGGAGTAACGTATGCCTTGCTATAACGGTGATGACTCGTACGATCGTGGCTACAGCACTGCGTACAGTAATGAGTTTTAAATGGATTCTTGAAAAGATTTTCAATATTTTTTTGATTAGCATTATGTTGTTTTCTATTTTTCTGTTTATTGCACAATTTTTTGTTATATCAGAACTGGATAAGAGAGCTGATGCTTGCGTAAATGCTAATGGTATTTACATGGAAGTATATGGTGGCTATGAATGCATCAGTAAAGAGTCTCTTAAGACTGTGGAGGTGAAGTAATGGAACGCGATGACATCATCCGCATGGCACGAGAGGCTGGGTTTACCGAACCGAATCACCTAATGAATCCTTGGAGTGTATCCGATGAAGAACTTGAACGCTTTGCCGCCCTCGTCGCCGCTGCCGAGCGTGAGGCGTGTGCGAAGGTGTGTGACAGCATTGACACCTATGGCGACGGAGCAGAGTGCTGGACTGAATATGCCGCCAAACTTATCCGTGCAAAGGGGCAGTGATGCCTACCCTAACCGAATCGCAGTTGTACAATCTCATGACCAGCGGCAGTGGTGTGGACAAGACCGCATTACTGGTTGCAATCAACCGCACAATGGTGCTACACTTACATCGTGACCATGCATACGGGGTGCGACGCATTGCCCAAACGCTAGGTCTCAAGCAGAAACAGGTACAGGCAATTTTGGGAGAGCAGCAATGAGTCATTATATTGTTGAACGACTGTTGGAATTTGAAACCCGTCCCTCGCGTTGGGATACCTTGAGTTCCCATGCCTCACTGACCGAAGCCAACAACAAGCTGGCCTATGTCACGGAGATGTTGGCTGCAGTTCAGCAGTCCGAACGAACGATCCCGCGCCGCAGTTCGCCAAATGGACGCACGGTGGCCTATCGTGTGACGGAACGCCCATGAACGAATATCAAGACTTGATTGAGGCACTCAATCTAGCCATTCGCAATGTGAACAAGGCTATTGACATCGAACAGCGCATTAGCCATGATGCCCATAAGCATACGGCGCTTATGCAAGCGCGAGACCAACTTGAGACGTATCGCGAGGGTATGGTAGCACTACAGAAGCGCATGGAGGTTGTAGGTCGATGATTAAAGGAATTGTTAAACTTTCTGAACAGGCACAAGACTTTGCGGCAGTGCAACTCGCCACTGTAAATGCTGGCGGTCTCTCAGAATTTCATCAGTTGTATCGTGACAAGTTTGCTGAGTTGATTGTGCGGGAATGTGTTACAGTTGTAGCAGATGCGGTCGACCATCGTGAACCCGCCAGCACTTATGCAAGCAAGATTCAACAACACTTTGGAATTGAGTGATGAACCAACGAATTGCAAAACTCTACGACCGAGCACTGGCCGTTGACAGCAACGGTGATTATGTTGCAGGTGAACTGGATCCTGAAAAGTTTGCTGAGTTGATTATTCAAGAATGTGCCAACTATGCCTCCCGTAACTGGGAGCATGGGCACTTGCTAGCTCAGGACCTTAAAACTCATTTTGGATTTGAGTGATGAATCGTGAAGACATCATCCGCTGGGCGCGGGAGGCCGGCGACGTTGAAAAGGACAGCCGCGGGCGAGAGACCTTCAGCTTTGATTGCTATGGTGTAGAGCGTTTTGCTCAAATTGTCGCCGCTGCCGAGCGTAAGGCGTGTGCGCGGATTGCCAACTCCTACGGTGGCCCTAAGGAACCCATGATGGTGGGCACATACGAAGCAGGGTGGTTTAACGCTGCCGAGGCGATTGCGGCTGACATCCGTGCGAGGGGTGAGGCGTGAAAGCTCGAGTAGTACAGCATGGCAAACTGTATACAGTGGAGTGGCGGCGCGGGTTTGGTATTTTTGGTTGGTGGCAACTGTACCAAACCACTTGCAGTCTCGACCAAGCTTGTGTATACTTTGATCATCTCAAACAACTAGACGGTTCTCACGAACCTAAACCTATTCTAGTTCACTACTAAGGTATATCATGAAGTACAAGAAGAACTCCTACGTTATTGCCTACAAGCGCAGCGATGGCGACCTTGAACCATTGGCTGCACTGCACAACAATGGTGGAAGATTTGACCCAGTAGAATTTGACCATTTGGTCAACATCCTAAAGGACGAGCTGGAAAATAGCCTAAGCGAAAAGCTGTCCGTAATTCACCTGGAAATTCTCCCTGATATTTTGGAGCGGTAGCGTAAGTCATTGATTTTGCTAGAAAACTAAATTCCCAATAAAATCAACAACTTACGCAATCTGCTGAAAAATTGGTAAAATTTTGGTTGCAAGCAGCTCTACTTGACCCTATAATATGCACATAGGGTTAGGGAAAGGAGCAGAGCATGCAGATCAAAACGTGGCTTGAATACTCCGAAGAGCTCCGCATTGTGAGCGTCGAGCTCTACTACCAGCACCAGAACATTTGCCCCAGCTGCGACGGCTGCGGTGACCACGGCTACGATGAAACGGGCTGCCCTTACGTTTGCTACGGTTGTGGCGGCACGGGTAAGTACTTCCAAGGGAGCAAGTAATATGACTCAGTACACCTTCGACGCTCACATTGTCAGCGACCTGCACAAGGACGCCCACGGCTATCGCCCTCGCGAATACTTTTGGTCCGAGTGGCATGCTGCCGACGACGCGGGCAAGCAGCGTATTTGGGACGAGCTGATCGAAGACCTTGGTCACTCCAACCGCGAGGAAGAGGCCGCGCACCAAGCAGCGATCGCTGCCACCGAAGCACGTATTCAGAAAATCCTGGATACTGTAGCCGGCGCCACTCGTGCGGACGCTATCCGCTTCCTGGACGACGCGCACGAAACCCTTGGCGACATCAGCTACCTCGAGTTCCATCTTGGTGTGCCCTACGGTTACCTCAGCGGTGTTAAGCCTGGATTTCTCCTTGGTCCTGTGTTGGTCTGAGGCGTAAATACCATATGGAAAAGGACTACAACGCAATGACCGATCTGGAACTGTACGAGGAACTGGATCAGGATAATGATACTGGTTTCCGTACCGAAGACTTGGTTAGGATTGTGCGGGCAGCAAACGATCCCGCCGCATGGGGCGAGTCCATGACTGGTGAACAGCTTCTGCAGGAACTGCTAAAGTCCGTACAGGCAATGCCTGGCTGCGAACAAATTGCAGAGGAAATGGCTCAGCAGATTGCACAGATGAATTTTACCAAACACTAATAAATATCTCACAAGGAACATCATATGAAGCTGAAAGAAGTCAACAACTATTACAACAATCTCTCCGACAAAGCTCTTCTCGAGCACGTGGAACAGCACAACGATACTGGCTTCTGTAGCGAAGATGTAGCACAGGTTATTCGTATGGCGAACGACCCCGCAGAGTGGAGCAAGCCCGTGCTGGCGGAAGATTATGTGAAGATGTTGGAAGCTCGTATTGCAGCACGGAAGAAGGCTGACCCAAACTAATGGCATTACTCGTAAAACAATCCTCACGATTTGACGAATATCTAGAAAATCAACGCCCACGTTTTGATTTTCTAGATGAAAAATTGTTGGATTTTCTAAAAAAGAAAATAGATTTTTATAATCAGAATCCGTCAGGAATAATTCCTTCAGTTAGCAGTTATGACAAAGCATTTAGCTCGGGTGGTCCGTTGCGGGGTGCAGTACAGGGAGAAAATTTACGTCACATGCACCTAGCAGGTGATGTTAATTTGGTTTATAGTATTGTACAAAGCGGTGATGATAAGACCATAAAACTCTATAGCATATTTTCGCATAAAGAATTAGGCACAGATTCTGGGCAGTCTGGCAAACTGCACCACGACGCTGGTATAGTTAAAACTTTGGCAAATCTGAGCGCCGGTACCTGGACTGATTTCTCTATGGGAACCGACGCCCCAGAAGTCCCTACAGAAAAAATTGATAAAATTTCTGTATTTGATAAGAAAATAGATCCTAAAATATTGAGTACCCTATTAATTAAAATGGGATTAAAAATTCCCGATAGTACTCCTATTAGAAATCAACTCAGTTTATTCCTCAGAGAGCCTAACTTTAAGGAAAAGTTGGTTGATTACAATAATGCAAACCCAATTGGATTAATTGATGTGAACGGTGAGCTATATCTTAAAGACCATAATGATGCCCACCTGCTGTTCCTACTAAAGCGTATTGGTAAATCTAATGTGGCTGCCATAGTTTCTGGCGACCGTCGTAAGGATGATAACCCGGTCAAACAAGACCAGCGTAACCCTGTAAGCGAGGAAGACGATTCCAACATATCCTGGGAAGAAATTTTAAACAAGTACCTATGATTTTTGGCGTAGACCAAATGCTTCGTTAAATATTAATGCAGCAGCGATGCTGCATTTTTTATTACAAGAGGTATATTATGAAGAAGATTATTTTTGCAACACTATTGGCCGCAGCAATGGGAACAGCCCAAGCTGCAGACGTTGGCGTTAATGCCGGTTGGGATAATGCTGGTCGCAAGGGTGATAGCACATTGGGCGTAAGTGCCAGCCTACCACTACACGGACCATACGGTGTCGCAGTAGAGTTGGACAAGCGTTCCGAGGTTAACCGTTATGGCGTACTTGGTACCTATGACGTTGCTAAGGTATTGGGTGCAAGCGTTGTAGCCAAAGCAGGTCTAGCTATGGTTGATCCAGACCGTGGCAATAACGTAACATTGGTCCAGGTTGGTGTTGGCGCAACACTACCACTAGTGGACAAGCTGTCGCTAACCGCTGATTACCGTTACCAAATTGGTGAAGGTAGTTGGGATGGTAGCCGCGTGTTTGCGGGCGTAGTCTACAAGTTCTAATCCAACTTGTACCTTAGGAAAAGGCGCATCTTGCGCCTTTTCTTTTGACTTGTGCATCTACTTCATGTATAATACACGCATGTTCATTACTACGAGTACAGTATGCTAGGCAAGATTGGTTTTGCATGTAAGTGGGTAGACGACTCACTAGAAACGGTTCCAGAACTAAACAACCGTAGCACCACTGTGGCTTGGCTTAATCGCCAAACTCGTGAGGTAGCCGAACAGCGACTATGGGACATCATGGTCCATAATATTGACGCAGCATATAACCTTGTAGCTCGTGTGGGGATATTAGATGAGCAACTTCGAATGGTTCGTTTGGGTAGCGACATACTGCCTGTTTTTACTGAGCCTAGTTGGCGTTACTTTTGGCAACGTAGCGACGTTCGTGCTTATGCGGAAAAGCATCTTGAGCCAGTGGGAAACCTTGCTCGCAGTACTGGGGTTCGTACTTCTTTTCATCCTGGCCAGTTCACTGTACTCGCTAGTGAGCGTGATGATGTGGTCGAAAGGAGTATAGAAGAATTTGAATACCATGCTACTCTAGCACGTTGGATGGGGTATGGTAAAACGTTTCAGGACTTCAAGATCAACGTGCATATTGCCGGACGGCGTGGCGCACAGGGCATTCGTGACGTGTACCCTCGCCTAAGTCCCGAAGCTCGCAACACTATTACTATCGAAAATGAGGAGATGACATATGGGCTCGATGATTGTCTTAGTTTGGGCAATTTGGTCCCTATTGTGCTTGACATACATCATAATTGGATACGTGACGCAGAGTACATCCTACCCTCCGATAGTTGCGTTTCACGTGTGGTGGATAGCTGGCGTGGCGTTAGGCCTGTTATCCATTATAGCGTATCTCGTGAGGACGTTCTAGTAGACCATTGTGCCGAGACCTTGCCTGACCATAAGCTGCTACTAGAGCTAGGGCACAAAAAGCAGAAGCTGCGGGCGCACAGTGACTTCTACTGGAACCGTGCTGTTAACACGTGGGCACTAGAACACTTGTCCTGGGCAGACATGATGTGTGAAAGCAAGGCTAAGAATCAAGCCAGCAGGCGCCTCTACGAGCAACTAAATAGTATGCGTAAGCCCCTGCAAGAGACACAACATGCACCCAACCACGCACTATAGATCCGTATTCATCTCGGACATTCACCTTGGTACAAAAGGTTGTAAAGCCGATGCTTTATGCGATTTCCTCAAGCACACCACCTGTGATAATCTTTTCCTGGTAGGAGATATCATTGATGGTTGGCGACTAAGCCGCAAGGTCTATTGGCCACAGAGTCATACCAATGTGGTGCGTCGTATACTGACCGCAGCCAAACGTGACACGCATGTCGTCTACATTGTGGGCAACCATGACGAAGCACTGCGCGAGACACTGCAATATGATCTCAGCTTTGGCAATATTGAAATCAAAAATCATCATCGCCATCACGGACTAGATGGTAAGCAGTATATTGTGATACATGGCGACATGTTTGACACGGCACTACGCGGACATCTCAAGTTTCTCTATCACCTAGGCGATTTTGCATACGGTATACTGCTAGACATTAACAATGCACTAGCATGGGCACGCCGTAAGATGGGGCTAAAGTATTGGAGCTTGAGTGCATATCTCAAGCACAAGACCAAGGAAGCAGTCAGCTTTATGAGTGACTTTGAGGATTTGATTGCGGGCTACTGCAAGAACAAACATGCAGATGGCATTATCTGCGGACACATACACAAGGCAGTTATCAAAGATATCAACGGCATTACTTACATGAATGACGGGGATTGGGTTGAAAGCTGCACTGCACTAGTCGAGCACACCGACGGACGATGGGAGTTAATATATTGGAACGACGTACAAAAATCGTAATAGTCACTGACGCTTGGTACCCACAGGTAAACGGCGTTGTAACCACTTACAAGAACATTATCGAGAACTTGCCACCTAATTATGATGTAGAACTGATTGAACCTAGTCAGTTTAAAACTGTTAAGTTTCCTTTCTACAAGGAAGTTAGCCTTGCACTAGTACGTCGTATGACCATGTATCGGCTGCTGCGCAATCTCATACTACGATTACAAGCAGATAGTAGCATCATTCGTTTCCATATTGCCACCGAGGGCCCGCTAGGATACCAAGCTAGGCAAGTGCTTACGGATTTAGGCATACAGTATACCACAGCATATCATACCAAGTTTCCTGAATTTGCTAAAGCTATGTGGGGTATTCCTACGAGTTGGACACAGTGGTACTTTGACTGGTTCCATCGCGATTCAAAGTTGGTGATCACCTCCTCCAAATCTAGCTCTAACGAAAACCCCAATTGGCACAGCGCCGTAATGGAGAAGGGGTACGATGAGCATTTTAGATTGTATCATAAGATAGAACAGCCCTTTAAGACCTTGCTGTATGTGGGGCGTGTTAGTAAGGAAAAGAACATTGAGGAATTCTGCAAACTCTACATTCCAGGTGTAGAGCTGCACAAGGTAGTAGTGGGTAACGGACCCGAGCGTAAGCGTCTTAAAAAGAAGTATCCCGATATTGACTTTGCGGGTTACAAGTTTGGGGACGAACTAGCCAGCTATTACAAGGCTGCAGACGTGTTTGTATTCCCCAGTTGCACCGACACCTACGGCATTGTGATACTGGAAGCTATGGCATGCGGTACTCCTGTTGCTGCGTTCAACGTCACGGGTCCACGAGATCAAATTGTAAACGGAGTCAACGGTTACATGAACAGCGATCTGGCCTATGCTGTAACTAAGTGTTTTGAGATTCCCCGTGCGCAGGTACACAACACAGTGAAGAACATATCCTGGTGCAATTCTGCCCAGCAGTTTGTAAAATATGTGGATTAGATAAATCCCAAATACTCCTAGTTGCACTAAATAAAAATAATGAGCAACTGGGAATCAAAATACAAAGCACTACTAGAGGACAAAGAACAACTAGTTCAAGAGCCTCTGAGCTATTCACGTGACGATCTGGATCCTGTTCTAAGCAAACAGAATCTAGATTTTCACTATGGGAAATTGGCACGGGCCTATGTGGACCGTTACAACCGGGGCGAAGGAGATCCAGACTTTAACAAGGCAGGTGCATTTCTACATAACATCTTCTTCGCCCAATTCCAACCGCCCCGCCGCTCAAACAAGCCCAGTGATAATGCACTGGCTTTCATCGAACGACATTTCAAGTCCTATGACGAATTTCAGGACGAAGTGAGTAAGGTTGCCATGGGTATCCAAGGATCCGGGTGGGTCTACTTGGCTAAGAATGGCACAATTAAAACCATCAAGAATCATCAAATCAAAAATGATATTGTACTGCTAATAGACTGGTGGGAGCATGCGTGGTATACAGACTACGGTCCCGATAAGGCAGGTTATTTAAAAAAGATTTGGCAGATCATTGACTGGAGCAAAATAACAGCCAAATTGGCCTAGGAGTATATATGTTAAATGATTTACAAACATGGTTTTTTTGGGATGCAACAACACTATCAACACTAGTGATTGTGGGTGTTACTGTAGTTTCACTAGTGGTATTCTACGCTCTACTAAGGAAGAAAGACAAGGCACCTGAATCAGATCCATACGAAGAATTCCTAGCAGAAGAATTTAAACTAACACTAGCCGTCAAGCCAGCAGAATTCCTAGAGCTTCCGCAAGAACCTAAAGTTATGGTGTTTGAAGAATCTATAGAAAAGAAGCCCGCAGCTAAAAAGCCAGCCAAGAAGAAAGCAGCCAAAAAGGCAGCAAAGAAAAAGGTTGCAAAAGCTAAAGTGACAAGTGCCAAATAAGGCAAAATATAATGGCTAATCAGGTTAAGATTTATTCCTCTCAACTACGACCCGATAGCATTATTAATTTAGATCAGCCCTGCCATTACGAGGACTTTCACGAATTGCCGGGCTATCTTTACAATACTGTCGAAACGTTTGATCAAATTAACGAACGATATCTTTACTACATTGACATACTAACGGGACATTGGTCCCGTTTGTTGGAGCATATTGAAAAATGGGGTATCATTTATCCCATTGTAGTTAACACTGGTCTTCCTAAGAATCGAGCGTTATCTTCTATTCCCTTAAGTTATCGAGCAACACCCAGCAAATTCTGGACCGTATGCGAAGACCAGGGCGGCTTGCGTATACTTGCAGCCAAGAAGCTAGGGCTCAGAGTACCTGCCATTGTTAACGACCACACGGGAATGTATAATAATAAAGCTCAGATCACCATGCGGGAATTGGCATCAAGAACCGAAGGCATCAAGCAGATATACCTATCCCCGCGCACGGGATTAAAAATTGGCGAATTTCCCCGCATACATTTGGATATTAGTGATGAAGAATACCTACATTGCAAGCACGAAGCGGTAGAATTAACTATATCAGAATATAAGAGCTGGGGCAGCACTCTATTACTACAGGAAAGAATAAATACTCTACAGAGGATAGAGTATGACCATATCACTACAACAAGTTAATATAAGTACGCCAAATGATGGCCTAGGCGATACATTATATGCTGCATTTTTCAAATGCAACGATAATTTTACAGCAATAGAAGGTGCTGTTAATACCAGTTTCCAACTATCCAGCGATACAAATCCAACACTAGGCAATGACTTGTATGTAGCAGGGCATGCTATCCGCAGCGCGTCAAACGGCAATATTAGCATTATCCCCGACGGTACTGGCAACTTAATACTTGATGAATTATCAGTTAACGGTACGGTAATAACCGGTACAAATATCAGTTTAACCACATCTGGAACTGGTGTTACTAATATCAACGCACTCAACGCAACTGGCGGTACAATCAATGGCGTAGTCATTGGTGGAACTAATCCGCAACAGGGTACATTTGGTAGCTTGTTATGCAATGGTCTCACTCCTAATACAGATGCTGCATATTCTGCAGGTACTGCTCTTAAGCGTTGGACCGACGTACAGACATTAATTGTTTCGGGTTCTAAAGTAGTACTAACTGATCCTGAAACTATTGCTGCACCTGCTAATATCAATCTCAACCGCTCCTACACCATGATCAGCAGTGTAGACGGAGCATTTGACGCTACTCTACCTGACGGCGTAGAAGGTCAATTATTGGTAATGACTATGATAGTAGACGGGGGCGATGTTCGAGTATACGTAACCAACAAGTTAGGATTTAGTAGCCACGTGTTGTTTAATGCGGTTGCAGATTCTGCTACCTTAATTTTTACGGGAAGCGCATGGATCGTAACTGCACTTAGCGGGGCAACAGTAGTCTAAGATGTCTTATCCAATTTGGATTACCAACGCATCCTTAGGAACTGTTACATCCGGTGATGAAGCAGTATCGTACACGATTACGGCCAGCGACAGTACATCTATTACAGTAATTGATAACGAGATACCCAACTCATCTATTGCAAAAACCGCAACCACTATTGTTGTGACATTTGATGCGCCAAATGTCACTGCTAGCACTGTGTACAAAATCATTATACGTGCGCAAAACGCCACTGGTGTAACTGATCGTACATTTACACTGACCGTAGCTGCAGCGCCAGGTATTAGTTGGACACAGGATACAATACTGCCCGGATGGGTTGCCGGTACACGTCGCGAATTAGCATTCACTGCATCCTGGATTAAACCATTAGAATTTGTACTGCTGAATGGTTCTTTACCACAGGGTGTATTTCTAGATGCAACAGGTAAACTATATGGTATTGCCGGGGCTAATCTTGTAGCCACGTCGACTACCAGTGATAATTGGGATGTTAGTAATAGCACATTTTTCTATACCGGAGTAAGCGAGTTTACCATACGTGCCCGTAGTATAGAACAAAAAAATACATATGTAGATAAAACGTTCACGCTGTATACACTTGATACACAAGGATTAGATGCTAGTAGTACTGACATTACTGCAGATACCACAATTATATCTGCAGATGCAAGTTCATCCTTGCCTATCGTACTGCTAACCTCATCCAACCTGGGCACATACAGACACAGTAATCAATTTCTCAAACAGTTACGAGCATGGAATCCTACTGGAGAAGATCTAGAATACTCTATAATGGGCGCGCAAAATGCCTATGACATGCAGGGATATGACGAAGGATCAATATTGGGGTACGACGGATATCAAGCAACTACTGCCCCGTATCTACAAGTGGAACTACGCAATGGTTATGTTACTGGATTAATTCCTAACATTGCATATCAGGACCAATACAATAGTTTTTCCGTTGCAATTAAAAAAGTTGTAGCATCTGTTACTGTACAAGATACAATTACTCCTGAATTTAGTCTACGTGTAGTAGGCGGCGACGGAGTTGATTTCCAATTCTTAGATCCAATGGGCGTAGCAATCACAGACGCCGCAACATATCGATACAACATACGAAAGGGTGAGGTTAGCGATCTGGCAATCAATTGCTACATGGTTCAGAATTCGTCTACGCCGTTGTTCTTTGAGTTATATGAAGGCAATCTCCCACCTGGACTAACACTAACACCCAGGGGCTATCTCAGTGGTAAGGTAGTTTGGGCCACAGCCGAAGGTGTTTACTCGTTCTCTGTTAAGGTATATAACCCATCACAAGATTATGCGGATCTGTCTCCGTTAACTACACAGATACAAAACTTTGAAATAGAAGTATTACCGTTTGTGGCAAACAGCGGCGAAGTTGCGCAAGCGTTTAACATGTACTACCGAGCATATATGGCCAACAGTCAACGTACTGTGTGGAGGAACTTGGTAACCGACCAACGTATATTCAATAATTCGATCGTGTATCGCAGCGAGGATAGTGAATATGGTAGAAGTTTGGAATGTGAGTTCCTAGCATTTGTGGGTATTGCAGAATCGGACGCAGAACAGTTTGCAGATGCAGTGAGCCAAAACTGGGATCTAAAGCGTTTCCGTTTGGGCAACGTGCATTATGCCACAGTTAAGGATCGCTTGGGCAATCATGTATGCGATACAGTTTATGTGGACATCATTGATCCACAGCTAAACAGCGTAATGGAAGGCCCTCCACAAATTGTAGCTATTCCGTCTACTGATGATTTGTATTCTAGCATACAGGAAATTTATCCGGCTACTCTACAAAATCAATTGGCTCGACTGCAAGATGGTCCGGGACAAGCAACAGACAGTTTACTGCCACAGTGGATGACCAGTCCCCAATTAGATGGTCGTCCATTAGGTTGGATCGCTGCAGCAGTGCTGTGCCATGTTAAGCCTGGAAATGGTACACAGGTACTGCGCAAAATTAAGACCAGTACGCACAAACTCAGCTACATCGACTTCCATGTAGATCGTATGATACTTAAGGGTGCGACAATATTGCCAACAATTACACTGTTCGACGAAGGCGGAACCTTGTTTGACTACACAACTTTTGATGCATCCATAACTGAAGATAAGTACATATACTTTAATACTGACGGAGCGATTTATGACATCAACAATTAGCACAAGTGGGATTAATGCCAATTACCCAGTTGCCGGCGTTGCAAACGACAGCCAAGGATTCAGAGACAATTTTCTAGCTATTAAGACACAGCTAGAAACTGCTGCAAGCGAAGTAACCATACTGCAAGATTACACTGCCAAGACCAATACTGACAACGGGTTTGCAGGTAACACACTACAGAACTATGTTTCGTTGCAGAATCTAACCAAGGGATATAACTTTAGTGCTAGTCTAGGTACTGGCACAGTTACTCTAAATTGGACGAACGGTGGATATCAGTACGCAACACTTAGCGGAACTAACGGCACTAGAACATTAGCATTTAGCAATTTTGGAACCGCAGGATCCGAAGCTAGAATGACTGTAGAACTTACCCTACCATCATCGGGTACATTCACAGTTGACTTTGACACCCCAGTCCAGGTCTATGATGGTGCAGTTACTACCACTGCTGCAAACTACATTTACATTTATGAGTTTGTAACAAGGGATGCGGGCACTACTATCTACTTGACTAACTTCAAAAAGTACGCAGCATAATTCATTATGTTTTATAATCCTTTGCTGGATAACTTAGATGCACTCACTGACCAACAGTTGGAGCAAAAACTAAACGAGTTGTCCAGAAAGTACGTAACATCGCAAAGTATAGGTAATTTTGGATTGCAAATGCAGTTGTCTGGAATTATTGAAGCTTATCGCAATGAAGTTATAAACAGAACCACTGCACGTTATGCCAAGCATGCTAGTCAGCAAAGCAAAAACGATCCTGATCCATTCTCGGTAATAGATATAAGCTAATGGAATTTTGTAAATTTCGAGCCAACTTTGTTGCGCTCACGGTAGTAGAAAATGCACTACTACCAAATAGTTTTGAAGTGAACGTCACTTTCACAGTGAACGATGCAAGTGCTCATGCGCAGAACATAGCGTTCCAACGTATCAAGCATTTCCTAAACAACGAGCTCAACTGCACAGTAATCATGCAGAAGACTAGTAGTATATTCAAGACCATGCAAAAGCTGCAGAACAAAATTGTAGTGTTGCCCGATGATGGCCCTGACTGGGTACTAAGTTGTGCGCTTGCATTTAAACTGAATGCTATCGCAGAAGGAAGATTTACCATCGAAGAAGTTGAAGTTAGCAGCAGTCTAGGTGACAACATCAGTTACTATGCTGAGTGGGGACGCAAAGAACTGCTAGCAGAAATTCTCAACGACCTGCCGGTTGCTGATCGTTGGTGGAACACACCCAACATCAACTTCAATCGTTTTCAAAAGTTTCCTACATGGAAGTCTATAGGACTTGATTGGCAGTTGACTAAATCCGATCAGGATGTTAAACTTAATAAAGTCATTCAGTTTACTCCTAAAGTGTTAAAAGGTGGAAGCAGTAACAACTAACCCAATCGGCGGCGACGAATTCGTCCATGTACTAATGCAAAATTGTGACCCCGCAATTGCATTAGATTGGATTACCAATGACCTACGTGAGCAACTAGAAGATAAGCTAGAGATCAATCAAGACTTGTTCCCCAGTTTGCCTCCACAACTAAGTTGGCAGGAGCGTATCGACGAATGGCTAATACCCCAGTCGTACAGAGAGTTGGACATAATCAGTCATTTGCTGACATTATCGCGTGACGAACATGACCTAGCGCGAGTACAATGGGAATTGAAAGAGTTTGAAAAACGTAAATTACTACCGGTGTTACAGACCATTAAGTATTTGGTTGATGTTATGCGAACACACAAGATCGTATGGGGTGTAGGGCGCGGCAGTAGTGTTAGTAGTCTAGTATTATTCCTATTAGGCGTACATAGAATTGATCCGATCAAGTGGAATTTGGATGCCAGTGAATTTTTTAAATAAGTATCCTTGAGGACACATACATGCCTAAGATTTATAGAACCATGCAAGGCGAACAAGTTGATATTGAAGCCTTGTTTAGAAAAAACGAATTAGCAGTTGCCGTGGGTAATATGCAAGCTAATGCTCGTGGAGATGAACTTGGCCCCGGTGGCTCTGTTGTTAAAACACGCGAACAAAAAGCGCGAGAATATTACCAACGCCAAAAGGCACTGAAGGCTCAAGCTGCTCCGCCCCCACCAGAAGAAAAACCCGATCCGCTCGAAGACCCCGAAGGAATAGAAGGATTAGAAGAATGAGCGATAAAGCAATAGTTCCAACAGTTACAGGTAAGCTGCGTCCAATCAAAGACCATATTCTTGTAACCGATATGGTCTTTGATCATAGATTTACGCAACACGGTATTTTGATACTAGACGATGACGGTAAGGATCGTGGCATTCGTCCGCGTTGGGCACGAATACATGCTCTTGGTCCCGAGCAAACTGATTTTGAAGTTGGACAATGGGTACTGATCGCACACGGTCGATGGACCAGAGGTGTAAAATATCTAGAGGACGGAGCAGACAAAGAAGTTATGATTCGTCGAGTAGACGTTAAAGATATTATGGCTGTACACGAAAGCGCACCATTGGATCACGAACTATGATTACTGTTGTTGTTCCTACAATGTGGAAGTTTGAACCATTTGCAGACTTTGTAGGAGATCTAGCAAATATTGATGTCATTGATGAAATTATCATTATCAATAATGACGTTAAGGCAATGCCAAATAATATCAACTTATCACATCCAAAAGTTAAACTAGCCAACGCAGCGCGCAATGTTTATGTAAATCCTGCATGGAACTTTGGGGTTAGAGTTAGTAAAAATGATAAGGTGTGTATCCTAAACGATGACGTTATTGTTGATCTTAAATTATTCTATAAAGTAGACAAGTTCTTAACTAAAGACATTGGTCTTGTGGGTCTGTGTCCAGGCAACCCAGCGTTTAATCAACCTCCATTCATTGACGGGAGTATTGATATTATACCCTGGACCAGACAACACACTTACGGGTTTGGCAGTTTATTCTTTGTGCATAAAGAAAATTGGAATGTTATTCCCGACGGATTAAACATTTACTTTGGAGATGATTGGGCATTTAATGCACAACTGATAATGAATCGAACGAACTATATAATTACCAATTGTTTCAGTTATTCCCCGTGGGCAACTACTACAAGACACGTAGCACATGGATTTATGGATATAGAATCTCCAATATATACACGGGCTTGCGAATCTATACGCAACGGATCCATAGTACTTCATTGACATAACACAATACAGACCGTATAATTGTAAAACAGTTTTCGTTCACTAGGAGTATACAATGACTAAGATTTTTGAATCGCCGGATGGTGGGGCTACCGTTTTTGCTCGTGAATTTGGGGATGCCAATCGCACACTAGTTAGCAAACCTACAAGTGCTACACCCACCACTATCCTAAATCGCTACAGCGAATTTGTACGCGAAGTAACCAGCTTGCCCAGCAAGGACCTTACTACGTTTATGGATAGGTTGGATGAGATTGATACCAATTACGAAGCCTATGGCGAGAATGGTGAGATGCAGCACGGTCCAGATATTAATGTATCCTTGTTGATTACTGCTGCGCTGGGATTGGGTAGCGAAAGCGGCGAATTCCAAGAGATCGTAAAGAAAATGCTGTTCCAGGGCAAGAATCTCAGTGCAGAGAATCACTATCATCTCAAGCGTGAGCTAGGTGATATCATGTGGTACTGGGTTAATGCTTGCCGCGCACTGTATCTCGATCCCAATGATGTTATTGCGGAAAATGTAAAGAAGTTGGAAGCACGTTATCCCGGTGGTAAATTTAATGTGTGGAGCAGCGAGAACCGTGCGGAGGGTGACCTGTGAGTAAGCAGTACATTGCGACCATTGTAGAAATACTTGACAACGGAGATGCTGTGCTGCAATTCCCACCCGAGTTGGTCAATGATCTAGGTTGGGATGAAGGCACGGAAGTTGAAATTCAAGTTGATGAAACTGGACGTATTGTAATCAAGCGAGTAGTGTGAATGAGTGTACTCAACAACCTATGGACTGAAAAGTATCGACCCAAGACAGTAGATGGGTATGTGTTCAGGGACCAGCGTCAGCGCGAGCAAATCGAAGGCTGGATTGCCACTAAGAACATCCCTCATCTACTACTAAGTGGTGCTGCGGGAACTGGCAAGACCACACTGGCTAAGATTCTAATTGAAGCCATTGGTGTTAATCCCTATGACATCAAGGAAATCAATGCCAGTCGCGAGAACAAGATTGATAACTTCCGTGATACCATTTACGGCTTTTGTCAGACCATGGCCTTAGGTGACCTTAAGGTGGTGCTGCTGGACGAGGCAGATTACATCACGCCGGCAGCACAAGCTATCTTACGTAACCTAATGGAAACCTTTGCGGACCACGTGAGGTTTATTCTTACTTGCAACTATCCTAACAAGATTATTCCCGCAATCCATAGTAGGTGTCAGGGCTTTCATATCGACAAGACAGACATGATGGAGTTCACAGCTCGTTGTGCCACTGTGTTGTTAGAAGAAGGTGTGGAGTTTGATTTAGATGAACTGGACAGTTATGTTCGTGTTACCTATCCAGACTTACGCAAGGCACTGAACAAGCTGCAGCAGAACAGCGGTGGTGGCAAACTTGCGTCGTTAGTTACGGACAATGACCGCACAGATGACTACAAGTTGAACATGGTACAGTTGTTCCGCACAGGCAAGATCCGTGAAGCTCGCAAGCTAATTTGCGGACAGGTTGCTACGGAAGAATACAACGAAGTATATCGTTGGCTGTATGACAACTTGGATCTATGGGGAGATGAAGAACGTCAGGATGGCGCATTGCTGGTGATCCGCAATGCACTGGTAAATCATGCACTGGTTGCTGATCCTGAAATCAATCTCAGTGCATGCCTAATTGAGTTGAGTCGCCTATGAAAAAGATTCTAGAAAAGCACGTTGGTCGACTGTACTACAAAAAGTACACGCACATGATTCAGATGGAGCATGTGCTGTTTCCAAAATACGAGATTAGGAGCTTCATGCGAGCGTATGGTCGCAAGGGCACTCTAACTTGGTCTGCTTACATGCAAACACGGTTTGCAGAGATGAAGGATAAAGTTAAACGTGGCGACATGGTAATTAGCTATCGTGGCGAGTTTGAACGAATGGAAACCTCTATCAACAGCTCGTGGCATACCCTAAAGCCTTTAGTTAGTGTTGCAGATATTGAATCTGCCGAGCGGCTTGTTGATTTTCTTCTACAGCATCGTGACACGTTTGACCTAGGTACTGCACGTATAGAGCATCGGCGTGTGAGTTTCTTTAGCAATACTAGTGCCTTGCAAGATGAAATGCTAAAGAACTTTCCTGAACTTGTTGTTTGTGTTGGCAAGCCTGTTAGCGATACACACAAGCAAGCACTGATCGAACATGCTGCAGAAGATTCAGTCATGCGCAAGATTGTGTGCAAGAAACGGCTAAAGAATGATCGCTATCGTTTTAGTATAGAACTCAAGCGTATGCGAGACCTAGCAGTTAACAATACTGGACTGTTGAGCATGATCAAGGATCTAGTGGAGCAAAATGCCTGCTTGCCTAACGCAAATCTCGAAAGCATTATTCAATTTGAACACGAAAGGATTGCTTCCACTAACCTGTGGGATCATATGTGGCGTGGTACTAGCAGGCTTTGGTTCGAAGATGATTCTAACCTTGGCCTGCTAATACTGGGTCTAGGCAACACGTATATTCGTTGTATCGAAGAATATCGCGTGGTTGCTTAGTTACTCGTCTCCGTATATCTGCAGGATTGCACGTACCGCAGGGTGACGTTCAATATCTGCGTGATCAAAACTTACAAATGACAAGTAGGGCGAAACATACATGCGGCTTCTTTCAATGAAGTCACGTAGTCCGTTATCGCGGATACGGTCTCCTTGATTGAGGTCGCCGGTTATGACCATTCTACTGTCATCGCCGATGCGTGTGAGCAGCATCTTCATCTGATTCACTGTGGCATTTTGCATTTCGTCTGCAATAATCCAAGCTCGTTTCATAGTGCGTCCACGCATAAAAGCTAGAGGACTGATTTCAATTTTACCGTGTTCCAAATAGTACTCAATCTGTTTGGTGCTCCAATAGTCTTGCAGTACGTCAAAGATAGGCTTAGTCCATGGCTCCATTTTTTCATTTAGGGTGCCAGGCAAAAAGCCGTGATCTTCTTCTACTGTTACTGCGGGGCGGGTGAGAACTATTTTGTCTACATCGCGGTTCATGAACGCTTTCACTGCTGCTTGAACAGCTAACAGTGTTTTGCCTGTGCCTGCTGGCCCCGAGGCAAATACTATGGTTTTATTCCAATCTTCAAGTAATTGTATGTAATATTGTTGGTTGGGGTTCCTTGCTTTAAGTTCAACCTTCTTTTTCTTTAGTTCGGGAACTAAGTGTAATAAGTTATCTTCGTATGCTACTGTTTGCTGTTTTCCAACAGCCTTTAGTCTTTTTCTCAAGGTTTATCTCCTCTAGTAGGGGCAGTTCGCCCTCAAAGTATTTACTCATGGCAGTCAAAAACAAGTTTAGTGATAGATTTGGTATAAATAAAACACTATGAGCAACCTGTCTAAGACTGTAGAACTGAAAGAACTCATTGAGAATATCAAGGGAATCTACGAAAGCACTAATCTGTTGGAGATCCTAACAGACTACGAGCGGGTGCTAGATAACCTAGACGTATATGCATACAAGAACTGGGGCAGGGGGGAGCTAGCAGAGGGGCCAATTAGCACACGCTATTGGGTAACCTGCAAGTTCATATGGCCTAAGAAAATGCCGCCGGATCCACTGTTTATCAAGCGCATGCAGAATAACGGGATTGACGTGTCTGTACATACAGGTGACCTCAATCGTCCAAAGCATGTAGAAAGCAGAGAAGATTTTAAACCAGGTACATTCTATCCCAAGTTGGTTAAACATCCAGTTTGGGTTGTTGAGATCAGCATACCCAAGCACCTAACCCAGGAAGTTGAAAAGGGTTATATGGACTTAGGCGGTGAGAAGATGGACTTGTCCGAATTAGATCAAGCATATGACGAAGATCTAGACAAGCAGGGTGCGGTTAATCAGGGAACGGAAGAAAACTTTAGTGGGTAGTTTATCAACAATGGATCTTGAAAAAATGGTTTCTGCACACATCGGAATTGATGTGTACTCTGCTAAGTCGGGCAGCGACGACGACGTTTGTGTGATTTCCTTTCGTGTACGGGGAGAATATGCTGCAAGAGACTTATCCAAGTTTTTAGAAAAAGAAGGTTCATGGATATTAGATTGCGACGTTAGTACTGGCGAAGATAATGCAGGCAAGTTCCTAGTATTTGCTGAAATTCGTCGCAACCGTCGCCTACATGAACGCATTATGGAAGTGTTGGATATCACTGAACGCTTAACTGGTACACTACGTTGGCAGTTCAATGTGGGCAAGAAGCTCACAGTACACCATGTTAAGCTATCCAATCTAGAGCAAAAGGTTGCTGCATCGCCAGAAGAATATTACGAACAACAAAATCAACACAAGAAAGAAAGCATGATGGAGTTTTTCAGTGATGCTCCTTTCAACACCGTTGTAGTAGAAGGTGATCAATTAAGCCTACAACAGTTTTTCCAACCTCACAAGATGCATTCCGCAATCAATTTTACACTAGTAAATGAAGCTCCATCAGAAGATTTGGAGGAAGGCAACGAACCAGCTATAAGTAACACAGCAGCAACATGGCTAGGTAAAATGCTAGGTCCAAATATTAACATACAAGAATCAGGATCAAATTTCCTGTTAACCAATTCCAAATCAAATCAAAAAATATTAGTCTCATTGAATGTCTAAAGAAGTAGTGTCCATAGACGGTGCAGTAACCGAATGCTTGCCCAATGCAACCTTTAGAGTTGCGGTTGTATTAGGCGAAAGCAACCATTCGATACTTGCACATTTAAGCGGTAAGATTCGTATTAATAACATAAATATTTTATGTGGGGATAGAGTAAAACTTGAAATGAGTCCCTATGATCTAACCAAGGGAAGGATCGTTTACCGATACAAGGATTAAATATGGCATTCACACATACAGTAATACCTATAAAGGGCAACAGAGTACAAGTTCGTTTTGAAAATGAACGAGGCGAAAGTTACACTCGCACCATGTACTTGCCCGAAGGTGGTGCAGATTCCCTAGAATTTTTAGAACAAGTTGATATGCAAAAATCCATACTAGAAGAGCGAATTACCAGAAGCATAATCTCTTCGGTCTCTCCTAGCTGATAATCGCAATGTCCACGGATGATCCTTGGAAAGTACTTAAGTTAAAGCCCACAAGAGACAAACAAGCAATTAGCCACGCATGGCGTAAACTAGCCAGTCAATATCATCCGGATCATGGCGGCGACCCAGAATTGTTTAAACTGCTACGTGCAGCATACGAACAAGCACTTGTTAAAAGTAGTACTATAGTTGAAATTAAAAAAACAGTAAGCACTGTTCCTGTAGCAGTAACATTGGGCTGCAGCGAAGTATTGCGCCCACAATACATCACAGTGAGATTTGATTATCTTAGTGAAATATTAGAATGCTCTATACTAATTCCCGAATGGGAAGCAGAATGGGGTCGTAATAAATCAATACTGGTACGTGCCAATCAGCTCAATCTCATGGTAAACATTACACTAGAGAACGACGAACTAGTTTGGCAAGAAGAGCAACTAATTTGGCAACCAAAACTAGATCTTGTATCAGTATTAGAAACCAGAGTTATATCTGCTACATGGGATCGGCAATTGCTCAAACTAAGCGTTGACGATAACGGTCATGCTGTGTTAATATCACAAGGTTACAAAATCAATGAGGGAGATAGGTTAGACATTTCAGTCCAACCCAAATACATATGGCCAAAGAAAAACCCATGCTAATCGCAGCACCAAGTCATACGTTGCAGCGAGCTCTTATTCGAGCAAACGATATTGCCCGTAAGAATGAATGCGAATACATTACCATTGAAGTACTAGTACTAGCTATCCTCGAAGAGGATCGTGAACTGGTATCTAAACTCAAAACTCTACATGTTAAAGTAAACGACTATAAGCAGGAATTAGTTTCGTTCGTAGAAAACGAAATTCCCAAATCAAACGACAGCACGCCAAAAGAAACTAAAAGCATTGAACGAGTAATGAATCGTGCATTTGGACAGGGTGTATTCTATTCGCAGCGCGAAGTAGATTGTATTGACATTCTAGATAGCATGCTAGACGAACAACAGTCCTGGGCTGCTACACAAGCTAAGAATTTTGGCATTACTAAGAAAGTTCTAGTAAAGTGTTTAGTTCCTGCTATCTCGCCTGACGACGATGATACCAAAGTACTACGCACCTACTGTATCAATATCAGCGACATGGCTGCTACTAACAAGCTAGATCCCATGTTAGGACGAGAAAATGAACTAGACCAGTTGGTGCACATTCTTAGTCGTCGTACTAAACATAATGCGTTGCTAATTGGCGATCCGGGTGTAGGTAAGACTGCTATTGTAGAAGGACTAGCACAGCGAGTCGTTAGCAAGGATATTCCAGAATCACTTGCCAAGATTGAAATTTGGAGTCTAGATATTTCTGCAATGATGGCAGGTACCAAGTATCGAGGCGATCTTGAAGAACGGTTTAAGGAAGTTACCTCTGCACTAGCTAAGAAGCCAAACAGCGTGTTGTTTATCGATGAAGCACATATGCTAAATGGCGCAGGTGCCGGACAAAACAGCAGTATGGACCTAGCTAACATGCTTAAGCCAGGGCTAAGTCGACGCGAGTTTAAGGTAATTGCCGCCACTACATGGGAAGATTACCGTAAGAGCTTTGAAAAGGATCGCGCGATGATGCGTCGATTTAATCGTATTACTGTTGACGAGCCAAATCGCGCATTGTGTGTGGAGATTCTGCAGGGTCTGCGTAGCAAGTATCAGGACTTCCATGCAGTAAACGTGACTCCTGCACAGTTAGAACTGTGTGTTGACCTCAGTGACCGTTGGATTTCAGATCGTAAGCAGCCCGACAAGTGCATTGACATACTAGATGCTGCTATGACACGCAGTCGTCTTAAGAAGATCAAGAAGTTGCACAGTGATGACATCTATGAGGAACTGAGCAAGACTACTAAGCTGCCTGTTGAAGTGTTCAAGAGCGAGAAGATCAAGACTGCAGACAGCATTGACCTCATTGAAAAGACTATTAAGGACAGGGTGTTTGGACAAACACATGCAGTGGACATGGTAATTGAACGTATTACGATCAGCAGGTCAGGACTTAAGAGTCCAAATCGTCCTGTTGCGCAGTTCTTGTTCCTAGGTCCAACTGGTGTAGGTAAGACTGAACTAGCTAAGACGCTCGCCGATGCAATGGGCGTTCACTTTGCTAAGTTTGACATGAGTGAATATCAGGAAAAGCACAGCGTTGCCAAGCTAATTGGCGCACCTCCTGGATATGTTGGCTATGAGGATGCTAATCTTGGCGGCGGCTTGCTAATCTCTGCAGTGGAAAAGAATCCTCATTGTGTACTGCTACTAGACGAAATTGAAAAAGCAGATCCACAGGTTAGCAATGTACTGCTACAGATCATGGACAGTGGTTGGATTACCAGCAGCAATGGTAAGCGGGTAGACTGCCGTAGCTGTATTGTGATATTAACTAGTAACTTGGGTGCTGCACAAGCAGAACGACCTGGTTTGGGCTTTATACATCAAAGTAGGGATGACGAAGAAAAGGCCACAAAGGAATTCTTTGCGCCAGAATTCCGCAATCGACTGGACGCAGTAATCAAATTCAACAAGCTGGATCGTGCAAATATCCGCACGATTGCAGGTAAGTTTGTACGTGAGATTAATGAACTTATTGCAGACAAGAACTGTGAGATTGCTCTCACAGATGCTGCATATGATCTGCTGCTAGAAAAGGGATACGACGAGAAAATGGGCGCACGTCCGATGGGTAGGGCGATTGATCAACTAATTAAGGTACCGCTAAGTCGTAAATTACTAGCAATTGGTGCAGCTAAAAAGCGTGTAACATTCCAATTTGATAGAGATACAGATAAGTTGTTATTAACGACATCTAGGTAAATGTTGCAGTAAATTGCAGCAAAGCACGGGTAACTCCGTGCTTTTTTTTGATTTTAATTTTTACCGTTTAGTTTATATTTTAATAAATAACTCAAAGGATACTTACTATGGCTAAAATTGTTGAAGAATTGGTTATAATTAAGGTTAGTAAGCTAGTCAAAGACTCAGATGCGGATGAAAAACTGCTAGATAGCAAGGCTATAAATAGTATAGAACAAGTTGTACAAGAACTAGTTGGTGATGGTATTGTAGTTGAGCTTGTCGAAGAGTAACAAATGCCCGCAAATAATCTGATACTATTAACTACCTCATCAGGTAGTCTTGACATAATTGGTGACGCTTACGCAGTAGGCGGGAGCCTTAGTGCCAGGAGTGGGTTCTACACTGTACAGTGGAATCTAAATCAGTTTAAAGGACGTGTCACTGTACAAGCAACACTAGCGAATGCGCCTGGTACCGAAGACTGGTTTGAACTAACATGGACCAATGGTGCGTCGTATAAGCAATACGACAATGCAACAAATGGCGACGAAACAGAAAACTTTGTGGGCAATTTTACCTACATTCGAATTAAGATTGACCGCAGTTATGATCCGTCTCTAACCATAAACAATAGTGGCGTTGTTTCTACTGTACGTTTAACTGCCGGCACAAGATCATGGTTAGATCCTGCATTAATTAGTCCGGGTTATACAGGATCAGGGGGATTTAGCGGATTTGCTGGATCACGCGGATATGTTGGATCACGCGGATATGTTGGTAGCGCAGGAACCGATGCTATATCTAGTTGGATACGTATCACCTCTAATACCACTGCTGTTTCAACCGGACACTATATCGCCGATACTACTGGCGGTTCTTTTACCATAACATTGCCTGCTTCTCCTTCAATAGGAGATTACATTTACATTGTAGACGGAAATGATTGGTCGACTAATCCTCTCACTGTTACAAGAAATGGCTCGTTGATTGAAGGAGACACCCAGGATGTTCTCATTAACTTGCAAGGTATACATGTTTACTTTGTTTATAATAACAATGTAAACGGATGGCAAGTCACTGCAACACTAGGACAAAGAGGACAATCTGGTTATAATGGTAGTGCAGGTACTAATGGCGAACAAGGATTTAGTGGTAGTGCAGGTACTAATGGCGCACAAGGTCCACAGGGTTATACTGGTTCACTTGGCGCACAAGGTAACCCGGGTCTTCAGGGAAATAGAGGACCAACAGGTCCCACAGGCGACACTGGCCCACAGGGCTATACAGGTAGTATTGGTTTTACTGGTTCAATTGGCACAGATGGCTACACTGGTTCAGCTAGCGATGTAATTGGCTATACAGGTAGCGTTGGCACAGATGGCTACACTGGTTCAGCTAGCGATGTAATTGGCTATACAGGTAGCGTTGGCCCACAGGGTGAGATTGGCCCACAGGGCCCACAGGGTGAGATTGGCCCACAGGGTCCACAGGGTGAGATTGGCCCACAGGGTCCACAGGGTGAGATTGGCCCACAGGGTCCACAGGGTGAGATTGGCCCACAGGGTCC